TTTTATAAAAAAATATTCAGACCTTAATTTATTCAATTTTTTTCCTACGAACGTATTAGATATTCAATCGAGAAATATTATTAAGTTGCCAAAAATGATAGGACAACTTGTTAATTTACAAAAATTATCATTGTCTGATAATCAAATTACAGAATTACCAGAAACAATAGGACAACTTAGTAATTTGCAAAAATTATGGTTGTCTAGTAATCAAATTACTAAATTACCGGAAACAATAGGACAACTTGTTAATTTGAAAGAATTATTGTTGTCTGATAATCAAATTACAGAATTACCAGAAACAATAGGACAACTTAGTAATTTGCAAAAATTATGGTTGGATAATAATAAAATTACAAAATTACCTGAAACAATAGGACAATTTAGTAATTTGCAAGAATTATCGTCGTCCCATAATCAAATTACAAAATTACCAGGAACAATAGGACAACTTAGTAATTTGCGAAAATTGTGGTTGTATAATAATAAGATTACAAAATTACCAGAAACAATAGGACAACTTAGTAATTTGCGAAAATTATTGTTGTCTGATAATAAAATTACAAAATTACCGGAAACAATAGGACAACTTAGTAATTTGCGACACTTATTGTTGTCTGATAATAAAATTACAAAATTACCGGAAACAATAGGACAACTTAGTAATTTGCGACACTTATCGTTGTATTATAATCAAATTACAGAATTACCGGAAACAATAGGACAACTTGTTAATTTGCAAGAATTATCGTTGTCTAAAAATCAAATTACAGAATTACCAGAAACAATAAGACAACTTATTAATTGTAAGATCTATTGAACTCGCGCGCAAATCTCCGGCCAACTGCAAATCTTTGCAGTAACTTCAACGATTCATCGAATTCATATGCAAATCTCCAGCCGGTCGCAAATCTTGGCAGTAACTTCAATAATCCATTGAATTTACTATGCAATCTCCAGCTAATTACAAATCTTGGCAGTTACATCGCATATAACTTCAATGATCCATTGAATTCGCATGCAAACCTCCAGCCAATTACAAATCTTGGCAGCAATTTGATCTATTGAATTAACGCGCAAATCTCTGACCAATTGTAAATCCTGGCGGTAACATTGCATATAACTCCAATAGTCTATTGAATTAGCGTGCAATTCTCCAGCCAATTACAAATCTTGACAGCAACTTTGCATGTAACTTCAATGGTCCATTGAATTCGCGCGCAATTTTCCAGCCAATTACAATTCTTGGCAGTAACATTGCATATAATTTCAATAGTCTGTTGAGTTAGCATGCAATTCTCTCGCCAATTATAATTCTTGGCAGCAACTTTGCATATAACCTCAATGATCTATTGAATTCGCATGCAAATTGTGCATAACTCCAATAATCTATTGCAATTCTTGTCAACAACTTTGCGCGTACCTTCAATGATCCATTAAATCTACATGCAAATCTTAGCAGCAATGTTCCATGTTACTTCAATAAATTAATTATGTGTTTTTAACATATAATGAATTTTTGGGAAATCGCGATAGCTTTTGTTGTTGTTTTGATCATCGCGCTCGTATTATCGAACAAAAAGAAAGAACATTTTAATCCGTACAACGATTATACACGAGCTTATCCTGCGCTTTTTGCATACAAACCCGGATTTGGCCCTTATTATGAACCAGATGTACTATTCGGAAGGAATGTTCGTTATAGTCCTGGTTATCGTGATTATTATTACATCCCTGGTCATGATTATATGAATAATTGGATGAATGGTATTCCTCGCGAAGAAGCTGTGAACGCGATGGCATATCAGCAAGGTCTATATCCATTACAATCATATCCTTGGTTCATCAAACAAGGCGTTTTTCAGGATGGACGTGAATCTCCTGTCGAAATTTATCCTCGCGATGACACTTTTACACCAGATTATGATAAAGCCAGAATCATTCCATATCCTATTCCTGCATCCATTTCAGAATATTGTGCTGGTAATAATTTAGATCCTGGTGCAACTTGCGCAGTTCCGACGACCATACCTGAATCGTTTGTTTTATAATCAAAACGGAAATATTGACATACTGTTACCGTTTAGACCCAAATCTGACAAATATACATCTCTTTCAGGTGTCTTATGAACAGGATCGCCGATAAAATAAAATTTTAGGTTCGTATCAGTCAGATATTTGGTAAACGATATTGTCATATTATCTAAATTATTATAAAAATTTAGTTGATCAATGCCGTAGCCTATCATTTTACCAATGACAAGGACAACTAATTCATCCAACGTCATCGATTCATAGAAATAGTATGATAATACTCCGATTGATAACATTTTTTGTTGCTTGATGCAATAATAATAATTTTTATAAAATGAAATAAAATCAGTGATCTCTCCGTCCGAGTTTTTGTTAACGAACGAATATACAATGTTCTTTTTTGGCAACAAGAAATGTTTGGCAGAATCTATCGTAAAAGACATCTTGATCGGAAATTTCCGCATATAACCATTTAATTTGTCAGTCACTTCCGGTAAATCTGCTTCTTTTAACAAATGTAGCGGATTGGTTTCTGGAATATCCGGCAGTTCGGATACATCATTTTCTAAAAATTTGACCTCATATAATTTTTTATAATTTACAGGGATAGCGTAACATTTTAAAGTTATACTTGGATCATATTCGCCGAGAGCTGCTTCTGAAAAAAAGATGACCTCATTATTTTTTTTCGGTACATTGGACTCATTCGGATGGGGTATGTTATGCAAAAAAAGATTTCTTTTTAGTGAATCAATTAATATCTTGTTTAATCCATAGCCGCGAAATTTTTGGTGCATACATAATAGACTAATATATGGGACATTTTTAGCAACGTTGTTTATGATAACATCTATGTAAATTGCTGTGATAAGACCGATCAATTTGTAAGAATCGCTATCATCTTGATAAACTAAACCAATTATGAAATTTTTTGGGACACGTTTAAGATACCAATACAAATAATCCTTTGAATATGTTAATCGACAAGTGTTGTTTTCGTTTTCAACGTAATGATTATTTAATAAACTGTGTATTTCATTGATATGTTTCAAACTTAATATCCTTGGATAAAATGAACTTTTAATATCCGTCATCTCAGTAATTATTGATGGAATAATTTATATTTAATTCGTGACGCCCAATCAGAACTTGATTTATTATCATAATAATAAATCAAGAACAGTTAATACTTAACGAAATTAGGTCTGAAACGGGCCATCATGTACGTCATCTTTAATATTTGTTGATGTGTAAACATACACATTTGTGCGTCATCTGTATAATCCATAAAATTCAAAAAATTAGGTGTTTTCAAATTCTTATCAAAAATATATGCATACGGAGAAACGTGTACTTGCGTTAGTATTCCGTTTATACGTTTTGCTTTGATAGTATCGAATGCTGTACCGAATGTCGGACTAAATTGGGGAGTAGTATCTGCAATCATGTCCCCGCTTTCTTTTGCATCAGAACCAAACTTAGCAAGACTACTCGTTTTACAGGTATCATTATCGAAGGGATGTAATAATCCACACCAATGACCAATTTCGTGTGTAAATGTTCTATATTTATTATATTGTGCAACATTTCCCAAAAACATACCCGTATTTATCAATACCGCGTTTCTGTATTTGTATTTGCTATCAATCAATGTCTCATTATTGCCATCTCGATCCATAAAAGGAAAAACAGAAATCCCTAATAGTTGCTTTCCAGGAACGACAATAATGTTTAAAAACGAATCCGGATCTACGACATTCATTGCTTTGTAAATAGGGTCTAAATTATTTGAATCAATTGATAATCCGCTAACATTTTTGATCACAATGTCCTTCAAATAAAATTTCCACGTAACATTTGTATTTTTTGGCAAACTGTTGCATAAATTTAAATAATAATCCTTTTTTCCTTTATCTGCGTTTGCAAATAATTTGCCCGTTTGCAAAGTGTATTCTGCGCTAAAATTAGAAACGTTCCTATTGTAATCTGTATTTAGTGTAGATATGATATTGGTATTAATATGTTTTGTCCAATATTTAGTATCATTTTTTCGGAGCACAGAGTCAGCCAGATGAAATATAATAGGTATATCTATGGTCATTGGAGTAACACCGATTGTATACAGGATCAATTCTTTTTGTGTCATTGTTAAACATTTTGCGTGAGCATTTAATATTTCATGATAGTTTTTGTTGCAATTTTTGTTATGTGCACATCTAATATATTGATTTTTATTATGTTCGACATCAAAATCTATTGCATCGATCTCGGAGTTGTCAATCAATATATCTCGATTTATGATTTGTTTATTTTTTGTAGTAATATTTTTTAGTTGTAGCGGCGGAACATGCGGACATTCATTAACATTTTTTCTTTTTTTGTATTTGGTAGCTTGTTTCTTTAAATATTTCCAAACAACGTTTATCATAAATGGACACACTACATTATTTATGTATGAATATATCCATGTATATAACTTTTTGATAAAATCAAAAGTTTTGTGGAGAAACTGATTTATTTTTTCGCTAGACATTATATTATCGCAATACTTTTTTCCTGCAACAGGTAGATATATATTTTGATGAGTCAAGTTTCGTTCTAAAGTGTCAAAAAAATAGTAATATATTATTATAAAAGAAAGCATGAATTTTTATGCACATTCTCCACAAAATAAGGAATCACAAAATTTCCAAGAAAAAAAGGATCTTTCGTCCATTAGCAAAATCACTAATAATATCTATCTATCAGGAGTCATGCCAATGGAGTTAAATCCAGGAATAATCAGGGAATATGATATCAAATACATATTGTGTTGCGTCAAAAAAAAGAACGTATTGAGCGCGCACAATAAAATAATGATGGAGAATCCGAATATTATCATTTTGTATTTACCATATGACGACATGTTGTATCAGAATCTCTGGCGTCGTAATAACGACACGATAGATATTTACAAGTACAACGGTTCGATATATGACAACACAGAAATTGAGAATAGAATCAAATTGTACACAAATCGGCCATTAATTGAAATCGGATATCATTTTATCAATGATGCGATATCGTCACGCGAAAATATATTGATACATTGTATGGCAGGTATCAGTCGGTCAGTCAGTTTAGTAACCTATTATTTGATGAAAAAATTTGGCGTTGGTTTTGATCAAACATTTAATTTCATTAAATCAAGAAGGGAAATAGCAGATCCAAATTCTTCATTTAAACATCAACTAAAAACGTATGAAAATCTTCGAGAAAAATTCAACGAAAATTATGCAGACAACATAATTAAGCGCCTCGTTTAAAAAATATTTTTAAACTCGACGAAAATTATGTGGACAACATAATTAAGCGCCTCGTTTAAAAAATATTTTTAAACTCGACGAAAATTATGCGGACAGCATAATTAAGCTCCTCGTTTAAAAAATATTTTTGAACTCGACGAAAATTATGCGGACAATATAATTAAGCGCCTTGTTTAAAAATATTAAAATATCTCATCCTCCAATTGAAATATTTTAATATAACCTATTAGTGTTATAATCTCGCGCGAGATTATAACCACATAAATGTCCCTTTGACATTTTGTGCCTAGAAACACTTGCGTTCCTAGGAGATTTTTCCAACTACCATTATCATAAATATAATGATAAATAATATGAATGGATTATCGGGCATATTTTACAAAAAATTATTTGTCAACAGTTCAAGGAAAAACATTGTTGACCGGAATTAGAGGCGTTAAAAATAGCGCGAGGGATGTATATATTAGCGGATTTTATAAAACTGTGGATGATCTAAAAATCATAGCATTTGTTTATGAAGGGGGTATATTTGGTAACGGTATATGGCATGAATTAGGTTATCCAAGTTCTGAAAATAACACAGTTACTTCAACTAGTTTATATGGGCCAAATAATGGCAAAAAAAAGAGACACATTCAGGTCGTTGGTAATTATACGAACGAAGAGTCAGGAGATTCTGCAATAGGATGTTTATACGAGGGTAATTTGGATGGAAAAGGAAAGTGGACGACGATAATACCCACATCATCAAATCCAGTTTTGAATACTATTTGTCATTCAACAATGGGTGGATTGATTGTAGGAAATTATGATACCAACTCAAAAATTGGTAAAGCGTTCATTTATGACATTGAAACAAAAAAATATTTTGATATTGTCAAACTTGGCGCTATTAGTATCACTGCATATGGTATATGGCATAATATATGTTCATCATATACTATTTGCGGTGGATTTTCAAATTTTAAAGAAGGAGCTGTTGATACAGCTTATTTAGTAGATTGGGATAATCATACACATACATTTCACAATTGGAGAGATTACAGTTATGGAAATAACCATACATTAATTACGCATTTTGATGGCATCACAAGTGATGAAAAAGGAGGTTATAACCTTACAGGTGATTGGAAAGACTTAGACAATAGTACGGATTTAGCATTTTTCGCGAATGTCAAGAGATGTAAATGCAAAAAATCTTTCACGCGAGCAACATGGGAATCGATATCGTATCCGAATCAACCAATCACATCAGGTAATTCTGTATATCAAGATACTGTCATAGGAGTGTACGCTTCACCCGATAGCGAAAATGTAAACGGATATATCTCAATTCTTTTAAACAAATAAATATATAAATAATATTAAATGAAAAGTGTAAATCTACAACAAGAAAGCAATCCTTCTCACGCAGAAAGAGAAATAAATTTTATTTGCAATACAACTAAAAAAAATTATGTTAAACTGATCGGACATTATACGTTTGAGGAAATTGACAACATTCATAAATTTATGATAAAATTTGGCATATGTTCGTCAAATGACAAAATTATACATTCCGTCAGACAAAAAGAAAACGGCATTGGAGCAAAGTATCACGATATTAGTTTTATCAAATTTTTTTATGATATATTTAATGATCCACAAAAGATGATAAAAGTAAATAATCTGTTACTAAATAAAACAAAACAAACTAAGAGTACTCCAAAACATAAAGAAACAAAATCAGAATCTAATAACGATAATGTAGATAACATTAAAAAAAAATGCATTCCTTTGCAAGATGAATCAGATGTATCGTACATATCGAATAATTCAGATAGTGCCTCCGAAGATTCACAAGATGCAGAAAGTGAAAATATGGAAAGTTTTAATGATATGTATAGTGTAGAAGATAGTGTAGAAGATAGTGTAGAAGATAGTTCTGATTCAAGTTCAAATGAATTTAATGATCTAAGTGAATCGTCGGATGATACAAGTGAAGAAGATAATGATACAGAATCAGAATCTCAAACAAATGTTGATGATATAACTTCAGATGAATCATTTGGTTTAGAACACGAGAGTTCAGAAAAAATAACTAAAAAAATAACTGCAAAATTAAAGAACATAGAACCAGTCAAAAAGACAAACAAAAAAGTAACTATCAAATCAGAATCAGAGAATATAGAACCAGTCAAAAAGACAAACAAAAAAGTAACTATCAAATCAGAATCAGAGAATATAGAACCAGTCAAAAAGACAAATAAAAAAGTAACTATCAAATCAGAATCAGAGAATATAGAACCAGTCAAAAAGACAAATAAAAAAGTAACTATCAAATCAGAATCAGAGAATATAGAACCAGTCAAAAAGACCAACAAAAAAGTAACTATCAAATCAGAATCAGAGAATATAGAACCAGTCAAAAAGACCAACAAAAAAGTGACAATCAAGTCGGAGAATGTTGAGCCGATTAAAAAAACTGTTAACAAAAAAGTGACAGTAGAATCATTTGAAAAAAAGAAACCGGAAAAAAAAGCGCCAAACAAAAAAAATAGGGCCAAAGAATTTCGAGAACCAATTCCCAAAAATAAGAAATAGTATTAAAATTATTTATCTTTATAAATAATTTTAATAGTCTAACATAAATATATCTACAATGTACCTAATTTTGATGCAGCAAAGATTTAATACAGGTAGCGAACTCGGACATTCCGCTAATATCATATTTTATGGCAAGGTTATTTATTTGGATGAAGATATGACACATTTTGTCTATGATGGGATAACCTACAATATATGTTATCTGTACACGTTGACTGGCATGGAAACAATGATGAGCATTCCACGAAGCGGAAGAAAAGGTCCCGTGAATGTAAATTATCATGAACATCATTACAGGGCAAGCGATGGTATACGTAATTATGAATTTATTGTTGTGCAAACTAATGACGTAAATATATATTTACACGACAAATATGAACTTAAATATGCATATTTTAGAGGAATGCATTTCAATATGGTTTTCGAAGATGAAGCTGCTTTCTAGGTGTTTACCGACCTCCAACTATCCACACACATCGTTTCTACCGACAATTTAGCGGACCATCCCAGCTCTTCTTTTGCCTTGTTTGGATCACAAAATAAAATCGGCACATCTCCTTCTCGACGATTTGTCACTTTATATTTCAAAGGAACATTATTAACTCGAATGAACGTTTTTATGAATTCCATGACAGATGTTCCGTTGCCCGTACCTAAATTGTACATATTATAACCTGATAAGCTATTCATTCTATCTAGTGCACAAGAATGTCCAACTGCCAAATCCATCACATGAACGAAATCACGAACACAAAACCCATCTGGTGTATCATAATCATCACCGTACACGTCGAGAGTTTCTTCATTTATTATTTTTTTGAGAATAATTGGCATCAAATTGTCAGGAGTGTTTGTATTTTCGCAAATTAATCCACTATGATGGACACCAACAGGATTAAAATATCTTAATGAAATAACATGCCATTTAGGGTTTGATATACACAAATCTTTTAATATTTGTTCTATCATAAATTTACTTTGACCATAAGGATTACTGATGCCAATTCCAACGTTTGATGTTTCTGATAAAGGAGATGGAGAATTGCCGTATACGGTAGCAGAGGATGAAAAGATCAAATTATGGCATTCGTATTTATCCATTGTATCTAACAAATTTAATGTACCAACTAAATTATTTTGATAATACATGAGAGGATGACTGATTGATTTTGGGACAGATTTTAGACCAGCAAAATGGATAACAGCAAAAGGGTGATGTTCATGGAATATTTCTTCGATTGCCAATTTGTTTAGCAGATCAATTTGATAAAATAGGATTTCATTGTGTCCTGTGATTTCTTTGATCTTATCGATGACGGATTTATCAGAGTTAGATAAATTATCGATCATGATTAGGTCGTAGTCTGTGATCAATGATATACATGTATGGGTTCCAATATATCCCGTACCACCGGTTACTATTATTTTTTTTCTAATCATTGATATATGAATGCGTTATATTTTGGGACGATAAAAAGATTATATTTTCAATTTTTATTTAGATATATCAGGATAAAAAAATTGAAAATTTAATTTCAAGGCAGGTGCATATATTTGTACTTGGTATATAAACGAACAACGGGTAATCATGCAGTTTACTATTCAAAGTATTCCCATGCAATTCTCGTTGGTTCCTAATTCACGCAACTTCCCTGTTATTGGTACGTCCATGGGGAACGATCTTGAACAAATTGTCAGTTCGTTAAATGCTTTGAAGATTAAATACGCTCATCATTTGACGGTCGTCGGGCACACACTTGAATTTCAAGTTACGAACACTTTTTTTCATTGCTTGTATTTGGAAGACAAGCAAAAATTCATACTAACCGGCGAAAATACGTTTCTAGGAAATATTTATGAACCAAAGTTTTTAAATTCTCGGCAATTGCGAGATTTCCTTTTTGATTTTATTTTTAATCTATCGATGATGACTATTGGAGCTGCAAAAAATGGTCTTGGGACGATCAATTCAACCAAACAAGTTTATGATCTTGCAAAGACGGAATTTAACCAAAATGTAATGGTTGAATCGGCAAAACAAGTTCTAGATCTTGCAATGGTAAAATATTTGTACAAAGATAAAACTTTTTTAATCTCAGGAAAGATTAATTTCTCGATTATATTGGTCGGAGAATGGTTTGTATTCAAGAATGGATGCGTGACATTCAAAAGAACAAATCAAGCAAACAACGTCCATAGACTGACTGTGAGATAATATTTATTAACCAATTGATATTCTCTCAACATCACCCCCCAAATTGATGATATAACCATCATATCCTAACTGTGGAAAGATTTTTTTTAGTTCATCAACAAATTTTTTAATATTTTCGATGTGCAAAGATCTTTCTTCATGAGAATTGTCTTCTATTCCTGGATAAAATAATTTGTATGCACCACAATCCATATGATCAATCACAATTATTTTGTTGATTTTATGTAACTGGATAGCAAGTTCCACATGTTGTATGAACGTTTGATTCCAACATCCATATTTATTTTGATTGAATCCTAAACTAGCTCCAGCTAAAGTAGTAAAATCAAAATTATTTGTATGACAAGCAGATTCTAAAAATTTCATGGTATTATCGATCAATCGATAATCAATACATGATAAAACAAGAATAGTTGCACGTCTAGGTACGAATTGGTAAAATGGTTTGTCTTTACATGACATTTATAGTATCCAAAATATATTATATTTATCGATATAATAAGTTAAGATAGTTGCATGAACGCTTTTTTCCATTTTTTATCTTCCAATTTTTCAGAATCAAAACAAAATTTTACGGTTTCTATTTTATCAAAACATTCTCCTTTTGTCGGAACTTCAAACTTCTTTTTCATGATATTATAGGCGATGTCTGAAACGAGCGGGATCTCACCATCTGAATAAACATGTCTCGTGTTATTCAAATGTTTTGCCAGATCAAAATCGATATCAATCAAAATACATCTAATATGTTTATATTGGAACTCTAAGCCCAACGCAACGTATGCCATACGACTGTTGTAGTCAACATTGGTATTGTCAATAACAACCGATTTATTTTTTTCTAACGCATCTCTTGTCAATTTTAGACATTTAGCCTTCGTTTTGCATGTATCCCTATTAACATACTCATATCCATTGGGTACAATATGATTCTTTACAAATTCACTTTTACCTGAACCAGGAAATCCAACGACTAGTATCAATTCCTTTTTTCTTGGTTTAAATTCATATTCTTCATCGGGATCACATACGCTCTTCAAAAATTTTTTAGGATTTATTCCTGATAACTTGTATTTATCGTTTGCAGTTTCAAAATTTCGAATAAAAACATCTTCAGGTGTATAAAAAGATAAGCCAATATTGATTGCAAACTTTCTATCTGTATCTGCAAAATCTCCTTTTTTACCATATATATCTTTCTCTAATCGACCAGCAGCATCGCCACAATAAAAAGATTTTTCAGATATCTCTCCACGCAGCATTTTGGTTATCACATTCCACATCCCAATGTTTGGTTTTCGATATATGTCATAACATTTAGCTGCCATGATGGCAAAATAGTACTTCTTGCTTGCACTAAATAACGCGATCGCAATTTCATCAATTTTTTTTTTCCAAGCGTTGATGTCAAAATTTTTCGACACTGTCATCCCGGCTTGGTTAGTAAAAATGATAATCATATATTTTTTCTCGACCAAATCGTGAATTGATTGTTGAACATTTGCATCTATGAATTCCCATCCATCGTTTTTCTTCTTTCCTCGCTGTAACCGGATGATGGTATCATCCAAATCGAACGCAGCTATCTTTAGAGTTTTGGGGACAGCGTATTTTTCTGAATTACTAATTCCTAACAAGTAATCGTTCGTTTCTTTCCAAGTAATCATTTGTTGCAAAGTATTGTTAAATTTATGAATTAAAACGTTAAATAAAATCAATTTTTTTTATAAAAAATTGAAATTTAAATGAATATAAACAATATCACATATATAATAGCAAATATCATCATGAAGAAATTTGAGGGCATGGTTTTTGATTCTGACGTTAAAAACGATCACATTAATTTTGACGATAAGATTGATATCAATATTAAACATGTGCGCGAAAAGACAGATACTGATGAGACGTTTCGTATTATTATGAAAGGTATGTCAGTTGACTGTAGCGTAGTAAATACATTACGTCGTACGATATTGATGCATGTTCTGGTTTACGCATTCGAACGGAAGAATGTTTTTATTGAAAACGAAAAGTGTATTTATATGTACAATAATGATTTGATTTATAATCAGATAGAAACTTTACCTATATTTGATATTCCGAACAACTTTGATTTAGAAGACGTTGAAGAGTTAAAAAATGGGACTGATAAAAACAAAAAATTAGTCAACATCGAAATTTTTTTAAACGTAAAGAATGTTTTGGATACTCCGAGATATATTACCACACATGATATCGTCATGAAAGTTAATGACAAAGTATCAACAGGGTATCAAAAACATCCCTCATTATCCATCATTGTTTTGAAACCACAAGAAGAGATTCATCTGCGAGCGATAGCTAATTTGAATGACAGTACCGTTCATGCAGCATACGAAGCTACTACTTTTGCATATCATCATGAAATAAGTTCTATGGAATATATGTTGATATATGATACGTTAGGTCAGTTAGATAAAGATGTTATTTTTACAAAGGCATGTTCAATTCTCATCAAAAAATTAGGCGCGCTACAAACCTACGTCGAAGAATTAGAAAAAACAAATCCACCAGATCCAACTTCAAAAATAGGCGAGTACGAATTGTTTGGCGAGAATGATACTTTAGGAAATTTATTGGCTACGATCTTACAAAAATGTGATTATACAGAAATAGCTGGTTATGTAACTCCACATTTATTTGTAGATCATGTCATAATAAAATTTAAATTGGGAAAGAAAGTGACGTTCACACCAACTCAAGTATTTATTACGGCAATATTACATGCTAAGAAGATATTCGAACACATCCTAAAAATATCAAAGAAATCTTAGAATAATAACATTATTATTTTAAGAAATCCAATAAATGTTCCAAAATGAACAATTCTACCGAAAAAACTTTTAACGGAAAAAAAGTACATTTAATGCCCTTTATTTTTTTGGCAGCTATTTTGTTACTTTTTGTAATCAAAAAAATATCATACATGATATTCATTAAAACACTTCTATTGCTAATTATTTCCACCAAGCAATTCATTAATGAATTATCATCCAACAAATTTTGAATATCTGCCTTTTCAACACGTTTTTTGTTAGATTTTTTGTATTGTTCGTGGATGGCATTTATGATCGTTAACAACGATGAGATAATTTTTTTTTGTATGTTACATGTTTCCAACATTTCTTTTTCGTGTGGAAAAAGAATACAACGATGATATATCATCAATAATTCATCAATTATTGTACTTTGGACATTATCCATAAATAAATAAAAATAAGTTTTGTCGGTTGCGTTAAAAGTTTGGCGCAAGTTATCGGATAAATTTTCAATTTGTCTATTATAGTATGCATTATCGTTGATGCAAAATTTGTTAAATATGTGCACGAAATTATCGGCGCATATATTTTTTTTAAGTATGGAAAGCATATCGTAAAATTTTTTGATATATATTTCAGAATTTATATCAAGATCGGATAAATCTTCCCTTTTAATGGAAATATTTAAAAAAATTACTGTGAACAATTCTATTTCAGTGGTATTCGACATTTTATACATAATCATAACAAAAAATGTTCACAATTCGGTCATTCTTACACTATTTTTATTATAGTACACATTTGGATTAGATATAAATTTCTTTGGAAAAACTAAAAATATTTGTTAACTATATGTATACATAATACGATGTCAGTGAACCAAATTGATGACATTATTGATCAAACGTTGGATCAGTTATATCTAGAAGAATTAAATTCCAACGAAACAATCAAAATTTTAACGGAGGAAAATGTGATCAATTTTGTTGAATATTTTGATGGTATTAACAATTGTATCCGCGATTTTACCAATAAAATCGATAAATCAAAGATTCAAGAATTGGTCAACAGTAAAGAAAATACACAACGTATTTTAGATATCATCACGCGTTATGTGGCCTATTATATCTTTTTGTATATCGGATTCTATTACACCGGGACGTTTAAAGATTTTCGTAACAATTTGATCCAATTTTCAAAATTACAAGAAAAATCATTGTATTCTATCATCAACTTTTTTGATACAGAAAATAATTATCGCATCCTAACGTTCTATAAAATGATGCGGGATGTCATAAAAATTATTTTAATGACTGATTTACAAAAAAAATCAATCGACATCAATGAAATGAAAGACGCATTGGCGTTTTTGGATAAGATTGGGGAAGATAATGTTAACGAATACTTTCTTATCATTACTCCTGATCCAGAAAAAAATGATGACGCAACTATTCAACTAAACGTTCATAGTATCATTAAGACGATTGTGTTTGGAGAATTATATCAATTTCAAGAAAGACATGTCATTTTTGGTATTTTGAGTGAAATCGAAGAGAATGAAAGTGAATTTACGTACATTGATATTGTTGTTATGGCAGACGCGTTTGATTTTGATAGTATTCGTAAAATCTTTTTGGGTTACAAAGGGGATACAGAGAAGATGGCGAATAATTTATTTGAGTTATTAAATGCTACAGATAGTGCCGTAAAATATCGAGACAATGAAAAAATCAATAGATTAATTAATTTTTATGGAGTAATCCCAATCGTGGATGATTTTTTACGATACCATAAGGATTCTATCAAGCTCGAGGGCAGTGAACCTGTACCCATAATTTTTTCTAACACTGCCAATAAACAAAACATTCAATTATTATTAAAATCCCAACAACGAAAGAAAAAGGAGAACACCAAAGCGCAAATGATAATCAACAAAATTGATGCTATCCAAAGTTTGTACTCTAATAACGTCAAAAATAATCCGGCAGTCTATGATAAAATAAAACAATTATTTTTTGAACCATACATTCATCGAAAAATGGTTTTGCATAATTATTTGGAAGAACTAGAAATTTTGAACAAAATGCACAAAATGGAAACATATATTACCAGTATTGACGAATACTATTTAGAGTTATTGTATGCGGTCAATCATGCATATTTTAATTTTAAAGATTTCCTCAAATACGGTAATCATGTCAACATTGAGTATGGAAAAACGATCAATATGCTTCGATATTGCAACATTGAACACTTGAATAAAGGTACCACTGAAATGTTGGATGTCAGAACAGGAGCTATTAATAATCCCATTAACGTAGTTGGTCTGGCGCTCGGTCCATTCAACGGTAATTACATTCAGTGTGTCACCAAAGATAAACTAATCGATATCCGTTCGGTAACAATTAATTACACTAAAAATAAACAAAAAAAATCAGTAACGTCAAATAACGGGTATAAAATGTTCATCAAATGTTTCAAACGTATATATATTGACACCATAACCATCGTGCGCGATCCTAAGTTATCGATAATTGTTAACACTGACAAAATCAAAATACTTAATCCTGATCTGTTTGATAAGGTTATTTATTGGGCATATGATGTGACTACGGATATCTACAAATCTAAAACGTATGAATTGGGAAGTCAGAAGTCATTGTTGGCAGGAATATCAGACTCAGAAAACTCTGAAATAGATTTTCAAGAAAAAATTAAACAAATGAACTCTGATTTGTATGATAAGATTGTTAAAACGTTAAAAACAAAACTGAACACGTTAATCAAAGAACATATTAGTCTCAGTATTTTTGAAACATACACATTGGTTTATTTGTTTTCGAATATTTATGGATTAAATATGAGCGAAAAAGAGGTCAACATTATTGTTAGGGAAAACTATATTTGGGAGAAAAAGGACAAAATTAATATCACTCAAGTGACCGAAAAAGATATCATCCAAAATCCAGAAATAGTTTTACCTCCTCGACCAACTCCAATCATTGTAAAGATAGATATTACCGATCCATTACATCCTAAATCTGCTAAGGCAATCACTAAGAAAATGGACCAAGAAATGCCGGAGGAAGCAGCAAACTTCGGAGAATTTATAGAGAATAGTAAATGTAAACATGAAATCGAATGGGATGATATTGTCAAACTTTATGAAAGTGGAGACGCATATAAATCAGCAATCAACAAATTTATTGCGATGTATGCAATTCAATCAAATGATTCTAGCTTTGTCTGTAAAATTTGTGGTCAAACGTTGCAGGTGTTACAATATGTACAAGATGGAAAATTTGATAACAACGTTCAGAAATACGTATCATCATATTCTTCGTCAGATATCAAATTAAAAGACATGAAAGAGTACGTTGCGTATGTAAAAACGTTGAAACATTTAAAAAAATCTACAAAGAGAGTATCTTTTTTGATGGGTATTAATATTGTGTCAGGATCAGGACCAATGGTTAAGCAAAAACAAACATCCTTGACAAAACAAATGATCGATCTGTTAATTAAACACAATCAGATGGTTTTAAGAAAAAATATTGACAATGATGTACGTTTAGATTTTTATGCGAAAAATTTTGGTATTGATAAAAGATTTAGCAGTGTATATTTTTTCAAATTGAATGACAATCTTTTTAGTCCTGAGCAGCGACAAATCATTCAGGCTGATGCAGATATCACAAAACTAGAGATTAATAATATCACACTGTACGTTTCGCTAATTATTTTAACAGAGTTAAATGGGTCGCAAATATTTATGATGAACACCGATAAATATTTGAATATTTATTTTTTTGAAAAATATGGTAAAAGATTGTTCGACGGACTTTTACTCAAACGAAATATCACTGACAATGAGACCATCCCCTTGTTAAGTCATCCAGTTTTTTGTTATTGCATTTACGTTGTCGCATATGTTCTTTACACCTATTTGATATGGAAGTTTGCAAGTGACGAAAAAAGTAAAAAGACATTTAATCCCGCTATTTTGAAAAACATAATTCATTCTTTGTGCGAGTTGTTGAATAGCATTTTAATTGAATGTGAAATACAAAATTCTGGTGGTACTATCAATGATTATGTATATCTTTTGTTTTCTAACAAATTCTATTCGCAATTGAATGGAATATATAGCGACAACAGTGTTATTGCCATTTTGCAAAAATTACATTCTAAATATTCTGACGCACCAAATAAAGCTACAACTGTAGAAAAAATTCAAACAAATTATATTGGCAAAGATTGGCACATTGTTAGTACTCCTTACAAAATTACGGTGTTTAAAGTATCGACTGGAGTCGCATATGACAGACCAGAAGAAGTAGAATATCCATATGATAAAATAATAACCAGCAAAATAATTTGTGATTCTGGAGACTTTCATAGTTGGATATGGAAGAACAACGATTTAGTATGTAGAAAATGTGGCGCATTGTATTCCAAAGTGGATACCATCGTCGATAAACTTATTACTAATTATTATTTTTATCAAGATAAGAATCTCAAAAAAGAATGTGAAAAAGAAATGGATAATAAGGAGTCCCCTCTTTTTAACATTTGTAGCAATCACAAAGAAGGGGAACTGTTTTCACATACTTACATTGACAAATTTAACACCATAAGCGAAAAAGAAAAGTTAAACAGAATAGAAGAGCAAATCACAAGCAATATTGAAGAACAAAAAATGTTGAAAACGCAAACTACAACGAATGAAGCACTTATTGAGAATTTGTATGCGCAAGTAGAAAAAAAATATAACAAAACATACGGAATCATTAACGATATAGTCGATGATTTTATCAAAACTCTTGCTACGTTACTCGGAACAAAAACAAATTTAAATATCCACGAGGAAGCTGCTCCTGACCAAGAGAAACCGATGATCGAAAAAAACCCTTATCCTATCTATCTGAATGATAACGTCTATATTATCGATCATTCATATGATCAAGTTCAGTTACCTTCTCCGATCATCATGTTAGAAAGCGAGAACAAAATCATATTCAAAGAAAACCATCAATTCTTCAAAACAGACGTTTACTACTATGCAGATAATAGAACAGTGCAAATTAATGTTTTTTACGACGCGATTACGTTCAAATTGTTAGGATACAAAGCAAAACATAAGGACTTTGTTTTGTACAAAAAATCGAATCAATTCTTGAAAGTTAATCAATCTATCAAAAATAAATTGCTCGTGTTTTCTTACAGAAACAAATATATTGACATAACCGATGCTATTAATAAAGCAAAGATCGATGATATCAATTTAACCTACTACGAAATCATTAATGAGTTGATAGAGAAACATATATTGACAACCAGGAATACTATCGATATTATTAGTCGGATGATATACAAAATCAAAAATTATGTTGTAGTACAAAAGGCAGCAACGTTTTTGGAGTCATCAAAAGAGATAGATAAATTAATCGACAGGTATGTGAATATATTTTCCAATAAGATCAGACTTGGAGAAAACGATGATGCGTTTGATGATTGGCGCAATATTCGTAATATGTTTAAATATGAAGAAATTGATTGGTCCAAAACTAACATTGTATCAAGTATCTACAAAGACGGAGTTTTTACGTATGTTTCTACGGATACAATTAATTATTATGATGTTGCGAGTACTGTTATGATGTACTATTTGATTGATCAGCTTTCCAAAATATTGAATGACAATCCAGAGAAGGTGACTAAAACAAACATCACAAAACTGTACATTGATCTTGTGAATTATGTTTATTCTATCAATAATATTGATGAGATCAAGAACACGTCCGACATCAGACGATTTGAGTACATATTGAAAGGCTCACCAATTGCGGTTGATATGTTGCGTAGAGGTCAAGGAATAGCCGCAGTAGAAAAAATGGAAAAACAGTTGATAAATATAGAAGCTGATCAGACGATTGAAGAAATAACTGGCGAACCAACTGAGCCAATAGAAGGCGACGAAATGGATAGTGATGATTTGGAGGATATCCGTGAAGAAGCTGAGGCACTCGACGTAGAAGCGGATGAATACGATGATGATGACAATGTAGAATATGAATCGGAATAATAATATCTATAATAAATATATAATGATTACGTTCGTATTGTTTTTGTTCATAATTTATTTCATAGCATCGCAAATCAAAGTTTATCATATTTCATCGTTGCCTGACAAACAACAAACTGAATTAAAAGAAAGAAATAAAACCAGATCAAGATTGTTAAAAAATCATATTTCGGTTGATCCTGATAAAAAAGAAGAATTCAAAACATTGCCCACTAAAAATAATCCGTTCAGCAACTTGCCATACCCATTAGATTTGATAAGTCTGATCAAAGAAGAATATGGTACTGATCAATATAAGTTCAATAACGTAAATTTGCCAGTATCGTTCAAATACAATGACGATGATCCGATATATATCAGTCATATTTTGCAGGACATGCGATCGTGGAATAGGCTATTTCCAAAATATTATGATACTAACAGACAATTATTGGCAGTTAATGCGATACATATAACGTCCATTCAACAAACAGAAGCGGAATTCATTATCCACGCAACTGCATCTTTGACATATTTATCGCGGACTATGCACGTAAAGGTGATATATTATGGTGAAATTATTCGAACAGATAATATTTTGAGCAATGATACTGACACATACATATTGCATTTAATCGATATCAAAGCCATACGCAAGAATGATTTTGGCACAAAAATTTACGAACCAGATCCATTCTTAACGATGAAAGATCAATTGTCGTATGTTGAACGCATCAATTACATGCATAAAAATGAAAATAATATGTAAAATAAAAAATATAAATCATATTTTTTATTTTTTTCGTTAATAATATAAACATTATAATATTACTTGTTATTATGACTATGATAACAATTGATTCGTACTTGGCAGGCAACATCGTTATGGCTATGACATCCGTAACGATAGTTTTTGGATATTTCTTCTACAGAATTATGTCCAAAACATTGGATCACCGATTTAGTATGGAAAGAACTGATCAATATGCTTCTATTTTTAAAAAGAATAGAACATGGTTTAGTAATTTATTTTCAACCGTCGAATCTCATATTTATAGATACAGTATGGTATCAGTTATTTTGCCAAAAATTATGGATATGATTTATGTAGCGATGGATATGATGAAATTTAAGTCCCAATGCTCTTATCCGACCGAACCATTTTTGTATCCAGCAATAAATAATCCATTCATGGGAACGGACCGCATTTATCCAGCTAGCGTTTTTAATGAAGTAGGTTGTCCAGCAACATGTTTCTATGAACCTACAAAATATCCAACAGAATGCCCATGTGCGGTGGATTTTAAGTGTCCTTGTCCATGTCCAATGATCGATAATCCCTTTATTTGTCCCCAAGAAATCAAAATAGGTGACAACATTGTTAAACATAAAGGAAAAAAAAGAGGTAGAAAAGTTAACAAACATCGAGTGGCAAATAAACGACCGCAAAAGCGTGACCGTAACCTTTTTGAAAACAATTTTAACGAACTAAACTACTCTGATGCCCCTATTTTCACCGAAGCTGCGGCACCAGAAAAAAAACCTACCAAGGACGACTCATCTGATTTAATGAATTTGATTGGCAACGTCCTCAACAAAAATACAGACACTGCTCCAATATTTGGACAGCTCATGAAATTATTACAACCAACGATGTCTTGCCCATCTGATGCCAATGTAATATCAAAAGATGCTATTTCTAATTTATTCAACGGTCATAGGTCAACGAAGAAAGAACCAACACCTTCTCCAGTAAGTGAAGGATCGATTCCTGACAGTACGTTTATTTTTCAAATGGCATCATCATTTGACAGAGCGACCAGAATATGCGATATAGATGAATATGAAACTCTATCAATGGAAGATGTTAACAAACGATTTTATGATTTAGCAAATAAACTGGGAGTAGAAAAAACGGCAGATTTGTCATCATTCAAATTCGATAATTTTTTGAGAGCAGATGATAGTGTTGCAGACTTTATCAGACTCATGTATTTTCAAATGGTCGGCAGAGATGTTTTTCTCGCAAACTACAAAAAGTACATTTCGCAATCTAAATCAAACGACGTTATTTTAACTGAATGTTTAGACGATTTGGAAAATTAGATAATAATACAATCAATGATTTTATTGTTATAAATATATAAAACGCACCTATAAATATATTATGTGTGGAATAATTTTTTTGGTAAAATATGATGACAAGTTAGATACGCATGTTATCGTACATAGTCACGATCAATTGATACCTCGGGGACCTGATAAACAGAACTCGTTTAGAATCCAAGAATCTAACGCAGATATGTTTTTTGGATTTAGCAGATTGTCTATTATGGATACGAGTGATGATGGATTACAACCTTTTTCTGACAATGATGGTAATATTGTAATTTGCAATGGTGAAATTTATAACCACAAAGATCTTGCAAAAACGTTCGATTTGAAATTGATTACAAAATGCGATTGCGAAGTTATTTTGCCGTTGTTCCAAAAAAATAATTTTCAAGATACGATCAATCTGTTTGATGCAGAATTTGCTCTCATTTTATTTGACAAAAAAAATCAAGCAGTTTACGCAGCAAGAGATCGATTCGGTGTTCGCCCGTTGTTCTATGGTTACAACTCGCTCACTAAAACATACGGATTTGCTTCAGAAATAAAAGCGTTCCACAATATTATGGAACACATTGAACCAGTAGAACCTAATAAATTTTATCAATTATCACTACCAACCATATCAGTTGAAATAAAAGAGTATTATGATTACAGATCTATTATTGCGTATCCTAGTATCAATGTTGTTGAATATATTCAAAATATGATTAGAGATATTTTTACAGAAGCTGTTGCAAAAAGATTGTTTTCAGATAGACCAATTGGATTTTTATTATCCGGTGGATTAGATTCCAGTTTGATTGTTGCGATTGCTGCGCGAATCTTGGGTCCTGATAACATAGTTTGTTTTTCGATAGGTTTAGAAGACAGTCCAGATGTCATTGCTTCAAAGATAGTAACTGCACATTTGGGGATTAAGAAACACCATATTATCAAGTTTGACGTCGAAGAAGGAATTACAGCGATACCAGATGTTATCAGGGCAACAGAAACATACGATATTACAACTATTAGAGCATCTGTACCACAATACATTATGGCTAAATATATTAGTCAAAAAACTGACATTAGAGTTGTTTTGAGTGGAGAAGGATCTGATGAAATACATGGATCGTATCGTTATTTCAGAGATGCGCCAAACGGATTAGAATTTCACCGGGAAACTATTAGGTTGTTGAAGGAATTATACATGTTCGATAATTTGCGGACAGATCGAACGATGAGTGGCAACGGATTGGAAGTTAGAGTCCCATTTTTAGATTTTGAATATGTCCAATTTATCAAAAGAATTGATCCTAACTTGCTTATGTATCGTACAGATTATATGGAAAAGAAAATTATTCGCGATAGCTTTGTTGGCTACTTACCTACAGAAATATTATATCGAAGTAAAGAAGCCTTTTCAGACGCCGTTTCATCAACTGAAATAAATTGGTATAAAACGATCCAAAAGAAAGCAGCCGAAATAATTACATCGGGAGAACTGGATAACAATCCTTTTAAAATTAACAAACCAAAAACATTAGATGCGCTGTATTTCAGGCGGATATTTAATTCTATTTATCCAGAGAGGGATAATGTGATAAGTCATTATTGGTTGCCGAGGTTTCAATCGGTTGAAGTGGTCGATCCATCTGCGACAGTATTAAAATGTTATTGAATAAATTATTGATGTGTTATTAATAATTTATTTTGCTTTGATAGCCTTGACTGGCGGTGGTTTCTTAGGAACTAGATGTGTTAACAGATTTTTATTGATGATCAATTCTTTGATGACACTCGCAATGAACCAATCCATATGCGGATTATCACGTCGTCCAGGTACGATATTGTGTTCTGCGTCCGCCGCAAATTGTATGATCTTAATGTTAATATGATCGATATTAATTATTTCAATCAATCTTTCCATAATATTTATAATAATATCATCACCGTTGATTGTATTTGTCCATATATCATGAATGTTAGATCGAATACTTTGATAAACTGTCACAACATTTTTACATTCGATTGTAGACAAAATCAATTTGACGACGTTATCATACGCTTTGTATAATGGTAAATAATGAGACGCACCATAACGCATTTCATCTAATATCCATATTGCTTCTTTAACGTTATTATTACATTTTGAAAGAATGGTAGTTAATTTATCATCTGACAGTTCGATATTTTCCATCAATGAAATGTGTAAAATTATTTGTCGGATTTCTTTTAATGTTGGAGACGATACGCAAAATATTTGACATCGACTTCGCAGTGCATCAAATATTTTTGAAGTGTTGTTACATATCATAATAAATCGACAACTATGCGCATATATTTCCATTGTTCTTCTCAATGCTGCTTGCGAATTATGAGACAATAGTTCGATATTATGTATCACGATCGTTTTAAATTTCCGTTTAGTTTCAAAAATTTCGAACATTTTATGCGTTGCGTACTGTTTTATTATTTCTTGTAAGATATATTTATCATTGTTCGTACTTGTTGGTTCGATGACAATATGATAATCACTTTGCATTATTTCAATAATATTTTTTTTGGACGCTCCATGAATACGATATTTTGTTTTAGTTAGATTATTTATGTTTTTGTCATATATCGATTCTAAAAAAAATTTAACGATCGTCTTCTTACCTCCGCCATGTGGACCGGAAATGATAATATGTGGAATATCTTCATACGATGCTATATGTATTAACTGTTTTAGCACATCATTATTTGTTAACGATTCGCTCAATATTTGAGGACTATATTTATTAACTAAAAACATCCTTTATTACTTGATTATGATACAACATTTATATTAACATTCCATATATCATTTTTTTCTAACATATATATATTATGAGCGATTTCGTTGCCACGAATCTAATAACCAAACCAACATCGAACAATAGAATTCGAAAATTGGATGATTCTTCAAGTGACGATGATGATAAAAAAGAAACTTTTGAAGATGAATCCATGTCATTAGTTGAATTTAGCAGATTGTATCAGATCCATGGAATTCAAATTTTTGATGTGTTATTAATTTATATAGCAGTGTATTATTTTGTATATATTTATTTGGAAAAAAGTTTGACCTTTACTTTTTTGGTGTTATTAGTTGTGACAATAATAGTAGTGATGAAAAATAATATAACCAAGTAATAGTTTATGGATGATTCTTCGATTAATTATGCATTAGAGCTAAATAAATATCTTGAAAAAGCTAAAAAAATATTTTGCAGAGAGAATAACAAAAAACTTGTATCAGAACATGGATTTATTAGATACTATTGGTGGCAGATACATTAAATTCTGAAAATGAGCAAGAGTATTGCATTTGTGAATCTTAATTTAATGAATGAAATTAATTTTGGATCAAGATTAATTTTATTTGAGTAGTAAATTTGAGATGGATGCAAAATCAGTAGTTGTTTTTTGCTTAAACAAACATAACGTTTCATAAAGTTGCGCATTATTTTCCTTAATGATAATATTTTCTTTGATGAGTCTTATATTTTCCCCGTTAAGAACTTTATTTTCTTTGGCAAGTCTTTCGTTTTCTTCTAAAAGTTGCTGATTTTTTATACGAAGTTCATGAACTTCCACGTACGAAGCAATGTAACCATCTGATAAATTTGCTTTGGTTTTGAACATTTGAAACAATTTATCATTTTTATTATTGATGGCATAATCTAACAATACATTTTCGTATTCAGAATGTTTGATCGCTAATTCACATACCCATATATGCGAAGAATGATCTCCTAATTCGATTCCTTTAATGTAAAAATCGTACGCTTCTTCAGTATTCTTATCTTGAATGTACAACGCATACAATGAATACCCATATCCATTGCCATCATCACCTGCTTGTTTACATAATCTGAGCACTGCTTCCTGATGTGATGTATCTTTATTTTGATTAATAATTTTGGCCATTTCACACATAGCATTTGTGTTTCCTTCATTTATTTCATCGTTATAAATATGTAGCATCATCGCTCGCGTAAAATCAGGATAAATTGTAAGCCCTCCATATTGATATGAGTTTGCGCAATAAAAATTAGCATTCATATTTCCTTCTTTGTATGCTTTGTAGAGTAATTCATCTCCGCGTTTGTGATCATTGAATTCAGAATCTTCATATGTTAATATAATTCCTAATCCCACCATCGCGTTCGTATTATTTTCGATATCGGCAGATTCATAAAGCTCAATTGCGCGCTTAAGATCTTTTTGGACAACGAATCCTTTTTTATGCATATACGCTAAATAATTAGCGGAATGAGGATATATACTGAAAACGGAATAAAATTGCAACATTTTTTGATGATTTTGTTTAAGATGCAGTTTTTTGTAATAGTCATTAGTTAATTCTTTTATTGCAGGTTTGTAACCTGAATTAGCAGACATTGTCATATATGCAAAATAGTCATCATATTTTTCTGCATTTTTGAAAGAGAATGCTTCTTCGTACCAATTTTTTGCATTAGTAAATTCGGATGCGGTGAATTCGTTGATCAAAATTATGATTGATTCCATCGTTGCTCTTTTATTATATTGTGATTTGCCCATCTGGAACTTTAAAAATCATTTTTATTGAGTCCAATTTCCTAATATTGAGTACCATCGACCATTTGATGATCTCAATAATACATTCCCGTGAAGGCCAAGCGAAACGGGATTAGCTATATTATTTATGTTTGAATCTATGGAGCTGATCGTTACTGTATTATTTGTTGCATCCACGCGAGTGACTGTAAAACTAGTTCCTTCGCCGGGATTTTGAGGAATCGTCATAACAATATTGCCCTCTGACGCATCAACTAAAAAAGTATTGTATCCTAGATTAAGTGTTGCGTTTGAAGTAATCCAACTTGTAAAACGGGTTGTTGACATTTATATATTATTGCGATATATTTATTTTGCAGATACGCATAAATTTTATTTTGATAAACAAAATTTTTATTTATCAAAATTATTGAACAAAGGTTCCTAAAACAGTGTGCCAATGACCATTTGATGATCCTAGCAAAACGTTTTGACCTAAATTGAGAGAAACAGGAGTAGATAAACCGTTAATGTCTCCGTCGGTTGAAATAATTGTAACGGTGTTAGCAGATGAGTCTGTGCGACTGATCATGAAATTAGTTCCTTCTCCAGGATTTTCGGGAATGGTTATTAAAATGTTACCACTCGTTGCATCAACAAAAAAAGTGTTGTATCCTAAATCGATTGTTGTGCTTGACGTGACCCAAGATATGTAAAGACTTGACATTTATATATTATTGCTATATATTTTTTTATACATATTGTCTCTAAGAAACGACCACACTTGCAATTGCAATTGCAGGATTTTTAATACCCACGCTACTTTTGTGGGCCAATGTTATGACATCAAATTTATTTACATGAATCACAATACCAGGTTTAGATTCTTCAATAACATCATCACCACGTATCGTTACAGACAATTCTGTATCTTCGCAATTCTTTCTGACAACAAACGTTCTAAATTGTCCTGCACCAGGGGCAGGGTTTGATGTACCTGTAGTAGTATTTAATTGTACAACTAATTTGGAAACTGACCCATTTTTTGGCATGATAATTTTAGTTGTATTTTCCAATGATGGCGAAAAGCTACCATTTCTTAAATAATCAGACGTACCATTGTTTGACAAGTTTGCACCACTATTCCAGTTTATCATTTTTGTATATAATCATGTAATAAAAAAAAATTATATTTAGTTAACAAAATCTATACTGGCAATTATAACAGAATTAGTAGGGGAGTTTGTTGAAGTCATAATTAATGATCCTAAATCTAATTGATTGACAGCAATTGAGTTAACATTATCTACTCCGGTTGTCGCTGCCCCAGATATAGTTACACTGAGCGCAGTATTAACACCACCTATGCGGAAAGTAACAGTTCGAGTGGCTCCAACGCCCGGTGCAGAACTTAAGAAGACCGTTAAATTTCTGACAAAACCGGTGTGAGTCATAATAAACTGGGCATTGAGTTCTGTATTGTTTGTCGAACCATATCGAAGGAACATTGTGTTTCCTGACATAGGACCACCACTACTGAAAATAATAATACCTCCGCCTGATCCAGTAATATTACTTGGTCCGGTCGGGCCTGTAGCTCCTATACCAGTTGGACCGGTAACGCCGGTAGCTCCAGTTCGTCCAGTTGCACCAGTTGGTCCTGTAAAACCAGTTGATCCTGTAAAGCCAGTTGGACCAGTAGATCCTGTTTGTCCAATTGCGCCGGTTGGCCCTGTAAAACCTGTTGGCCCTGTAAAACCTGTTGGTCCTGTAAAACCTGTTGGTCCTGTAAAACCTGTAGCTCCAGTTATTCCTGGCCCGGTTGCTCCTGTATTACCTGTAGATCCAGTAACTCCTGTTGTTCCTGTATTACCTGTAGATCCAGTAAAACCTGTTGCTCCAGTATTACCTGTAGATCCAGTAATTCCGGTAGATCCGGTAACTCCTGTTGCTCCGGTTATTCCTGGTCCGGTAGCTCCAGTATTACCTGTAGATCCAGTAACTCCGGTAGATCCGGTAACTCCTGTTGCTCCGGTTATTCCTGGTCCGGTAGCTCCAGTTATTCCAGGACCAGTAGCTCCTGTATTACCTGTTGCACCAGTAACTCCGGTATTACCTGTTGCTCCGGTATTACCTGTTGCACCAGTAACTCCTGCTGCACCAGTAGCTCCTGTATTACCTGTTGCCCCAGTAACTCCTGTTGCACCGCTAGCTCCGGTAACTCCTGTTGGTCCTGTGCTCCCAGCGACTCCTGTAGCGCCGGTAACTCCCGTAGCGCCAGTTGATCCTGTCCGTCCTGTAGCTCCAGTTGATCCTGTAGCTCCAGTTGATCCTGTTCGACCGGTGACTCCAGTAGCTCCAGTATCACCAGTTGATCCTGTTCGACCTGTGACTCCAGTAGCTCCAGTATCACCAGTTCTTCCAGTAACACCTGTTACTCCAGTTGGACCTGTTACTCCAGTTGGACCTGTTACTCCAGTTGGACCTGTATTTCCTGTTGCACCAGATGGTCCAGTTGGACCTGTAACTCCTGTGGCACCTGTAACTCCCGTAGCACCTGTGAATCCAGTAGCGCCGGTAACTCCAGTAGCACCGGTGAATCCAGTAGGACCCGTTGCACCAGTTACACCTGTAGCTCCTTTGGCACCTGTTGGTCCTTTATATGGTTGATAAAATGTGCAGCATTCTGGTTCTGGTTTACATCCACTGTGACCTCGTTTGCATCGACTATAGTAGTTGGAATTATTATAGCATGAATAATTTTGATGACTCATATATCATAACTTTATATATTTTTTACGAACTTACCCGACAATTGTCTGTACTAAAGTGGTAAAATATAGTGTCTATTGACATTGATAATATTTTGAATATGACGGCATTGATCTATTCTGCGCGATATTATGGTGGTTGTATTGACAAGATTTTTTTAAAAAGGACAATATTGGTGTGTCGTAAAGAGATTTGCGTTGGGAATATGCAAATGTTATGTGTTTAAAGTATCGTCAGAAATTTATTGAAATTTGCATCGACAAGACTTTGAACGCGCCAATATTGGTCCATTCAAAGCGATGTCGAGAGACTTGCAAAAATTTACGTCGATGGGACTTTGAACGTACCAATATTGGTCCATTCAAAGCGATGTCGAGAGACTTGCAAAAATTTACGTCGATGGGACTTTGAACGTACCAATATTGGTCCACTCAAAATGATATCAAGAGATTTGTGTAGGTTTACATTGACAGGACTTTGGACGTACCAATATTGGTCCACTCAAAATGATGTCGAGAGATTTGTGAAGATTTACATCGGTGAGACTTTGGACGCCCAATATTGGTCCATTCAAAGTGATATCAAGAGATTTGTGAGGATTTGCATTGACAGGACTTTGAACGTACCAATATTGGTCAATTCAATGTGATGTCAAGAGATTCGTGAAGATTTGCGTTGACAAGACTTTGAACGTGCAAATATTGGTCCATTCAAAGTGACGTCAGTAGATTCGTGAAGATTTGCGTTGACAAGACTTTGAACGTGCAAATATTGGTCTGTTCAATGTGATGTCAAGAGAGTTGTGGAAGTTTGTATTGACAAGACTTTGAACGTGCAAATATTGGTCCATTCAATGTGATGTCAAGAGAATTGCGGAAGCTCGCATTGACAAGACTTTGAACGTGCAAATATTGGTCTATTCAATGTGATGTCAGTAGATTCGCGAAGATTTGCATTGACAAGACTTTGAACGTGCAAATATTGGTCTATTCAATGTGATGCCAAGAGATTTGTGGAAGTTTGTATTGACAGGATTTTGAACGCCAATGTGAGCGATTTCAAATTTCCATATTGGCGATCTCAAATTTTCAGGTTATACACCTCTTGTCAGCAATATTAAACGAATCAATATTGATGATTTCAAATCTCCTGGCAACGCAATTCTCGCCAGCAACATTGAATGATCAAATATTTGGACCTTCAAATCTCCTGGCAACACAATTCTTGCCAGCGATATTGAATGATCAATTATTCAAATCTCCAGGCAATGCAATTCTCGCCAGCAACATTGAATGATCAAATATTTGGACATTCAAATCTTTGGCGATACAATTCTCGCCAGCAACATTGAATGATCAAATATTTGGACATTCAAATCTTTGGCGATACAATTCTCGCCAGTAACATTGAACAATCAAATATTTGAACATTCAAATCTCTTGGCGATACAATTCTTACCGATAACATTGAACAATCAAATATTTGGACATTCAAATCTCTTGGCGATACAATTCTCGCCAGTAACATTGAACGATCAAATATTTGGACATTCAAATCTCTTGGCGATACAATTCTCGCTAGCAACATTGAATAATCAAATATTTGGACATTCAAATCTCTCGGCGATACAATTCTCGCCAGTAACATTGAACGATCAAAAATTTGGACATTCAAACCTCTCAGCGATACAATTCTCGCCAGTAATATTGAACGATCAAATATTTGGACATTCAAATCTCTTGGCGATACAATTCTCGCCAGTAACATTGAATAATCAAATATTTGGACATTCAAATTTCTTGGCGATACAATTCTTACCGATAACATTGAATGATCTGATATTTGGACATTCAAATCTCTTGGCGATACAATTCTTGCCGATAACATTGAATGATCTGATATTTGGACATCCAAACATCCAGACAACGATTTTTGCCGTTAAAATACATTGAACAGACCAACATGAATTGACAATTGCATTAATCTAAATCTAAAAAATTGAATAAAAAATATCTAATATGCCCATAAATTTATCCAACGATAAAACATGGATACATCAAGAAATGAAAGCATCAAACGATGTATTTATAATTTTTGTGATTATATGGTAAAAAATCCTCACTGTGACAAAGATCAGTTTCCAACTTGTATTTATTGGCTTAAAATGGCAGAACCGAAATATGGTTGCTTTGAATTGTCAAGAATTCGCAAACAAATGTTAAAAATCGTACCCGGTGAGTTTAAAACAGCAATATTGGCGACACATATATCATCCGATTATATCCTATTAGCAAAATTAAGTATCAATGGGAACTATAAAGCTAATTGTCCAATTTGTTCAGGCGAAGAGATACGGGACGTAAATTATTATTTTCCACATAATGTATTTCCTTGTGGTCATTCAATCTGTGATGATACTTGTTTCAACTTATTCAAAAAAACGAACAACGTAAATAATCCCTTTCCTTGTCCAATATGTAGGCAACAAGTAACAAGAATTTTCGATTCTGAAAAAGTTAAAATGGACCAAGAATTTTACGATTCATTCATAACAGACGATTTGGTGTTCCGAATATTATATTTTTGATAATTTTATCTATCAAAAATATAACAAATATCGACAAGCAATATTTTTGATTCATTGCAAGAAACTCAAATCCCAAAAACACAGGACGAAACAGAAATAGATAAATTTATCCAATATCTTAACATAAGTATCAATTTGATCGATAAAGATCCAAACGCGTCAGATATTCAGACTAATAATACGTTATACGTAATCGCAAAGAACGGTTCCAAAAAATAAGTGTTAAATCTGAATCGCCAGTCAGATCACGCAAACATCGGAAGCAAGAATCATTCGAATCAGATCTATCATTTTAGGAAGCTCAAAATAAACAATCAAAAAAGCACCCGCAAAAAATTACATATCCGATTCAGAAACTAGCATCACAGGAATATCTGTTAACATTGACAGACATCATTATTCTAGCGAACACATTGACGAAATAAACAAAAAAAATTGACAAATAAATAAGTAATATAAAGAAATCGCCTTCTAGATACAAGCATCATCATGAGCAAGGGCAAAGTTTCAACCAAGACGTTAGAGGAAAGATACAAAAAAATCGATCCCCATGAACATGTATTGCTTCGACCTGACATGTATATTGGCACTGTGAAAGAAACAACCGGACATATGTGGGTATATAACAAAGAAGGTGATAGCAAAATGGTTTACAAAGAAATATCATATGTGCCTGGACTTTACAAGATTTTTGATGAAATTTTAGTTAATGCTGCTGATCAAAAAACTCGTTGCAAGATGATGAACATGATTAAGGTGAATATTGATAAGGATTCTGGTAAGATATCTGTATGGAATAACGGTGCAGGTGTTCCCGTTGAAGAACACAAAGAACAAAAAGAATATATCCCGACGATGATTTTCGGAACATTATTGTCAGGTGAAAACTTTGACGATGATGAGGATGACGCAAAAGAAAAAAGAATAACTGGTGGCAAGAATGGTCTCGGAGCCAAATTAGCTAACATTTATTCTACAGAATTCATCGTTGAAACGTGTGATGGTACTAAAAATTTCAAGCAAGTTTTTAATGACAACATGTACAAGAAAGGAAAACCAACTATTACTGCAGCAAAGAAAGCTCCCTTTACTAAAATCACGTTCACTCCTGATTTTGCTAGATTCAAACTTGACGGTTTTACTGACGATATTTTTGCATTATTTCAAAAACGAGTGTATGACATTGCAATGACAACAGGAGTAAAAGTATATTTCAATGATGAGGCAATTACACCATTGCCGTTCCAGAAATATGTTGATCTTTACTTTCCAGAGGATTCAGAACACAAGAAGGTTGTTGAAATGACAAGTAATCCTCGATGGAAAATATGTGTCGTATTTGATCCATTAGATAATATGGAACATCAAAATATTTCTTTCGTTAATAGTATTTGTACTCATCATGGTGGGACACATGTTGAACACGTATCCAGTCAAATTGTAGCCAAATTAAAAGTTGCGGTTGAGAAAAAAGCCAAAGGAATAACCGTCAAGGCTAATCAGATCAAAGAGAATTTGATATTTTTTGTAGATTCGACGATAGAACTGCCAGAATTTGATGGTCAGACTAAAGATATGCTAAAATCTAAAGTTGCTGAATTTGGATCTAAATACGTTGTGACAGAAGCATTGATCAAGAAAATAATTGCGACTGGTGTGGTCGATCAAATTATTGAGAACGCAAGATCCAGGGCAGAATCGAATCTGGCTAAACAAGATGGATCTAAAAAAGGAGTCGTACGAATCGATAAACTTTTTGAAGCACATCAGGCTGGCAAAAAAGAAGCTGCCCTGTGTACATTAATGCTCACAGAAGGAGATTCCGCAAAGGCATTTGCAATGGCTGGATTTAATGAAACCGGCAGAGATCATTTCGGTGTTTTTCCATTGCGAGGTAAACTTAAAAATGTCCGAAAAGGCAAAGATGATGCTAACATCATTGATACATTGGAAGAAAATAAGGAAATCAAAGCCATTCGAGAGATTATGGGTCTTGTTAGAGGAAAGAAGTATACGTCAGTCGAAGGATTGAGATATGGTAAGATCGCAGTTTTGACAGATGCAGACAGTGTAACCGGCGATACTCCGTTGTTATTGAAGGATATTAAAGATCAAATTGACATACGAACTATTGAAACTTTATCGAATGACTGGTTTATTGCAGAGGATGGTAAAGAATATAGTCTTACAGATTATGAGATTTGGACAGAACAAGGATGGACAAAGATTGTAAAAGTGATCCGACATAAAATCAACAAATCGATCTATCGTGTATTGTCGCACACTGGAATTGTTGATGTAACCCAAGACCATTCATTGCTTGATGTGGATAGTAATAAAATTAGTCCGAAAGATTGCAAAGTAGGTGATCATCTTCTACATAGTTTTCCAAAATTCGATAATACAAACATCCCGTCGAATTTTAAGAATTTAACTAAGAAAAATTTGCAAATACATGCGAAAGTCCATAAAATATATGGTTGCGAAACCATGAATAAATCTGAACTGATTAGAGAAATTGGAAAAATTCATGAAATTAACACGATGAATTTCAACTACGATTCTGGTATCAGTACGGATGAGGCACTTTTGATGGGATTTTTCTGGGCAGATGGTACATGTGGTATATACAAATTTGTGAGTTATCCAAAATCGAAAGATGGTACCAAAACATATACCCGTAATAGAACAAATTATAGTTGGAGTCTTTCTAATCTGAATCTGGGTCTTTTGGAAAAATTTAAGAAAATATTAGAAAAATTATATGACTATAGCGTCACCATCGTAACGTGCCATAAAAAGAATTCGTATTCTACCAAAGATATTTACAAATTAGTGGTAAATGGTGGAAAAAAAATACTTCCGTTGGTGGAAAAATATAGATCGATGTTTTACGACAAAAATAAGAAAAAAAAAATTCCGCAAGAAATTCTTAACGCACCTCATGATGTCCGAAAAAATTTTATCGAAGGTTTTTATCAAGGGGACGGTTTGGGACATGATTTATACGATAGTCAATATGGAAGAAGATGTTTTGCGGTTGATGGAAAAATAGGAGCGCAGGGGATTTTCTTCTTATGTAAAAGTTTGGGTTATGATGTTTCTATTAATCACGACATTGAGAAACCAAAAGTTTATCGTTTATTTTTGACAGATGGTAAGCAACGTAAAAATCCGAATGCCATCAAAAAAATATTTAACCTTGGACAAACTGAACAATATGTATACGATCTTGAAACCGAGAATCATCATTTTCAAAGCGGCATAGGAGAAACAATATGTCACAACACTGATGGTTCCCATATTAAAGGATTAATTATGAGCTACATCCATCATTATTGGCCATCTCTCCTCAAAATAAACGGATTCATTGAATGTTTAACGACCCCAGTTGTCAAACTAACCAAAGGAAAAGGAGTAAAACAACAATCTGTCTCATTTTACAATCTTAACGAACTCGAACTTTGGAAGAAAAAGAACAACGATGGAAAAGGATGGGATCTCATGTATTACAAAGGATTAGGTACTAATGGCAATGAAGAAGCGCGGGAATGTTTTACTGATTACAATGATAAAACGATCAAGTATTGTTGGAAAGAAAAATTAGACGAAGACGATACCGATAATACTCTTGAAAATTATGAACCTAAATGCAAAGACATCTGCGAAGATGCAATAACTTTAGCATTTGCCAAAAAACGAGAGAATGACCGAAAAGATTGGATGAATTTGTACGATGAGAATCTTTTCATTGATAACAACCGAAAAAACGTCTCCTATGCAGAATTCATTCACAAAGAACTCATAGCATTCTCTGTCTACAACGTCGCACGAGCTGTTCCAAATATCATGGATGGATTCAAACCCTCGCAGCGAAAGATCTATTTCGGTTGCGTAAAAAAGAACATTTACAACGTCAAACAAAAAGTATCGCAATTATCTGGATACATCGCCGAAAAGTCAGCGTATCATCATGGTGATACTTCCTTACAAGAAGCTATCATCGGTATGGCGCAAACATTTGTCGGCAGTAACAATCTTAATTTATTAGTACCAGTCGGTCAGTTTGGTACCAGGTTATCTGGTGGTCATGATAGTGCAAGTCCGAGATATATCTTTACTATGTTAAGTGATATTGGTAAAACTATTTTTGTAGAACATGATAACAACATATTGGATTATCTCACAGACGACGGAGAAAAAATAGAACCAAAATTCTACGCACCAATCATCCCAATGATTTTAGTAAATGGAGTCGTTGGTATTGGTACTGGTTATTCGACAACTATTCCACCATGTAATCCACGTGATATTTATGAGAATTTGCTACGAATTAATGATGGATTGAAACCAAAACCAATGACACCATGGTATCGTAACTTTAAAGGTACCGTTGAGAAAATTGATAAGACAAATTTTATCATTCGAGCGAAATACAAAGTTGTTGACGATGACACAATTCATATTTCCGATCTACCAATTGGTGTCTGGACCGATAATTACAAAGCGTTTTTGGATAACATCATTTTAGGTGCAACTAAAGCTAAGAAAAGTGCTAAAGAAACTGAAATCAAGAAACCGGCTCCTAAAAAAGGTAAAGGCGGCAGTAAAGCTCGTGCACCTAAGAAAGATAGTAAGAAGAGTAACACCGCAAAAGTAGCCAAGTCAAATACTATCAGTCAATATGTCAAGTCATTCACTGAAGATTGTACCAACGTCAGAGTGAGTTTTACGATCATTTTTCATCCAGGTAAATTGAATGAACTTATCAAGAACGGTAAATTAGAAAAGGATCTGAAACTTCAGAAGACTGTCAAGTTATCTAACATGCATTTATTCAATGAAGAAGGTAAGGTTATCAAGTATTCGAATTACGGGGCCATTCTCAATAACTTTTCTAGAGTCAGAATAGAAATGTATCAAACCAGAAAAGATCATTTGTTAGGTAAGTGGCGTCATGAATGCGATATTTTGAAATGGAAAATGAAATTTATCGATAGTGTAATTGATGGAACGATTATCATCTTTGAAAAGAATAAGACCAAAAAGATGGAAGTGATCAAAGAGCGATTGAAGGAATTAGAATTTCCAAAGTTCATGGTCGGCGCCGAGACAAAGCCAACTTATAAATACATCACTAGTACTGGATTATTTAGTTTGACAACTGAAGAGGTTGAGCGACTTAGACAGATGTTGGAGAATAAAGAAGAAGATATTCAAACATTGGAAGGCAAGACTACTAACGAAATGTGGAGTGAAGAACTAGAGACCTTTATGAAAGCATATGATAAGTGGGAAAAGATTGCCGATGAAGAATATGCCAAAGAAATGGTCGATAATTCTAAAAAGACAGCTAAGAAGAGACAGACTAAAAAAGTTGTCAAAAAGAAAGAGGCTGTAGCAAGTGCTTAATTGTTTTATTGATTATCAAATTGATAATCAATAAAAATTTATTTTTGTTAGCTTTGTTTGTGAATTTGATTGCATTGATCGCAGTCATCATCACCGCACAAGTTCTTGTTATTTTTGCATACGTTGTTGCGGTGGAGATATGCCATTTGTGGTTGTTTGGCGTGAATATTAAAGAATCTCCCTGGAACTGTATTTCAATTTTTTATCAAAAAAATTATATCGTTAGGTAAGATAATCATTACAATGATAAAAATGGATGATTAAGCAAATTATTCCACGATAGAAAGTGCGAGAATATATCTTCATTTTTTTGTGCAGCTAAAAAAAATTGAAAATATATATCCCGACGCTTCCTATCTTATCAATTCAGCAAAAAAACATGCAAATAAGCAGCAATGAATTCGTTGATTTTTATTTCTCCCAATATCGCAGCGTAGATAACTTAGACAAAATGTTAGGAATAGACAAATATACATCGCACTTTAAAATAGCTAGTCAGCCCCCGAATCCATGGCACGATGTTCTTCGCAATGACGATCTTTCTGCGCCCCCAGGATTTGAGCCTCCCGTATTTCGCATTTTAAACGTTAATTATCGCCATGGTGAACAAATAACGCGCAAGTTATGCACTAAATGTCATATACGCAAACAATATCTAAAGCTGAAATATTGTAGACGATGCTGTAAATAAATGTTAAATAATTTATTCAACATTTAGAAAAAATTGCGTCTGTATAATCGCATCGCTTCATCCCGTGATTTTACTATTCGACGTTGTGGCGCCGAAGCAGGGCCAAATGCTTCTATCTGTTCTTTCATTATGGTCGGCTTCTCTGTAACAGGCTGATTTGCAAATTTGTAATATGATGCTAATGCTATCGGATCATTCTCTCCTCTCGTCGCTATCGTATCCATATTATCACTTTCCTTATCTGCATTATATGTAGATATCTCTTGCTTAATGTTGGCGTTAATAGCCTTCTGTGCAATATCATAATCCAATTCATCCTGAAACGTATTTGGACCAATATGATATTTGTCATATCTTTTATTAATTTTTTCATACTGTTTTTGCGTCGGTACAATATTATCTGTTAATCCTAAATTATCAGGTTCAGGTATCATCAAGACAGGATCCTCATCAATATCATCATATCCGGCGTACTGGTTGAGCGCATAAATTGCATCTAAATGAGGAATGTAATCCGCATCATAAGTATTTCCAGTATTTTCATTGTATCTATCTTCATTAGTAATAATACATGAATAATTATATCTAGGATCTGCAGTCATATTTGTGCATCTATAGTTATCGGGACATCTGCCCATAATACATTTGGGGCATAATCTCTTGCACTGTTTACGACTTACAGGAACACGATAAGCACTGTTACCATCGTTATTCGCGACATGTTCAAAAATAATTTTATTTCCATTACTGCGGATCATATTATTGACCGTTTTCTGTCCATATTCTTCAGTGTTATTCGGAGTACGGTTGTATCTGTCTCTGTCATAATCGATCGGAGGATCAATCATCATGCAGCATCTATTTGGAGAATCAATGTAAAATCCAGTACAATAAGCTGAATCATTACAAACGGACATACATTGGTTGATGTTTTGAAAATCGACACAGTTCTTCCCTGATTCGATGATTTCGTCCGCTCGTTTTTGCGCGGTGTCTGATTCTCGTTTTTTATCTGCTTGCCACAATAAATAATATGTGTTACCAAACATATCAGCATTAAAACTGTCTGCTTCTGCCAACGCTTCTGAAACTAAGGAATTACCTTCGTTGAATGGTCTAATTTGTCCACGACGATATGAAACGATGTCGTTATATGCAACTTCAGCGGCTCCACTTAATGATGGGGCGCGCAAGATAGTCTGTCTTAGTTTATCAAGTGTATCTGGATCTGTAATCTGATCTGGTGTTAAAAATTCGCTGTTAGAATCAGCAAAGACATCTTCGGGATGATTGTCTGATTTTCTAACGTACGATGCTTCAAAATTCTCTGTTTTGTTTAGATTGTACAAGAAAAATAAGATTAAAAATGCCACAACGACAAATATGACTATAGTCTCTGTTGAGTAATTCATTATGAATATTGATTAGAATAAAAAATATTGATCATCGTATTGTACACTAAATGTGTTCTCTGACAACAATATAAACGCTAAAAACTGGATAATATTAAGCGCATATGTATAATATTTCAAAGAATATATCTCATAATATCCCGGATAAAGTGACTGCATGTTCAAACTATCACACGTTACAGAAAATAATCTTTCCAACGCAAGATCAACGATTTGTTCTTCAAGAATGGTTTTCTGCGTTTATCAGAATGTACAATGAAACAATTGATCATATACAACAAGGGAATTTACAAATTTTAGATTTTTGCAAATTACGCTACCAAATGAGTGATGTTCAAAATTATATCATTAAAACTATGGTGAATAAGATGCCGCCAGCGTTATTGGTTGAAGCTATCAGACGTGCAGTTCAAGGGATCGCTGAATCAATAAAAAATGGTGGGAAACTTCGAATACGAAAGATAAGTGCCTCTAAGAAAAAAAAGGTATTGGTCATTCCTTGCAGATTTTTGAACGACACAACCTTTTGTCTCCGAATTTTTGAATCTGCAACCATTTTGAACGATGTAACACAATCAATTACATTGCAATATGATTTGCATACCAAAGAATACAAATTACTTATACCTGAAACATTACTGCAAAAAAATGCTGAATGTGGAGTAGATCCAGGATGTCGAACGTTTATGACAACATTCTCTAACGACGATGTTTACTTAATCGGTGCACAAATAACAAAACATTTAGAAAAATATTACATCAGAATACGAGAAATTTTAAATCGTATTCATGATAATACTTTAACTACGGGAGAAAGAAACGAAATGAAAAGGATATGTCAAAAATATTACAACGCGGTTGCAAATATGGTTGATGAGCTGCATTACAAAACTGCACATTTGATGGTAACAAAATATGAAAACATATATTTGGGAAAATTCAGGCCGATGGAAATATTGGCGCAAAAAAATAACTTATCAGAACAGGCACGTTGGATATTGAGAATTCTTGATCATGACACGTTTAGGATCAGATTGTTCCAATTAGCTGATAAATATGGATCAAAAATATATGAGGTTGATGAATACTTAACAACAAAAACATGTTCTGGATGTGGTAACATCGTAAATGTAAAAGGAGAAATTTATATGTGCAATAAATGTAAATTGGTAACGTATCGTGATGTGAACGCTGCTAAAAATATTCTTAAAATAGGGAAAATGATGATTAAAAACTAATACATTAATTTTTAATCAACGATAAAATATTCAAATCTCTTGCCGGTAACATTGAATGACCAAATATTGTCGCATTCAATTCTCAAGGCAACTTATAAATATATCACCAGTACTCGTTTGTTCAGCTTGACTACTGAAGAGGTCGAGCGACTTAGGCAGATATTGGAGAATAAAGAAGACATTCAAACGTTAGAGGCAAACTCCTAATGATATGTGGAATGAAGAATTAGATGTCTTTATGAAAGCGCATAATAAATGGGAAAAAATTGCTAAAGAAAGAGGTTAATGCGAGTGCTTAATATTTATCGATTATCTATTTGATAATCAATAAAATTTTAATTCTTTTTAGTAACGAATTTTTGCCGGGTTGGATTGTGTTGAATTGGATTCTTCTGCCAAACGTAACATTTCGTCGTTGATTCTTTTTAGTTCTCTCATTTGTGTAAAAATTTGCTTACACCGGTGGCATTCTTCGTCATAGCACAAATTCTTGCTGTTTTTGCAAGCATGAAAATTGACTGCTGTATCGTTACAATACCGATATGCCATTGTGTTTTGTTCATTGTAGATAATAATGGAAGCTCCTAAAAATCAAAATTTCAATTTTTTAAAAAAATTGAAAAATATTTCATCACAATAACTTTTTTCTTTATACTACATTAAAAAATGAGTGCTACAATAGAATATTCTCAAATCGATGATACAAAATCGGATTCCAGACCCGAAATATTGGTGTTCTATATGTTTATATATGCATGTATGACAACTTTTTTCATATTCGAATTTATATTTTTATTACTAACTAACGAAGTAAAAAATAGATGTACAAGTGAACCATTTATTTCATTACCAAAATATGTATCTACATTCGCAATATGTAGTATAATATTTATTTATATGACGTCAGTTAGTGTTTTTTGTTCGCAATGGAGAATAATATCAGTACAAAGAGCATCTATCATCATTAAGCTACACAATATTTTTTCCGCTATTACGTTCCCCGTCGGGATATGTTTACTTATTGCAACAGAGTGTCCGATATATGTAATAAATCAATGGCCAAATATAACTATCGCATATGTCACCCAGAAGGCAACACAAATATTTGCAGGATTGCTGATAGATTATTTGGCTAAAAATATAAATTAATAATATTTATTTTTCTCTAATAAAAAAATGAATAAGTAATTCATATGATTACGTATTCAATTATGTTGAACATGAGCAGTGAGGAGTTACATACTATGATTGATGAAGATATTAAAACAAATAAATGCAATTGTATAGGCAATTTTCTTGCCGGTAACATTGAACGAGCAAATATTGTCGCATTCAATTCTCTTGCCGGTAACATTGAATGACTAAATATTGTCGCATTCAAATCTCACGGCAATTCTCTTGCCAGTAACATTGAATAATCAAATATTGTCGCGTTCAAATCTCAAGGCAAGAAATCGCTAAAATATTGAGACGTTCCAATTTCCATGAGATTGTCAATGAATAAGATCATTTTTAATCGGCTACCAACGAATTTAACAATATCATATCTAAATTTTTCATCGAATATGCCTTAAAGTTTCTTTTACCAAAAATACCATAGAATTCGCCATAAATAGTTTCTGCATTTTTAACTGTTACAGGGGTTTCTAATTCGTTTTTGTGAACGTAGCAATTATCGATCATAAAATATACATTATCGACCCCATACGCTACAGGATATGGAACATCGCTCTTGCCAATCGGTGAAACATAATCTTTTATTTCATCACTCGTCGAAAATGTGTACACATCTTGCCCCACATACAAATATTTATGAATAGATAGTTGTACCAATATGGAATTCCCGTGCATAGCATATGGACTAGGATCATAACCTCGCCAATATCCTTTGAAATTGGTGACCTTTTTTAGTAATTTGGAATATATGGTGTATTTTTTTTCATACGTTGCATATGTGTAAATATATAAGCCAGTATTGTCGACAACAACTTGATAAGGACGTTTTTCATTATCGTGAATCAAATATTTTCGCTTTTTTTCTGTCAGTTCTTTGTTAGATACGAATGATTTAGTATTATGCATATTACTTGTGGTAAGTTTCCTTTTGGATGTTCTTTTTTCCCACGCGACACTCTCTTTTTTTTCCATCTTATATTAACGACATAAAAATAGTTAAAAATTAGATCATCAAAATGATTATCTAATTTTTATAATCGATATTGTACCATAACCTTTTTCACAACAATGTTTTCTTTTTCATAATTGCTACTATAAAATTGATCATACAACTCTATAGGATGTTTTAGTGTCAATTTACCTCGTTTCATTTTTAAATATCCTGTGTCACCTAACATGTACGCATAATTATTTGCAAGTAAAATAGGATGATGCATAATATCATTTACTGGAGAAACGTATCCGATTATCGGATCATGTATTCTGAATTCATACACGGTACATCCAATGTGTATATACTCGTATGCTGATTTTTTAATCAATAAAGTACTACTTGTATAAAATGGATCTTGGCTGTACCAATATCCCTCGAAATTATTTATCAATACACACATTTTTTGATTGCCAGTATTATCATATCCCATAATACGAATATCATTTTGGGTTAATATGACCGAAAAAAAACCTATTTTATTCCTGCAGATATCATATTTCACTTCACCTATGTTTTTTCGAAAGATGAAGGAATTGATCATTTTGTGTAATCCAATGATTATCCATATTATGTAATCAAAAAATCAATTTTTTATTGCAATAAATAATATTCAAAAAATGTTATTTATTAGTATTTCGTTATCTCCAATCCTTGTGATTCTGCCAATAAAACAATATTGCGCATATCTTTTTTCTGTTTCATATTGAGTTCGCTAAAATCAACATATAGATCCATTGCGTTTGCGACCGTTGTCTCTCTTATATCCTTTTTATTGACATAGTTAAAATCGTTCATAAAATAAATGTTGGACTTACCATATGCTACAGGATATGCAACGTCGCTATTACCAAGTGGAGAAATGTAATCAATAATTTTATCTGTAGTCTTAAATGTAAATATCACTGGTCCTATGTGCATATAATCGTGATCGGATATCTTAATCAACAACGTATTGTTATGGCCTCTATTTGGACTCGAATCATATCCATACCAATAACCTTCAAATTCATCAATCGCCGAAATAAAAAATGAATACGAATTCTCATCATCTTCGTCCAATGCAGCATCACATGCTAAAATGATAATATTTTTAGCAGTTACTATCACCTCAAACGGTCTGAAACCATTATTGTGAATGAAATATGTTTCTTTCTCAATATTTTTCCTAGACACGTAAGAGTTCGACATTTTTTATACTACCATAACGAAACGCTTGTTTATATTGATTTTTTCGATCATTTTTTGTACAGATCCTTGGATAGATACCTTATCCTTAAAAAAAGATTTGATATCGTCGAGCATTTCGTCATCACAAACAATATACTCCAATGTACCAATAATACTTTTTAATCCAAAAAAATTATGTTGGTATACCTGCCAGATCATATCCCAGTTCTTTTTGATGTATGTATACATATGCTTGTTTAGATTCTTATTTTTACCAGCCACACGAAATAATATCTCCATATTTGCATCAGATGTTATATGTTGATTAAATAAATCCAATGTTTTGATATATCGCGTCAAATCGTTTGTAAAACCTAATACATAAATCACTGACGGATTATTTTTAACGTTAACGAATAGTTTGTCAAACAGTTCATTATTATCACCAATAATAGAAGGAAAAGTGACTGTCATAGATTTGTTCAATGATTGTATAGGATCTGCAAAAAAATCGGCGACATCATCTATGCAATATTTTATCGCCAATGGTGTTCGTAATTCGCACATCAACTTGAAAATCACATCGTGCGCGCACATATCATTAAGATCATCTGATTTATTTCCCGAATATTTTTCTTCCAAGCGCATGACAAATGGTTTCAATATTTCACGGAATGTCGTTAAGAATCTTCTATTGTTAACGTATTTGGTGTAAATAAAGTGCTCATAGATAACATGCAACAATAAATGCATTGACCTCAAGTCCGTTGTAGAGATGTTATCGACGATATATTTTAGACGCGCAAAATAGTCATTTGATTTAGTTTGATTAATAAATAATAATGCAAATAGGTCTGCAACCATGCCAGATAGATCGATCATTGATAGAGATGTGAACCGTTCTGATAATATTTTTGATAATATTTTTTTGCTGTAACAGATACGATAAAATCCCCATACATTTTTATTAATTTTGGTAAATATTTTATCCTTACCAATGATCAATCTTTTATCTGATAGAATGACTTCATCTGTTAATGGAATGGACCATAATATGTTCGAATCAATTTGGCAGAACGAATACTGAGTAATATCTAAGTAATTATCGGCTACCCCGTGATAACTAATGTGAATATATGGATAATTTTTTTGATTTAGCCAGTTATGCATCATGTTTTTAATAGATTTTTGCGACACAAACTCTAGCGATTCCCATAAATCATCAGTTGTAGCATTTCCATAGCTATGTTTTTGTAGATAGTGACGGATACCTTCTCGAAATAATTTTACGCCCACTAATTTTATCACCAATCGGATGATATTTGATCCTTTAGCATATGATATGCTATCAAATCCTTCCATTATTTTATCCGTTTCGGTGACATTATTGCAGATTGAATGAGAACAAGTCATGCTATCTAATTCAAATGCATCAGTTGTCTCTTTTTTGTAGTAATGTTCCCAAACGCGCCATTCGGGGAAGATATGATCTAGGGTCTCCCAACTCATCCATGTAGCAAAACTTTCATTCAGCCACAGATCTGACCACCATTCCATCGTCACCAAATTACCAAACCATTGATGTGCAATTTCGTGACTTACCGTAGTCGCAATTACCAATTTATCAGCCGGAGTAGTATTATCCTGACACAATAATGCCGACGCAGTAAACGTAATTAATCCCCAATTTTCCATCGCCCCCGCCATAAACTTCGGAAGTGATACCAAATCCATTTTTTTCAAAGGATATGGTATTCCAAAATACTCGGTCATGTACCTTAAAGATTCTATTGCAACTTTCAGCGCAAATTGAGAATATTTAGGATCTTTGTAGCTATACACACGAACGCTAATATTATTTATTGAATCTTCGATAAAATTATCTGTACCGATGTAAAATGCAACGATGTATGTTGACATTTTAGGAGTCGTTGCAAACGTATGCAATATATATTTACCGTAATTTTTTTGTGATATTTCTGGTGTATTTGATAATACTATTTTGTCTTTTGGAGCAAATATTTCTAGCTGAAATGTCGCTTTGAAACATGGTTCGTCAAAACAGGGAAAACAATATCGCGCATAATGCGATTGAAATTGAGTAGAGATTATGATATCATCTTTTCTGATAGATTTATAAACTCCCGTAGTCTTATCGCTGCTGATTTGGCCAACATAACTAATCTTTATTGTTCCCTGTCGTGGCAGATGGTCAAATATTAATTTAACCTGCTGATATTCTGTTACGTAAATAATTTTTTTGCATCTAACATTATTTAATGTTGCCGATACTATTTGCAAATCCGCGCCATGTAGTATCATTTCTGGACTGTCGTTTTGCTGTTCGTAAGTAACATAACATATGCCACCAAAGATATTCCCACTTGGTTTTATGATAACGTGATAATGTTTCGGTATTGTTGTAGTTTTTAATCTAAAATCATTCATTTCATGTATATTAGTAAGATTTCGTTAATGAAACAGCAGCTTTCTCTAAGGTCTTTCGATGTAAAATAAATAAGCCATTAATTATAGTTATAATTAATGGCAGGAGCGATAATACAATTAGTTGCATATGGTGTACAGGATCTCTATTTAACGGGGGATCCACAGATAACTTTTTTTAAAATTATTTATCGTCGTCACACCAATTTTTCTGTAGAATCAGTGTTACAAAATTTTTCTGCCCCCGCAAATTTTGGTGACACAGTAACATGTACAATTTCAAGGGTAGGAGATTTGGTTGGCGAGATCATATTGTATATGAACATTCCCGCCATTCCTAAATTTGTAAATCCGGTAACTTGTGCAGAAGATCCTATTAAGAAGTTTGCATGGGTAAGATTTTTAGGATATGCGTTAATACAAGAAATAACAATTGAAATCGGGGGCAAATTGATCGACAGACAGTATGGTGAATGGTTATATATATGGGAACAAGTTAGTGGACGACAAGATAGAGGAATAGATAAAATGGTCGGTAATGTTCCGTCGATGTATGAGTTTAGTAACGGTAAAGATGGATATGAATTGTATGTTCCGTTAAAATTTTGGTTTTGTAAAGAGTCCGGTCTAGCGTTACCATTGATAGCATTAGCATCTTCAGATGTCAAAATTAATATCATGTTTAGAAGATTAGAAGAATGTTTCCGTATCGGTCCTACATCATCCATAGAAGTAGAGGACAATGTAGTGCCATTTGTTTATGGCGATTATATTGAACAAACAGTTAATGGTGAAAAAATTGCAGGATATTTCATGGGCTTCGACTATTTACTAAAAAAAATATATTACATTAAGATAGTCGATCGAAATGCTATCAAAAAAAGATTTGAAAGTTCGCCAATTTGTGGAGCAGCAAATAGTATTCCGTTTCGAATTTACAAAACTTCCACGGACGATCTCGATCTACCGCGATCGTATTGTACTCCTAAACCAAAATCGATCGAGATGATAGAACAAGTACAGTTACCTTACAAACCAATCTTTGTAAATTCGTATCTATATGTCAATTACATATATTTGGACACTGATGAGAGATTAAAATTTGCAAGATCTAATCATGAATATTTGATAGAACAAATACAGTACAATCAAGAGATAGGAATAAACAGTCCGAATATTAAACAGAATTTGACATTAGATCATCCTTGTAAGTCACATTATTGGATTGCGCAGTTAGATATGTTAGTAGGACCCGGTACAATTAATGATCTATTCAATTATACGACGTCTTATCTGCGCAGATCTTTGCCTATTGGATATCAAGAAGATCCTGATATTGCGTTGGGCGGAAATGGTGAGTTGGTAGGAACTAATCTTGTAGAAAATGCGACGTTGTTGTTGAATGGCAGAGATAGATTTGGTGTTAGAGATTCAGAATATTTTAATTTGACGCAACCGTATCAGCATCATTATCGGGGACCAGAAGTTGGGATAAACATGTATTCATTTTGTTTGTATCCAGAAGATCACCAGCCTTCTGCGACCTGTAACATGAGTAAGATAGATTATATTACGATGCAGATGCAATTGAATAATATTATTAATTCAAAAACTACATGTCGCATTAGGTCATATACTATCAATTATAATGTATTGCGAATATTTTTTAATTTAGGGGGACTCGCATTCGTTTAATATTTAATGATGATTGAATATTAAATTTATTTACGTCCGTTTACGGTGACTGTCAACATAGCAACAAGTCCTTCAATAAACTTAGCACTTGATCGTTCTGCTTCCTTAGTCTTGCTTAAATATCTTTCTTCGATATCTTTAAGATCACTGCCTTCGATACCATCAACATCGATACGATTGTCAGTTACTTTTAAGATTTCTGAACGTTTGATTCCGTTCAAAAGAATCTCGTTTGCTTTTTTCTCAGCTTCAGCGATTCTATTAAGAACATCATCCATTTTTGATCTACTGTTCAGCGACAGTTCAACTCCACGTTGTCTCTTCAACATCAAGATGATTTGATCATACAAATTTTTCAAAAATGAAGCAGATCCGTCCTTGCCTCCCTCGAGAAATTTAGTGATATCATCGTGTCCACCATATTGTTGTTGTGGCATATCACGATCAAACATACCTCGACTAAATGGAGCATCAATATCCACCAAGCGATGATGTTTCATATCATTAAATAATGCTCTGCGTTTGTAAGCATACACTCCATCTCTAAAGTTACCACCTAACTGTCTCAAACCACGCAAGAGCATTTGCAAGTTGCCTGCATTTTTGGTACCAGGTTTAGCAGCTGGATAATATTCGTAGATTTTCATGTCTTCAAATTTGATCGTCGTTGGTTTATTCTCTGGACCTTCTGGTACATCTTTGACAGAAACCCAACCTTTATTGAGAACTGATGGATGCGCATTGACCCATTCAACCAACAATGATAAGTAGTTGATAAAATATGGATTTTCTTTCATTGTTTTAACTGCATCAGCAGCACTAACTGGAGGAACAGAAGTTAGTACAGCGAATTTGTCTCGGAAATCAGCTGTATCTAATCGTTTGAACCATCTGCTTACTGGTTCTACTTTCATCAATGAAATATTAGCAAGAGGACCACTACCAGTATCTTTTTCGGCAATAGTATCGAAATTGAATTTCTTCAAAATATTATATGCGACTGTTGGGCGAATTTTCATGATTGTTTCTTTGTTTGCAAGACTCTCGCCCCATTTCTTGTTTTTATCGATTTTTTTAACAACTTCAAAACATTTTGAATAAGTTCCTTGTTCTAATGCACATTCATTTAAAAATCCGAGACAATTTTGACCAGTTACATCATCAATAAATCCACATTGACCGTTAATGTCAAATTCAGTGTTGTTTTTGTTGAACCATTTTCCACCTTCATCTTGACGCCATGGGGTTTCTTTGTTTAACATGAGTGCTTTCAAATCATTTTCTGATTTAGCCATCGATGTTGATACGCCGGCATTTCTATCAAGGATTGCCATAATATCGTCCGGCTTCAATTCAAAAATTCTATCACCGAGAATTGTGATAATATTTCTAGCAGCAGCGTCTTTTTTGAGAGGGATAGGATCGCCATTGGTTCTTTGGACATTAACAACATCAGTCGGGTCAGATGGATCAGATGTGAAGACTCGTTGGGCGATAATTCTTAATCCGTATGGACCTTCTGTTGTGTATAAATCACCTTCAGTGATCCAGTCAGTATCTGTTAACCAAATTCTTCGTGCGCTGCCTGCTTGAAGTGCTGGAAGGCGACCTAAAGCGTTGATGACGTCAACTTCCCCGACACCACCATGCATTCTGTGTCTGCGTCTGCCTCCAGTCATTCGTTGGTCTAATTTTTTAACGTTTAGTCTGAATTTTGCGAATTCTGCTTTACGTTGTGCTTGTGGGAGACCGTTTATGTATTTTTCAAACGCTTCGAGAGTGAGAGGTTGTCCGGTAGCGTTTTCGACGACGTTAAATATGTCATTATATTTAGCTGTATTGCCAGAGATAACTTCGTTAAATACTCGGCTTTGGCAGGCAGTTTCGTTGTCCATGTTTGATTTAACATTGGGCGGGATTGTATTACCAGTATAATTAATGAAGTTGTTAATCATAGCATCTTTGAAGGTGTCAACAATTGATTCAATGTTATCATCGCCAATCTTTTGATTGACATAATCAATACGACTGGCAAAAAAATTTACATAATTTTGGAGGAAATTATTTATGTTCTTCTCGTATACACCCCCTCGAGCAGATTGGTTAGCGATAAATGATCCGGGATTTGATATGACTGCATTAAACAATGCGATAGATGCGATTTGCGAAAACACTTTATAAGTTTTAACTTCGTCCACAAAATTGTTTATTTCATCATGTTTGTTCGTTGCCCCAACGGAGTCCGTGCGGTTATATTTACCTAAATCTATTTTTGGTATATACATAAATAATGGTGCAGATGATGCGGCGTGTGTGCTGGCAGCTGGTTTAGTTGGAACCATCCCAGCGGCCACTACCGTAGCCGCCCCGATATCATAATTTCCTTTCATTGTGTTGTATATAGTTACCGCGTCGGCCGCGCCATTAAATGCATTTTCATCGTTGTATCCCGATTCTGCTGGGGTGGCTATTGTTTTCCAGTATGCTTTTAAAAGACTTCTCCAAGCAGATTCTTCTTCAGCGGATGTAAGCGGAACACCAGCGGACGCATAATACGGATCATCTAATGAAACTACTTTTTTGGATGTATATGGCATAAATCCAGAATTTAGATATACATTTCTTATGATTTTTTTGGTAACGTTTGCATCATCATTATACAAATTTGCCAAAGCGGGAGGTATTATTTCACGATGAATAGGTTCGCCAATATTGTCCCAAAAAAAGGAGAGGTTAGCATGATCTACACCTGTTGATTTGAAAATACTTGCCAACGCCTTCTTGCTGTCACCGCCGTCACTAAAATCCCAGTTAGCTGTCCCCAAATCAGTAATCATAGATTTAAGTTCTGTCGAAGGAGCGACAGCAGATTCGTTAGCGCTAATTTCTTTTTTGATTGTTTCGGCAATTGGCATCAGAGAAGCTAGGATTGCCATTTCGAGTTTATCAACACTGAGAATTCCAGATAACTTATTTTCTTGTTTGTAGTGTACATCATCAAACATTTTAACAACCGCCGCTATTAATTTGTGAAAATTAATAGTATCGTGTCGATATAAAAATTTAATAATAGAATCTCCGCGCGGACTTTTATCCAAATCTAACTGCGCGATAAACATATACAAAAAAGATATGAGTGATTGGATCGGAGTATTATTCGTAGCTGTTTCCCAAATTCTAGTTCCAAGTAAGTTGACTCCAGGAAGTAACGATTTGATGTCGGAGAATTTTTTTTCTGCATCATCATGGAACACAAACGTTTCAACGTATAGTTGTTGAACGTCATATTTAGTAGCCGTTTGAGGCTTATTACTCACTATAGCACCAATTACTTTGCTAATTGGTTCGCCACTTTTCAATAACGCTTCAGATCTTGCCTTCGTTGGTTTCTCAATTTGATTAAGCGCTTGACCAAACGCAGTCAAATATTCCATATATTCAGGAACAACATCCTTGGGTCCAACATTACCACGTCGAAATGCAGTATTTTTTTCACCCGTAAATGCGTCTAATCCAGCGTTAGCCAACATAAAAAAGTTTGGTGCTTTTTTAACAATATTTATAATCTGCTCACATTGCAATGCACCTCCCCTTTGTGAAGGTCTGCCTGCGTGTCGTTTGGTATGTGACGATTTACTCATGACAAGAATATATTAATAACGAAGAAAAAAAAAGATAAAAATCATCCATTTCTATACTATCTAAAAATTTTATACCAGATTTTCTATATAAATTATAATAATTATATTATGCCCTTAATATATAACATGTTCGATAACATCAGCAATACACAAATTCTATTATTTATTGTAGTCATCGCAGTAATTTTATTTGCATCGATGTATTTTTCCAACAACAAAAAAGAATTGATGCACAAATTACCATCCAAAACTGGTTGTGCACCTAAACAATATAACAAACGCGCAGATAATGGACCAAAAAATTTTACATTGTACAATTTTTATAATCCCGATTGCGTCTGGTGCAAAAGATTTATGCCAGATTGGAACAAATTAGTAAATGACCTCGAAGATGTTCAAGATCTATCCCTCAAACCAATCGACTCATCAAAATCTGAAAATGGCGATCTAACTTTTTATTACAACATCAAAGCTTTCCCGACAGTCATTCTCGCAACACCAGATAGACACATCGAATACGACGGCAACAGAACATCCGCTGATATCAATAAATTCGTTCGTAATGTTATAACCGAATACAATAATAAATAAATGTTTCATCAAATATTTATTTAATATGGACTTCTCGAAATGATATCCCGTATCATTTTGTAACCGTAATGTAGATACATATCATAATAATATGTCTTTAACATTTTATCTCTAAATTTAGTTTCTTCAAACATTTTTTTTGTTAAAACAGGATAAAACTCCAATTCTTCAAACAATAATGAAACCATATCAAAATTTTTAGGAGTATTATATATTGCCCCAAACCAACTCATCGCAATAGATCCAACAGTATCTGAATCGCCATGATGTAGCATCGAATATACAATTAATTTTTCTAACGATTCGCCACTCTCCAATAACGCATCATATGCCATAATCACAGCATCATCAGCATCTCCGCCTGGAAAATTTAGATGTCCTTTGCTAAAATTTTCCGCAAAATATTTGATCCGTAATACCGGATGTTTGAACATTTTAATATCCAATAACGGTGTCAAACCAGAGAAGCGTTTGTTAACATACTTCTCCCATTGCGAATAAAATAATACTTTATCCCTTGCGTAAAGATGATATTCATCTGGCCTTGATTTTTTCATGTACTTATCTATTTTGTCAGATTTTAACGTCTTTAATAATTTATGCGGCCAAATTGCGACTGGTACTTGTTCAATTGCATAAGATGTAAATAATGCTGTAGTGATGCTACCTAAGATCGCTGTTGCTGAATTATGTGTAATTCGACTACATTCGACTGCTAATGCTATCAATCGTTTGCGATTTATCCTGCCTGGATAAAATATTCCGATGCAACCAGATCGCATAGCAGATCCAGATCCCGTTGCGTTAGCATTATATGGCAATTTATTCCATTCGATGAATTCTTGATTACTAAGTGATTTCGTTGTCATTGCCCCTGGATGTCTACCAGTCATCTGTGGCACTACTTCCAAGTATGCTTTTCGTAACTTTTTTCCATATTCATCAACAGTTGTTATTTTATCGCAAAGTACATCAAATGTTGCCATATACAAAATTGTATCATCCGACGCGCGCCAATTTACGATACTCATATCATTGATGCCACCGAGAGATATATATTCGTATATCATATCATTCGCAGACTCAGGATCGACATGCACAAGACCAGAATTCATCTCCCATTTTCCATCGTGATACCCAATAGTATCCCCCAATGTTTGATAAAAAGGAATCACTGAGTTTACAAAAATCCATTGACTAAGATTATCATCTTCTAATTCGATGGGCCCTGTCATCACGGAAACATTCGTGAGAATCAACTCTACTGACTTAAAAATTTCGTCAGCTACTTTGTCGACATCGCTTTTCTTCATTTTGCCCTTTGTTTTTTTTTGAATTTTTTGGATGATTTTCTGTTCAGCTCTATTTCGATATTCAGCTCCCTTCTCTAAAATTTTATCATCGTTATCATCATTCATTTAATATTAACACGGAAAAAATTAAGTTATAATAATAAAAAAAAAGATAGATATAATTTATTATCTTTAGTATGGCAACAGAATATGGAATTAAGAAGGACAAAACTATAAATTTATATAGCATACTTGGTTTGACAATCGATGTATGTAAAGATCAAAAATGTAATGAATTGATCCAGAAAGCATATCTCAAAAAAGCTAAGCTCTGTCACCCCGATAGACATCCAGGAAGAAAAGATGTTGCCGAAGTATTTGAATTGATAACGGGGGCCTATGATATTCTTAAAAACGAAAAACAGAGGACTGAATACAACCATAAAATGGCGATGATGAACGAGTCTTCTAGCGATTTTTCGCAGTTGAAGAAGAAAACAGAAAATTTTATGACCTCACAAGGAGAATTTGCACCCGCGACAGACGCCCAAAAGTTAAGTTTCGGTGCGCAAATGGTGTTACAAAATGAAAAACATGGCTTTGACGAATCTATCTGTAAGGTTCCAATACCAAAAAATGAAGCTAAAAAAAGATTGGAAGAATTAACACGAGATAGATCTAAACAAGATAATGAAATTAAACATGAGCGATTATTTAAGGGTATGGATTGGAATGGGGCAAAATTTAATAGAGCATTTGAATTATCGCATAAACGCGAGGATGATGCGTTAGTAGAACATGGTGGTGTTCCCTCTGCATGGAATTGTCAAGGGGCGGTGGCAAACTTTTCTGCTTTCGATGATCTTGGTAACTTGTACGTTGATGATGGCTCTCGTGTTGATACTGAACGACAAAAATACGGTAACATAAATTTTGGTAATCTTCCGCAACATAAATTTACAGCTGAAGAGGTAAATACCTTAGAAGGTGTGGATTATTTTGCTGGTCATAATGAACTAGGAGATGATTATTTTGCCGACATCAAAGAACGATTGCGAAATAGAGAGTCCAATAATATGAATTATGATAGTATGCAGTTTGATGATTTCAAGCGTGATGATTTTGCAGGTTATGGTATTCATGATCAATTGGGACTTCATTACGAAGACAGATTATGCTTAGACGATAATACAGAGGATGACATTTCTCAGCGCTTTGAAAATTTGATGGCGCAGAGACGCATGGAAGATCTTATGCTTGACAAAAAGAAACAAAAATAAAATTAATTGATTAATTAATTTTATTTAGTACAAAACTTATCAGCTGCATCAACGCCAGCTTGATATATGGCTTTTTTAACATCATTATTGATATCAAATGAGAAATCTGACATCATATCGTCACATGACTTATTTTTTTCTGCAAATTCTTTGGTCTTCGTCACATGAATTGTATTTTTTTCATATTTAGTGTGATCTTCAGCATAATAATGTTTCATAATTAAATGCAACACAGCTCTAAAGAATTGTTCAGGACAATTATACGTCGTATCATATTCAATACCGAGCAATATTCCGATAGTTTTATCAATTTCATCAGCAAACAACTCCATTGGATAATTATCGAGAGCACTGCCGTCAATGTATTTTTTCCCATCAATATCAACAGGAACAAACAAAATAGGAACACTTATGGAAATTCTAATCGCAACTGACACTTTAAAATTCGGAGTGTTAACATGATTATAGCGGACAGCAATTGAATCAGTTAAACATGTACCAGTAACGGTAAAATTAATACCAGTCAGTTCGAATAGTTGTCGGAAATTTATGTGTTTGATTCCAGTTGCCTTAGTAAGAATTTCTTCTATCAAATTAAAAATAGTACGCCCATCGTCGACCCCACACTTGTTTAAAAATAATGATACATCTGGATTGATCAATTTTTTCATATCTAAACACATAACGAAATTCAATATGTTAGTCATGTCAAATCCCAAGACAATCAACAGACCAGCAAGAGCCCCTGCGCTTGATCCAGCGACTCCTTTTAACGTTGATAAATCTAATAATCCATTATCAATCAACTTTTGAATAGCACCGATATGTGCAATTCCTTTAGTTCCGCCACCACTTAACACCAGATTTGTATATTGAGTCACCGATGGTACTTCAACCGGGGGTGCATTATCAACAATAACTGACTGTACTTCAATGGGAGTTGTGCTATCAACAATAGGATCATCCATATTTTGTTAATAATTTAATGACGGTTTTTATATTAATCCAACAAACTCGCATATTTTTATTCTTACCAATATATAAATGGAACTAGCTCACGAAGATTTGTATAGAAAACATGACCAGTTAGCTAATCTTAAACGGCAAACATATGAACAAATATATAAAAGGTGCGCCAACACTATCAAATATACAGCAGATATTGGCGAACTATTTTGCATATTTAAAATTCCTAATTTTTTATTTGGCAGCGATTATCCGATAATAAATATACCTTCGTGTGCCAGATATATCACGGAAAAATTAAAAAAAATATCAAAACAAATGAAAACAACATTTGTTGAACCAGACATTTTGATAATTGATTGGCGCAGAGATGTTGATGTTTAGTTATCATTTAGTTAAACTTTTTGTCATTAAATATAGAATGAATATTACGATAACTGCACCTACAACAATAATAAGGGTTTCTTTCCAGGAATCTGATTGTGTAGTATTAATATCCGTTTGACGATTAATATTACTGAATAGCATAATATCGTGTAATCGATCATTCACTTTCCTATCAACCATTTTTTTGAATTGCGCATAACATCGATCACAATTTTGCAAATGGTTGGTGACTGCAGTGCAACCTGGTTCATCACGCTCAACAAAATCGGAGGTATTAAATATATCATCTCGTTTGTAAAGTTTTTTTTTGTAAGGTGTCGTGTTGACTGATAATTCTGATAAATTAATCGATGGGGAGGAGAAATTGTAGATATCTGTTCTGGGATTAGAAATTTTATCTACGGGCTCCGTATCTGAGTTTGGTTTCCCAGATAATTTTCTGGTCATAGCTTTTACCGGATCATTTATCCATGCGTCATCCCAACTCGAAAACATTGTTATAGTTATAAATAAAACAGAAATTTATTGTCATATCAAATTATCGTTAATTAATTTGATATAACTTTCTAAGTTATACATATATTTCTAGCATGTCAGCAAAACCAAGAAACAAACGAAAAATGGTAACTGATAAGCAAACAGATTATTGTTTTGATTATTTTGTCAATCCTGATAAATTTGATAACCAAAAAAAGCCAGAGTGGGATAACGAAGATAATAAAAACTTGGAAAATCATTTGGCTAAAAATCCAATGCGAAAATTAGACAGCAATATCACCGAAACAAAATCGATCAAATCATTGGCAAAAGAAGATTCGTCTGATTCTGAAACATCTATCAAGATGGAGTTGCCATCGAATCACAGTAGTACCAAAAGCAACAGTTCTGCTAGAAGTGAAGAAGATTCTCTTTCAATTTCATCAGCGACGGATAATGCAACGAGTCCATACATGAAAAAAATACCCGGAAAGACAGAAACGAAACCAAAAACTGAGACGAAACCAAAAACGGAGACAAAGCCTAAAACAGAAACCAAAACGAAGACTGAGACAAGACCGAAAACTGAAACGAGACCGTCGCCACAACCAGTAGAAACACCTGAAGAAAAAAGGGCACGAGCTAGAGAAGCGCATTGTACGATTGAAGATTTAAAACGCAAGGGAGTTTTTTTTACCAAGAATTACACATCAATGGATGATCCTGACGAAATGGAGGCGGAGATAGCGATACAACGGGAGAGAAAGAATAAACAAGTGCAAGTTAAATTTTATAAGCAGATATTATTAGGAGTTGTAAGTGGTACAGAATTTTTGAATACTAAATATGATCCATTTAATATTCAATTGAATGATTGGTCTAAACAAATTGCACTTGATCAAGATGATTACACCGAGGTTTTGGAAGAGTTGTATGAAAAATACAAAGATAGGGGAGGTAAGATGCCGCCAGAAATACGATTGTTGTTTATGATCGTCATGAGTGGTGTCACGTTTCATTTGAGTAAAACAATATTTGGTGACAACAACACAGTCGATAAGATGGTGACGAACAATCCAAATATTATGGCTGAATTATTGAAGAATTTTACAAACCGAGGAGCTCCTGCGGCAGTGGCCCCTGTTGAAAATATTCCGTCCAGAACGAATGATATGCTATCAAAAATCCGTGAAGCAAATAGGGAAGCACCAAAGAACACTGAAGTACGACCAAAAAGAGAGGAACCAATGACACCGATGAGCGTAGATAGAACTGTTCAATCTGAAATGTCATCAGTAAGACCTCCAGAAAGACCGTCAGATAATAGAATAAAACAAGAACGAGATGCTTTGGCAGAGAAGACAAGAATGTATGAAATGCAAATGCGCAAACAAGATGAGATGTATAGAGCACAGTTAGAACAAACTCGAAATCAACAAGTCAGAGATCAAACGCAATCAAATTTTGTGCCAGTTAATAGAGTATTATCAGGAAAATCAGAAAGTAAAAATATATTTGAAGCAGAAAGCAAATCACGATCGAAAATGAATGAAAACTCTGTTGAATTATTTGATTTGATAGATTCATTAGAAAGTTCCATAGCTTCTGACATCAGTGATATGAAATCAACAACAAATAATAAAAAATCTAAAAACAACCGAACATTGACTAATCGAAGTGTTAATTCCCAGTCAGATAATCTTTCCACATTGAGTCGGGGAAAGAAGAAATCTCTTGTCTTGTAAATATTAATATAAAATTTACAAGATACTTACTATTACCTGTTGGATGATGATGACTAAAAAAATTGATAATTCAAAAGATAATATATATGTCAAACATGGAGAGAATGATAACAATATGAGTAAAAAACCTACTAAAAGTATATCGGGGTCAAAATCAGTGTTGTCTAATAGACCTGAAGGAACTATTCCAAAAAGACGGGGTCGTCGGCCAAAAAAAATTGTTGAGAATGATGCGATATATAATGAAAAAAACACAAATAAGAAATCTGAAGATTCTGCGATTATATTACAAATGAAGATAGATCCTGCAAGATTGCGCAATCTCGAACTAAAAAAAAATAGTACCCCCAAAAAAATTTTGATTGACGATGATTCATCAGAAGGTATGTTCAAAAACGATATTCCTCGCGATCTTGTGTGTAAAAAATGCATCAAAAATGAAAAGATAATCGCGACGTTGAAAAATAAGATTGATAAATATGAACAAAAAGAAAATATTATTAAGGCCAATAAAGCATATGTTAGTAATTTAAATTTAGTATCTTATCCACAAGGTAACAATTTTGTCAAAAAGAAGAATGTTTGGTGCTTATGGGATGCCCATCCATTTCCAGGTGATCCATTTCCTTTGCCAGAAATGTTACATAAAGGTAAATATTATGTTACCGGATATTTTTGCAGTCCAAATTGTGCTCTAGCACATAATTTATTCGTTATCAAGGATTCAAAGGTGCATGTTCGAAAAACGCTGGTATACAGCATGTACCGTGAAATGATGGGTTTGAGTATGGACGAAAAAATCGAGTTGGTAGAAGCTCCACCTAAAGGAACATTGATTAATTTTGGTGGTACAGATTCTATAGAGGCATTTAGACAAGGATTTTTGAATGTCAATAGAGAATATATCATCTATATGCCGCCATTCAAATGCATATTACCTGTTATTGAAGAAAGGACTGTTGGATTAAACGAAAATGATGATAAAAAATATGTTCTTGAAAGAAAAACACCTATCAAAAAGAAAAATTCTATCATGAATTCTATGAAGTTACCAGCGTATGATAACGACGACGACGAATTATAATATTGGAATTATAAATATTTTATAATTCCAATGCTTTCTTACGCTTGTTTGCTGTTTTGGATCCACCAATTGCTACTTTCTTTTTCTTTGTAGTTTTTGATCCGCCAATTGCTGCCTTCTTTTTAGTCTTTTTCTGTCCAAAATCATGTCGCTGTTCCAAATAATAACGACCTTGTAAATAAGAATCACACAAATCATCTTTTTTTGTGTAAAGACTTAAAATAAATAAACTAACGTCGTCATCTTGTAATAATTTCTTCGTATATTCAATGCCAAGTTTTTTGGTCAACTTATATTTATCCTTTTCGTTTTTATTAGCTTTAAAAACTTCCAAAGTATTGTCTTCGTTAATTTTTAATTTATTACTAGCGGCAAAAAAATTTAAGAAATCAAGAGTTATTACTTTATCCTTTAAACCCCTAATCAAAAAATAATCATATAAAGTGTTAGCAATGGATTTCATCTGAGCGTTTATTTTAACAGGTTGGTTTTCGATGATTACTCCCTTCACACCAAGCTTACAGAAACGTTCCATCAAACTATCCAGTTCGTTAACTAACTTTAATTGAAAAAATCCCGTTGAAAAATCTTTTGTTTTAGCTTTCTTGATTAAATTTGGCGATAACTTTGTTGTCATTTTTTTAATCATGGCCTTCGCATGTGCCGAACAATAATAAGTGTCACTAATTGAATGAAGGACAGTGTTAGCTTTTTTCATACATAAATCACCCGTTTTTTTTTCATAATCACACGTATGCGCATCATTCTTATCTAATTGCCCGAACATTTTCAATGTATCTGCATTTGTCCAATAAGATTCATGTTGCGGTAAATGCATTTTACAGAAGCCAATTTGTTCGCCAGATAATAAATTTTGACAGTATGTGGCTTTTTTGGTGCACTTTTTGGCATCTTCTCCTTTCTTTTTGGTTTTCATCATACCACAGCAAGGTATGATGATTCGTTCATCAAGCAAGAGATCGATATTATCCCAATCTAATATGGTTACATCATGTTTATCTTTGTCAACATCATATTCATCTTTTAGGATACAATATGCTAAATGCGTTATTCCAACATCCCATGATAAGACGATCATTTATATTAATATTAATGCGCAGAATATTTATATTAGAATCAAATAAAAATTGATATTTTAAAAATCTGATTGTTCCATTAATCCATTTCATAATCAAAAATGATCCAATTAGCTGTCTTCAAACATCGATATATGGGTCTTGTACAAATATTGGGAGGGATAGTTTCAGGCTACAATTATACATGTCTGATGCTAAACCAACTAAAAGAATTCGATTTGCCTCACAGAGAAGATGGCGAGGACTATTACGACGTTTTAAATTCGGATCATATGCATAATCATAACCTTTACCTCGGTTACGCAATGACTGCACGAGAATTGGACCGGTTCATTACATCAGGAATAGCCGAATTGAAAAATATAGCAGAACAAATTCGCGAGTTTGAAAAGCCCATACTGGAGAGTTACACTTTATCTGGCAATTCTCAGATTAATTATGATGTTCTCCAATCAGAATTAGACGAAGATGTCCAACAAAATTTGGAAGAAATGAGCGACGTCTCTGACAAAATTAAATTGTTGCAATCGATTTTAGATAAATAAAATTTTTAATTATCTAATAGTCTGTCAAGCTCATCCCACATTTTCTTCTCTTTCTCACTGTTAATAGTGCCTCCTTGCTGTCCGAATGATGGACTTGAAATCGAATCGGAAGATATGTCAGACAATGTTGTTGATGGTTGTTTTTTCTTATCTTTTGTAGTTCGCTTAGGAGTATCTTCTGTAAAAAATGATGATTCCGATGATATTTCGTTACCCTTTTTAATTCCACCAAAAGATTTTGATTTTTTGTGCGAATCAGATGATATAGTTGACGCTGACTGAATATGTTTTTTAGCGCCGCCAGCTGACGAAATAGAACTTGATATAGAATTATTTAATTTGATATGTTTTTTAGCATTGCCAGCAGACGAGAATGAACCTGATTTGCTATGTTTATTAGTGTCATTACCCGCAGACGAAATAGAACTCGAAACTGAATCGTTCCCTCCTGTTTGTTTCTTCATATCATTTGTTCTCCGGATGATTTCTTTTAACGCAACGATCAATTCATTATCAATAAAAGTGCTACTCATATTATAATTATAGTAAAGAATTTTACCAAAAAATTGACTTTGAAACCTACTTGATATAAAGATTTATTTATCAATATGTCATATTATCATGTCGTCTGGTTCTAAAACTAACAAAAAGAAAAAGCAAGCAATAATAAGACATAAATCAGCTAATTCTCGTAACTCGGGATCAAAATCGGCCAAAAAGAAACCAATTGAGGAGTCGTCAATAGATATCAATAAAGTGTTCGATATAATGAAAAATAATAGTGAACGGGAAACGAGAGATACTAAATTGAAAACGGAAGTCATTCTTCCGACCAATCAAACAAGTGAGCCCACATATAATATCAATGAAAACAGTCAAGAAGTGTTCAATTCTTACAAAGAAGCCCGTCATTTTTTAGAAGAGAACGGAATATCTATATCGACAATAACATTAGATTGCAAATTACACACGCTGATCAATGTCAATATCTTTTCAAAAAACGTAGAACTGAAAGATAATGAGATTGCAAGCGTTAAATACGGAAACAGGAATGACACTGCTACAAACAGGACAATTATAAATTTGGACACAAAGAAAAAAAAATCAAGTGGTAAAATGTTCTTTAATCAAGTTACAATTCTGATGAAACCTACCAACAATGCCGAACGTAATTACATCAACATCAAAGTTTTCAAAAATGGTTCGTTGCAAATGACTGGGTGCAAAGATATGAACGATTTTAACAATGTTGTACATACGTTGATAAAGCTGCTAATAAAGGGTACTACGATAACAAGAAATAGAATTACTCGTCATTTGAATTATATTACCAACCCAGATACAATTGGGTTGTATGATACTAAGATCAGAATGATTAATTCTAATTTCCAATTTCAATACAAAATATATCGCGAAAGATTATCACAATTATTGGTCGAACATCATAATAAATATACCAAAGATACAGATATTGGATATGTAGAACATAAATATTCATCTAACAGTAGTCATTCGTGCGTTAATATCAAATTTAAATATGATGAAAACAAGAGTCCGTCCATTTTTGTGTTTCAAACTGGATCTATCATCATTACTGGTGCAAAAAATTTACAACATATTATTGCGTCATATGACTTTATTCAAAAAATCATAGCGAAATATAAACAGCAAATAATGATCGTTGATTTGGATCAAGATGCAGTTAGAGCAGAAATAGCAAACTATTTTCTCGAGAAGAGGAAAAGCTTAATATAAAACAATTAATTAAATTTTTATCAATATTTAATTAATTTTATACGTCCCATAATAAGGAATATTGTAAGGATTATTGTTGAGCTGTGCAGCCAGTCCTGGATTCATATACATAGTTGCTGGTACATTCAATTTTGGCGCAGAAACAGAACCTTGTTGTACTGGTCTATCTAAATTATTATTGACTGATGATCCCATTATCAACGACGCGGTTCTATTATTATCGTCACGCACATACGACATACTCATATCCTTATTTGGTCCTAAATCTACGTTGCTGAGAGTAGGCGCGTGATAAACCTGTGTCATTTCTTTACGATCATCTCTCTTTGCATTGTATGCGTCACAATATGATCTAGGTTTATCATCACCCTCAGGTCCGTTGACGAACATCTCTTGACCTGTAAATTGACGAGTTGTATTTGGTACATATGGTTTCTCGGTTATATATCCATATCCCTTTGAATTAACATCATTAGTTGGCATACCTACAAATTCTTGATCTATTGTACCTTCTTTCGTTGTTGTCTTGGCAATATCTTGTAAATTTGTGCGGATAGATTGATTAGTTGCAGCCGCCCGTGTTGGATATGGAATTTGGATTCCTTCTTTTTGAGTCATCTTAGCAACATCTTGCAAATTTGAATGAATAGATTGACAAGTGGCGGTAGTTCGCATCATTGCAGGAGTTTGAGTTCCTTCCTTTTGTGTTGTTTTTGCGACATCTTGCAAGTTCGAGTGAATAGATTGACCAGTTGCGGCTGCTCGTGTTGGATACGGAATTTGTACGCCTTCTTTCTGTGTCATTTTTGCGATGTCTTGCAAATTTGAGTGAATTGATTGCCCAGTTGCTGCTGCTCGCACCGGATAAGGGATCTGCACTCCTTCTTTCTGTGTTGTCTTCGCAACGTCTTGCAAATTAGAATGAATAGATTGACCAGTTGCAGCAGCTCGCACCGGATAAGTGATCTGCACTCCTTCTTTCTGTGTTGTTTTTGCGACGTCTTGCAAATTTGAATGAATTGACTGACCAGTCGCCGCAGCTCGCATTGGATATGGAATTTGCACTCCTTCCTTTTGTGTTGTTTTGGCAACATCTGAATATCCTCTTGCCCCTTGCGCTTGATCAACCGGAGCAGAGAAAGTGTTCTGTTGCACTTGTCCCGTTATGGACTTGAGAGTTGCTCGCGCGTTATCAGTATAGTTTGAAGTACGTTGATGTTGATTTGACATATTAATAAATGTCTCTCGTTGGATGCTATTAGTACTCTCACCAATTGTAGTTCTGGCATTATCTTGATAGTTAGATGTTCGTTGCGACTGACCGACCGGAACAGCAAATGTATTTTGTTGAATTTGAGTTGTGACAGATTTGAGTGTTGGCTTTGCAGTGTCTTGATATCCTCGAGCTCCTTGCGCTTGATCAACTGGGACCGAAAAAGTATTTTGTTGGATTTGAACAGTGTCTTGTTTGAGTGTCGTTTTGGCATTTTGAGTATAGTTGGAAGTACGTTGCTGCTGATTTACCGGTGTAACAAATGATTCTCTATTAATACTATTTGTACTTTCATTCGTTGTTGTTCTAGCTTTATCTTGAAGATTTGGAGTGCGTTGTTGTTGTCCTACTGGCGCTGTCATAGTTTGTTGCGGGATATTGCTTGTTGTACTCTTAATAGTCTGTCTTGCGGTATCACTATATCCTACTGCTCCTTGTTGTCTATTAACTGGGACTGTCATTGTTTGGTAAGGTATGTTGACAGTCGTTTCACCGATTGTTGGACGGGCAAGATCTTGATATTCTGTTGCCCCTTGCTGCTGACCGATAGCAAGTACTTGAGTATTTTGAGGGATCTGCACGACTGTTTGCTTGAGAGTAATCTTCGGACTGTCTAAATAATTCGCATAAATATTAAAATCAGATGTCGCGTTATTTGGTTCAACTGCACTTTCTGTTGATTCACGCGTGGTTGTTCTTGCAAGATCTGAATTATAAACTCCGTGACCAGTGTTCAGACTAGTTGCATGTGGATTTAGTTGATTTTCGATAGTCATTTCTTGTATTGTAGGATTAGCTACATCCATCGCGTGAACGGTTCCTCGCATAGTATTCGATTTAGCGAGTCCAACATTGTGTGCAACTGTAGCAGTCGATTGTTTAATTGTTTCTTTTGCATTATCTTGAATATTTGTAAAACCGTTTGTAGCACTTGATGCAATACCCATGTGTTCTTTTTGTTCAGTTGTCGAACGAATAGTTGAAAAGTTTTCGTAAGAATTAAAGTTAGGATTGAATTCTGTTTCACCTTTTGCAAATTTTTGGAGAGGCTTAGGTAGCGTAAATGTTGCTTTAGTCGTGTTTTTAACTTTAGATCGCATATATTCTGGCATATTTTGATCGACTGCTCCAGCGTTTGTGAATGCTCCTCCAGTATACTCCATCTGTTGATTTGCCCGATCAGTTTCTTTCATGACATAATTATCTCTTGTTTTTGGCCCAGAAACATCAACAGATTTGGGTAACAAGTCAGCCTCTGTAGTAACCTTGAAGCCATCTGGTCTGTATGATATTACTTCTGCTTGCACTGCTCTAGCTTGCCCTTTCATACCCATGATAGTACGTCCTTCATATGATTCTTTAGGATTATTTGTTGTGCGTAATTCGTCAACGGTCTTAGGCAACACTCTGACCATTTCGTTATAACCCCCAGTACCAATCTCATTGTAATTCAAATTCAAACCAGGAGTAATTCTTTCTGGATCTTTTAATGATTCATTTTGGTACCAACGACCGATTTGGTATCTTGATTCTTCTCCTTCTGGACGGATAGGGGTACCATAAACATATCCCGCATCAGCTACGACAGGGAACATACGTGGTATTTCATTTTTTTTATGCCATTCGCTTGATAAATTACCTGTAAATAACTCTTTTTTGTAATCCATTGCATGTGTATTCAATAAATCATTTGTACCATAACCTGTTTTTCTACTAAAATATGGCATCATATTATCATGTATCAATTCATTATCTGGAACAATACCATAAGCCATAGATCCTTTTTGATCATACTGAGTCCAGCCTCCGTCATAAGATAATTGTCTTTCCAAATCTGATAATTGAACTTTATTACTTGTGTTAAATATGTCATTAGGAGCAGAAGGTAATCCGTTTGTATCGTACGTTTGTTCATCAAATTGTGCAATGTACGATGGATAATCGGGTACAATTTCGGGCACATCTTCAATTTCTCTAAATTGAGGGAATTGTTCGTTGAATTCCTTGATTTGAGGATAGGATGTCTCTGGAACTCCTTTATAGCGAGGATATTTAGCGTTTTCATCATCCAATATTTGTACTTGATAATCTGGCTTGACACCAATTAATCGTTTGTATTTCTTTTGCGATTCGGGAGATCCCAATCCAAATTCGCCTTTCGGATGTTTAGGCTTACCCGTAAGAATTTTACGCAACGCATCAGAATTATCTGTTAAACTTTCACTAACACTTAACAAATCTGGATCTTCACCATTTGAATCTAACTGCCAATCTGCGACTGGTTTTGTTTTACCAAAACTTTCAACGACAAAAATATCACTATCAGTTCTAAATTTTTTCGGCGTGTTGACTGGTCTGTTGGTAGCAGGGTCAACAAAGGTTTTTCTTTGAACTTTTGCAACGCCAGGTATGACGAGTGGTTTTTGTCTATTCTGCTCTTGATGTTCTTCATATAAATCGCTTAATAGTCGATGATCTCGGTCATAATAATTTGCTTTGAAGACATTATTTGGCGTTTCTGCTTTGGTGGAATAAGAGCTGCTTAGGTCATCACTGTAAATATCATCTAAATCTTCATCTGCGTCATATAATTGATTGATGTTACGAGCTTGTTTGGCGCTCTTATCTAAACGTGACCTATTTATCAGTGGACCTAATTGATTGTAATAGTTAGGGATGATGTTAGTGTTCCGCGGATCTTGACTTTTATTGTATGATATTCCTGCAAATACTTTTTCCTTTTCTTCGGACAAACTTAATCTATTTTGATTATAAACGTCAAATCCGTCCGGAACGTCATTAGATAGGATTTTACTTTTTTTTCTTTTATCATCATTGGTATTGTGGTCATTATCGTTAAGATAATAGCCAACAAATCCCATTGCAGCTATCAACGCGATCTCCATTATTATATATAATGTATATATAATAATGATATATTTATTGTCGGTTATTCGATAATGTTAAGATATTACCATCAATTTTTAGTTGAACGATTGATGATGGAACAATTATGTTAACATTTTTAATTTCGATCAATTCAAGATGTGTTACGTTACTTGGGATATTTTTTACGATATTATTTATTTTTTTGGTATGCATATAGCTAAGAGTAAGATGAGTTATGCTTGATGGAATTATCAAATGTTCTAGTATGCCACATAATGATATATTTTTAACACTATTAGGAATACATTCATTTATTTGTTGATTAAAATAATAACCAAAGACAAGTTCTTCTGTATTGTCAGGGATAAAATTTTTAATTGGTTGATTGAACGTGTAACCAAAAACAATTTTTTAACACTAGTAGGGAACGTGGTATTAATTGATCGGTTAAATCCGGAACCAAATGTGATGTTTTTAATTCCCTCTAGAAAACAATTATCAACCGACTGATTAAAACGTGTTCCAAATATTACGTTTTTGGTTCCTGCCGGAAAACGACTGTTAATCGGTTGATTAAAATACTCTCCAAATGCTACACTTTTTAATCCTGGTGAGAAACAATTATCAACAGACTTGTCAAAATCACGACCAAATATGATTGATTTAACGCCAGCAGGAAAACAACCTTTGACCGATTTATTAAAATGAGAGCCAAATTTTATAGTTTTGATACCCATCGGAAAACATCCTTGTACATCTTGATCAAACGCGCTGCCAAAGGTGATAGATTCAATACTCACTGGGAAACATTTTTTTACGCAACGGTTAAACATCATCCCAAACTTTACTTTTTTGATATTCAAAGTCTGCAGAAATTCTACGCTGCCGGTGTAACCGCTCTTAAATGTAATTTTTGATACATTGCTCGAAATAAATTCGGCATTATCTCTGGCCCCGAATGTTATATTAGTAAAGCGCGAAAAATATGGCAAATCGCAAACATCGCTAAATCCTACATTTTGATTAAAAAAAACTACTTGCTTCAATTTATACGACGCTGTATTTGTTGATAAATAATTATTTTTATAGCGGTTTTTCATATGATTTGCGATTAAAACGACAACATCAGATGGGAAGTCCATTTTGATCCATTTTAAATCATGAATATTGTGACTATTCAATAATCAATTTTTTGATAAAATATAATATATATAATATAAGTACGCTATGGCAGGACAATATACACGATTAATGTATGATCAAGATGCATATGTTGAAGAATTAGAAAGAAGTACGGAACCATTGACGTACATGTTGGATCCAAATTTTGCAAATAATTGTAATGAATGTTTCGCTCCGTATGGTATGTTAGGTGGGCAGACATCAATACAGACTACGGGTTTGCAAGTAGATGTTGATTCGTTGTTACGCGGAGTCAACAAAATCAATTCAAAATCAAACAAACAATCGATGCCAGAACCAATGAGCGAATATAGTGTTAGAATGAGAAGGGATTGTTCTCCTGCATTGGAGTCAGAGAATACCCGTTATACATATCCTGCATATGACATCAGAGGATTGACCGTTCGAGATTTGCGATTTGATTATCCGTTGTTCGATCCACAGTGTCAAATTTTTGAAAACTTTGCTGTGGACACGCGTTTGCAAGCGAAGGATAATCATCGAGCCACCTGGCAAGTTCCGTATGATCAAAGAGATTTGTTGCCAACAGAACGACTAGGTAAACCTGAAGCATGTCGGGCGCAAATCAATTGTAATTTGGCGTCATTTACCTCCTAAAAAAATTGATTTTATAATTCATATTTATAAAATCAATTTACATAGAAATATAAAGATTAACCTCGATAATATCATATACTTAGTATGGACTCAAACAACATTAACCTCGAAAACATGACATATCGAACCACTAAAGTTGGCGGATTAACATGTAAAACAAACAAAGAAGAAGCATTTTTTTTAAGATCTTTCGATGATATGATCCCCACATATGATCCAGAAACGGATCGGTTTTCCATAGCAGCGGAAAGTGATTTGACTGGAATGAGAACGGAATTCCCTTTGAATAAAGAAATAATTAAAAATATGTGCATCAATTTGCCCAATGTTCAAGATGAAACGGATGCAGAATTTTTAGAAAGATACAGAGAATACAGAAAAGATTATTGGAATCATATGATAGAACGAATATATGCGAAAGGTTATGAAAATCCGTCGACGATTCAGACATTGGCTATTCCAGAGTTGATCAACAACAGGGATTCATTGTTTCAATTTAAATCCGGAACTGGAAAAACATCTGCATTTTTAGTTGGATTGTTATGGGGATTTGAACCAGAATTCAAACGAGAGAAAGGAGATAATTTACAATATGTATTCATGACAAGTTCGCAACAAATAGCCCAACAAACGTATGCTCAAGTCTTAGATATAGTACCACCCCAATCTAGACAGTACGTAACACTTTGCATTGGTGCTAAAAAGCAATCTACAACAACTAATGGTGCATTCAGAACAAGTGTCCAAGGAACATCAAGCTTGAACGGTGAAAGGCGATTATCAATGCGTGAGGAGGCAGAAAAGATCAAACATGCGCAGATAATTGTTTGCACGATAGGTAAATTTTATGATGTTCTTATCGAAAAGAGATTTATTCCTACCTTAGATTATTTGAAAGCTTTTTGCGTAGATGAGTTTGATTTAATCGTAGCTCCATCTAATAACTTTTCCGTTGATAAAATTGGAACGATAATGAGTAGATTGAAGCCATACACCCAACGAGTCTTTTTTTCGGCGACTGTCACTTCATATACTTTGGAAATTACGCAAAATTATTTTCGAAAATATTCACCCAAAATAGGCGAACCTATGATAGCGTTACTCGAAGAAGATGATTTCACGTTAGATGGAATTAGACAGTATTATGTTGAATCGCAAACATACGCTGAGAAGAAAGATATATTGCTTGATTTGTTAAGAGGGTTACGAATCGGTCAAGGAATAATTTTTGTAAACGAGAAGAAGACAGCCATTGATTTGGAAAAGTTTTTGCAATCTCAAGATATTCCAATTGCATCTGTTGCCTTTCATGCAGATTTATCAGGTACAGAAAGGGAAGAGATCTATCGAAAATTTGAAAAATATCATTATCGATTATTGATTGCGACAGATGTGTTAGCGAGAGGAATTGATGTACAATCCATAAATATTGTCATAAACTTTGATATGCCGAGACATCAAGCTACATATATTCATCGTGTAGGTCGATCTGGTCGATATGGTAGAAAGGGAACTGCGATTACTTTGGTGATGGTGAACCCCAAAACGAATGAAATGTTGGCAGTAAATACTATCAACGATTTTTCCAAACAAAATAAAATGGAAAAGTTACCGGGAGACCTGGCTTCATTATTATAATGATTTTTATTCATATTAACATAATATGAATAAAATTCAATGTATAAATCTTTTTGTAATAAAATCTTTGATAATAATATAACGAATGGCAGGTTTATATACTAGAAAAATGTATGATAATTGTGCATTACAGCAAGATACAAAACAAAGTACTGATCAGTTAGAATTATTGCTAGATCCAACAAAATATATTCATTGTAACAACGTATGTCAACCATCAAATAACACGAAATACACAGAATATCCCCCTGATGGAGCTTTATTGGTTGATGTAGAATCGGATTTGACAGGAAGAACAAAATTTGCAAGCAGATGCGATAGCGAACAATATCCATTTTGTGCTGCGTCTGGTTGCTTATTACCAAATGATGTTAGAGTTCCTGTCAATATTGATCCTGAAGCATGCAGTTGGGGTCATAATGGTGAACGGGCGGTCATAACAACAAATATGAGAATGCCAAACGGACCCGGATATACATTACCACCGACAAGTCCATGCGGACCACGCATGAATAATCGCCGAGCATAATTAATCATTATTTACTGAATGATGATTAAATAAACTGTTTTTTAAAATTTTCGATGTCACGTTTGAAAGTTTCATCTTGTTTTTTTCTTTCTCTTTCCATATCTGCATTTATTTTTTTGTACCTATCGATACCTATTTTATTAATTTCTTGTGGCGGAGTAATAATTTTATCCTGGCCAACTTTATTACATGAAAAATATGAATGAGGAAGAGCTGCGTCACCATCCTGCAAATATGCGAACATATCCGATAATCCATCCATTTCTTCCTTGCTGAACTCCAATACTTTCATTTCATTTTGAGGATTACCTAGATTCTGATGAACACTTTGCATATATTTTTGTTGTGCTTGCGACATTTTCTGCATCTGCATATTTATCCGCCATTGTTTTATTTTAGCAAACCACGCAAATGCATCACCAGCAACATACGGCATTGGTACTCCTTTGATAATAATAGTTGGGGTTACTTTTATTTGTGGGGGATTTTTTTTATTATTGTCGGTACAATGCATATGAAAAAATCGTATCAAATTTTCCCCCTGCATCAAACTAATCAGCGCTTTGGAACTTTCACAGTTGTTACTAAAAAATAATATATTCATTAGTTTTAGTGAATATATTATATCAATAAAATGAACCTAATCGAAAATATTTTTTTACTTTTGCTAACAAAATATGCATAATACTGGTTCAGCGATGTATCCGTAGATACAAAATTTCTATTAATAACTAATCGATGATTTGATACAAACCAATCGTTAGTACAGAAAAAAGGATGCGGTTTGGGAGTAATTTGGCAGTAATAATCATTCTTATCTGCAAATAAATTAACATTGTCTAAAAAATGAAACACTTCATCAATAGACATATCAAATCCCATTGATCTTAAATATTTCTTGATATCATAAATAAAATCATCACATTGATCATCTAATTCAAATATATTTTTATCAAATTTATCAAATCCATACAATACTATTTCTAACAACATGCAAAATGCGTCCAACAATTCTATTCCATCGTCAAACAACAAGCCCGACAGATGACCACCCAAATCATCTATTTTTTTGGAAAATAAAAAGTCAGCAAATAATCTAACAGAACTATTATCTTCTGCTAACGTAACATAATTTTCTCGTTGTTCTTCAACATATTGATAATATTTTAACTCTCGTTCGTATTGTGAACGCAAATCCATTGATATATGCATTTATTCGTATTTTTTTATATAACTATACAATTAGATGAGACATCAAGGATCAGAATATCAAAATTCGCAAGGTAAATATCCAGAAAGACCACAGTGTATGTCCATAGGCGATAAATATACGTGTAAAAGAAGGGATCAACAAAGAAGACAAATGGATTTAGTTTGGACGGATAATAATTATCGAGATGTGCAGGACGCAGTAGCTTATTATGATAGTAGATCGCCAAGTGACACTCGTTATTTTAATCCTTATGAGTATGGATCAAGACAGAATGAGTTGGGGCCATTAAGGGATCTTGAATATATGGGTAGATGTAAATTAAATAGATCAACGTTGCAGGATATGGGACTTTCTGAAGTAGATTATGATGAACAATTTCCTGGCGCTATTAGGAATGTAAATCTTGAGAGTTCTCTTTTGCAACGGGAATTGACACATGGACCGGGTCAGAGGGGATTGACGGGGATGGAAATAAATAGATTTGAACTGTTGCCATTTGATCCGCAAGATACAAGACATATAGTATGGCGGGATAATATGCCAAGAGGGGGCTATCCTTCGAGATCTGATCGATTAGAAATAATATAAAAATTCCAAAAGTATATATTATAATGGAAAAAAAAGCATCTACACCTGATATCGTATTGATAGCTAACTCTTTGAAGAGAGTGAATGATAAAACTACTCAAATAGTGATGGATATAGCAAAACAAGTATCGAGGCAAGAGGTTGTTTCATTATTTAATCAAGCAGCTTTGGATTTTTTTCAAACAGTATTGAAAATCACGCAATCTATGGGACAAGAGCGAGAGTATGGTATTAAAGGATATTTAAGTTTATTTGAAACTGCAATAGGTATTAATAAAAGTATGCCGATAGATCAATTTACAATGTCGATTTTAGAACATGCCGCAGAGATCTATGCTGAAGATGAAGATAAATTTTTGAACATGGATATTCCTGACACTGAGATCAAATCGGGCAACGAATTTAATGTCATCAAATCGGGTAAGATAAAAAACTTGTGGAAAACGGGCAGTCCTGAAAACAAAGAACTGGTTAAGGAAAAAGTTATTACACTGACAACTTGGTGCCATGTCTTTTTTATTCAAAAAATAATGGAATTGCATAAATAGTATCAATATATTTAGCTTAAGTATATTGATAAAAATTGATGAATGAAAACAATAGGGAACATATTGATAAGTTTTTGCAAATCATATGATAGACGTATTCTTTGAGATAGGGAAATTTTTGAACGATAAAGGAAAAATATATCTTTCGATGATATCAAAATCGATGGATATGTTAAAGTATAAATTTATGTACATTGAAAAGATAAATATTCAAGAGATAATAAAATTACCATATTTTGATAATTTTGAATACGTTAAGATAAATAAACGAACAGATAATCCTCCACGTAATGCAAAATACGTTTATTTTGTTTCGAATGGCGTACTTATACCACATTTTGTTACACATTTGATATTTGTTCATTCTTTTAATGAACAACTTAACGGATGTATTCCATCATCTGTTACTCATTTAAAATTTGGCATTGATTTCAATAAAAGACTCGAAAATGATATCCCTCGATTTGTGACACATTTAATATTTGGTTTTCGTTTTAATCAATCAATAACTGGCAAAATCCCCGCGTCTGTTACACACCTCGGATTCGGTTATGATTTTAATCAGCCCATTAAAAATAGTATTCCTTCGTCAGTTACTAGTTTGTGTATCAGTTTGTGTTTTTACCAACCTATAAAAGATCATATTCCTCCTTCAGTTGCTCATTTAGAAACCCATGGCATGTTCTTTCAAGAAGGAGATTATGACTTACCGGCTGTTACCCATTATACTTATTTTGGAAACGGTAGCATAGAATTACTTAGTCATCTACCATCGGTTACGCATTTAGTGTTTGATGATAATTTTAATTTTCTGATTACTACAACATTACCTTCAACGATAACACATATTACCTTTGGCGAACGATACAACCAATCAATCGCTAATATTATACCACAATCAGCGACACATTTAAGATTCGGTATGCATTTTGATCAGGCGCTAGATGAGATCCCTATATCAGTAGTGCAAATTCAGTTATGTGAAACTTATGGATTGAAGATTAGCGAAAATATAATTACAAAAATAGTTATGCTGTAAATAAATATTTGAACATACAAACATTTGTCTGTTCAAATCTATTGACAAGAGACTATGTTATTTAGAAACTTGTTCGATTTTACTGGCAAGAATTGTATCGCCAGAAGATTTGAATATGTTGCTGGCAAGAATTGTATCGCCAGAAGATTTGAATATGTTGCTGGCGAGAATTGTACTGCCATAAGATTTGAATGTGTCAATATTGGTCTATTCAATGTTACCGACAAGATTTGTATTGCCATAAGATTTGAATGTGTCAATATTTGTCCGTTCAATGTTACTGGCAAGAATTGTATTGCCAGAAGATTTGAATGTGTTAATATTGGTCCGTTCAATGTTACTGGCAAAATTTGTATTGCCAGAAGATTTGAATGTGTCAGTATTGCCAGAAGATTTGAATGTGTTAATATTGGTCCGTTCAATGTTACTGGCAAAATTTGTATTGCCAGAAGATTTGAATGTACCAATATTTGTCCGTTCAACGTTACTGGCAAGACTTGCACTGCCAGAAGATTTGAATGTGCCAAGATTTGTCCGTTCAATGTTGCTGGCAAGAATTGTATCGCCAGAAGATTTGAATGTGCCAATATTTATCTATTCAATGTTACTGGCAAGAATTGTATTACCAGAAGATTTGAATACGTCAATATTTGTCTATTCAATATTACTTGCAAGAATTGTATCGCCAGAAGATTTGAATGTGCCAATATTTATCTATTCAATGTTACTGGCAAGAATTGTATCGCCAGAAGATTTGAATGTGACAATATTTGTCCGTTCAATGTTACTGGCAAGAATTGTATTGCCAGATTTGAATATGTTAATATTTGATCATTCGAGTATGTCGATAAAAATTGACAAACCAAAATAACAGAGGAATATTATGATAATATTTGCAAACTAAAATGATAGACGCGTTCTTCGAGATAGGAAAATTTTTGAACGACAAAGAAAAAATATGTCTTTGTATGATATCAAAATCTACCGACGAATTAAAATATAAATTCATATATTCGGATAAAATAAATGTCAAAAAAATAATAGAGTTACCATATTTTGATAATTTTGAGAACGTGGCGATAAATAATTATGGAGACGTCCAACCAAATCGTGTAAAATATATTCATTTTAAAGCGACTGATACAAATATTCCATCATTTGTTACGCACTTGAAATTTGATTGCAACATTTTACATAATATTAATATACCTTTGTCTGTCACACATTTGAGTCTCAAACAAATTTCTGACATATCAAATATACCTCGTTCAGTTACTCATTTGGCGACTGAAAATTTGAGGTATCAATCGACAAATTACAATTTGCCATCAGTCACACACTATACTTATTATGGTTCGGGTCACGCGTGGTTATTGGAACATTTACCATCTGTCACGCATCTAGTATCTAATCGTGATTTTGGTGCTTATCGACGCCTGAAAATGCCAGAAACGATTACGCATATTTATTTTGATGACGAAATGATTGATCCGATTCCGAATGATCACATACCATCATCTGTGACTCATTTACGATTCGGACCATTTTTTAATGAACCTATTGATAATCTGCCTAAAACTGTGTTGCAAATCGAACTGCCCGAAAGGTATAACGTTAAAATCAGCGAAGAATTAATTCCGAAAATAATTAGACGATAAACAAATATTAATGATATTTGTTTATTCAAAATTGCTGGTGAGAATTGTATCTCTAAGAAATCTAATTAGACCAACATTCAAACGTATCGAAAAAATTGACTAATGAAACAATAGAAGGACACAATAGTTATATTTGCGATCAAGATGATGATAGATGCACTCGTTGAAATAGGAAAATTTTTGAACGACAAAGAAAAAATATGTCTTTGCATGGTATCAAAATTAACAGATACGTTGAAATATAAATTCATGTATTCAAACAAAATCAATGTCAAAAAAATAATGGGATTACCATATTTTGATAACTTTGAGAATGTGGAGATAAATCATTATGAGGATATTCAACCAAATCGGGTAAAATATGTTCATTTTATAACAGATGACACAAATGTTCCATCGTTTGTTACACATTTTAAATTTTATTATGCAGGTTTTTCTGTTGTTGAAATACCATTATCCGTCACACATCTAAAAATTACATATTATTTCGACATACTTAACATACCTCATTCAGTTACTCATTTGACAACTTTCTATCTAAATTATATGATAACCAATCACAAATTACCGTCAGTCACACATTATACATATAACGGAGGTTGTAATGTATGGCTATTAGAACACTTACCATCTGTCACGCATCTAATATTTCATGATAATTTTAATAGTTGTCTATTTGTAAAAATGCCACAAACAATTACGCATATCACATTCAACGACAAATTCAATACATCTATAGATAGTTTCATATCACCGTCAGTGACTCATTTACGATTTGGAGCAAATTTTAATAAGTCGATTGACAATTTGCCTGAAACTATTGTACAAATAGAGCTGCCTGCAACATACAATATTAAGATTCGTGAAGGTTTGATTTCAAAAATAATTAGGCGATAAACAAATATTTATGATATTTGTTTATTACCACAAGAATTACATTGCCATAAGATTTGAATGTGCCAATATTTGATTGTTCAATGTTGCCGGCGAGAGATTTGCATGCGCCGATAATTTGATCGTTCAACGTTACTGGCGAGAGATTTGAATGTACCGATAAAATTAATCATTTAATGTTACTGGCGAGAGATATGAATGTGCCAATATTTGATTATTCAATGTTACTGGCAAGAGAATTGCCGAGAGATTTAGATATACTAATATTTGCTCGTTCAATATTACTGGCAAGAGAATTGCAGAGAGATTTGAATGTGCTAATATTTGATCGTTCAATGTTGCTGGCAAAATAATTACCGTGAGATTTGAATGCACCAATATTTGATTGTTCAATGTTGCTGGCAGAGAATTGTCATGAGATTTGAATGTGCCAATATTTGATCATTCAATGTTGCTGGCAAAATAATTACCGTGAGATTTGAATGCGCCAATATTTGATTGTTCAATGTTACTGGCAAGAGAATTGCCGGGAGATTTGAATGCATAATATTTGATCATTCAATGTTGCCGGTGAGAGAAACGCCGAGAGATTTGAACGTACAAATATTTGATCGTTCAATGTTGCCGGCGAGAGAATCGCCGAGAGATTTAATATTCTAATATTTGATCGTTCAATATTGCTGGCAAAGGAATCGCCTAGAGATTTGAACGCGCTAATATTTGATCATTCAATGTTACTGGCAAAATAATTGCCGTGAGATTTGAATGCACAAATATTTGATCATTCAACGTTGCTGGCAAGAGAATTGAGCGCACCAATATTTGATTATTCAACATTACCGGCAAAATAATTGCCGAAAGATTTGAACGCGCCAATATTTGATCGTTCAATGTCACTGGCGAGAGAATCGCCGAGAGATTTGAATGCACCAATATTTGATTGTTCAATGTTGATGGCAAGAGAATTGCCGAGAGATTTGAATGCACTAATATTTGATCATTCAATGTTGCTGGCAAAATAATTGCCGAAAGATTTGAACGCGCCAATATTTGATCGTTCAATGTCACTGGCGAGAGAATTAAATGCACTAATATTTGATCATTCAATGTTGCTGGCAAAATAATTGCCGTGAGATTTGAATACGCAAATATTTGATCATTCAATGTTACTGGCAAAATATTTGCCAAGTGATTCGAGATTCACCAATATTTGTCCATTCGATATTGTTGGCGAAAAATTTGAACCACCAATATTTGTCTATTCAACGTTGCTGACAATTCCCTTCCTGAAAGATTTGAATCCACCAATATTTGTTCATTCAATATTAGCATCAACAATATATTACCATAAAATTTGGAGGTCCAATATTTATTTATCCGAGTGCCAATAAAAATTGACTAATGAAAATAACAGAATAATATGATGATCATCTTTACAAAACAAAGATGATAGACGCGTTCTTTGAGATAGGAAAATATTTGAACGATAAAGAAAAAATATATCTTTGCATGGCGTCAAAATCGACTGACGCGTTAAAATATAAATTCATATATTTAGATAAAATAAATGTCGAAAAAATAGGTAAGTTACTATATTTTGACAATTTTGAAAATATAGAAATAAATCATTACGAAAATGCTCAGCCAAACCGTGCAAAATATGTTCATTTTGAAGTTATCGATACAAATATTTCACCGTTTGTTGCACATGTAGGATTTTGTTCTGTTTCTCATAATATTAAAATACCATTATCTGTCACACATTTGAAATTCTCTTATGGTTTTAATATGTCGAACATACCTCATTCAGTCACTCATTTGACAACTTGTTATTTAAATCATCAAACGACCGCTTGTATTTTACCATCAGTTACGCACTACACATATACCGGCATGGGAAACGCGTGGTTATTGGAATATTTACCATCTATTACACATCTGACGTCTGATGGTTATTTTAATCATCATCAAAATCTAAAAATATCGCAAACGATTACACACATTACATTTGGCGACGCGTTCAATGAATCTATATATGATTCCATACCACCGTCAGTAACGCATTTACGATTCGGAAAAAATTTTAATCAATCTCTTGATAATTTGCCTGAAACTGTCATGCAAATCGAGTTGCCTGAAAGGTACGATGCTACGATTCGTAAAGGTTTGATTTCAAAAATAATTAGACGATAAACAAATATTTATGATATTTGTTTGTTGCCATAAGAACTGCATTGCCAGAAAATTTAACCATTTTAATGTTGTGGCAAGAGAATTGTCGAGAGATTTGAATATACCAATATTTGATCGTTCAATGTTGATGGCAAGAGAATTGCATACCTTAATATTTGGTCGTTCAATGTTGCTGGCAAGAGAATTGCCTTGAGATTTGAATGTACCAATATTTGATCATTCAATGTTGCTGGCAAGAGAATTGCCTTGAGATTTGAATGTACCAATATTTGATCATTCAACGTTGCTGGCAAGAGAATTGCCGAGAGATTCGAATGCACTAATATTTGATCATTCAATGTTACTGGCAAGATAATTGCCGAGAGATTTGGATGCATTAATATTTGATCATTCAATGTTACTGGCAAGATAATTGCCGAGAGATTTGAATGCACAAATATTTGATCATTTAATGTTACTGGCAAGATAATTGCCGAGAGATTTGAATGCACTAATATTTGATCATTCAATGTTGCTGGCGGAAAATTGCCGAGAGATTTGAATGCACCAATATTTGATCATTCAATGTTACTGGCAAAATAATTGCCGAGAGATTTGAACGTGACAATATTTGATCATTCAATGTTACTGGCGAGAGAATTGCCGAGAGATTTGAACGTACTAATATTTGATTATTCAATTTTGCTGGCGAGAGAATTGCCATGAGATTTGAACGTCCCAATATTTGATCATTCAACGTCACTGGCGAGAGAATTGCCGAGAGATTTGAATGCACCAATATTTGATCATTCAATGTTACTGGCAAGAGAATTGCCGAGAGATTTGAATGCACCAATATTTGATCATTCAATGTTACTGGCAAAATAATTGCCGAGAGATTTGAACGTGTAAATATTTGATCATTCAATGTCACTGGCAAGAGAATTGCCATGAGATTTGAACGTCCCAATATTTGATCATTCAACGTTGCTGGCGAGAGAATTGCCATGAGATTTGAACGTCCCAATATTTGATCATTCAATGTTACTGGCGAGAGAATTGCCGAGAGATTTGAACGTACTAATATTTGATTATTCAATTTTGCTGGCAAGAGAATTGCCTGGAGATTTGATCATTCAACGTCACTGGAGATTTGAACGTGCCAATATTTGATCATTCAATGTTGCTGGCGAGATAATTGCCAAAAGATTTGAATGCACTAATATTTGATCATTCGGTGTTGTTGACGAAAGAATTATCCAGAGATTTGAACGTACCAATATTTGATCATTCAATGTTATTGGCAAGAGATTCGAATGCACCAATATTTGATTATTCAATGTTGCTGACAAGAGAATTGCTGTGAGATCAAACGCCGATATATTCAAATTCTATTAATTGATCACTGATAATATATCAGTAATCAATTTCCAACGTTATTTGCGTTTCCGTTTTTCGTATTCGAATATTTGGAAAGCCCTTTAATTCTTTCTTTAACGCAACCAGTTCATTTTTATCAAACAGTGCAATATCCATTTGGGTCAAACAAAATAACTCCTCCTCGTAATATTTTTTGATCACATCAACCAATTTCTTAAATCCAAATCTTTGATAAATTTCAACCAACGAATTCATATCATCGTCATAAATCAATGTTACCTTTTCAAATAATTTTCTTTTCGTTTTCTCTTTCATATATTTTAATATTTGTATATACTCTGCATATGTAAAATGTTGAATCATATCCCTAAAATATATAAAATGATCTAATTTATTTTCGCTAACTCGCCTTCACTTGCATCAAAATAAAATTCATTTGTTAATATCCCAATATTTTGTATATCTTTGTTCCCAATCATCTGCACCAGACGATAAAATTCTGCCCCGTCATCATAATCATCCTGCTCCTTTGTGATGTCAATTAAGTTCGATAATGTGTAATATTGTGCATCGTCAACAAAATCAATCAGTTCCTCGTTTTTATCAGTTATTTCGATATCGTCAAGATATTTAAACCTACAACCACCTAATTTGCATACAACACATTGCGATTGGCCACAGCAACCTCCTTCATTGTAATAATCTAATTGTTTGATAATTTCCAGTTCTTTTCTGTTTGTAATATAAAATTGTGCAAACTTCGATATTTTAACTTTGACCAAATATCTTTCCATGACAGATACTTTGTTCCTGTAGTATTTTTTTTCAAGATCTTTTATTTATCAATTTTTTTGATAAAAACCAAGTGCGTATAAATTCAAAATATTTTGATAGTCCAATTATATATAGTACAAATGGAAAATATTATCAATATTCGCGCATTCGTCGATCAGCTATCTACTTATTTCAAGATTTGTATTCTTGCTAACAAAGGAACACGCCATGACGTCATGCTCGAGAGAACCATTCAATTATGTAACAAGATTCAAAAAATAGCAGGAATTGATCAAATTACAAGCGAAGACGAACTTTTTATCAGAAAAACTCTAAAAAGATTTAATCTTGTCCTCAAATTAGACGGTAATAATAATCCTGTGAACCTCAAAGACAAAGAAAATCAGTACAAGCTTTTATCTTTGCGAGAACATTCATCGTTATGTAACAATAATATGAATGATATGTTAGCACACATTTCCCAACATAAAATATGCACTTTTCCCAACATTACTTTATCATTTTTCTTAACTGAAAACAAATATAGCGAACTATTATGGGATCATACTAGGTTAATATTTTACATGACACAGTTCCTTTTGGCAAAGAATCATAATAGCGATCCTGAAAAAGAACAAGTGTTTACGATAGCTTCTAAATTTATTGAAGAAACATTGACCGTTATTGCTGACAAGGAAGCTGAAAATAATATCAATAAAATGATGTCATTAGATAATTTTTTGAACAACAAAATCGTTAAATCTGGAATAAATGCAAACAACGTTGGAGATGCTACAAAGGAAGTAAAAGGAATTTTTTCTAAAAAGGGTTTGGATGGGAATAATTCTATGTTTAAGATGATCGATTTGATTGGACAGAAATTAGAAAGCGAAGATTTAACTGGTGGTAATATTATGCAAACAATGCTCGGAATCGCACAAAATGTTGCAGAAGAGTTAAGAGGGGATTTAGAGAATGATCCTGCTGCATTTCAAAGTGCTATTGGCGCAATTACAGAAGTATTTGAAGATACTATGAATAATACCACAAACGAAAATGGCGAAGTACCGCCAGAAATAAAAGGTATGATGGGATCTCTCTTGAATCTTAAAAAACAAGAACAAAATGGGCCCGAAAAAGATAAAGCAATGGCGGACCATCTTAAACAATGTGCTAACGTATCTAGCCTAAATACAAACGATACTGGAGCAATTGATCCGATGTTGATACAAAATTTCTTACAAAAGAATAGTAAAAAATAAAAACAATGACCAATTATTTTTATTTTTTTTCATAAAACAATATATATGCTTGATGTGTAATAACATTCTCGGTCATAACCCTGCATGAACTATCATTCATCAAATACCATTTGTCGTTTATCAAAACGTTTGCAGTGTAATGTCCACCACTCAATCCACCAGAATGATTTATAACACCGATTAGTTCATGTTCGCCGTATTTATTTGGCACGTTTACAAAATTATTTATTTTATTCGTCTTAGTAAATCTTTTCAAATGAACGATCAATACATCTGGCAATTTCGAAATACTGACTACCTTCAAAGCGTTGCTCAATTTTTTACATTTCTCACAATAATATTGATTTTCACCGAATAACTCTTCTGAATGTGATGACTTCTTTATCAATCCATCTAAATCATCCATATCACTATCCGATACAGGCAAAGTCAAAAACATAAAATCTTCATATGTCTTTGTCATTCCGTCGCAACTTTTGCATTTCACGATCGTTTCATATTTGCCATAAAACGTATCTGATATTATCGATATTCTATTCTCCTTCAACGATTCATGCATCGCGTCCATCAGCGTATTCAAAAACTCTTGCGCATCATGTTGACCATTATTTCTAAATTGATCATTCTCTAACGCTGTCCCAGTTCTAATTTTCTGTGGGTTATATATTGTAGTCGCTTGCCAAACATCCTTAACGAATTCTAAAAAATGACCGGTAACATCATTTTTAGAATAATCACTTGTCTGAACATATCTTTTTAACGTATCAACACAGCGCAAACATTGTAATGATGCGTTCATATAACATGTATTTCCTAAATTCATCAATCCTACTAATCCTTTATTATTTCCTGCTGATACAATATTTGAATCTATTCGAGTACCTTGCCGCGTGATGTAGTTTGATCTCGAAGAAATTTGTGCAAGAGGTTTTGCAGATAAATCTCGAACTGACGGATTTGATCTCAAAGAAATTTGTGCAAGAGGTTTTGCAGATAAATCTCGAACTGACGGATTTGATCTCGAAGAAATTTGCGCAAGAGGTTTTGCAGATAGATCTCGAACGGACAGGTTTGATCTCGAAGAAATTTGTGCAAGAGGTTTTGCAGATAGATCTCGAACTGACGGATTTGATCTCGAAGAAATTTGTGCAAGAGGTTTTGCAGATAGATCTCGAACTGACGGATTTGATCTCGAAGAAATTTGTACAGGTAATAAATCGTTGATAGGTGAATTTCGAGTAAGCAATTGTGGTTGAGAAGATGATCTCGTTATCAGATCGCGTTGAATAGTATGCATAACTGGATTTTTAGAACGTACTGTCAAATCTTTGACAAATCTAGTTCTTACTGGCGCAGTTACCGTATTATCCTGAGAGTTTGCAATTTTATTCCTACAATTTGCGCAAGTACAGTGAAGATCTGATTTTGCTGGCGTGAAACTATATTTAGTTCTAGTGATCATATTATATAGATGTTAAAATAAAATAGCCCTCATAACTATTTAAGAAACCATACGTTTCTTAAATAATTTTTGCATCATCCGTTTCTATGCGAAAATCTTTCAACATTTTAATGAGTTCGTTACCTGGATTTTGATTACCCAATGGAGTTCCACCAGTCCCTTCATTGGCAATTGCTGATCTGCTATCACTTGATTGATTAAAAATGTAAGTGTGAATGAAACCCATATGAATCGATCGTAACAACGATAATTTTGTAATACATTCATTATATAAATTTGTAGTTTCATTATCGTGAATTAATGACGGACATTCAGGAGAAGATTCTAGCCATGTCAAAAATTGTCTATGTTTTGTTGGCATATACTCGCGCATTTTGTTTAGAAACGGATGCGCGTGTTTTATGCCAAAGAAAATATCTAATACTTGAATGATTGATGATTGTGCTGCACTACCACCCGACCAACGCACATGCGATTCAACATCTTCCAAATCCATCCCATTCGGAAATAAGATCTCATTCGTCCAACCTGTCAAAAAAATTCGTAACACATCATAAAAGAACTTTGGATCGCATCCCGCACGTAATTTATTCATAATATCGATAATCCTAGTAATACTCTTACTTATTTTTTGTAAAGCATCAGTAATGTTTGTCTGGCCAGATATCAACAAAATTATTGCGTTCAAAATATCACTGCCAATATATTCAATCGCTACCATCACAAGATAAAAATGCGACTCTGATTTATCACCTGTTATCGTAAATGCATTCGTTAAATTTTCTAGTTCAAATTTGCCATTAGGATCGATCAATTGCCAGTTATATAAATCTAAGGCGGCATGTGTTGCAAGAGGTGGTAGGCCGAGATATTTAGATACATGATGTAGTGGTACGGCAAGTTGTTTTGGAATTTGACGATGATGATTACCTTCTCCTAAATACCAAATATAACCGGCTTGAATGACCGTCAACATTGAATACAATGTTCGATATTCTTCTATTGATGTATCTTCTAGTATTTTGATAAGTGGCAAATCGCCGATTACCTTTTGGATCTCACGTGTTCGCACAAGTTCGGGTAATTGGTTAGCGATGCGCATATATATATCGTATGGGGGCCGAATTGATTTTGGCGTTGGATTTTTTGAAAGAAAACCGTGAGTTGGAGATAGATCGAACAGTTCGTAGATGTTCATTTTGTTTATCAAATATTATATTAGGATGTGTTATAATTTATTTTTTCAATTTTTTAATTTAAACAATTGAAAAAAATCATTGTGGTAATTTACTCATACATGTTTCTAGATCAGTTTGTAATTTAGTCATCTGACCTTGTAAAGCTGTTAACGTTGTCGTAATTTTATCAGCATTTGTTTTTTCTAGCTCTGCATATTTTATGTCAAATGCGCTTTGCATCGATTTCATCTTATTTTCCATTTCGGCATATTTTGTATCAAATGTACTTTGCATTTGAGTCATCTTTTCTGTTAAATTTTTTTCCATTCCCACTAATTCCGTTTTCATTTTTTCACTAAATTTAACAATTATATCATCAACAGTAGTTACTTTTGCAAATATATCGTCTAACTCCTTATGCTTTTGAGCCAGCGCTTCATCTAATTCTTCTTTAATTATATAATCGTCTGACATATAAGAAACGTCTGTCCGTAATGCTTTATGACCGTCCTCGAGCACAACCAGTCTCGTGTTAATTTCATCCTTCAATTGTGAAAATCTGATGTTGGTAGAGTTTTTATGAATGTCTACATTTTTGAGGATCTTGTCATTAAATCCAATTGGTTTCGGATCGATCAGAATCATTGAAACATCTTCTTTTTCACTATATTGATATTTTGTAATAATTTCGATGACTAACGCGGTGTCCGCATTTTTAACTTTTTTGAAACATACTACATATTCCTTAGGGTTCAACATTTTATTGACATAATCATTTATGATGTTAAATTTATCAGTAGGCGTATAATTTGTTACAATATACGATGTATCTATTTTTGATTCATCAGCGATTTTTTCGTTACTCAATGCGGTGCATTCGATAGTAGTGGTCCACATTGCATAGTCGGTTTGCCAAACAGCTTCAATATGTAATACGTTCTCAAATAATGTAAAGGTATATGATACGTCATTCTCTTCATAAATAATTTTACGTTCGACGTTACTGTTCATCTGATCAATCGTATGTCTATAGTTTGTTGACTATCCTCTGGCCTTTTTAAAATCAATTTTTTTCAAAAAAAATTGACAAAAAAACAGTCAGGAACTATGTAATTAATAATAATAATCATTCTCATATGGCCGAAGACCAATCATTCTCATACACTCACGATGAATTAACATATACCTTTAAAATGGTAACTCATGTTGATGTCCAATATTTATCTATTAGCGTGGTTCGAAAGGAAGATTATGCTGTTTGGGAAACTATAATCACATCAGAACAATCTGCGAATTCAAAAAATGATTCGTTAACTAGTTCCTTTTATGTAAATTATCCTCCTCTCACAAAATATCGAATTATCAATGATTTTGTACTAAATCAATTAGATAACATGCACACAATTGTCTTTCCATCAAAGAGTGACGAATACAAACCGTTGACCATTCAAATCATCGTCACTCCCAAATACGGGGACAAAGCGACCACTAATATCGAAATAAATCCTAAACCTTTATCGTTTGAAGAAAAAACACGTAAGAATTTGGACAATCATAAAGAGTGCATGTCCGTCAAAAATAAAGAGTTGCGAAATCGCATCGTTGCCCTTGAACAAGAAACACAATCATTGCGCGCTCAAAATGATGCGTTCCAAACTCGTCTTGCAACAGCAGAACAAGGAACGGCATCTCTCATCGCAAGAGTTGCCACTTTAGAAGCTAAATAATGTGAATAATAGATTTTATTTTTCACATTATGGTATGAATGTGGGGCAGTTGCGATCCAATTTATTATCACTTGTATATCTAATGCGTTGTTAATGGTAAAATCAGTTGCAGTTGTTGTGATAATATAAGAATCAATGTTTATGGCGTAATATTGTGGGATTAGACAACTGGTGCACTAGAGAATGAAATTGGGAATACTATTGGCGTATTGTATATTCCTGACACGCCAATTGAACAGATATTAGTACTCCCCGCTTGAAGATCCGGCATTGCTCCGATTGGACCCGTTTATCCGTGAATACATTGTAATCCAGTTGGTCCGCCAGGAATCCTTGTGGGCCTGTTGCTCCTGTATTCCCATCAATTCCTTGTGGTTCCGTAACTCAATCAATTCCGATTAGTCCAGTTGCTCCTGTTTTTCTACGACTCGTGACTAATAATATATATATATACATAATCTGTCGCATAGTGAGAGATCTAATCTGTGTTACCAATTAACGTAACACATGAAAATTCCCAATTTCCGTTTGTTTGTATCAATTCGTCATATATAAATCTTTTCCTCGCCAAATCTTTTTTGGTATACGAATAATTAACGACAGAATTCTTACTAACCTCTCCTTCATTTTTCTTTGTAGGATAAATAGGAGTCAAGTTTTCGGCTAGCATATGATCGTGACTTCTACGTAATGCACGAATCAATCTAATTTCAACAGCAACATCTGCAACTCTTGCTTCTTGATAAGCCTTTGAAATATTAATTATTCGATAATAATATTTGTCTGCATCGGTTTTCACTTTATTCATAATATCAAGTCTGATACCGTATTTGTTCGCCCATTTTTTCTTATCAGCTGCATCAGCATACTCTTTGAATATTTTCAAAAAAGACAAATGATCGCTATCTTTGACGATAATTTTTTTGAGTATCTGCTTGGATGCTTTACCATGATCATTATCATCTGATGATTTGTAAAATAAATTCGAAAAATTACCCTTTAATATTTCGATCATTGTCACAATGATGCTAGCTTCTTTGGCGCAAAACATCTGATAAGAATAAATCAAAAACAATGATTGTTGAATTTTCAAAGTACTAAATTCTGTAATATCAGAGCCAATATGTGTCAATATTCCGTTCGCATCAATAACATGGTATAATTTGTATAAATCATATGCTACTTCTAAAATTTTCTTTTTAGGAACATCCATAAGCTTATTTATTGATTCTATGCCTGCAAAATAAGATTTATCGTCGGTGGTTTTGATTATTCCTAACAAATCGATGGTGATGTCTTGCTCTAAGATATCTGGCGCTGGATATTTTTCCAGTGCGTCAAATTGTTTCTTCGTCAGCAGATGATAACAAGTACCGGGTTCAGTTCTACCTACTCTACCTCTACGTTGTAACGCTTGTGCTTCTGTGATCAATTTTTTTTCCATAACATATCCCATTGCATACGGATCATAGGAATTATGATATTCGTGGCAAGAATCTATCACATATTTTAATCCATCTATCGTCAATGATGATTCTGCGACATTTGTCGCCATCACCATCTTGAGATCATAATTTCCTAATTCATGATATTGATTTTTATCCGTCGCATACAATCTTAATTTTGGATCCATATCAGAAAATACTTCAATGCAATACACTTTTGGATATTTTGGTCGAATCATTTTGCACAATTTTTTTGCTTCTTCAGATGCAGTGATGAAAAATAAGATATCCTCCTTAACTCCTTCATTTAAGAGTGTTTCAATCAACAACGGCCCCTCTTTCATATAATTAGTGATAGGATGATCAAGAAATTTGACATCTATATCGTAGTTAGGTTTGCCACTAATGTTGATAATATGACTTTTGATGCCGCTAAAGTAATTTTGATATTTTTTGCCATCAATCGTTGCGCTCATAATAATTACACGCAAATCTGGTCTTTTTCCTGATTCCAATATCCCTTTCAAAAATAATAAAATAAAATCAATTTGCACTTTACGTTCGTGAGCTTCGTCGATAATAATGACGTCATATTCAGATAAATATTTATCTCGTATTTGTTTTGCGACTAATGTGCCGTCTGTCATATATATCATTTTGGTATTTTGACTTATGGCTTCTTTTGGTGACCCTCGATGTACATAACCAATGTCGTTCCCAATGGGGACATCAAGCGTTAACGCTGCAAATTCTGCCGCTGATGCTGTCGCACTTTTTTTTGGTAACGTTATGGCGACCTTGCCTTTGTAATTAGTATAATGTAGGGCAAATTTAGGCAGCAATACCGTCTTCCCTGATCCAGTACCAGAAATAATCAAAGTCAATTGGTTATCATGCAATGACTTCAAAATTTCTTTAGCCTTATCGTAGGCTGGATAAAACGACCATCCTTTATCCGGATCGACGCTTAACTGTCGATATCTGTCGCTATATGGCTCTTGGGTCAATGGGTTGTTATTCTTGCCCTCCGGATCCATAATACCTATTTTATCAGAAAAACCTAGATGATCAGACATTTATACTATCACAACATATATTTTTCCTATGAAATCCAAAAAAAATTGATAAAAAAATTGCCAGAGACCAAAAGGATATAAATAAATAATCATCATAACTTATCAGTTCAATATGTCTAAAAAAAACAGCAAAGTTGTCCCAGAATCTGAAGAAGATATTTCTGACCAAATATCCCAAGATGAATCATTGGGCCAAAGAGACGATTCAAATGAGGAGGATATTAGCGCCGATGAAGATGGTTCCGATGAAGCTCCAAAAAAAAAGTCACCAGCCAAAAAAGCTCCAGCTAAAAAAGTTCCATCCAAGAAAACTGCTGCAAAGAAAGCAGATGAAGACGACGAAGAGGAAGAACCTGCTAAAAAACCTGCTAAAAAGGCTCCGGCAAAGAAAGCTCCCGCAAAATCTAAGAAAGGTGGAGAGGATGAAGACGAAGAACCTGCCAAGAAAGCTCCCACTAAAAAAACTGCTGCCAAGAAAGTAGTAGATGATGAGGAAGAGGATGACGGTGAAGATGAATCTGCTAAAAAGGCTCCCGCAAAGAAAGCCCCTGCAAAGAAAGCCCCTGCTAAAAAAACTTTAAAGAAAGCAGATATTGAACCTGAAGAGGAAGATGTTGGTGATGACGATGAAGAGGAAGAAAAAGCACCCGCTAAAAAAGCACCTGCAAAAAAAGCACCTGCAAAAAAGCCTCCAAAGAAAGCGGACGTTGAACCTGAAGAAGATGATGAGGAAGATGGCGAAGATGAACCTGCTAAAAAGGCACCTGCTAAAAAAGCACCTGCTAAAAAGGCACCTGCCAAAGCACCTGCTAAGAAAGCACCAGCTAAAAAAGCAGATAAAGGTGATAAACCTAAAAGAGAACCAACTGTATATAACAATTTCGTCAAAGAAATGATGACAGAGTTGAAAAAACAACATCCAGATTTAACTCAAAAGGAAATCATGAAACAGGTCATGCCAGATGCTTGGGCGAAAGAAAAGCTCAAACGAGGAATAATTACAGGTGGTTCTAAAACTGCTAAGAAAGTGCCTGCTAAAAAAGCGCCTGCTAAGAAAGAACCTGCTAAAAAAGCGCCTGCTAAGAAAGAACCTGCTAAGAAAGAACCTGCTAAGAAAGAGCCTGCTAAAAAAGCGCCTGCTAAAAAGGCAGTTAAACCAGTTGATGCAGATGAAGATTCTAACGAAGCGATAGATGATAGTCAAGATTCTAACGAAGATTCTAACGAAAACGAAACAGAATCTGAATAAATAATATTACATATTCATCAATAAATTATTGATGAATATATAAATGCGTTCAAAAAAAAATCTCACTATTAATAAGTAACGAATGTCGGAAAATAAACCATATTGTGGTGTTAAAGAACAGGCTCCTCCGGGTAGAAGAATGGGTACTGCAGAATACTGCGCTCAAACTAATCAAGTTAGGCGGTTTGGTAGAGTAGCTATCGCCCCAAGATTCCTTACGGAGAAAGAGAAGAGCGGTAAACGATATAATCTTATCGATGAACAACTTAAATTAAGAAGATTACAGGATACAATTGGTATTTTAACTAAGGAAATTAGAATGGTTAATGTTGTTATAAAAGATGATAGATCTACTCCTTCTCAACTTAAAACAGCAAACGGAAAAAAACAAAGTATTATTAGAAGAAAAGAAAACCTTATGAAAAGAATCGCAGCGCAAAAAAAAGTCGTTGAACATGTAAAACAAATAGAAGCTGATAAAAAGAAAGAAAAGGCGAAAGGAGGAGCAATAACTCATGAAGCAATGCTAGACAAATTGGATGAAATTGTTAAAAAGAAATCAACAAAGACTCACAAGAAAAAACAAACTGGTGGCAAAAAACCTAAAGCAAGCGGATCCAAAACCGCTAATCCTAAAAAGAAAACTGCCAAAAAGGCTAGCGGATCTAAGACTGCAAAGAAAGCTAGCGGATCTAAGACTGCAAAGAAAGCTAGCGGATCCAAGACTGTTAAAAAAGCGAGTGGATCTAAGAAAAAAGCGAGTGGATCTAAGACTGCAAAGAAATCAACAAAGAAACATGTCTCTAAAGCGCAACATGGAGGAAAACCCGCAAAGAAAACAACAAAGAAACATATTAGTGGTTCCAAAACACAACATGTGGGAAAATCTGCAAAGAAACGTACATCTAAAAAGACAAAGAAACCAATGCAATCAATGTGGGAAACTCCAAAAAAGACAACTAAAAAGACAAAAAAAACTACAACTAAAAAGACCACAAAACCTAAGAAAAAAGTCAGTGGATCTAAAACCAGCAAACCTAAAAAATAGATATTGATAAGTTATTGATCAATAAATTATACTATGATCTTATAGTATAATTTATCGCATGATTACCGAGATTACAACTCTCCCTGACCTTAAGAATGCATTGGATTCGGATAGATTGATCATCATAGATTTTTTTGCCATTTGGTGCGGACCATGCATGCGTGCACTTCCAAAAATAGAAGCGATGTCTGTTAAATATCCAGATATCAAATTTTATAAAATAGATTATGATACAGTTGCTCTCAAGGAAGCATGCGCATTATTAAAAGTAGAATCGTTACCAACGTTTTGTTTCTTTAAAGATGGTAAATATTTATCGCGCTTGGAAGGAGCTGACGAAATTACATTAGAAAACATGATTTCAAAATACAAATAATTATGAAGTAATAGATTCAGTGTAGGCATTATTATAATAGATCGAATTATAAATCGGATTGTTGATTAAGCCATTATAAGCAGGATTTGACGGAAAATGTTGTTTAGTGATAGTGCAAGATTGGAACGTAATATTGACATCAATCGAGCCGTCTCTTTTTTTTACCACTTCGCTGCATAAAATTGGTTTCAAATCGAATACATTATCAAAAACACTCGATGCTAAATTGAAACGTAATATGTTACTAGCGCTATTTTTGACGCACATTCTTGAATCTACTGGTTTACATTTCATTATTGGACCATTTGGTTGATACGCAATATCGAAATTAACTGAATTATTATAATTTTTAAATAAATCAACAGATATTATTGTTTTACAACGAAATATTGAATTGAATATCGATGATGTTAAATTCATTTTCATCAAATTGCAATCATTTGTTTTGACGCACAATACAGAATTAACTTCAGTGCTCATAACAGAATTGACGACATCCACTATATTATCGCCATCTTTGCAACAACTCCCATCACCAAACACGATATTGATATCAATCGATTCATCTCCTTTTTTAATTATGCTGACTGACGATATAGTTTTTCTGTCAAAATCGCAATCAAAAATAGATGATGCTAAATTAAAATTTGTGTATAGACAACTATTTTCATATACGCACATATTTGAATCAACGCGAATCCATGAATCGCACATTTTAATACTAATTGGTTACATTTTTAATAAATTATATTTGTCATTCAAAGTGTTATCTATAAGATTGTGTTATTTAGCATTCAAATATGTTGATAAAGCGCTGTCAAGAGATTTGCAGAAGTTTGCGTCGAGACTTTGGATGTGTCAATGTTGGTCTATTTAAAGTCAAGAGATTTGCGTCGCGGAGACTCTGAATATGCCAACATTGGTCTATTCAAAGTCGAGAGGTTTGTGCAAAGTAGAGTCAAGAGATTTGCATTGTTGAAACTTTGAATATGCCAATATTGGTCTGTTCAAAGTAACATCGAGAGATTTGAAGAAGTTTGCATTGACAAGACTTTGAACGTGACGATGTTGGTCTATTGAATGTGATGTCAAGAAATTTGCATCGACGAGATTTTGATGTGCCAATATTGGTCTATTCAACGTAACATCGAGAGATTTCAAGAAGTTTGCGTCGACAAGACTTTGAACGTGACAATATTGGTCTATTGAATGTGACGTCAATAAATTTGCATCGACGAGACTTCGAACGTACCAATATTGGTCTATTCAAAGTAACATCGAGAGATTTGAAGAAATTTGCATTGACAAGACTTTGAACATGGCAATATTGGTCTATTCAAAGTGATGTCAAGAAATTTGTATCGATGAGACTTTGAACGTGCCAATATTGGTCATTCAAAGTAACATCGAGAGATTTGAAGAAGTTTGCATTGACGAGACTTTGAACGTGCCAACATTGGTCTATTCAAAGTGATGCCAAGAAATTTGCATCGGTGAGACTTTGAACACGCCAATATTGGTCATTTAAAGTAACATCTAGAGATTTGAAGAAGTTTGCATTGACAAGACTTTGAATGTGTCAATATTGGTCTATTCAAAGTGATGTCAAGAAATCTATGGAGTTTTCTTGACAAGACTTTGAACGTGCCAATATTGGTCTATTCAAAGTGATGTCAAGAAATCTATGGAGTTTTGCATTGACGAGACTTTGAACGTGCCAATATTGGTCTATTCAAAGTGATGCCAAGAAATCTATGGAGTTTTGCATTGATAAAACTTTGAATATGCCAACATTGGCCCATTCAAAGCGACGTCAAGAGATCTGTAAAAGATTTGCGTCGACGAAACTTTGAACGTGCCAATATTGGTCTATTCAAAGTGATGCCAAGAGATTTGCAGAAGTTTGCATAGACGAGACATTAAACGTGCCAATATTGGTCCATTCAATGTGACGTCAAGAGATCTGTGGAGATTCGCATCGACGAGACTTTGAATATGCCAACATTAGTCCGTTCAATGTGATGTCACGAGATTTGTGAAGATTTTCATTGGCAGAACTTTGAATACGCCAATATTGGTCCATTCAATGTGACGACTTTTGAGAGCCCCATATTGACAAGACTCGAAATATATGAAATATAGATAAACGTAGTTGATATTGAGTCGGTCGTAAAAATCACCAGTGATTTTTCCCCCCAGTGCATAAAAAAAAATTCACTGGGGATTTTTCTCCCCAGTGAAATAAAAATCTTTTTTCTTCCTAGTGATACGAAAAAAATTCACTAGGGTTTCCCCCAGTGAAATTAAAATTTATATGATACATAATGTCCTCACAAAATATGTTGTTGTATGATAGCAATCATACAAATTAAATTAACATTTTTTACGTGTTTAAATCCCACCAACACAATATTTCGATAATATTTCGAGTGTTATCGCTCCAAGAAACTATTATCACAAAATTTGAACACACAAATATTTGTTTGTGAACTTCTGATGCATAATTTTTGCTGATCCAATACGTAAACAATTTAACAAGATACTTAAAATTATGTTATATAATACGAATATTGACATGCAAAATAACATTAAAGAAAAAATTATCAAAAAAATATTAAACTTACCATCCTTTCGCGAAAATCTCCAAAAAAGTTTCGAAAATATGAACAGTACAGGTGTTTTGCCAGAATTTATCGTCGATACATTAGATGTTGATATTCTCGATGCAGATATGTTCGAAATAGGTACGTTGACAGATAATTTTTTACAGATTGCAGATATATTTCCTACACCTATCATGATCAATATCAAATCAGTCATCCATAACGCATTGAACAATAATCGACCGGACATAATCAAAATGTTAGCGGATAAAGTTACCTTGTCCAATTATGTGAGTAGTATCATGATGTTATGTGCAAAAATGAAGATGTTTGAATTATTGGCTTATTTAATTGACAAACAAGTAATGATTGATACAAATAACTACGAGTGCATATATTACTTGGCACATGTAGGACAGCTAGATTTATTAAAGTTAATCTTGCAAAAATATAAATTTCCGAATATATTTGAAGTAGCTAGCAAAATTTCAATTCAGGCTATCATGAATAATCATTTAGATATACTAAAATTTTTTTGCCCCGCGTCTGGATTCGAATCAGCGCCAGATCAAATGTTCGTGTTTTTCATTAACAGTATTCGATTTGGCGGACATTTGGACATCGTAAAGTATTTTGTTGACGGAGGAATATCAATCAAACAACAAAACTATCAAGCCGTAGGGATGGCTAAGAAATGTGAAAGGTGCGAGATAATACAATATTTTGTACAACTTGATCATGAGATCCTAACGTTGCTTTCTGTGGATGATAAAATAAGATTTGGATTGCAAGAAGAAGTTAAACACAGATTTATCGGTAATGCCATCTGTGGTATCATGCAAGAACCAATAAATGAAGGCGATAAATATGTGTTGTGCGAAAAAGTTCTGCATTCGTATGGTTACGAAACTTGGAGTGAATGGATCCGAAAAGGAGCGAAATGGGTATGTCCACTGTGTTTCTCCAAAGTCAATTATATGATTTATACGAACTTAAAACCAATGTAATAATATAATAATGAAATACTCCTTTTTCAAAATAATAAAAACAGTTTGCATTTTGCCTAATCATGGATTTCTTTTGTTAACTACGTATCCTAGTCGTGTGGAAGTTGATACCGTGTCATTTATACCCCCAAAAGAACCATACGAGCTAAATGTTCATGAATTTGGAGATACGTGCAATAATGCCATTGGTAAGCAACTTATTAAAATCGATAATAATACCATCTCCACGGACATCAATTTAGTTGGTAGAAGTATTGCATTATCATATGGTCCCATTATGACATATGGGATAATTGCTTATCGGGAATAAAAATTGATTTATTAATAACACATAAATATGTTTTTAATAAATTAAAACAGTACAGATGCATCAATTATTGTGCAAAAAAGATAAAACAGTCCAATCCAAAAATCCTACAATACCTGAAGAAAAACCGACTAACCAAATTTCTTTTGATTTTCAACAAGTAGAACCGTTCGTAATGCAAGAAGATGTACCAATTGTTTTTCCTAAACAAGAAATCAATCCGTACATGATCAAATTACAAGTTCTAGTGCGAGAATTTTTAACAACAGTTATTACTCATCATGAACAGATCATATATAATATTGTCATTAAAAATAGTTATGATAAATCGATATTAACGACAACAAACAGAACAATAATTGATATGATCGTAGAATGCACTAAATCATTTTACAATAAATGTTATATAAACCTACAAAATGAAGTTGTCACAGCGGAAACTACAAATATATTAGAAATGTCATATTATGCACAATTCAGTCCACATATATTATTGAACAAATTGATTCATTTAACATTGGATATTCATATCGACGTTGTTCGAGAGAATTTAACATTGAAAGATGTAGATAAATATTTTAGTGGAATACAAACAGAGATAGATTATCAGTTCTTATCATCTGTTAATTTGATACACGTATTATCAAAAGGATTAGACGAAAATGAAGATTTTATTAATATCGGTAATGGCGAAAAACCGTTTGATGTTATAATTGACAAACATATCGAAAAATAATTTACATTAATGATATAAATTATTTCTTTCGCGAGACACGTTTATTGATATTCTCAACATATCGTGTTAGCTTATCTTCATACGTGTCATTACTCTGTGCCAATTTTCTTTTTACCGGCGGTGTTTTGCCACTACCAGATATATCGATCCTATTTGTTTCTACTTTGCAGTCCGAACAAATTATTTCGTCGTTTGCGTTATATTCTATTATTGGATACTTTTTAGTGGGTAATTTACGAATCAAAACTGGTTGGGGAATATTTTTATCTAATATCTTACGTTTTCGCTCAATTGGTACCTGCGTTTGGGATTTTTGAGGTTGGGCAATATTTTTATCTAATATCTTACGTTTTTCCTCAATAGGTACATGTACCTGGAATTTTTGTGCGTTGTTTTGCTGCTAGGTATTGATTCAATTTCATCAGCGATTGCATTTATTATGATAGATATCACTTTGATAATTACACTCACGATTATTTATTGGATTTGCTGCGTCAATTATAACTTACGACATAAATTATAATTAACATTCAATAGCAAATTTTTTACAATGGTTTCGTTCTTGTAAATCTTTTTTGCGGTCTTTCTATTTGAAGTTTAGGTGGAGGATTTTCTTTCATAGTATTAAGTTGTCCATATTTATTATACTTTTGTTCCTGATTTACATTGTTTGCACTATTTAGCTTGAGACGGGTTGCATATTTGGAAGCCTTGCCAAAATTATCTGGATAGCTGAGATTTTTAAAAGATCCCGGCTCAGTTGATCGTCTTACAAATTCCGGATCGATAATATCATCTTCGATTATAGTGTTCGTTACTGGATTAAATACCGGAGTCGGAAGAACACTTGTTGGTTCGACGATACCAGGTCTGTATGTAAAGATCATATATCGCATTTTTTGAATTTGATTGTATGTAAAATTAGTAAGATATTTATCATATGTATAATCCATAAAATTCATGAACAGAGGATTATAATCTGGATTTGTCAATAATTCCCGGCTTGTCAAGATATCAGTCGGATCATACGTTGGTTGAAACTGAATTGGAGTGTCTGCGATGTAATCACCTGTAAATTGACCGCCACCATCAAATCCTACTTGTTCTCCTTCATTGATGTTCACCGCTGCGTATTGTGCGTTATCATTATCATTATTAAAAATGTGCAAGAGACCAAAATAATGTCCTATTTCGTGCGAAAAAGTTTTAAATCTATCATATGGAAAAAATAATCCATTTGCTACCAATTCTTCTGGAAAAAATACGATACGATTGATAATAATTCCATTATGCAAATCATTTACTTCCCAAGGGAAATTAGAAAATCCCAAAATATCTGTATTGACCATATCGACGATCCAAATGTTCAGGAAATTATCTGGTCGGATAGCAAACGCTTGATTTCGGGATATGAATTGCCGAATCGCTTGATATTCTAATTCTATTTCGTTAATATCATCATACGCAGCCAGATTCAATAAAGATGTCACTGGGTAATAATAAATCTCTCCTAATTCAAACGTTATATTTGACGGTGCCTCTGGGATAACGTCCAAATAATCCTCACTCAGATAGACATCTTGTTTTTCCAAATCCCCTGTAAAAACTTGGCTCACAACGTTAGTGTATTTGAGATTGTTCATTGTACGCGGATTCGTCGAATAATTATTAAAATCATCATTGATCACAGCAACAACTTCTAATGCGCGACTAAATACGTCAGCTGTATCAAATGTGCCAGGTTGGGCTAAAAAATGGAAAGCTATCGTTGCATTTATGGGTGTTGTCATATCAACTTGGACTTGATTAGCAACAAGATCATTGACGATTTGATTATGCATAGATACGTTGCTTGAATAATTATACGAATTTGCATGATGAGCACATTTATGATGTGACCTTTTTGAGCCGACTTGCTTGATATCTCTATTTGAAATTGCAAAATTTGCTACTTTTTTTCTACCGGCCATAGATTATATATCATAATGGGAAAATAATTTATCACCATATAATTATTAATATGGATGAAGTTAAGAAAATCAATGAAAGCATCGTCAGAATCAAAAATGATTTACTAAAAGTATTGTTATCTGCAGGATACATAACCGGTATACTAATGATGATTGTAGGTTTTGTAATGTTGCTATCCGAATTAGGAATGTTTTATAAAATAAACGAAATAAATGGATGGGAAAAACAAAAAGGAATTGGTAAAATAGTTGAAACATATATTGAAACGAAATCGGAAAGTGACGGTTTTAGCGGCTTGATTTGGTCCAACTCGTACAGAATGCTATTATATCGCGTAAGAGTTGCGTTCACTTATACATATAATGGGAAGGAATATACTAGTTATAAATTTTCATACCACGAACCATGGTACGATAATCCAACTATTCCGCAATATGAATCTCACGTTTTGAAGCCTGGTACAATCGTGGACGTTTGGGTCAATCCAGCAGATCCAGATGATGCATATATCGCTAACAAATCATACACTCAATATGATCCTATTGCAATTGATATTGCTATCATTTTGGCAGGAGCATATATCGTTTATAATAGTACAAAATGATGTTTTTAATAGATGATATAAAATAAAATATTGCGTAAGAATATCGAATGTCTGGCCTAACTCCTGCAGAATCAATCAAATGCGGTAAATTTAAAGATGAAATTTGTGGCAGCAATGTTGTATGGTGGGTCGTAGTCATCATACTACTTTTAATTATATTAGGTGCTGGCGGTTATTTTGGTTATCAATACTATGTCGACAACATCTGCTTCCGTGACGAAAATAGCAGACAATGTGCTCCAAAAAAAACATAATAAAATGATATAATGATATCATTTTATTATTTCTAACATCATCCCTTATTTGTGATGTTATCTTCTCTTCAGCAACAAGAATTTCAATAATCTCGGTTATTGTAAAAACAGCATCAACTATATTTTGTTTACCACGTTGTTCCCTATCAACAAATATAACAATATTTGTCACATCAATATTATTTTGTTTAAGGATTGCTGTAATTTTCATCACACTGCCGCCACTTGTTACTAAATCTTCAACTAATAAGCACTTGTCATTCTCTCGATAAATCACTTCAATCTGCTTATACCATAATCTTTGGCCTCTTTTCGGATCATCAACAATGGAATATTTTGATTTATCGAAATGACCGTCGCCAATAGCAAAGCGGTGTTCGGAACGCCACAACATTGATCAAATTCATTATTTTTAACGATATCATACATCATCATTGCTATCTTCTGCAACAATTATGGCACACCGATTATCAACCTTAGATCAATATAGAATAGGGAAGAAATACCAGATCTTAATTTGTATGTGGTGCCAAATTTAGAGCACCAATATCAAATAATTGTATTATTACCTCGTTGTGTGACGCATAATAATATATAATATCTTACTAATAATCAAAAATGGCAATGATTCCGTATGGAATAATAACGCAAGGGCTATACGGTGGCCTAATATCAGGCATCAGTACGATGACATTTGGGATGTGTAAAGTTATTAAATCGATATATAGTCATAAAAATCCAGATGTTGATAATTTTATCAAAAAATTGGACATTGAATATCGTATCAATTTAATAAGTACCATTCTAAAAAAATACAATAAAATTAAAACGATCGATATCAAAGAACACATTTGTGATAAGTCAGTTATTTTTACAGTTGTAGATGATAGATCTTTGACAGAATCAACAAAATATAGGACAGCAGCAGATCCATTACAAGTGAGCTTAATGTATCTTTCTTCCGTAATTTGTGATATACACAATGATCTGACACTCATCAATCAACAAATTGAATATCATCAATCTAAATGGTTCAATTCGTGGCGAGAGATGAATATCAAGAAGTATTTGGATTCGCTAGAAACTGACAGTCATATTCTCGCAAACAGATTTGATGATTTTATGAAAATATCAGCATTAGCACAATAGAAGTATCACTCATTTCCTAAAATTATTTATATTGTAATTTGTAGAAGATATGAATCTTGTGATTCAAAATGGAAATGTGGTTACACATATAAATAAATATTTAGATGATGTGGAAATAATAAAATCATTTGAAAAAGATGTTTCTGTAATAGATTTGAATAGATATAAAACGGTTATCATATTGGGGGGGCATCATTCTATATGTGATGCTGTCGATCAAAATCTAGCGCATGTTATTGATCTGATAAAGAAATGCATTTCTTTAGATAAACCTTTAATTGGTATATGTTTAGGCTGTCAATTGATAGCGTATGCATTAGGATGTAAGATAGAATCATCGCAAAAATTGAACGTAGGTTATGATACGCAAGTATGTGGGTTCAAAAATATATTGCGTTGTCATACTAATTATATTGTTCCAAACGTTACATTTGAATTTATGGAATATTATGATTCGATGTTGTATGTTTTCAAGCATAACAAGATTTATGGCGTTCAATGTCATCCAGATATTCCGCCAGAATATGTTTCAGATTTTGTAGAAGATACGACAACAATTGAATATGCTAGAAAAAATAATAAAGAGATAGATGAAAATAACAATGGATTGATGATGTATATATTGAGTAATTTGTTATGATAAATTGATAATCAGTTTATCATAAAAAAATTGAAAATTGATCAATTACGACGTCAAATTAAAATAAGATGCTAACATTGCTAAAATGGAAGACGTTACTATTGAAGTTATTGATCCATATCAACAAAATCAAGATGATGAGAAAAGTGCAAGTGATTCTGGGTCAGATGAAGATAAGATGAATGGAAGTGACTCTAAATCAGAATCTTCAAACGACGATGAAGTCATGATCGCTGAAAAGAAAGAGAGGGTACCTATCGATATTGATCACTATTATCCAAAATATATGCAAAAAGTTAAATATGATGATGTTGACCAATTTACTGCGACACTCGCTCGGGAACAGGAAAATTTTGACGAAAAGTCAGACATGAAAATTTCGAATAAATTTATTGGCGAATATCTTCCAAAAAAACCTAAGACATATGATATGGGTGAAGTTAAGAAATTTGCCGAACGATATTTTCCAAAAAAAGTAGAATTAGATGATAATTCCTTAAATTCAAAACCAGTTGAAACGGACGATTCTAGCAAACCGTTACAAACAGAGGAAGAATCTGATGATTTCTCTTCCTCCGAAAAAGATGATAAAACTGAAAAGGGCAGTGAATCGTCGAGCGATCACAGAACACCATATCAACTTTTTATGCAAGAAATGGTACCTATTCTTAAAAAAAAGAATCCGGGTATGGGAATAAATCAAATATTAGCGCTGGCTGGTGAAGAATGGATTAAGAAAAAGGCTGAACTTAATTGTAGCAAACCACAGATTGAAGGGAATTCTAGCAAATCAAACGGCGATGAGGAAGAATCGGTCAGATGCATTAATTTGGTAGCTCCTTTAAATCAAAATCCGATTGATCAGTCAGCATTGGCTGAAAAAATTCAAGAGTGGACAAGAAAAAAAAGCGAACCAATTGAAACCTGCAGATCAGACAACGAAAAAGAGATACCAGAAATAAAAGATGATAAAATGACTGTCAAAAGCGCAAAAGAATTATATGTCGATTTTATCAAAATGTTATCTGATAAGGATATTTGGGACTCATGTTTTGTGGATCCATATGCTTTGTTAGCAGATTATATCAACACAAGGATGTTCGTTTATGTGATTCAAAAAAGTCAAGCAGCACAAATTATCAGTATCATTATGGAAAACGATACTATCAAACCAAAATTAAAAAAAGAAATAATAGGTTATTTGACATATCACGGTTTGTTAGATAATCAAGATGAATTTTTGTTCCGAACATTAGCAGAAATAACATTAAAAAAACAACCCAAACTATTTGATTTACTTTTACAGTTTTTTCTAACTAAAAAGATCAATCCAAATTTCCAAACTAATGTCGGTACAATGCTTCATATTATTGCGTCTACAAATCATTGTATTTTTCCAATGGGTATCGTTTTGAAACAATTGTTAGATTATGGATGCAGTCTAAACATATTAAACAGTCGAAATAAGACGCCAATAGAAGTAGCCAGATCATGTGAAAATAAATGCTTTGCTAACGCTTTATATAGGTTACGTGACGAAGAAAATATGCGGGAAAGAAAATTATTCCCTGAACCACTTTCAAATCTGAAAGAGCTGGCATTATTTGGAATATCTTGTTCTGCCATCAGTGTTGCTGCAACTTTGTTGGTTTGCTGGTTAAAAAAATAATCATTAAAAATAAATCGTTATTTTTAATGATCCATATTCTACAAATGTCTTGACATTACGTTTAAGGTCAATATTGGCATGTTCAATATCTCGACGTTGCGTTTGATAGACCAATATTTTGACGTTCAAAGTCTCGCCAATGCAACTTCCGCAGACATCTTGCCATCACATTGAATGGACTAATATTGGCACTTTCAAAGTCTAGTCAATGCAAACTTCTACAGATCTCTTGACATCACATTGAATGGACCAATATTGATATGTTCAAGTCTCGTCAACGCAAATCTCTTGACATCACATTGAATGGACCAATATTTGTACGTTAAAAGTCTCGTCAATGCAATTCCTTCAGATCTCTTGACATCACATTGAATGGACCAATATTTTACGTTCAAATTCTTGTCAACACAAATTTCTTGACGTCACATTAAATAAATCAATATTAGCACGTTGAGTTCTTATCAACGCAAATCTCTTGACATCATATTGAATAGACCAATATTGATACGTTCAAATTCTTATCAATGCAAATCTCTTGACATTACATTGAACGGACAAATATTGGTGCGTTCAAAGTCTCGTCAATGCAAACTTCTACAGATCCCTTGACATTACATTGAACGGACAAATATTGGTGCGTTCAAAGTCTCGTCAATGCAAACTTCTACAGATCTCTTGGCATCGCATTGAATGGACCAATATTGGTACATTCAAAGTCTTGTCAATACAAACTTCAGCAGGTCTCTTGACGTCACATTGAATTGACCAATATTGATACGTTCAAAGTTTTATCCATGCAAATCCGTTGACATCACATTGAATTGACCAATATTGGCACGTTCAAAGTTTTATCCATGCAAATCTCGCGATATCACATTGAATAGACCAATATTGGTATTTTCAAAATCTCGTCAACGCAATCTTCTGCAAATCTCTTGACATCATATTGAACGGACCAATATTAGTCCATGCAAATCTCGCGACATCATATTGAACGGACCAATATTGGCACTTTCAAAATCTTGTCAATGCAATCTTCTGCAAATCTCTTGACATCATATTGAACGGACCAATATTGCCACTTTCAAAATCTCGTCAACGCAATCTTCTGCAAATCTCTTGACATCACATTGAATGGACCAATATTGGCACGTTCAAAGTCTTTGTCAACACAAACTTCTGCAGATCTCTTGACATTACATTGAATAGACCAATATTAGCGCATTCAAAGTCCTGTCAATGCGATCGTCTGCAAATCTCTTGACATCACATTGAATGGACCAATATTGGCACGTTCAAAGTCTTTGTCAATGCAAACTTCTGCAAATCTCTAGACATCACATTAAATGGACCAATGTTGGCACGTTCAAAGTCTTGTCAATGCAAATCTCTTGACATCACATTGAATGGACCAATATTGGCACGTTCAAAGTCTCGTCAATGTAATTTCTGCAGATCTCTTGGCATCATGTTTAATGGATCAATATTGGCACGATAAATGTCTTGTCAACGCAAATCTCTTTACGTCACATTGAATGGACTAATATTGGCACTTTCAAAGTCTCATCAATGTAACTTTTGCAGATCTCTACACATCACATTGAACGGATCAATATTGGCACGTTTAATATCTTGTTAATGCAAATCTCTCGACGCCACATTGAACAGATCAATATTAGCACGTTCAAAGCCTTGTCAATGCAAACTTCTGCAGATCTCTTGACATCACATTGAACAGATCAATATCAGCACGTTCAAAGCCTTGTCAATGCAAACTTCTGCAGATCTCTTGATATCACATTGAATAGATCAATATTAGCACGTTCAAAGCCTTGTCAATGCAAACTTCTGCAGATCTCTTGATATCACATTGAACAGATCAATATCAGCACGTTCAAAGCCTTGACGAATCTCTTGACATCACATTAAATAGATCGATATTGGCGCGTTCAAAGTCTTGACAAATCTCTCGGCATCGTATTGAACGGATCAATATTGGCACGTTCAAAGTCCCGCCAATACAAACCTCTACAGATCTCTTGACATTACATTGAATGGACAAATATTGACATGTTCAAAGTCTCGTCAATGCAAACTTCTACAGATTTCTTGGCATCACATTGAACGGACAAATATTGATATGTTCAAAGTCTCGTCAATGTAAACTTCTACAGATCTCTTGACATCGCATTGAATGGACCAATATTGCCACATTCAAAGTCTTGTCAACACAAATCTCTTGACATCACATTGAACGGACCAATATTGCCACATTCAAAGTCTTGTCAACACAAATCTCTTGACATCACATTGAACGGACCAATATTAGCATGTTCAAAGTCTTGTCAATGCAAATTTCTTAACATCACATTGAATGGACCAATATTTGCACATTCAACGTCTTGTCAATGCAAATTTCTTAACATCACACTGAATGGACCAATATTTGCACATTCAAAGTCTTGTCAATACAAGTCTCTTGACATCACGTTGAATGGACCAACATTGCCACATTCAAAGTCTTGTCAATGCAAATCTCTTGACATCACATTGAACGGACTAATGTTGGCACGTTCAACGTCTCACCAACGCAAATCTCTTGACATCACACTGAATGGACAAATATTTGCACATTCAAAGTCTTGTTAATACAAGTCCCTTGACATCATATTGAATGGAGCAATGTTGGCACGCTCAAATTTTCAAAAAAACATAATTTGTTTCTCAACATCATTAAAAATAAGTTATTTTTAATGATCTATTTGTTATTCATCCTCAGATGTCGTTTGAAAACTATCATCAGTGTCCGACAACGAAGACAAAGTATTTTCATCATTTGCCAACGCAATTTTATTCCGAACATGTTTGATGATAATCTCAAAATCTTGGGCCGACTTCTTCCTTTATTTTTTGGAGACACATCTCTTTGTTTTCTGAATCCAATTTGCATAATGTTAGTATTATATTCGCCAACGCATAAGTTTTACTCCTAACATGTTCGATGATGGGCTTAAAATTTGGGGATGATAATTCCTCTTCCATTTTTTGTAATATATTCTCTCTGGTTTCCGAATCTAAACCAGATAATGTTTGTATCATATCATTTGTTGCAGCACAAATATTACTGATATCATTTCTATCCTGGTTATTTGTCGCCATTTGGCTAATATTTGTTATTATGAGCATCGCTACTAATTTTTTTTTCATTTTTTCAATAATTATCAAAAAATTGATAAATTAACGATCATATTTCAATACCATCATATTCTTACTAACAAAAATGCGAACGTACACTTCAAAACCATTTGTTACCCCCGCCAAAATATTTGGAAACAAAAAATTACCCTCACCATGTAACGCTGCTATAATCTGTTTCTGTCCTATGCCCGAACAATTCAAATACTATCTTCCGTTCAAATCCCCTGACCGATTATTTTTACACGTGCACCCTGACCAAGTCAATTTTTGCCAGTACAAAGAACATCATTTTATAGTATTAGCAGAAGTTTATGGCGGTCCAGTATCCGTTTCTGTCGTTGAAGAGTTGCATCATTATGGTATATCTAATATAATTGGCTTGGGATTCGTCGGATCGTTAACTGCTGACTTACCAATTAGTAAAAATATATGTTCTGGTAATTCTTTGGTCGAGCAAGGGACTTGTCCGCATTATATGTCCACATCTGATTGTGATATGATCGAAAGTGATGACATCATCGAAAAAATGTTTAATAATAAACTAGAATCGTGCAACATATGGACTACAAATGGTATTTATCGAGAATATGAACATGATATTCAACGAGCCAAGGAATTTAACTGTCGTGCGGTTAATATGGATACCGCTCCATTATTTGCATCATGTAAGATGTTAAATTTATCATATGGTTATGTAGCTACGGTATCAGATGTATTGGATGAAAAATGGACCAATGATTTGACTGCATCCATCGATAACGGCAATATTGCCCAAAATAAATTAGCTCAAATTGTCATCGAATTTATACCCCAAATGGATAAATTATCAAACGATTCTTACGGTAAAATAGAATTTGATGTTCTTGCACTCGTAGAAAAGCTGTTTGTCCAACTAAATATTTGTAAATCCCATTCAATTGATCATATCAAACGAGTTTTAGATCATACTATCAATGCGTTAGTTCATGAACAGTTATCGTTGAAAACAAAATTTTTGATAAGATTGGCATCCATATTGCATGATGTCGATGATCTTAAATTTGTAGATACTGTTTCATATGCCAATGCAAAACAAATTCTTACTGGACATGTTTGCAACGAAGATATGGATTTAGTAATTGAAATGATCTCATATGTATCCGCATCCGTCAACGGTAATACGATTCCGAATAGGGCAAAACTATTCCCATGGTTATTAATTCCTAGATATGCAGATCGGCTAGAAGCTGTTGGAATAATTGGAGTCATTAGGTGTTATCAATACACTAAAACTAAATCTTCCCCGTTATTTACAGATAAAACTCTTAAACCCAAAGTCATTGACGACGTCTGGAACATTGCAACTGAAGAGAGATATGCAAAGTATAATGGTCAGAGTTCGAGTATGATAGATCACTATTATGATAAATTGCTTCGGCTGGGAAATTTTGAAACTGATAATCCGTATATCAAAAAAATCCAAATTTCATCTTTAGATCCATTGCTCAAAGTGATCGACTTATTCATCGCAGATAAGCTAACAGACGAATATTTTGAATCACTAATCAATTAATATTTACATACATTATGAAAATATTAACTCATATCCAACATGAAATTAACATCAATTTCCATCGATATTAATGAAACATTGATGCGATTATCAAAATTAGGTAAATTTGTAGTGTACTCATCGATATTGAATCGCCACGTTGGCTGGATACTTTCTATTTCCTCAACATCGTCGTACACGTTATATCTAAAATTATTAGGATAACTTTTCTTGTATTCACTTTTAATGTTATGTAAAACGCTGTCCCGCCATGCCATATCCATGTGTCCTGTATAGATATCATACTTGCATGTACCGACCGCATCATTGTAAAATAAAAAGTATCCTTCACCGTACCGATACATCATTCTAGTTTTGATTTGACAAATAAGTATGTTGTTGCTTGAATCATTGCATTTATAAATTATCTTGACATTTGAAGTTGGTTTTACAAGTTGATCAATTGTATCATACAAAACTCGTAGTCTGTCTTGTTTGGGCGATTGATCATTGACTAACGTTGTAATTCGATTATTCGGATTTATTAACGGACGAATATCAATGTATTCTATCTCAACACCTACGTTTTCATACAATGTTAAGTTATTTTTATCAAATTGACCTATTAAATATTCAAGCATTTCATTAAACTTATGTTCATTTGTTATTTTGATAGTGTTATTAGAATAATAAATCAATACAGGAATGTCAATGAATCCTGCAAATTCGATATCTTGTATCATGTAAGTAATTTTTCGCCCTAATGGATAAATAGTCATCATATCTGTGACGGCAAACGGATGCGGCTTTTTTGAATCTACGAAACCATAATATGAAATATCAATTTGACGTCCATATAATTGAATTCCTAACGTAATATACTTTGTTTCCATCTATATATTATTGCCATATTTTTATGAAAATATATCCAATATTTGATAAATTCTTTTTTGAATCAATACAGATGCAAACGTTGTACCCTCAGAAATATTGTTGATGATACTTCGCAATTTTTTCTTGTTATGTTGACTAGAAAAATATTTGTTGATTATTTGGTAAATATATGCTATTGGAGACGTTATTGGTTGTATCGCTTTAATATTTGGAATAAATTGGACCATGTTGAATAAATTGAGCTCTTTTTTCAAATTGGTAACGAATATAACATACAATTCATCTAGTCCGTTTGCGTTCGTAATTTTTTGTGACGATAGTAACAACTTGCAATCTTGTAACGATAATATGTCATTATTGTTCAAAGGATAATAATTGACAGTTAATATCAACGCTTTCATGCAAAAATTAATAATATTAGTTGATTCTTTTTGTTGCGGATTTTTGTATGAGTTAGAAAAAAAACTTAACAATCTCATTAATGTTTCTTCGTTAATGTTAAATGTTAAAGGACGAACATCAATTTGAATCTTAACCGTATTATCGATGTTACCGTTGATGTCCAAAATGATCGATAATGTTACATCATCTTCGTAAGTATTTTTTAAGAAATATTTGTTCTTGGGATTGTTACATAGCACATCGATGACTGTCAGTGACCGAATGCTCAATTCATAACACATATCGTCGACATTCTTTTGATAAGCATTTATTTTAATATTTTTGATCACGATTGACATAAATCCAGCCGTACCGTCCCCGTCTGATAAATATATATGTACAAAAGGAATACTGACAATCCATATTTCATCTAATTTATTCAATTCATAATCATCCATTATAGCAGCACACAAATTGTGAATTGAATGAATCAACGATTCAGCGTTTTCATCCTGTAACATTTTTTGAATATACAATTCAAATTCACGCGCGTTATTGGCAGATGAGGTTTGTGACATTATTTGAGATGCTCTATTTTTATCTTCATCAGTTGTCTCGTTTAAAATTCCAAGTAATCCATTAATTTTATCAAATATTTCTGGGTTGATATATATTTTTACAGAATCAATGATACTATTTATTCGGTTTACGTGATTAACCATCACATTTGCCAATAAGTGTTCATCTAAAATAATATCAAATTTAGCATTAGCGATCTCTTTTTTGGTAAAATTAATGTCACCCTGATGTATTGCTATATTAATCCACGAATCCATATGCTGATGAAGAATTTTAGACTCATAAATACGAATAATTACATCAGATTCAGATTTTTCTGTTGTGGGAAATTTTGATTGATACATTGTAACTATGTTCGCAATTGATGATATGATGGGCGATAAATTCTTCGCAGATGCATCAAAAAAGCTGATATCATTTGCATCAATGTTGATTTTTTTGACCAATAATAAGAATTCTTCATCTGATGGATAAAATTTTAAATCTACGAACGATTTATTTTGCACGTCGAACATCATATTCTGACACGTTAAAATCATATTCTCATGTTTGGTTTGCAAATTATAAATATCGATATTGGTCGCGATACATACATGATCGATGACTAACTCAATCATGTGCGGATCAGAAACTACCATTAAATTAATATTTTTGATAAAAAAACAACTGTCGCAATCATCGTTCGCGACAATTACTTTTGTCAAAAGATCATTAATAAAAGAATTCATTAGATTTATCATGTGTCTAAAATTATATACATCATTGATCGTTAGTGTTACATATTTATTCAATTCAAACGTCTTTGTTTTCTTTTTAAATGTTCCAATATATCCCTTACTTTGATCATAAAATATTGACTGTGCACTTGTATGAATATTTTTAACCTTAGAGATAATAATTTCATCATTTGATATTATTATTTCGACATTATCCATTTGCATCAACGTTTCATCAATTATCATTTTATTAACGATACAAATTGTCGTTATGATATCATCATTTGCATTTTCTAAATATATTTCGGGTAAGTACTCGATGATATTAGAATTAATATATATGATATCGATCGACAAAAGATTATTTTTATCAGCGACAAATTTAACATCCTTTATTTTGGTAACGATGTCATCTTTTGAGATATTAATTTCCCGGCATGAAAAATGATCATTATCAAAAAATATATCTAAGATCATAATTGTAATTTTATTTACTACATTTATGGTTATCGTTTGTACTTTGCAACATATTGCGTTAAGATATTGTAATATAATTTTTTTAATTTCAAAGAATATATTGTTGATATTGTGATCATTTTTGAACGATTCAGCAGTCAATGTTGTCGTCATTAGCATCAAGCTATTCGATGCATCAATGATATCTATCGTTAGATTTATACTACTGACCGTTATTTTCGTAGAATATGTTGCACTTACTCCAAGTGATGGAGTTGTAATAACGACGCCTGCAAGGTTACCTGACTTGATATTCAATGTATTAAGACCAAGATGTTGCGTGGATTCTTTCAGGGCAATTGGATACAGATGAAATAAATTTTCATCTCCATTGCACTCATTTTTCTCAATTTTTACATCGTTGAGACTGAACAATTTGTCACCATAAGTATTTAAAAATATTTGGGCGGCATTTGAGATTAGATAATTTATGTGTTTAAGACCATAATTTATTGGTATATCGCACATCTTTTTCAACCACTCTGTCATTTTTTGCTAATTATACATAGATAAGGTTTTATGTTATTGTGATCTTATTAACACATTTTTTTTATGTATTAATAAAATTATTCTGGCAAAGTTACTACGAAATTTCCTGTATCAGTTGGGAGATCAAATGTATTCGAATCGTAAGAACTGAACATCCAATATATAACGCCCAAAACAACAAGGAATAAAATAATCCATACGAAACATTCTAGTGAACTTGTTCTCTTTCTCTCAATAATCGGCATATTTCTGTAATAGTTTTGTTTTGTTAACATATTATTTTTTTGTTGTGGTGGAATATATACTGAATTAATAATGTCATCAATTTGATCTGCTTTTGATGAAGTTGTCCTTGATAATAAATTATTCAAATTTGCGTTGATTTCGGCAGTTTCGGAAAGAGGTTTCTCAGAAGGAGCTCCAAAAAGTGATTTCTGCATCAAATTGTTTTTAAATTCCGCCATGGTAGGCGTGTATGAGTACGCGTTTTGCAAATCCGCAAACTGAGACTGATCATCGCCGGGCAAACCGATAGATTCATAAGTATAATTGGAACGCATTTTTGTCATCGGTTCCACCATAGATGGACTTTCAGGTCTATCATATTGATTTTTGTTACACGACATTTTTTGTTAATCTATATTGAGATAACATTTTTTATTATTCTAAACATATCGAGTCTTCTACGATCGCATTATTTATTTTATCATATTTGAACGATAATGTCGTTAAATATGGCGTGCTACCGGCGTTTAACATTATATTAGGAAAAGATGTTTGTAGATGACTTATTAATACTTTTAATACTTCTCCATGTGTAACAATCATAATATCGGAATCATGTTTTTCTAACAGTTTAAAAACAATAAAATGTATTCGATGGACAAAATTGGCATAAGATTCAGGAAAAGAAAAGCCAGTTTCTTGGCCATTATAGATAGTTGGAATTCCATATGGATACAAATTGGTATAATCTTTCATTCTCGGTTGATACTCTGCAACTAACGGTTCTATTATTATTTCTGAATTAACAAATGATGATTTTATTTCTGTTGAAGTTGCTAACGTGCGAGTATATGGGCTGGTATAAATATGCGTCGGATTATAACCATTCTTTTTCAACAAGTTACCTTTAATTTTAGCCATTTTGTAACCATTTGAGGTCAATGGTGAATCGGACCAATGTTGACCAAAACAGATCATCCAATACACAGGATTTGTGTAATCTAATCTTTCTGAGTGTCTTACTATCTTAATCTGTATCATATTGGTATTCATAATATGTTACTGACATAATTTTATATAATATAATATATCGCGTCTCTCATCAAATAAAAATTGAAAAAATTACTCACTAATACATCCAATACAACAATAATTTTAAAAATGGATCCAACTAAAACTCTGGATGAAATAGGTATGGCATATCATACACCTGATTCTAAATCGGGAAAATATGAAGGTGGTGATAAATTAAGTGATGGGCAGAATTTTACGCAATTCTATCATGAAATAATGTCACCGCTACGAGATAATGATGTTAAATTATTGGAAATTGGAATTTTTAATGGCAAATCTATTGCAATGTGGGCAGATTATTTTCCTAATGGAACAATTTATGGTATTGACCAGAGTTTGGTCAAATTAGAATACAATTTGTCTGTATTATTCGAACAAGGGGCATTTAGAACAAAGAAACTGACACATATCTACGCGAGACGATGTGACCTCCATACTTCTGATTTTTTGCCAAATAACGACGTTAAAATAATCAAATGTAATACTTTGCACGATAATTTCGAAATAGTCATCAAACATCTACCTGATTTTAATATTATTGTCGATGATGGTAACCACAATGCTGATTCACAATGCAGGAACTTTGAATTGCTATTTGAAAAAATAATTTCTGGAGGTATGTATATTATCGAAGACATCGTCCAACCAATTGATTTTTATTCAGTTGAACATTTTGCCACGTATTTTGACCAAGATGCCAGTATTGATAAATTAAAGGAGGATTATATCATCAAAATGTTAAGTGAACACAAAAATCGATATGAAAAGTTGGATAAATCTCTCGCAGTTGTTACCAATCTTATTGAGATCAACACTCTTAGCAAGCCAAATCAGTTGCCCGGTCTAATTAAGAGTCAACAACAAAAATTAGAGGAGAAAAAAGAACTAGATATGATCAATAGTGATACATTAGGACAGAAATTTGATAAATTTATGGAGATAAAACAAAAATTAATACCTTTGATCAGTAGGATAGAAAAACGTCCCAATAACATCATATTCTACCGAAAATAGCATTATATAAAAAATATACAGTATTGATATTATACAATGTCGCGAGTGATCTATAAAAAAATGTTGAAAGATGCCGTTCTATCAGGTAATGATGATTTAGTTGATTTAGTTGTTGATAATATTCCATATGGAGTAGGATATTGTGATAATTTATTGATCAGATTTGCAGCAAAAAGAGGATTCCATAAGATAGTGAAGAAATATTTGCCGTTTTTGAGGGCAAATCCAGCTGAGCATCGAGATTATGCTATTAGACGAGCAAGTGAATTTGGACATAGCGAAGTAGTAAAAATTTTGTTGAATGACAAGCGAGTGTGTCCGGCTGCATGTGATAATTATGCAATAGTATGCGCTGCACAAAATGGTCATGTTGATGTAGTCAAAGAATTACTAAATCATGTATCTGTTGATCCCACCGTCGGATATAACGCCCCGCTAAGATATGCTGCCATTTTTAATCACGTTGACGTTGTTGAATTATTAATGATGGATTCGCGAACTAATGCCGCAGATGTAGATAATCATGCTATTCGATGGTCAGCTTATTATGAAAATAATAAAGTTGTAAAATTGTTGTTGTGTGATCCGAGAGTGGATCCGTCGATTGAAGAAGATGTGATATTATCTGTTGCTGCAGAAAATGGCAATGTTGACTTAGTGGAGATACTTTTAGATGATGAACGAGTAAATCCATCAGCGCGGAATAATCAAGCATTGTGTTGGGCTGCATCAAATAATCATTTTAAGATTACCAATATGTTACTCAGTCATCCAAAATTATGTATCACCGCCGAAGAATATATGACAGTAATCACATGCGCAGAACACGAAAGAAATATGGTCAGATTGTTAAAAGAATTTCAAAATAAAATATCATTTGTTCCAGAACCACAACCTGATTTATACGAAAATATAACTCAAATTTTGCGAAATAAACGAATCAACATCACTAAATTCAGTATTATTTGCAATTCATTTGGAAAAAACAAGTTAACAGTCGAATTCTGATTTATAAAAATTTTATTATTAACATTTTTATAAATTTAGCTAAGATAACGGATATTCATTGTTAAGATTAACTTGTACGATAACATTTTCGTCATATAACGCACACATATCATCATCATACTGCACAAATAATCTCTTGCGAACTCCAGGATCAGGATCGTCAAAAAAATTATTTGATACATGAACAGTATCATTATTTGATACTAGATAGGTTAAAATATGTGTCACGTTAGAATATTTTTGACTTGTACCGTATGTAGCTTTCACAATTTTTGGCATTATTATATAACTTGCGTTAAATATTTTAAGCAATTGGTCGCAAAAAAAATTGATTTATTTATTTCCAAGATGGTCTATCATTAACAATTTAAAACAAAATGAATCGACCACAAAAAATGATTATGTTATCAAGGAAAAGAACCGGAATAATTGAAAAAATCATCCCATCAAAAGATGATGAAGTTAACATCTGTGGTCAGGCGCATGATTTTCCACGTGGAACTACTCGAAGTAAAAAAGAATTCAAGAGAGCCCCTAAACGACATTTAGAACCTACCCCAGATTCTTCGAGCAAAAGAAGAAAAGTAGACTCAATGATATCAATAAAAAGACAAAATGATTTTGACATCGGAGAAGAAAAACATATAGAAATCGTTGACACATTAAAATTGGTAACAAAATTGCGACAATTCAAAGCGATTGATAGTCCAGAAAAATTAATGGACTTGGATGACATGGATCCTGTTAATTTACCTTTTATGGAGTCACCTAGGGATAATTCAGCGAAATTGAATTTGAAATGGGACATATCCCGTTCTACACAATTATCGTTATCGTTCGATCCATGGAACATTTTTGGTGATTTAGATGATTTCTTTCCCGATGATTTTCAATAAAAAATTGATTAATTTATCACAAAATGTTTGCATCCATAATAATATAGTATATAATCATGGATGCGCACAAATATTACACATTTTTAATTGTTTGTTGCGACAATGCAGTACCGTTAAATCAGAATGGGATAATTGGTGGCGTTATTTATGTTGAAAAAGGATGGCCTTGCGAAGATCTTTCTTTTGAAATGTGTGCAAACAAAGGAGTTCGTTTTATCGAACTTGTGCCCAACGGTTATCACAAAGTTTCTGAACAAATTGTCGCTAAAAAGTATTCTGTCTATGTTGGCAGCTCTAGACATGATGACGTAATTCGTATCAATTTCCGTCTTTCGCTGTCTAAATGTGATAATTCGTTGTCACAATTTGCCGAGGGGTATGACAAACAACATGGATGCTTTGATGTTATACATGATTTATTTAGTGTCGAAATGTCATACAAAACAAACAATGGCGCCAGAACCATTTCAGAATGTTTATCCATATGTCGCCAAGTAACATTAATTGACACTGTAAAATATTCATTAGAAACTGTTGTAAGATATCTATCGAAACAACAATACATATACGCACAATGCGAAATGATCGACATCATTCAAAAAATAAAAGCATTTGATGTGACTAAATCTAAAAATTTGTTGTTTGATCTAGAAAGCTATCATGATCTTTTGGTTTCTGCGACAATCGAGACGTTGACTTGTAAAGCTGACAAAATAATTTCGAACCTTTTGGAATGTGAACAAAAAAATTGATTTTATTAAGATTAGAAGAATCCTAATGTTAATAAATTTAGCAAAATGGCCCTAAGAAAACAGGTTGGTAAATTTGATCCAAATGTCATATGTAGAAAAAATGATGTCTATATTGCAAATGCATCGTACGATACTCTTTACATGCTACTATGTTATGTGATAAATGACAAATTACACGCCATATACAAAAAGCTTCAAAAAGATATCCGTGAAAGTCTCATCGAAGTTGTCGCACACATGAAGGAAATATGTAAACTATTAATCAGTATTAATGATCGATTCGGTGAATACAAAGATTCGCAAATCCACGAAGTTTTAAAGGCCAAATCAGATCACCCAATGCCTTTCGTGTTGACGCGATGGAAATACAAATATGATTTTCACATTGCAATACAAATTAATAGATATGGGGCAGTTCCGGCGATAGACATAATATTATCAACCGTGTGTTTTAGATTAATCAAAAATAAAACCCTAATTACTAAATTCGATGCACCGACGAAAAAAGCAATGACCATCTTTGATAAAGCTGTCCAAACGTTCGAAACAGTTTTAAAAAAGTTACAACAATTTCATTGCCATAATTACACCGATGTTGCAAAATATATTTCACCTAAATATCGAATATATCAAGATATATTTATTGAAATAAACGAAACGAAAAGAGATACAGGAAAGGGTTATTTTTATAATGATATTAGAAGGATACATGATAATTCAGCACAGTCCTGGGATTTATATCAACCGGGATTTTGGCCAAACGATGTTCCTATGACACATCGTATCATAATAAAGCCATTTGAAGTCCCATTCGAAATTGAGTTGGATCTTAACGTCCCTATAACCGAAATTCCTGACAAAAAATATGATGTAGGTGTTGGAAAAATTAATAATGGAAATTTAGAAGTATGCGAACTTCAATTATCGCGGCTCGAAATTAACAACATGATAGATCGAAATATTCCACCTGTAATAATATTGGTTATCGCTGATAACAAGTTAATTGAACGATATGTTATGGTTGATAAAGATGTGTATAATGATATTAAAAATGAAAAGTGTGGTTTATTATGCGTTGGTTATACGAAACTTTCTGAAACGAACATAATATTCGAAAAAAGATTAATCGATAAATATTCTTATGATCTTATCCAACAACAAGGAAACAATTTCACCGTATTTGGAATGATGGCGACTGACTATATGACAGTTGATAATGGTATTGTTGAACTTCATAAAATTTTAATTGACAAAACTACATTTCGTTCAATTAAGAAAAACGAGTTATTTTATAAATTTGCGCCTATGGTCACCAGCATAGGCGGAAATAAATTTAAAATCGTTGACATATTGGCTCATTCAACAACATTAGCTAATATAATGTACGATAAATACAAGACAGTATGCATGAAACCAATTATTAGCGTTATTTCCGCAGGCGTGTATTATGAATACGCGTTAGTAAAATTTCCGATCGATATGCATCTTGTTAATGTCAATATTTACGATCCAAAAACATTGATTTGTACCAATGTTGTTTTGGACGAAAATACATATTTCAAACTACCCCCTACTTTTTGATTTACAATGCAAACTAATTTTTTTAAAAAATTAGTTTACATTTCAATAACTAATATTGATTTGCCATCCTTTTCAGTATATTCAAATCGTTTGATATCACTCACGTGTTTTATCAACAATTGCGATAAATCAATAGAAAAATTATTTGTTTTATTCGGTTTAATATTTTTGGATCGCCATGAATCATTAAAATTTCTAATCGGCGTAGCTGTGGATTTTTGTCGTAACACAACGTTTTCAGGACCAACTATCTTTTGACCGATTGTCAGATCAACATCTTTGTGGGATGTTAATAAATCTACACACCGAATATGACCATTAGCTGTCGCCATGCGCAGACTATAATCATTTTCAGCAGATGGATCAACGCGCTTGTCTTGCAATAGTAATTTGACAGTATTTGCAAATCCATTCTCTGATGCTATCTTAATTGCATAATTTTGAAGAGATGCTGGATCCGATCGTCCATCATCCAATAATATTTTGACAATATCCGAGAATCCATTTTTTGCGGCAATTCTGAGCGCGCCAGAGTTTCTCGGGTTAACAGGATCAACTCGCTTATCTGCCAATAACAATTTGACAGCTTCTAGATTATTACACGTCACCGCGAATATTAATAATCTATTTTGTTGATGACTTGGATTAAATCCTGGTTGCGATATTAATTGTTGTAGCCGCGACGTGTTCTTGTTTCTTATTAAATCGATAGCTTTTCGAAAAGAGCCAGACATGTTGATAATAGTGACATAATGATGTTGACAGACATCGTAAAACTTAGAATTTCATTTTTTTTATCAAAAAAAATGAAATAATTAATCATATTCATAATTATCTACATATATATTATCAAACATGCTGAGTCTATTTCGAAAAGAATATTTACCGCATGAAATTTTTATCAACATAACTAAATATTTAGACATAAACGCAATTAAATCTTTGCTGAGAACTTGTAATGAGCCAATATATCATGCATGTCAAGATAAAAATATATGGATACGGTTGCTTGACGCAACATATAATCTACAATATCAGAAATATGATGCAAAGGATATATTTATAGGATTATACAAAGTTTCAAAATACAATTCGTTTCCACCGACATATCCTGAGTTCAAAAAAATAATTAAAAATAGGGATATCAAATTGATCAAATTAATTATGGAGAGTAAAATTGATAACAAGTTGTATCCGTTGCTGATAAACGAAACGATAAACATGGATGACACGGAAATTGCGTTGATACTTTTGAATTCGGATATGTTAAACCATAGAAGTATGAGGTATAGGTACAAAGTTCTCGATAATGCTGTTCGAATGGGTAATTTTGTCGTTATTGACACACTAATTCGTGATTATAATTTTGTGTATCTTTTATATAACTTGATGCAAACATGTGTTAAATATCAGCAATATGATGTTATGAAGTACTTGACGCATAGTTATGATATTTCTGATACGATAATTTATAATACTCTTTTTGCATTATTTCATAGAACTAGAAATGTATTTAACGAAAATCATTACAAGATGATAGACTTGATGTTAAAATCAAGTGCTACCTCTAAAATATTGTTCAATGAAACATATAATATCGCAATAACTGGTGTTCATTATAATAACATTCGAATCGTAAACATTGCGCTCAGTGATCCAGATCTACTCAAAACTATCGATTGTTGTAAAATTTTATGGCGTGCGATGAAGACTAACAACGTGTACACGGTGATGTTATTGCTAGATAAAGTGGATATTAAGATGGAACGAACAAAATTAGAATGTTTACTCTGTGAACTTTATGTATTTGGTATTAAACATTTGGTTTGTGGCACATTTGATGATGAAAAATTAATAGAGATACGAGAATATGTTCCTCAATTAAAATATGTTGATATTCTAAAATTTGTACGCAATGATCCTTCATTTGATCCTTCTCGTTGTATTATTCAAATAATGCATGCTTTTCCGACATCTACTAACGCAATTAACCAACACATACTAAATCTGTTTGGTCTTATGACAACAAATCATTTAGATATTTTAATTGATCTTGTAAAGGAAAAAAGATACAATAATATAAAAAAGTCAGCAATAAAACATACGATCGAAAAAATAGGATTAAGAGAAATGATGATCAAAATCAGAGACCCATGCATGCGAGATAATGAAGGATGTACAAAACTTATTTCGACGTTAATAAACGATTGTCCTGGAATTATTGGAAACGAGTTATGTGATTATGTAATTGATTATATGGATGATGAACTATTATGTTATATGTTATCACATGATATTGATTTATCAATTAATTATAATTATATAATTAAGAAACTATTTACGAATACTATTTTGTTCGAGCGCTCTAACCAAATTGGGAAGCTAAAAATATCGTTTGCGATGATAAGGCAATTGTACGCAAATGATAAGGTCAAATCATCGTTAATCTAAAACATTTATGATGTAAATGTTTTAGAAAAAATTGATTAAATTTTAGATTAATGTATCCATGTATTATATAACAACAATCTTATTTGATGAAAAGGAAAAATTTGATCACTAATCAGGATAATATCAAACGAATAAAAGTTTATGATTCTAAAAATGAATGGCTAAAAATATTAGAATGTTATGATACACTTGCGAAATTTGTTAATAACGATCCAATAATTTGCTTTGACCCAAAACCAGAATTTGATACCAAACGATATTTCACAAATGTGTGTTCAAAAATATTGCACCTTTTGAAATTCACTTCAGATAAAATAGTAATTGACTCCGTTGCACAAACGTTCGCGAATGACGTTCCGCGTCTCATCGAAAATATTACTAAAGAATTACAGTCAATGTTAGATATATTCCCTGATGATTTTCTAAAAAAAGGAGAAACAGATCGTATAGATATATCATTTTATATTCGTAATTGCTTAGAAAATTGTAATTCTAAATTTTTGTGTATGACGTCACATGATCCAAAGCTCGTAACAATTTCAAAAACGAGAAATTATGAGTCACAAATATTAACTATGATAGAAAACGGATGTTCGACAAATCATATTCGATTACTCAAATTGATGATCGAAAAAGGAGCAAAGACGAATGTAACATCTCTTTTGCGAATGTTTTTCCTAAGTCTAGTGCGATACACTATTGAAATATCATGCATATTCATTGACATATTACAATCATTGCATTATACGACTACATTTCCTGATATCATAAAAAATGACAAATTGCGGCAACCTTACAAATTATTAAATATCGATGATGATAATATTCTTGATTTTGCGTTATCGTGCGTTGTATTAGATACGAAAAGAGAACATCAAAATTTTATTGATCCACATCATATCATTAAGTTTATTAAACATAGACGACTATCTATTGTCAAGTCAAGTTTAACCATATTACTGAATATCATTCTGTACGACGCAAAAGATAATACCGAACTAGTTAACAAACTGTTGTATTTGATGTTGGATGATAATTCTGCAATTGCAAATTTAACGTTTTCTTGTTTTACATATTTTGTATTTTGTAATTTCCGCAATTCGAAAAAAAAATACTTTGATCAAATATACGCATTCGTCACAAATAATATCAGAATGTTAAACAACATAGCTATCGTTGAAAAACTATTCATATTGTTAAAAATTTTATTTTGTTGTTGTAGTAAAAAAATCTTCAATAAAGAGTCATACTCATCACAGGCAGTAATAGATTCAATCACGAACGCGTTTAATACCAAAAAAAATACACTCCAATTGTTAGATGTAACGGTAACAATATTATCAAAAGATTTAGCTGTGAATTACGGAGATGATTTTTATGCTAAAATTATTGATTTGATGACCAATGATGATCAGTCGGTGTATGTGATTGCGATTGAATGCTTTTGTAGATTGTGTCAAATTGGGGATCAGTTTGTTTGTAACCATAAGGGATTAATGATTGATACCATAATCAATTTCTTAACGTTTGAAACGTTAAAATGTAGATCACAATGTTCAAATAACGTTACGCAAAAGATTACAAATTTTCCTATTTTGACACATGTGATACCAAATCAATTAGACGGAGAAATATGTCCTCTCAAGAATGTTGCTATCACGAACATGTGGATCTCACTTGGAGCTTTAATATCACGGGTAAAAACTACCAAATTATACATATCATATATTATTGATTCTGGAGTGCAAAAGCGTGTGTTCGATCTATTCAATATTTCCGCTATCAAACATTGTGCAAATAAACACGCCAGTTTTATAATTGAATCTTTACTGCTTTTAGGATTTGATGATTGTGCTAAAAACGATAATGTAAAAATATTGATTGAAAAAATGATGACAATTGCGTGTGCTAAAGATATTTCCGCAGAAAAAAAGGGGCACGCGTTCGATAATCTTGTACATTTAAATCATTTTTTGAACAATCTTAGATACTGTTTCAAGATAGTTGACATGTCTATATTACTTGATTCAAAAAATCCTGTAGAAGTTTCTTTCTCTTTGGAATGTTTCAGACAATTATACGAAAAAATGAACGAACAAGGGCCATGGGACGATCCAAATCAGTTAACTGAACGAGCAATAAATAAATGCACAGAATTGGTATTTCGTGGAAACAAATTTATTAATTCATCGATAGGATCTTTATTGCGTAGTTTTTTAACTATCGGATCAGAAGAACAAATTTTGAAAAATGTGGAATTTTTAGTTTCGTTGGATATCACTAAAATATTTATAAAATTAGGCAGAAATGATCAAGAGGGGACAATTCGATGTATTTGCGAATCTGCAGTTATCCTTTCAAACTATTCCTTTGCATTAAGAGCCCTCGCACCAATCCATAAGATGATGACGAATTATTTAGAACACCACGATGACAACATATCTGAAAATGCTATCAAATTTTTACACGCTGACATAAATAGAGATAATTCAATTAAAACTTTGCCCCATATTATTTCATCAATCTTTTTAGGACAACAACCTAGAAAATTAGTACTTTTATGTCAATATATTGATACAGCATTGCAGTTTCAGAATTATAGAGTTTTAATATTGGGAGATGAAAATCTTATGAACGAAATGATCAAGTTGCTCGTGCATAAAGATGAAACAGTAGTTCGCTTATGTTGTAATTGTTTGCGCTTAACTATTAATTATGATGAATGCTACAAAGTATTTTACAATGATGAAAATTTATCACATCTTGCTGAAGGGTTAAGAAAACATCCATCAATGATTGCGCAATTGGTAACACGTTTGTCTAGAAAAACAAGATTGGTATTGATAATTTTCTCGCACACCGATTTTGTTCGTGTCTTGTTTAATTTAAGGACTACAGATATTGATTGTGAAAGATTATGGGATATTGCCGTAGATAATGATAAATTAATATCGGAGCTGAAAAGGGTCGTATATACCGAGATGGATATATCTGAATGGGAAGTTTATGCGATGTTGTGCGCGAAAGGAGCGTCTCTTGAAAAACGAGCGGTCACAAAATTGGCACAGATGGACAACGTAGACCAAGAAGATTTTAATATATTTCTTAAAATAATATCATTAGGATATTGCAATGATCCATCATCAAAAATGACCTTACCAGCTACGTTTGTCGGTCATGATATCAAAAATTGTCATGAAGCTATATATATTGAGAGAGGATATTGTGATGTTACATTTAATGTCGACGATGTGGCGATTAAATGCCATCGATGCATATTAGCCGCAAAATCGGAATATTTTGATGCTCTTTTTAGTAATTCAATGGCAGAGAAAGAGACGCGTAACATAACTATAACAGAGGCGAGCGCACAATTATTCCAAAAAATAATCCAATATATCTATGTACAGACAATGAATATTGAATCTGTTGAAGAACTTATTGAAGTATTTTATTTAGCGGACAGATTTGATTTACCTGAATTAGTTGAAACATGCGCACATGCATTCATTTCAATTTTGTCGGCGGAAAACATCGAATTGATAGATGAATTTGCAGAAAGAAATGAAATCATGGAGATTAAATATGGGATATACAGATGGTTAGTGCTAAAGTATGCCACTTTGCCTCAAAATTTGATGTCATTTGTTGATAAATATTGGCCGGATATTATGAACTTTTTGATTTTGAGTTTTAGAGTTCCTAAATAAATCTTAGTTTAAAATTTATTTAGAATTTTTTTAAGAAAACGAATTCTCTTTTGTTATTGATCTTTGCATTAGAATATGCATCATTACGTTCCTCGAAAAAATTAGATTTAACAAACGTATCTATCTTTTTCATATATTCAAACGGTTGCGAAACATTGTACTTTTTATTATATCCTAATTGCACCAATAATCGATCTGCTGTATATTTGATGTATTGTGACATTAGTTTAGAATTCATGCCGAGTAGCTTGCAAGGTAAACTAGATATGATAAATTCTTCTTCGTGTGTAATTGCTTCTTCTAAAATTTCATAGACGACAGATTCTTTCAATTTATTATTTAACAATGCATACAACATGCATGCTAATTCTACGTGTTGAGCTTCATCTCTGGCGATGAATTTGTTAGATTTTATTAAACCTGGCATAATAGAACCAGGTCTAGTTTTTAACCAAAAGATTGATGCAAATGAACCGCTAAAAAAGACTCCTTCAACAATTGCAAAAGCTACTAATTTATGTGCATATGTTTTATCACTATCAATCCATTTTTTACACCATTCTGCCTTTTTTTTAATAGCAGGCATCGTTCTGACTGAATTAACTAAATTATCTTTCAACGCATCATCTTTGACGAACATATCTAACATCATAGAGTACGCTTCACCATGAATATTTTCCATCGCAAATTGGATACCATATGCGCACTCAGCTTCTTTAATCTTGACCGCGTCAATCAAATTTTTCTTGATGTTTGCATTCACAATACCATCACTTGCGGCGAAAAATGCAAGAACGTGCATAATAAATTTTTTGTCATGATTACTTAGTTCTGTTTCCCAATGAACAATATCCTTTGACATATCGATCTCTTCTGCGACCCAATGCAAACGTTGTTGCAATTTGTAATTGTCCCATACTGATTTATATTTTATTGGATAAACAGTATCTTGTGAACTTTTGGATGACAAAATAGGTTCTTGTTTTATAATACTGCTAATAAATTCAGCTGAATATTTTTTGTAAGATGGCATATATTCATCTTCATTATCTTTTTCTTCTATTATTTCTGATTCGGGTATGAATAACATATCAACATATTCTTCTTTGGTTTCGTTAGGAATCGCAATATCTGTATCTGGTTCAAACAATATTTCGCGTTCTAATTTTGATGAATGTTGTATCTGTTCGCGCAGAAAATTTTCAATGAAGGACATGTGTATTATGATATAATAAACAGTAATATTTAAGTAAAAATTAATTATTACGATTTTTTTTTCAATTTTTTTTATAGTATTAACATATCTTTGGATGATTTTGAATATATTTTACCATTGTGTACGACTGGATATCTTAATTTATTATTTGCTTCTTGTATGCCTAGATTTATCACATCAACTTGTAAATTGGTAAAATGATCATCATCTTTTTTGTGAAGATAATAAAATTCAGTTCTGATCCAATAACAAGTCAATGGTTGCGTTTCTTCAAAGATAACTCTTATGTCTTGTGCAATTTCGATATCGGTCATCATCATCGTCGTCAATGAATCATCTGTATTGATGTCAATGTTAATTTTGATTGGTGTGTTTAATTGCTTTAGGATACTTTCTTGGTCTCCTGTAATTTTGCCGTCATGTTCTAAATCAGATAGTTTTAGAAATACAGAATAAATGATGTTTTTACAGTTCTGACTCTCGATTGAATTGTAGGATCCCATTTATTGATCATTATGTTAGTTTTAATTTATTAGATAGTTCAAAACATCAATTTTTTAATTTGTCAATATTCTATTTACAAATTAAACGCTCTACGCAAAATCTTAACTATTAATTCTGATTGCAAAACGGGTGACATATGTTTTCCGGGTACTATATGAATTTTGTTCTCAAATAGACACTCTTTGTTAATTTTCATAAGATAATCTAAATTGATAACTCCATCAGATTCTGCATGAATAATAATTACGTTTTTCATAGCCTCTATTTGAACAAACTGATTCTTTGTTGCCAAAGTAGTTAAACAACCGGACCTAAATAAACCATCGGTCGATTCTGCGTGCGCGCACATCAGAATCAACAATTCTCCAGTGACTCCTGTATGTACAACAAATTTTCGCGCGATTTCCGATGTGAATTGTTCGTGAGAACTCAAGAAAGGTAAGAGTTCAACAGCTTCAGGATCTGGAGAAAAAGCTTTCACGAAATCGTCTGCGTTCGATAATGGTGGTGTTCCTGCAAGGATTATGTTTGCGAACGGATAATCAATAAAAGCTATAAGATGGCCACCAAGCGAATGACCAAAAGAATAGGTTGTTCTTGGATTTGAGTTAAAAGATTTTACAAAAAGAGAGACGATTTCACCGATTGATTCCATAGAATAGGAAGCTAATCTGGCTGATCTGCCACAACCGGGTAAATCTGGTGCGATAACTTGAAGGAATCCTGACGTTAATTCTGCGATCCGATAAAATGTTTCCGCAATTGATGAATTGCCATGAAAACAGAACAATACTGGACGCTCTGGATTAAAATCGGTAAAATTTGAGGTGTAATAAATTTTGACGCCATTTATTATACACGTTGCCATTTTAATCTGATAAGTAGCAATATTAATGAACCTGTCTGGTGATGACAAATTCAATTTTTTGATAATTAGTTCGCTTAAAGTGCTGCCAAGAAATTTATGGGGGATTTACGTTGACGAGATTTTGAACGCGTAAATATTGGTCCATTCAAAGTGCCATCAAGAGATTTATAGAGGTTTGCGTTGATTAGACTTTGAGCATGCCAACATTGATCCGTTCAATATGATGTCGAGGAATTTGCAGAAGTTTGCATTGATAATACTTCGAACGTGCGAATATTGATCCATTCAAAGTACTGTCAAGAGATTTGTAGGAGTTGGATTGGCAGGACATTGAACACATGCCAGTATTGGTCCATTCAAAGTGGTGTAAAAAGATTTGCGTTGACTGGGATTTGAACCAATATTGGTCCATTCCGAGTGATGTCAAGAGATTTGCTTTGACGAGGATTAGTACGTTCTAATCCCAGGCAATACAACTCCTCGCCGACAACATTGAACGATCAAATATTTGTACATTCAAATCTCCCGGCAATACAATTCTTTGCCGGCAATATTAAATAGACAAATATTTGTACGTTCAAATCTCCTGGCGACACAAATCCTCGCCGGCAACGTTGAATGGACAAATTTCCAGGCCATACAATTCTGTGCCAGCAGCATTAAATGATCAAATATTTACACATTTGAATCTCTTGGCAATACAATTTCTTGCCAGTAACATTAAACGATCAAATATTTGTACATTCAAATCTCTCAGCGATACAATTCTTGCCAGTAACATTGAATGATCAAATATTCAGACGTTCAAGTTTCTCGGCAACATTATTTCTTGCCAACAACATTGAATGATCAAATATTTGTACATTCAAATCTCCAGGCAATACAATTCCTTGCCAGCAACATTGAATGATCGAATATTGGGAGGTTCAAATCTCCTAGCAATACAATTTCTCGTCGGCGACATTCAACAATCAAATATTGGAGAGTTCGCATCTCATGGCAACATTGATTGATCAAACGGGCATTCAAATCTCTCGGTAATACAATTTCTTGTCAAGAGATTTGAACAATCAAACACTAAGACATTCAAATCTCCTGGCAATACAATTTCTCGCCGATAACATTGAATGATCAAATATTTGAGCATTCAAATCTCCTGGCAATACAATTTCTCGCCGATAACATTGAATGATCAAATATTAGAACGTTCAAATCTCTTGGCAATACAATTCCTTGCCATTAATATTGAACGACCAAATATCGGAACATTCAAATCTCCCAGCAACACAAATCCTTGCCAGCAACATTGCGCGTCTAAAAATTTATCGACACTCACAAAATCAAACAACTAAAATATTCAGTTATAATAATGAAAGAGGAAGGTTTATTTGCTGGAAAAAATGGATGGATTTTTACGGGAATCATATTAATCTTAGTTGTAATAGCGTTTACAGTTGTCGTATATTTCTTTATTACATACAAAGATGATAATGCGCCGTATACGTTTACAAAAAATTTACCCATGACAAACAGCACAACGCCAGGCACCAACATTTATGACGCAAAATGTAATGATGGAGCTTTTGTCACGTCATTTAATAGTAACGTCGATAAAGGTATCAATCAGTTATCTGCAGCATGCTCAAACAAAGAAATTCTTGGTCCGTTTGGCAGCAGTTTAGCCGGTGTCCCAGGTAACGATGTAAGAAGCGAAAGTGGCTTTACCAAGGTCAATGTATGGTATGATAATCGTGTAAATGGAATGAACGTCTTTAATGGCAACGAATTTCATACGATCGGAACATTAATTGGCAACGAGAACGTGCAAGATTGTGGAGCTGACGGCAGAATCGTTGGATTGATTGGCAATGGAGATGGATTAGTAAGTAATTTGGGTATGATTTGTGGTTACAAATACAAACAACAATAATTTATTTTTGTTTGTAACAGATGTCGTATGCGTTCATAAAAAACGATTTAGTACCATATAATAAAACGGCAGTCAATGCTATTTGCCCCAAGCCTATTGCAGCCGGTGCAACTAAAAGTGAAGGAACAATTTTGCCGCTGCTGCTACTAATAGCCAAAAAAAATCCAGATATGTATGGAATTGATTTGGTATTGTAATATGCGGCCACCAAACATGCGCTACTAACTCCAGCGTTGGCTACGAACGGCAAGAAATTCATTCGGTGCAGAGAAAACTTTTTTGGAGTGTCTTCGTTATCTGGTTGATAATTACCAAAAAATCTGACGTTTCTCATTCTAGAAGTCACTGATTGGAGTCTTAGTAAGATTATGACTGCATAAGGCTTTGATTTTCAATTTTTATTAGATAAAATTGAAAATTGAATGCTATATACTTACTTTATAATTTTATCATTATCAAACATGTTTTACACATTTTTCGGAATTGGTGTTGGCGTCGTAGTTGCTGTGATTGTGAGAATTACTGATCGTTTTCGTGAATCTAGAACAAATGATGGGGCGTTAGGTGGGATAATTAAAAGTTCGGAAAGGACATTTTTTGATCTTTTAATGATAGCTGTACTTGCTGGTGCTGGTGGTATTTGTGGTGCGATTTATGGATCTTATCGCTTAGCGCAAGGAACTTATCCATAATAATATCAATCAATATTATTGGTTGATATTAAAAAATTGATTATTGAAGCACCAGATTTATCTAATAAATCTAGACAATAACAATCCTAATGACAGCAAACGTCAAAACTTCCGTAGATGTTAAAATTGAATATCCTGATTTTATTCCAAATCAGCGAAAATTAGAAGTTACAGAACAACAAGAAGGTCATTTAGTAATTATGACGGTGACAGATGGCGTTAACCTTGCAGAAGTTTATCTCGAAGATGATTTTCATATCGAAAGAAAAAATTTAGAAGTGGGTGTCGCTATTGTATGTACTCTGATCCTTGAGAATTTATCGAACGGTAAGAGCGTACGCATCACCAAGAAACTCAAAATGCTAAATGAAACCACTGAAGAACACCATAAAATCAAAATTCCTTCCCATGGTACAATCGAGGAAGAAAGATTTACAAAATTAACAGATAATGGTTTGATCAAAATATTCGATGATGCAATTGCAAATGGAGGACAATCAACGTTAGAAATAGTCCATAATGAAAATCATTCTCGAGACATTCATACATTGACGTTGAAATAAAAATTGATAAAAAATATTCTCATCAAAACATTTATTAGAATATTAGCAAAATGCAACCTTCAAAAGCAGAAAGAATTCATTATTGCGCAAAATTTGGTATACGTGTCAATGTGGCTGAACGAAAATGGGAAAATAAATGTGATAATTGTGGAAATAGTTTTTTGATGACGTATTTAGAATCTAATAGTATCAAACTGTGTTTTTCTTGTGCAGAAATTATTAATCCTCCCCAGAAGGATTTATTTGACCCATTTGATTATCTAAGTGATATGTGCGTTAAAAAAGATTCGCATTTTTCATCCAAACACGACGAACCAAAATTCAATTACCGATTGAAGTGTGATATTGGATAAATTATTAATAATATATTGATAATTCATTCACATGGATGTAACGTCCAGAAAACATCCAGCAAAAAATAAAATAGTTTGATGCCTGTGTAAACTCCTGCTGCGTAGGTCCAATAATTTGTATCATCGGAAACGCAATTAGAATTAATCAATGAACATATACCAGCTCCAATAATAGCAGCTGCAAAGAAACGCCATATCATTAAAACAGCAGATGCAAGGGAAACAGAACATTTTATTTTGCCGCTTAAATTAAAAGTAATGATCACAAACGACGTAGTTATGTACAATATTAAATTTCCTAATGATGATGCGAACACGTATTTCGATAATGTTAATAAAAATCCATTGGTGTTACAGTTACCATTTTTCAATGTACTCGATAACACAACAAATGTCAATTCATACACCAAATAACAAAAAAGAGGAAATGGTTCATTGAAAATAGTTCGATGATTAAAGATGGTAATATTTTTGGTCTCATTTTCAACAAATTTTGACTGTTTATCATATTCTTCATCAAACGAATCCAAATTATTATCGACATCTAACTCATCTTGTGTGAGTGGTTCGTAAAAAGGATTGGTTTCCATTGTTGATTATGACCATGAAATTGAACACATCACAGTCTTCGTTTATCAATTTTTTTGATACGCCAAAGTGCCACAAAAAAATCATATAAAAAATTGATTATTAAAATCAATTTAATATAAACACTATGTTTTATAGGAAATCATCACGATGCAAGCAAATAATGCCCTAAAAGAACCGATTCACGATGACGATAACATCTACATTGTCATTGATAATAAGGTCAATGAACTTAAAAAAGAGTTGATATCTTCGCTTTTGAAAGAGATATGTACGCTGAACAATTTGATGCATTTGGATATAGCCAAATTAGCAGATAGGGTGTTTTCTTATATGAAAAAGTTTAATACCATTGATGATATCAACAAACAAATTATCTTAACCGCATCAGAAATGGTTACGGAACATTATGACTATCCAAGTATTGCAACATTCATTCTGTTATATGATTTACACAGCAAAACATTGGATGATTATTCTAAAACGGTGAAGCAAATGAGAAGTAACCTTAATCCAAAAGGTGAATCTGCGCCATTGGTTTCCAATAAATTCGCAAAATATGTTTTCAAAAACAAGCATGCGATCAATAAAATATTAGCGACGAATAAGAATCGCGATTATAATATTTCATTGTTTGGATATCGAACCTTAGAAAAAGCATATCTCAAAAAGTTATCGCATGGTAAGATCCTTGAACGACCTCAATGTTTATTCATGCGTGTGGCAATAGCGATACATCATCGAAAAAATGATTTGGCGAAAATAGAGGAAACATATAATCTCACGTCAGAAGGTTATTTTACGCATGCCACTCCTACTTTATTTAATGCGGGGACATCGTATGAACAATTATCAAGCTGTTTTTTGTTAGGAACTGCAGATGATATGGGTAAGATTGGCGACTGTTGGAAAGAATGCGGATTAATTAGTAAGCATGCAGGTGGTATTGGTATTACGATGACACCGATACGTGTTAACGGTGCATATATTAATTCGACACAGGGTACAGCCAGTGGATTGAAAGTATTGTCAGTCTTTAATGAAATCTCGAGATATGCTGATCAAAGCGGCAAACGTCCGGGATCGATTGCAATTTATATTGAACCATGGCATGCAGATATCTTTTACTTTTTAGATTTGAAGAAGAATACTGGTGCAGAAACTGAACGAGCGAGAGATTTGTTTTTAGCACTAATGATTAATGATATCTTTATGGAGCGAGTTGAGGCAGATGGTGTTTGGTCATTGATGTGTCCGCACGATTGTCCGAATTTGCTGGATAAATTTGGCGATGAGTTTTCTAAAATATACAAAACATATGAGAAGATGGGTAAATTCGTAAGACAAATATCCGCTAGAGAATTGTGGTTTAAGATTATGGAGGCACAGATAGAAACAGGAGTACCATATATGTTGTACAAAAATGCAGTTAATAAAAAGTCAAATCAGATTAATATCGGAGTGGTTAACGGATCCAACCTTTGTTGTGAAATTTTAGAAGTATCCACTTCCGACGAATATGCCGTTTGTTTCACTTCAGATACTGAAATCGTAACCGACAAAGGTATTAAGAAAATCATTGAATGTGACGGCGAAAATGTACTGTCTTACTTTAACAATGACATAGATCTCCAAAAATCTGAACACTATGAAAAAGCTACACTGATACATAATGGCCAGAAAGAAGTTTACGCACTTAAGACAATCGGCAACAAAACAATCAATGCCACAGAAGATCATCCATTTTTAATCGCAGGCAATGAATGGAAAAAAGTTAAGGATCTAAAAATCGGCGACAAAATTATGACTCCGGAGATATCTATTTTAGATTCTTATAAATCTAAAAGTGCAGTCTCCCTTCAACAAGCTAAATTTTTATCTGATTATTTTTCAGTGAACGGCCAAATAATCGAAACAGAATCCAACACATGTATTTATACATTTTCAGATGATGGAGATAAATTATATCAAATACAGGGTATGTTGATTCCATTTGGAATTAAATCTAAGGTGCAATTTGATAATATCGTAAATCAATGGAATTTGCTAATCAGTGGCAGATCAGTCGTTAACTTTGACGTTTATATTGGTTTCGCAAACTGTCCTGTTAAGAAAGAACAACTGAAAAATTATGTCGTAAATGCCCAGACGGATGATTATAGCGCAGTTGTGTCAATCCAAAAAGTTGGTGTAAGAGATGTATATGATCTATCTCTCAAACACAGTCATAACTTCATCGCGAACGGACACGTAGTTCATAATTGCAACTTAGCATCAATCTGTCTCCCTAAATTCGTCGAAAACAATGAATTTAATCATCAAAAACTCTTCGAAGTTACCAAAGTAGCAACTAGAAATCTCAACAACATTATCGACATCAACTTCTATCCTGTCGAAAAAGCGAGAATTTCTAACATGAAACATCGGCCAATTGGACTAGGGGTACAAGGGTTGGCAGATACATTTTTCAAACTTAAGTTGCCGTTTGATTCGCCAAAAGCCAGAGAACTCAACAAACGAATCTTCGAAACTATCTATTTTGGCGCAATGACCGAGTCGTGTCTTATGGCCAAAGAAAGTGGATATTATTCTACTTATCCTGGCAGTCCAATATCACAAGGAAAATTTCAATTCGATTTGTGGGGCGTGTCACGAGATACTTTGATGTGGGATTGGAATTCGTTACAAAAAGAAATCGAACAATATGGTGTCCGTAACAGTTTAACGACTGCAGAAATGCCGACCGCAAGTACATCTCAAATAATGGGTAACGTTGAAACTATTGAAGCGATTACTAGTAACATTTACACTCGTAAAACAATTGCGGGGGATTATTACGTTATCAATAAATATTTGATGTCAGATCTCATGGATTTAGGATTATGGAACTCGGAGATGATTGATATGATCAAATATTACGAAGGATCTATTCAAAAAATCCCAGGTATTCCACAAGATATCAAAGAAATATACAGAACAGTGTATGAGATTGATCAACGTTCGATAATTGACATGTCTGCTGATAGAGGACCTTTTATTGATCAAACACAAAGCTTAAACTTACACATCGCAGAACCAGACTTTGCAAAATTAAATTCTTGTCATTTTCATGCATGGAAGAGCGGATTGAAAACAGGTATGTACTACTTAAGATCCAAACCTGCGTCCGAAGCTAATAAATTTGGTATTGATATTGATACTATCCGCATGATAGAAGAAAGAGATGGAATTGTACCAATAGAAAAGGTAGAAGAACCAGAACTAATAGTTAAGTCTTGCCAATATAACCCAAACCGAAAGAATGGAGAAGGTTGTATGATGTGTGGATCATGATAGAATAATTAAAAAGTATGATCATATATTTTAATTAATCGTTTTTTTCTTTCATTCTCAAAAATTTTGGCGAGGATTCTAATGACGCCATCAAATCCATCGGTCGTAATTTTAATATATCTGAATTTTTACATACAGATTCAATTTGCTCAACAATAATAGAAGGATGCATTTCAACTTGAATAGGTTTTATTTCATCTGCTTGCGCACTTTCTTCGTCGATTAGAACTTGAATAGGTTTTATTTCATCTGTTTGCGCACTTTCTTCGTCGATTAGAACTTCAATATCTAAAGTTTCAACAGTTGGCGTTTTAGTTTCAATCGGCAATTCAACTTCTGCTGCGTATTTTACAAGTTCAAAAATTTTAATACGCGTAAATTCTGGGACAATGGATTGACCGAATACATATCCTGGTACTTGTCTTGATATACGCTGGTAAACGTGAATTTGATTTGGTTCAGATATAATGCGGTATAGCAAGATGGTATCGACGAGAGGTTCTGCTACTTGATTTAGCGAATGTGCATCAATAATTTTCATGTTTTCGATCATTTCTTGCCCTTTTGTATATGCAACAAATGCCAAAACTGCGTTTTCTAACATATTTTCAGGAGCTACATCAGAAGCGTGGGCAACGATTTCTCCTGAAACGTAGCCTCCGTTTTTATCTATATTATTTTTAACCACAAAAAACATTCTTTCATAATATATATCATTATTTTATTTTTTAAGCAGGTTTGTCTAGTTTCAAAATAGTGCCAGATATATTTACATCCAAATGATCGATATATAAATATCACTATTAAATAATCATGTTTAATAAAATTATTTCTACCATCATATTTGTGGTATTAATGATAATTTCATACCGCATTTTGAAAACCATAATGTTATATCATCCAGTTACATCAAACGCTACAAAGTATCAAAAATTTTATGCGAAATTAACGAAATATTTAGTGGAATCAAGTAATTTGATAGAAAATATTTCGGTGCGAACACAAGATGGCTTTGTGTTGGATACTCTTTACGTTAAAAATCCACATACAGACAGATGCATCATTTTTTTCCATGGTAACGCTGGGAATTTATCAATGCGATATGATATGATAAAATTTTTGTACAACTTTGGATCAGTTGTGATATTTGACTATCGATCTTACGGGCGCTCGACTGGGAATATTACTCATTTGACAGAAGAAGGATTGTATCAAGATGGATATGCTATGTGGAAATATGTCACATCCGAGTTGAAATATGAGCCAAATAAAATAACATTGTTCGGAGAATCCCTTGGCTGTTCGATAGTAATAAAATTAGCTGCAGATTTAAGTAAAACTTTCAATAACGAAACGTATCCGCACTCTCTCATACTAAATTCTCCATTTAGTTCTTTATCATCAATCGTCAATCATATGTTCAATAAATATAACTATGGCTTTCTAGAATCCCTAATAACATTTGTAGAATTAGAATATGACTCAATCGAATGGATTAAATATGTTAGTCATACTATCAAAATCATTATTGCTCATAGTCCTAATGATGAGATAATTCCTTATCCAGATGCGCGAAAATTATATCATAGCGTACATCGTAATCCAAATATTAAATTTATTGATATACATGGGGAACATAATGATATTGGATTAACTACCAATTATGTTTATTCTGTATCAGAAATGTTACAAGAATAATATTATTATGATATAGTAATGCGAAATTATACAGACGAAACAAAAATATCTCAAACGTATAAACTAAATCATCGCAATCAGACATCTGATTATGTAAAGTCAATGTTAGATATTCATTGCACACGATTTGATAAATGTAAGATGAGTATCAATGATATCTTAGCGTTACAAGATAAAATTATTGATGAAAGTGATCCTGACTTGGAAAACGCTCAAATCGTGCATGCGTATCAGACGGCCGAACGAGTGCGACAACAATTTCCTGATCAAGATTATTTGCATCTAGTTGGTTTGTTGCATGATTGTGGTAAAGTTTTATTGTTGGATGAATTTGGTGGTCTGCCGCAATGGAGTGTTGTTGGCGATACCTTCCCTGTAGGATGTAAACACTCCGACAAAATTGTATACCCTGAATATTTTAAGGATAATCCCGAACATCAAAAAATGTTATTTGGCGATTATTTTCCAGGTTGCGGTATTGATCATTTGTTATTCAGCTTCTCCCATGACATATACGCTTACTTAGTGTTCAAACATAATGGTTGCTTGATCCCTGAAGATGGATTAAAAATTATCCGTTACCATTCATTTTACAGTTGGCATAATCATGGTGCATATGAACATTTTATGATCGATGGCGATTATAAAATTAGGGACATGTGTCAAAAGTTCAGTTTATGTGATTTATACTCTAAAAAGGATGTACCAGTTAATATTGATGAAGTTAAGACATATTATGACGGTTTAATAGAAAAATATTTTCCGAAAACAATTTTAGATTGGTAAATAATACAAATTATGATTATGATTTGTATTATGCAAAATTAATTCCTAATGCTGTTGCATCAAGAATTACAGTACCTGGGATTGAAATGTTGTCCACGAACGAATGATTATAACATATCGCTCCAGTACCCCATGTTTTAGTATATTTTTCAACCTGTTTGATGTTGCGAGGAAGCAAATATTGCACAGTCGTGCAAGCGTAATCTTTGTATTCTAACCAATGTATCCGAACTTTATTGATATATATAACATCGATGAAAAGTATATCTGGAGTCACAACTGCGCGCCCATGCGATTCCATTTGTTCATTAACTAATTCTTCCTGCGTAGATAAATTGATACCCATTTTTTTGAAAAAATCAACAAATAATATCTCATTACTTGTCGCCACCTCTGCAATTTTTAATTGTTGAGTCATACTATCGATATCAAATCTCTCAGCCAGACCATATTGCTTACAATCATAAACTGATAAAACTTCAACGTCATCCATTTTGAGACGAAACAATTTGTTAATAGATAGCTCATCATATCCTTGACATATGAATATGGATTTTAAAAGATTACATGGTGGATGATCATATCGCTTAGATAGAATCATTATGTTCTCTCCTCCGTTATATTCATCAGTTGCTGACCCAATCCTTCGTTTGATTTGATAATAATTATTAATCATCTTTTGTTTTAATAGAGTGTTGCGCAAGGATATATACTGATCTATTTTGATATTCGTCCCATAATACTTATTAATTCCCTGAAATTCTCCTAATAATCTCCGTTCGTTCCTTTTATTAAGTATCGTGTAGTCGTTTGATTTTGACAACATTTTTTTGATGTGTGTATAAATTTTGTGTTGGATAGGCAAATTTATCCACTGAATATGATATGTGTTATCGTCAGTTACGGAATAATCAAATCGTTGCATCATGTGCTAGATATATTATAACATACATATATTGTTAAACGATTTGTCAATTTTTTGGAATAAAAATTGAAATCTACAATCCCAGGTGGATCCATTATATATTTCGTCTCTCCAAAACATGGAAGACGATTATTCAAGCACTGAAACCGCTTATCGTACATTCTGTAATAAACGCAAAAATGATGAAGTTGAAGAATATTCAACCCAGGAACTAATTCATTATTGGTCAAACATCGTTAATGTCCAAGCTCTCTATGGATTTGAATTGATCAAAAAATCGCCCCGAACAATTTTTGTCTCTTCTAAAACAGAAAGAAAAAGAGTGTATCTTAGTTACTGTCGCTATTTTTGGCATGTTGATTTTTACGACGACGATTCGTTCCCGACCTCGCAAAATCCAATCTTTCATACAGACATGTTACTCAACATCACTATGATCGAAAAAATAGCAAAGTTCTTTGGTTTGTCGAAATCTTCTTCAACAGAGATCGAAGAAAGGATTGAACTGCACAAAGAGAATCTTTTCATGGCGTTTGATCAATATCGATTAAAAATTGAATAATGCAATATCATATATAACATTATTCATCACTTCAATAATAATGAAGATCATCGGTTTAATGGGCGTTAAAGGATCTGGTAAAAGTACCGGTTCTGAATATTTGATTTCTAAATATCAATACAAAGAAGTTGCATTCGCTGATCCGCTAAAAAAAGCCTGCCAGGCATTATTTTTATTTGGCGATGAACAATTGTTTGGGACACAAGAGCAAAAAGAAACGGGAGATCCTAGATGGTTCAATTGTTCCCCAAGAACGGCCATGCAATTTGTAGGCACCGATTTGTTGCGTAATAATTTAGACCAAATAATGCCAGGTTTGGGAAACGACATATTCACTTACAATTTCAAGTTACGATATGAAGGAGAAAGTAAATTGCATCCGGATCATCGAATTGTAATCTCTGACGTGCGTTTTTCTAATGAAGCAGAATGTATTAAAAGTATGGGTGGAATTATTATCAAAATAGATAGAGATCTTGAAGTTAACGACTCACATCCATCAGAAACAGATCAAAAAGAAATACCATATGATTACATTATCTATAATACTGGTACTATAGCGGATTACTGCCATGAGATCGATAGAATATTGTCTGGTTAATATTTATCTTAATCTAAAATAAATATTAATAGCCTAATAACTCCAACTGTTCGTCGTTTAAATCTGGAATACCCAATTTATCATAAACTAGTTTGGGATCATTTATCATTTTCTCTATTTCATCATGTTTTGGAGTTACGTAACTGAATCTGTTACCTGGTTTCTTGCCAAACATTTTAGTTCCCCAATGGTTCGTCACGCGATTTTCATCGAACACTTTCTTCCTGCGCTTGATGTCTGCTGCAGAAAACTCTTGTTTTGGTCTATAGCAAACGTATATCACGCCGCGCCAGCCTCTATATCTATCTTTGGCTGTGGGCATCACAGAGCTACATTGTAATCTAGCAGAATGTACAACACTTGATGCCCAAACTATAAAGGATCCTCGTTTAGCTATAATGGGGATTTGCCAGGAACCACCAACATCCAATACCATCTTCTTAACTTTCGTGATATCTGCGTCACTGAACTTTATCCAAATAGATTTAGGATCGTGTTCTATTTTGGTTAGCATTTTATCAAATATTAGGTGACTTTTGGGTGACGCGACGAATGACGCTGAGGTATTTGTCAGTACAGCCTGACCTTGGATGCATTTATATATATCATCTGGAATGGTTTGGTCGACGTGGGCCCAATCTTTTGTATTTTCTTTCATAAATGGACCTACAAATCCCGGTTTGATATTAATTCCGTCACCGGAAACAATAAATTCATCTACTTTCTCATCACATAAGTCAGAGTATAATGTTGTGAATATTTTTTTGACATTTGGATGTGCTCGTACTGTCCAAACTGTTTCAGTGTTTGACATCAACGCTTGAAATAATCCTGGCCTAGTTTGTGGTGGCAAATTATAGGTGGTCCATGTTTCGGTAATATTATCTTTATCTATTCCGGTTCCTAAATTGACAAATTCATCAACTATATTATCCATATATTCGTTACACTCTTTAGACGTGAAAACATCATTTATGACAACAACTCCATCTGCCATAAATAACTTTGACAACTTGCCTTTGAATTTTGGATCGTTGATCGAGATACTTGGATACATTATACTCGTCTTTCTTACTAAAACTTAATAACGATATATTATGGTTATTAAATTTTCATTTTTATGTATCCGACTGGAATAATTTTATTAGCGTCTTTGGTTATTATTTGATCTAATCCAAAAACTATTCTATTATCAACTGATTTATTATCTTCTTCGCGCGCTTGTGGTGAAATCATTTTTGCGATTCCTAGTAACATAAAATTTATCAAAACATACATACATCCTTTATCATCGACGCGTGTGTAAGCCAGAGCTTTATCGAAATGAGGACTGGAATAAATACCCTTTCCATATACAGCACCATTTTTAACGCGAACATTTTTCTTGGTACCGGGAATAATGTATCCTTCGTTCATTATCGCTTCCACTGTTTTTAGACAATCGGTGCCATGGAAGGTGATAATGGGATGTCTCTTTTCGGTTGTCAACATCTCAGCTATTTTTTGGAATTTATTTTCGTTTAGATGAAAACAAATATCCTCGTCCTTAATATTTTTGTAGACCTTGCCATATGTTATATCAATGATTTTAAGATTCTCAGCTCGGTTATGAACCTGGTTCAGTATTTCGGCAGTCAGTGATTCTATGTCGTATGGTACAGATTTAGCTGCATTAATATTTTTTAACTCAAACCAATTCCCAGGTACTAAATAGATGTAATCCATTAAGTATATATCAATGGATAATATTTATATTAAAAAAAAATTGATTATTGGAGTACCAGGAGTACCTAAGATAATCATCTAATATCAACACCACAATCATATTCATATAATACGATATGCAACATAAACGATCATACCAAAATAAAGTCCCATTGTTTCTTGTTGATTGGAGCAGGCTTTTAGACCACTTGAAACTTCTTTTTGCTGACGAAAAGAAGATGCAAGGATTCAAATCTGATTTTTTTAAATGGTGTGTCGACGTCGTTGGTTGCATAAACGCTGCTAATATCAATAGGAATTCGGTTATGGGAGTTTGGTTTGAAACAAAACGATTCATCAAAGACTTAAAAAACCAGACACCTGAACAAATTGAAGAATTTAGGGAAATCTCTTTTCTTGATATGTCATGGGCAAGTCCATATCAACCGCAACCGCATAGAAATCTCTATGATGCGACCTTCAAGGAAGTGTTAGACGAAATATGCAAACGTCTCTCCGAATTGATCAAAAATGTCCAAGATTTGGAAATGAACGATGGAGAGTGCGATTGTTTTGAGGGGTTCAAAAATGTGCACGAAAATTTTTCAGAGATTTTCCAAAAAGGAACTCCATTGGTCCGTCATAACTCGCAGAAATCTGTCAACATTCAACCGCAACGGTGTTTCAAACCTACGACCAGTTACGCTAAAATGGTTGCAAATGACATGAAGCGAGAAATCGAAGAAGCTCCTAAAAATGTTGCAAAAGAGGTTCCGCAAATTTTTGAAGAACCCGTAGAGTGTAAAAATGTTGAATGTCGCTTAGTTTCAATGATGCACTTGAAAGATGAGAAAGTTCAACTCTCGCCAGCAATTTGCACCGATGATATTTCCGAATATCGTTTTGATTACGGAGAAGGTAATGACGATTCGGTGTTTGCCTATACTTTGACGATTGATAAAAATGCTATCAAAGTGGTAAAAGTGGTGACATCTTATGGCATTATTCGACTTTTGAGAATGTTCAGGTTCAAGGTCAAAAATGAAAATTTAACCGTTTTTGTTGATACCGCAACAGCAAATATATTGAAAGGAAACGATGAGTTGACATATGAAAATGAAAGAATACTCGTTGTACAGCAAGTATCAAAATCATTCCTTGATAAAACTGAGTGTATCGTCGGACGATCTTTCTTGGATTAAAATATCTTTATTCAATCAATATTATTAATTGAATAATTAGAAAGTAGTGAAGTAGTCAGATCTGGTATTGATATTTGGAATACCGAGGTAGTTGTAATATCCACCATAGACTGGGTTTTTTGGGCGGTTGAAGTAGCTTGCTGCTCCATATCGTCGTCCGTAAATATTATCGTAGTATGGATTATCAACACGGTAGTTATTCCATCCGTGACCGTAGTTTCCATAGCCATTATGGAAACCACCATCACAGCAATAATCTGCTTTTGGAATTCCGCATCTGCATCCATCTGCTTTACAACCATGTAATGGTTTGTAGTCGTTGAAGCAGTTGTTGTGGTTATGACATGATTTACAGCTCATCTTTTATAATTATTAGACACATTTATTTTTTTTTATAGAGTGGGATTTTTACCACGACCTTCCAAAACTATACATTATTTCATCGCATAAAAATATTACCTCTAATATATGAACGCAGGAGTGTACGTTAGATGCTTCAAAGGTTTTGGCAATAAGGTGTTTGATTTTATTAGTGCACTATATTTGCGAAGAAAGTATCCAGATACAGAAGTTTATTTTGCCATAGATAAATCCATTTATGATACTGATGAAGATCCCTTCTTTGGCCAAATCTTTCCCAAAATATCTGCCGACGCAATAATCAAATTTATGTTTATGAATAAATACAAAAAATTAGAGGCAGAATTGCCCATCAATGAAATATTAATAAACAATCTCGATGATTTACCTGACAACGTTACTGGACACGTTCGATTTATCAATTTGCATAAATTTGCATACGTTATGTATTCCTCATTTAGCGATACAGATAAGCAGTACTTCACGATCAATTCTAAACTGATTTCTAAAAAAGTAGAAGATATTTCAAACACATCATACGGATGTATTCATATTCGATATGGCGACAAATTATGTCGATCAAAATATAAATATCCAGTGTATACACCGGCATACTACAAATTACAAATACAAAATTTATTAGACGCCGACGTCCCGGTATATATCATTACAGATACAATTGATCTTGTAACAGAATATATTATGCCCACATTTGTTAATAATCGCAAAGTGCATTTGATGGACAGCGGTTTTGTAGAATCATTTTATCTTTTAACAAAAGCAGAGTTCCTTATCCTGAGTCATAGTACGTTTTCATTTTCAGCCGCATATATAAATGAAATGGCAACTTGTCACATCGTAAAAAAAGTTGTCGTTAATGATCAAGATGACTACATATTCGAAGATGATGCGATAGATCCTAATTGGGTGTTAATAGATGAGCCTCGATTCATTCTCAACACTGACCAGGAATTAATTAAGGAAATGATCAGCAAGACAGATATGTGTCAAAAATATAATTTGTAATCATATAAAAAATTATTATGTTTACTAATTACATAATGTATTGCGTTTACCAAAAAGAAGTCCAAAATGGAATTGAGAATATAATCTCAAACATAAAGAGTTCTGATGCATTTGTTTCAACAGTGCGCGACATAATTGATAATATTTATAAAATTAAGTATGTTGTAGCTGAAAACGCTGATCACTTAGTGACAAACAATAAATGTGAAGATGGATTCTATTTATTATGTTTAGATAATCAAATTACGCTTACTTCTAGAAAAACAACCGTACGTCCAGGATATATATACAATTCAAATGATGTTGCTGTAGAAACAGTATATTTATGGAAAATGATTCCGTTCAAATTACCATTCTCTTCAGAAATCACTGAAGTAGAAAACAAGATCATCATTTCTGACGATGAATCACCTGTTATTTCATACGAAAACTCTTGTGAAGGTTATCATTCTACCGAACTTTAAAAATTGAAAAAATAATATATACAATAGATCATTATATTATCATATAATAATCTATTTCTTTCATGGATAATCTTATCAATACACTTCTAAGTTCTCTGTTCAGCGTCTATCTACCTATACATGATATGGGATCAAGAATTGCAATTAGTCTTGCGTTGTCAGGTATCGTTACAAATATATTACAAAGGATATATTCAGTTTTCTTCTTGGATGGTATCATGAATTATTTTAGTAGACAATATGTTGTCACAGTGAACGAAGACAATTTTATGTTTAACAAATTATCGACGCATATTTATGAGAAACATGGTACAAAAATTAGAGATTTTGTATTTAAAAATGAATCTGGTAAAAACAAATTAATAGGAACAAAATGTTTGAAAAATATTGTTGAAACATACGATTATGATAACAAAAAATATAATATGACAATTAATTTGATTACAAAATCAAACGCCGATAAAACAGAACCAGAGAAGGTATCTATTCAGATAAGTTCCAATTCTGTTGCCGCAATTGAATCATATATTAATCATCATGTTACTAGTTTATCTAATAACATCTCTAATAAGATACCAATCTATCGGATAAATATCAAAAAAACATCTGATCGAAGAACAGCTGATTGGTCTTGTTCTATCGTTAAACTGAGCAAAAATGTTAAAAATACAATTGTATCTGACACTGTCAAGAAAAGTTTTTACGATGATGTCCATAATTTTATAAACAATGAACAGTTTTATTTGGATAGAGGATTACCATACAAACGAGGATATATCTTACACGGACAGCCAGGTTGCGGAAAAACATCTTTAGTAAAAGCAATTGCGAATCAATACAAGCTACCGATCTTTATCGTCGATTTGAACATCGTCAACGACAACGCAGAATTTATCAAACTGATGGGGGTTGTTACTAGTAACATTTTTCTTGATATTTCTTGATATTTTCCCTTTGTTTTATCCTAAAAAAATTGATTTTTTTTCGCCCAGGGGACTTTCGTTTTACTATCATACTTTCAATTCTAACATGAATATTGGTCGTAGAATTGCTTCTCACGATACTATTTCCCCTATTTTTTCAACTAACAGTGATTGTAAACTTACCGACTGGATTCCTCCTGTTCTGCGTATTGGTGACTATGTTTCTTCTAAATCTTGGTTCGACGTCAAAATCCTCGATCGAACTGTTCCTGAATTGGTTGATGAAGGTCGAATTTCCTATCCCATCATTCCCCACGATTCTTTGATTCAACAAAATAAATCTATCGGGAGGAAGAAGGCTTCATTCAAAAGAATGAACGCTAAACGAAAAAGAAAAAAATTACCTCCTCTTAAAATTACTAACCGTGATAAACTCGAACCTGCTTTTATCACCACTAAAAAAATTAGAATTCACCCTACCAAAGAACAAAAATTTATACTTGATTCTTGGTTACGAGCCTGCACTGATATGTTCAACATCACTGTCAAATTTATCGAAAGCAGAATTTATTGTAGAGATTACGACGGTTATTTTATCTTAGATATTTTTGGACATAAAATTCTCGTCCCCAATATTGAGAACATTTTACTTGATTTTAAAAAAGTCCGTTCTTTTCTCAAAACAGAACGAGATGGAATTATTCAGAGTTTGAAACATAAAATTAGAACCCATATTATGGATGAAGCTATCGCACAAGCTGTTGCTTGTTTTAAAACTAGTGTTACTACGATGCACAAAATTTCAGAAAAACAAAACAAGTTCATTGAAGATAATCCTAGCAAACCAATCCCTGTTACTCCTACTTTCCGTATCAGACCTTTGAAGCATTCTAGACCCAGAAGAGTTTTGAAACTTGAACCTGCCTGTTTTAATAGGCTTGGTACGTTTTGCTTTCCTATATTTAATCAAATAAAACCGGTAGAAAAAATTAAAAAGTTTAGTTCGACGGTTACATTATTACACGATAAAGCTTCTAAAAAATATATACTTCTTGTGCCTATCCGTAATAAACCAAAAGAAAATCGAATTAAAAAACAAGATGCTTTAGGAATAGATTTAGGAGTTAGGACTTTTATTACAGCTTATTCAAAAAATCGGACTTGGTCAATTTGCAGTCATTCGAGACAATGGAAGTTACAAAATTATATTAGAAAAATTGATGGAATTAAAAGGGCACTGACTAGAATAAAAAATAAATTTGATTTGAAATTATTAGAAGACAGAAAAATATCTCTGATGGACCGTATTAATAAAAGTCGTTCAAATTCAGAAAAGGAACAGTTAAGATGCAAAGAAAAGGAGATAGATGAACAAATTAACGTAAACAAAGAAAAAAAGCATAAAATGATTGATATCATTAATGAACGAAATGTTACGAACAAAACAAGGCGTGCTAAGAAAAACATAACGCATTGTTTGGATATTATACGAGAACCAAACAAGTGTGTTTTAACTCATGCATTAAAAAAGTATGAAATAAAGAAACAAAATTTAGTAAAAGATATGCACTATAAAGCAGCGAATTTTTTAGTCAAAGATTATGATCGAATATACATAGGGAATTTGAGTACCAGAAAAATAGTATCGAGAAATAATGTAACGATAACAAAAAATACGAAGAAAACAATCTTAGCATTAGCTCCTTATAAATTCAAACAAATATTAAAACACATGGGAAACAAAAATGGATGTATAGTTGAAGAAGTAAGTGAATATTTAACAACAAAAACATGTTCGAATTGTGGAAATATGTATGAAATAGGAAGCAGTAAAATATATAAGTGTGGAAAATGTGGAATGGAAGCAGATAGAGATGAGAATTCAGCGAAGACGCATTTAAAGCTAGGATTGAAAAAAGAAATATTGGCTTTGGTCAATAGCCGACCCCGCAAACGGCAAGTGGATAAGGAAGGTTCGTCAAAAGGGAACTAGAGACGGATACGAAAACCTTAATAAGAGGAAAGTAAGCATTTTTAGATATATCAAGAAATGTTAACTTTTTTGTTGCGGATATCAATTCGCAAATAGTTGATGACCAAAAATATTTAGTCATCAACTATTTGCGGATATCAATTCACAAATAGTTGATGACCAAAAATATTTAGTAGTATTCGAAGATATTGATAGGACAAGTTTGATTAGCAGCAGATGGGGGAGAGATAATATTACAATGGACTGCTTCTTGAACGTATTGGATAGTTTGGATGAGTATTATGGCCGCATCACCATTTTGACTGCGAATGATGTTTCAAAAATGCGTGAAAACAGTGCTCTTGTGCGGGCTGGTAGGATTGACGTCATCATTGAAATACCGTCATGCACTAACCAAATATTATCTATGCTTCAGTTTTACTTTAAAGATTTTGATCCGTCTAATACAGTGTTAGATAAAAGCATTGTAATTACACCTGCACAGTTAACACAATTGATCCATACTCTTAATGATAGCAACAAAATCGTTGTCGCGATAAACAAGCATGTAAATTTTGCCAAAGTAAATCTGGAAGTAATGAATTCGATATGTTATGAAAATGTTACTGTTGAAGATCAGGATAATGGAGATTTACCTCTTCAAAATTTATCAGGAGAAATGAGTGAATGTATGAATAAAAATCGTCATCAATTATCATATGAACGAAGAATTAAAAATATGACAAATAAATTGATAATATATGACATGAAAATCAAGAAACGATTAGAAATTCTTGATAAAGCCACAGAGCCAGACCGAATAGAATATGATCGGTGGTTATTAGAAAAAAGAGCCTTAGAAATTCGATTATCAAAGGTCACATCTCAATCCGAGATATATGAACGTACATTATCTATGCGAAAAAATTGAAAAATATAGTGGTTGATATATCCTAATGATAATTTATCATTAAGATAATGAAAGCTAAACTATTTGATTTGAATAAATTATTATCTGGCAGTCTTATTCATCTTACATGTAAGTTACCGCAAAAAATAGATCCGATACAAGAACAACAAATAAATCTAAATATGTTACAATCTTCAGCAATTTCCAACATCCTAAACTTTATTACCAAAATCAAATTAGCCGATAATAGATCGTACTGTCATACACACTATGATAACATCAACAAACTAAACGTTCGACTAAGTATATATAATATTATTGATGAATATAATCAATTCAAGGATATTCACGCATACAATATATTCACAATTTTTGAATCAAAGACTCTTATCAAAAAGAATGAGAAGCTTAATCTGATCAAAAATGTCAATCTCGCTAAAAAATACGGCACAATAATCGTCGTCATCAACTATAATGAGTCAAAACAGACCAATTTAGCAATGTATGACCATATATTTTCATGTAACATTGATGACATTAACAAAACATTACATGATAATAAAATAGTACCATTTGTCAATAAACATAATGATATATTAAATTATGTCATACAAAAGAATGAAATATCATATTGCCTGATCGAAGAAAATCAAACGTCCTATTTTAAATATATGACGATAGGTAAGAATAATCTTTTCAATCTTGTTAATTTGATGAAACTAATCAACTCCAACAACAGCATTCATCATTTGCCATCAGGTGAACTGGATTTATTATTGAAAAAAATACATCAAACGTATATTTTTGCGAAACTATGGTTTAACACGATTGATGACATGAATACTGACGTGTGTTTTATTATCTTTTACAAGTTATCATTGGTTTCCAAAAGCTTTTTCAACCGCAAATTGTTAGAAAACTAGATTTTTGTTATCATTAACGTAATAATAACAAAAAAATTGAAATTCAAAAATTTATGCTGTCCCATTATTATTGTCCATATCTCAAAACAATGGAACAATTAATCAAAAAGCATGTTGAATACGCATTCAATAACGCAGGGATCAAATACCATAATAAAAAAAGATTAACGTACTTGGCAGAAAATATAGTCTTTACCTTTACAGAAGAAGGCTTAGTAAAGGCAAATTCGAGAACCTTGAGCTTTTATGAATTCCTACATTCACTGAGGGGCGACAGAATCGTTGAAAAGGAAGAGGCTCTTTATAACGCTGAGATGATTAAGTATTTGGATAGCAGAAAAATCGAATATTTCGAAGAGGCCGGTATGTTTATATTATATGATATGAAGATAGAGTTAGATAAATATGGAAATTGGGATGTGAATGGAGAAGAGGTATCACATTTTGAGATTTTCGAATATTTGGGCAAAAAATAATGATAAAAAAATTTTTTAGTTATTATTATTGAAAAAATTGAAAAAATATAGCATACAATGTTACATTTTTATCATTTATGTCAAATATCATGAATGCATGTATCATCGATGACGATAAAATATTAAAGCTGAAAAAATATGCGGAGGAGCATGAAATAACGCGTGAAGAATTCATGTTGATGTATAACAAACAAGCCCCATTAATAGGTGATCGAGTTGATCATATTTTGTATTTGGATGTAGGATACAGATTTGTTTATTCTATTGAAAATGTTCCGCATTCATCAAAGCCTATTACGTATCGGATCAGAAAATTATCTGGATCGGTCAATAATGGTGGCGATGCCAAGTTTCCTTCTCCTATAGTGATGGAATATGTTGCCGACAAATTAGGGTTTGCAAATTTCCGAAAATGTAATGTCAAAATTAATTCAAACGAAGTCATTCCGAACATCGAAATACACGAAATCATAAGTTAAATTGCTTATTTAAAATTTGATTCTAAAATGTATAGCTTCTTAATGCAACCTTACGTTCATGATACAACAGTCGATAGAGTAATGACCGAAAGAAGTATGTTTGGTATGAGTACAAAATTACGTTCCCGAGATTACGAATCAAAATCATCGTTTCCCACGGACGCCCAATTATCAACTGTTGCTGGACCGTCCAGAAACTTCTATGAATTAGAAACTAAAAAACCGCCAACGAACAATTTATCATCCATATGCAATAACTTTAATTTTGTTTTTCTAAACCAATTTATACGTAATATCAAAAATCGAAAATCGGTCATCGTTTCCCCGTTCAGTATGATTCAATTATTTATCATGTTATATGTCACCGCAAAAGGACGGACAGATACAGATTTACAAAAATATTTCTCATTTACAGACAAAGCAGAAACGTTCAAATCATTAGTGCAATTGAACGTTGATCTTGCCAAAACTAGAGTATTCGTGAATTCTAACGTTATTTGCATTCCAGAAACTACGCAACTTGATGATAAATATTCCAAATTACTAAGTAATGTTGGAAATATTATTCGTTACAATTATGATACAGCAGGTAAATGTGTTAAGATAATCAATGATATTGCAGCAAAAACAACAAATAATATGATAACAAATGTTGTTAATGATAGTATGTTAAAATATCCAACTGAAATGGTATTGATCAATATAATTTATTTTTATTCGAAGTGGAAGTTGCCATTTGATCCGAGTTTGACAGAACGAGCAAGATTTTATGGTGGCAATTCAATGGAAGTTAATATGATGACACAACGAGATGGTCGTTTTAATTATTACGAGGACGATACACACCAAATACTTGAGATGGATTATAACGATGGATTTTTTTCTATGGGCTTCATATTGCCCCATGAGACAACTGGCAACATTGATTTTAAGAGCAAAGATGTGGAACATTATATTCAACGATTGGCTTCAACAGAAATAAATACATTAAAAATTCCTAAATTTATACACGAGTTCAAATATAAAGTTGATAATGTTTTTCGCGAAAATGGATTGAACAGTTTATTTCATAAATTAGAAACTGATTTGATTGACGTTCCTGTTGAGATATCATATATCATACATGGTGCAGTGATAATAGTTGATGATACAGGGACTAAATCGGTGGCGTATACTAATATGTTGGCGTCTCTTAATTGTCACATTGAAACAAAAAAGATAAATTTCATAGCTGATCATCCGTTTTTGTATTACATCAGGTACAAACCGCAAAATTTGATTATTTTTGTAGGTCAACATTTTTAGTTTTAAATTTTTTAGAACTAGGTCTGTTTAAATAATTTGAAATGACTCTGACAAAATGTCATTTTTTATAATTAAATATATTCGATATACATCTAACCATTCTCTGTACGTGATTTTTTCATAATGTCATTTATATTTTTAGTTAATGTATCTAAATTTATAGCGTAAGAAATGTATACAATGTTTCCTTCTTCAGAAATCTCTTTTCTTTTCTTTATTGCAGGAACGAGATCTATTATTTTTCCATCGGAGTTTATCCGAATACCTTCTAATCCAATACAAACGGTGTTAGATTCTGATTTAAGTTCTAAAAATATTATTGTGATCTCAATTTGATCTTTCCGCACATCTCTAATTGCCTTCCCTAATTCAGAAGGATCTCCTAATACGTTAAAAATGTGCGGTGTCTGACCACTTTGAATGGCCCATTGTTTACTTTTCGTAGACAGATATTTAATTTCGGAAGAAGCTTCCATTGGTAATGGTTAATCTCGTTTGTATAAGAACGGATTGTCGTTAACTTTATTTTTTCAATTTTTTTTAAAAAAAATTGAAAAATGAAGAGATATAATATCGCGTCATTATTATGAATAACAAAAAACGCACGATCATGAAGCGGCAACTGGCGAGCGATTCGTACACAGATCGACCGGTTAAACGTTTCATGTCAGATAACACAAAAGGTAACGTAATTATTATCGCAGACGATTCCGAAGATGAAATAATATTGTTTGCCGATAAAAGTGTTAATTTGCGAGAACCTTTTAGATCATCTGAAGAACGCCGTATGATTTCTGAATCAGATAATGACGATCTTGTCATTACCATAAACAACATTGTACCCACTAAAAGAACATTCAGCAAAGAAATCGTCAGAAGAAAGCAGGATCCTAAAATTATCAATTTTGATAAAATAGGGGACAGTTACATTTTTAACAGTCCATTATATGATATTCCCAACGTCACTATTGACTGCAGAAATGTTTTTCATTACGACGGAAAATATGTTCCAAAAAGAGGTGGGGAAATGATTACTGTTCATAACGCAGTTGATGTTGCGCAAGAGACAATGCTATTAATTCGTTCCATTCCACAATCATGTGGCACGTTTTGTGTTCTAAGTGATTTATTAGGACCAGCAATTGTTGACATAATAGCTCGTGAATTATACAAATCATGTAAAAAACTTTCTCGAAGAATCATAGTAATCTCGTACACTGGAAACAAACCCAATGGCGATGACATACGCGCGACAGAACTAAACATGCCCATCATTACCAATGATCAAATGAACAAATACAACGATGTTTATTTTTCAGAACATGACAGTCATGATTTTAGATTCATTGCGCCGCCAATTGATTTTCAACGTAAAAAGATCTACATACCACATGTAAATAAATGTTCTATCAAATCTTATTAATTATCTATTTTTACAAAAAGTAGATAATTAAAATATCACATTCATGTATATATGCCAAACTCAAACAAATATAACGAAAGATATTATAAAGAAAAATATATCAAATATAAATCAAAATATTTTGAGGCTAAACAGAGAAACTTGATTGGTGGAAATGACAATAATCCTGCACTCTGAGGGTCGTATTTGGCTCAACAAAAAATGCAAGTAAATTTATGACAATAGTTTGCATAACTAAATTTAAGATATTATACCTAGTTAATCATAGATGAATGTATTATTGTGAATCTTGATTGAAAAATAATACATGATAAGTTGATTACGTAGTTAGCGTATAATTAAAATATGTATATATATTATTCATTATGAAATGGTTAATATATGGAGCAAACGGATGGATTGGCGGACAAGCCTGCGAATTATTGCGCAATCAAGGTGAGACTGTCATTAGTGGAGCCGCAAGAGTGGATGACAAGAAGACAGTAGCAGAGGAATTATTAAGTGTGCAACCTGATAGAGTCATGTCATTTATTGGTAGAACATCTGGCCCTGGATATAATACGATAGATTATCTTGAACAAAAAGGAAAATTGATTGAAAATTTGCGAGACAACTTATATGGGCCGATGGTTTTAGCATTTTTATGTACAAAGTATGATATTCATTTTACGTATTTAGGGACAGGATGTATTTTTTACGGATACGATGCGTACGATGAAGAAGCAGAACCCAATTTTTTTGGGTCAGAATATTCGGCTGTTAAGGGTAAAACAGACCAATTGATGCATTTTTTTGAAGACAGTGTATTGAATGCGCGTATTAGAATGCCAATTATTGCAGATGATCATCCGCGCAATTTCATCACTAAAATTAGGTCATACAAAAAGGTTTGTTCTATGCCAAACAGCATGACCATTTTACCAGAATTGTTACCTATTTTGTTAGATATGGCAAAAAAAAAGGTAACTGGAACGATAAATTTAACTAATCCTGGTTTGATTACGCATAATGAAATTTTAGACATCGTAAAGGAATTAGTTGATCCAAATTTGACATATGAAAATTTTAGCGTTGAAGAACAAAATCAAATTTTATTAGCGGGGAGATCTAATAATGAATTAGATTCGAGCAAATTGACAGCCATGTATCCTGAAGTGTTACCCGTTAGAGAAGCGTTGCGAAAGATACTCAAAAAAAATTGATTTATATATCTATATGATTATTCTTTGTAATATATGCCATATATTACAAACAATGGATCGCAGACGTGTAAGTAAACTCCTTAACAAGGAAATCGCTGAGCAACTAACAAAAGTGGGACAATATAATAATAAACTAGATATTATCATGGAATGTGTTAAACCTGGTATGGTAAATCATTTATTAAAAAAATCATCTACAGATAGTCTAGAACAAGATTGCAAAAAATTAGCATGTGAATCGGTGACAAAAATAGTAGTAAACATGACATTAGTTGGGACACAAATAACTAGGGTCAAGCGAAATATTATTAACGAACAAACTGATAACGATGATAGTAAACGATTAATTCGGTGCGAAAAAAAAAATAGAATCAAGAAGATGAAGAGGGAAACTGCGCGAGTTTCGGAACATACTGATAATAGTATGTATAGCTCTCTGCAAGAACGGATACAGCGTATCGGCATCTCACGGGACTCGTTACAGAATGAACTAAAAAGAATGGACACTGAATGTAAATCAGCGCAAACAAGATTATTAGAAAGTCAAGAAACGCTTAGTTCTATAAACAGTCAAATTCAAAATGGCGATGATGTCGGTAACGAATTACTAAATCTCGCAAATTCACTCTCACTTTTAGAAACTCAAGCTCGCAAAATGATAGACATGCGGAAGTCGTTGCGGGAAGAATTATCAAATCTGATATCATCACACGACACAGTGGATCAAGAAATAGAGACTGCCTCGAAGAAAAAAGTTTTGACTAAACACTCGGATTTGAATGAACTGCTAACGAAACAACTGTCTTATATTAATGGAGTGTTATGTTCAAAGCTCGAAATTTCTAAACTTGTTCCTAAAAAATGCATATGCAAAAAGAAAAATAAATGTAAACCATATATGCATGAAAATGTTTTAGAGGACTCTATTTTTTATACATTTATTGAAAAAAATTGTACATCTAATAACGTAAGATTGGCGAAAATAATGGAGAAACTAAATCCGATGTTGTCAGACAAAAATGACTATTCTTTTGAGTTCGACATAGGTAAAGAATTATACAACATAGAATTCGTGTGGGCGCTAAATGACATCATTTATCTAATACAATCGGACATTTACATAGATGGAACCACCAAATTTTTATTTAACAAGAGGTGGATCAAAATTACGATTTAACGTGCATTGTTAATGTGCGTTAGATCGATTAGGTATTAGTTTTTCGTCCAATTATTCTATAAAAATATTGTGTGATTATAAATGTCACGCAGATGTTGCAAACCAAAACTTAATTGCCGTCCACGATGTGAAATTCCTGACTGCCAACTTCAATCAGGTCCAAGAGGATTACCCGGTGCGACAGGTTCAACCGGAGAAACTGGTGCAACTGGAGTTACCGGATCAACAGGACTAACAGGCGCAACTGGTGCAACTGGTGCAACTGGACCAACTGGAGTAACCGGCGCAACAGGAGTTACTGGACCAACTGGTGTCACTGGACCAACTGGTGTCACTGGACCAACTGGTGTTACTGGAGCAACTGGTCCGACGGGTGCAACTGGTGTTACTGGTGTTACTGGTCGAACAGGTGCCACTGGACCAACTGGAGCACCATTAATAGCTATCAACGATTTATATATGATAATATCTTCCATTGTAGGATACACTGGCCCATCAAACGTTGGTCAAATTATTGCATTTACCAATAACACTGTCGTTCCCGCAACGGCAAATGTATCTATTCCGGTAACATTAGATAGGATAAATTTAAATACACCTGGATTGTATTCATTTTTGTTCAATACACATGTATTAGTAGGCAATGCGTTTTTCGTTCAATTTTTTATAAATGGTTTACAACAGTGGTCGTCGCAGTTTTTGATTGTTGATTATTTAACCGGTACAGAAAAAGCAGTTTCTATCCCATTCTATTACAAAACTACAGTAACAACCGATTATGCCCAATTTTTTATCAAAGGAGCTGAATCTGCTGCACCGCCGGCAAATCAATTTACCACTGCGTCAGGCGCAGATTGGACAACTGGACTTACCACAATCGAAATTACCCTGGTTGCATTCTCTTAATCTAATCATAAATATGATCAGATTAAAAAAATGAAAAATAAATATCTAGCAACATTTATTCAAAAATGATGACCAAAATGAGTGATAAACTAGTAAAATTAGAATTCACATATATCAATTTTGAAGGCGATAAAAAATCTCTCGCGTTAGAATATCTGGAACGGGAGATTGTTGACGCCTCAGAATACTTGAAGACACAATTGTCTGGCGGATTTGTCAAATCTGATGCGTTCCGCTATGATTTAACGTGTCTAGCATATCCCATAAGTGCAACTTGTATTAAATTTGTTTTTGATTATGCTATTAAGTATTCTGTCGAACAAAAGAGGTTAGTCAAAGAATGCGAAGATGCGAAAATTATAGAATCTAATACGTGCGAGCGCACACCATCTCGCATAAAAACGGCCACAAAGAAAAAACCTACAAAAAAGGTAGCGACAACTAAAAGAGATCCAACGCTTAATAACATATTTGTAAGAGAAATAACAACTAGTAGAGCGATAAGCAAAGATAAGTTAAAGTCAGTTGAGGACAAGTTCGAATTCATTCTAACTAATTCTAATAAAACAGGTGTTGATACCATAACTCATAACTTTGAGGACGAATTTATTGAAAAAATAGGTATTTCTTATCTCTTTTCTGTACTCCAAGTGAGTAATTATTTCATGTTTAACCAAATTACGAAGTTAGTAACTAAAAGTATTGAAAATTTCCGCAGATACTTTATCAAAATAGCGAACGCTAACCATTATATTGAATCAAACATATCGTACATGACACTTAATATTAAAAAATATGCCAATATCAATGTTGAAATCGATTCCATATTAGATGAGTTAGTTGATTACAAAAAAATAGTCATGACAAAAGAATTTGCTGACGAAATATTGTACACATTTCTCTCCTTCCAAATGGCAAATAAATTAGAGGCGTTCGATGACATAGTGAAAGAAATAAAAAATCATAAACTAACATCTGGTGTGTTAACATTTAAATATTTTGATATTTATCATGACTCATGTGTATTTGATGTTAGAGACTCTATCGGTCGCGTAAAATTGTATGACAACTATTTGTTTTTGCAAAAAGTTAAAAACATAATCACTGTTAAAAATGAAGAACTGCGATTATTTCATTATTACGATATGATGTATTATGAAGAGCACCAATTTGAAACTCTTAACAAACAAAACTATGCAAAGAAACATATGATCGTAACCCAAAAAGAATTCGACATCAAATTTAGAAAGCTAACAGATAATTTGTTTGAAAATTTTGATTGGACAAATGTTGTGATCGCTGGCGGATTCATATATGGTTTATTGGATAACGCATATGATTCGATCGTTGATTCAACTGATATTGATTTATTCGTTTATGGAAATAACGAACAGATTAGAAATAAAATAGCATACATCAACAAATATTTTTCGAAACATAATCCGTTTTATGCGATCAATAAGTCAGTGATAACGATCATTATCAAATCGTTTCGTTTTGATATCCAAATTGTTCCTGTAAATAAAATGACTCCATTTGATATCATTGATCAATTTGATTTCAGTTATGTTATGCTATATTATAATGGTATTGATGTGTTTACGAATATAGCTGGATTGGTAAGCATCAAATACAAAGTTGCTATTCGCATAAATAAAAAAATTGATATCAATCACAGAGGTAACAAGGCTATTAAAAAAGGATTAGAACTTGTTGATCAAAATATGGAAGATTTTGATATTGGAGCGTCATTTAATATTTTTGCGAAAAGTAAGATCATTCGAAAAGTGATTCCAGTATTAGAAACAAATGAAATCATTGAAACGATCAAGTTATATTATTCTGTAAAAAAAGTCTCTACAGATGTTATCGAACTTGATTCCGAATTAGAATTTAATATTGCTGATTACGTATCAGAATCAGCAAATGTATGTGTGCCCGGATATACACTTGTAAAGCAAAGATGTAATACAGAGAATATGAAATTGTGTCATTTGATGTTCAATCACAATAGGATGACATTCTGCACTGATTATTGTGAAATTTCGCGACTCAATTCCAAATATTTAGTCATTTTTTTGGGCACACAAAAAACTCTGGAACTCTTCGATATTCGAGACCGAGTGATAGAGCAATTAGAACCTTTGCGACGAAAGATACCGTTGCATATCTTTCAGTCCAATCACTTTTTTGACAGTGACGAAGATTATTGTGAAGATAAAGGTACAAAAAATGATTATCTGAACGAGTATAATCATAACATAAATTATCATCTAAAAGTGTACTTGAATAAAAAAACGAAAGATGACAAATATGTGAGTTCGATAAAATCATCGTCCCAAGTAAACTTAACTTGCAATACAATAGTTTGGGAAAAAGATGGTCGGCGTGGAATAAAATTTTATATGTCCGCAATAAATGTAAAAGAACACAAATAAATATTATAATATCTAATTGCGTTTTTCTCCCTTTTTGAATAAATTAGCGTCCCTTTCTAATTCACCACAACGCAAACTGCCTGAACAATCTCTGCCTTCTGGTGGTTGCACAGGTAACCTAACTTTTGGAGAATATAAACTGGCTGTTGGCATTTGCCCTTTCTATAATAACACTTTATATATCACATTTTTTTTCAATTTTATCATAAAATTGAAAAAATAAGATCTCAAAATTTATCATATCATACATATGTTCATCCTCGAACACATTATAGCTCATAAAAATTTGTCAAATTCGGATCATTAACATCCAATATGTATCTGACTTGCACGTTGATGTCAACAAAAATGTTCCAATAATTTGAAAAGATCTTTTTTGTAGCGGTATTAATGCAGTAGGTCACAATTCTAAACATATTTCGAACAAAATAATATATTTGTCCGAATAATATACAATATAAGATTTATTATAGATACAATAATAAATCTTATGCAACAAAAATCGATAAAATTCAACGAAGAAATTGATTTTACTCCCTCTCCCAGCGGCGGTATTTCTGTCATTCCATATTACCAAAATAAAGTAACTGACGATCAGGAAACAAAGAATTATACAAATAAATTATTTGACGAACGTGTGTATACAGAAGGAGAAGAGAAAATTAATTTAGATCCTGATAGATTAAATAATTTCCGGAAACGGTTGGCTGGCCGACGACCTACAAATGGACAAATTTTTACACAAACATACACCAGCTATGTAAATATTGATTCAAATCAGCGAAATAGACTGCCAATTAATAACTATGATCAAATACTTTACAATTTGCCCCCTTTTCCTCTAATATTTACAAATGGTTCGAGCATGGTCACTGTTAATTTAGAAAATCATCCATTTCAAAAGAATGATCGTGTTATTCTTGACAACGTAACTTCTAAAAATGTTATGTTGCGAGATGTAATTATGGTCAAGAAAAACAGCTCATTCGTACGAATTAAACACGAAAATCATGGTTTGTCGTTATTTGGATTGTACGATCCCTCCGATATATCTGCATTCGAGAGTGTAGAATATGTTGATTATTTACCAGAGTCATACACCAATCATGAAGATATTCCGGATACTACGACGCAATATTACATTCTAAGGACTAACATCGAAATAGATTTGACAATCCAATTATCCGGTGTTAAAGGATCAAACGTTACAAAAACGAAGATAGGTAACATTCCGGTCAATATTTTGAACGATAAACAAACAGTGTATTTATTGTTTACAAAATCCTCAGCTACAGAATTTACTCCCGATAAAAATAGTTATTTGATAAGAATTCCCATAAAATCTAACATCAATTACCAAGATAATAATGATTGTCACAATAACGTGCTAATCAAATATTATAACCTGTTTGGTGTTCCCCTGAATTATATAAATCGCGGGACACCCATTAACGAATGCAGAAAATTTCAATATTTTACTGTTTTAAACGTCACTGACAATACTTTTCAGGTTGATGTGGGATATAATGCTATTTATGATATCACTGATCCAACATACAGTTTCTATGATTATTCTGATGCCATGTGCCAGGATATTGACGTTCAACTTTTGATAAACAATTTTATCGGCGGAGGCAGTCAAGCTTATACACGCAGAATCGAATACATCATCACTGGTTATCCTAATCCCAATCAATATCAAATAACGTTAGATAAATCATATAAAAATATCATTCAAGCGCGGATTATAAGCTCTTCCTTTCCTAATTCACAGCGAATGATTAACAACCAAACTGCAGACGTGATAAATAACAGATTATATTGGAGAAATCTAGAAGAAGGAGATTATATCTATCATTTAGAAGTCACACCAGGAAATTACACATACGAACAATTAGCAAAAGAGATTGAGTATCAATTCAATAATACACTAAGGCATGTATATATCGATTCTGACATTGCGATTCAAAATACTAGCTGTTCTGATATCGTAAAACAAAAAAAGATTAAATATATCGATCAACAACCAAGTATTGGATGTGCTAATTCGTTAGTGAAACATAACAAAAGGATAGTACGCACTAATTTACGACAAAATAGTAGAGCATTGTACGATCGCGATGGTTACTATAGATATCATATTGTCAAAGTAGATATTAATACAGATACAGATATCGTTGAATTTAGTGCCTTTCGACAGATCCGTTTGCAAGATACGTTAGATACGCGAATATTGGTTATTCCTGATTATTTTATCAATTTCACTGCCGCAGAGAATTTTCAAATTAATTTTGGTATAACAGGCACACAAATTGTACCGCAAATTATAAATCCATTTAGCCCAAAATGTGGCGAGGTAATGTATATTTATTTCACACCAAATACGCATATCAGAATAGATTTTGATTATGTGTATGCTAATTATAATTTGTATCAGTACGTGGGATTTGTAGGTTCGAGTACGTCTACATCACAAGGGGATAATACCTTTCAAGTCGCACTAGAAACGGATAGGGCCTTGTTATTCAACTTTTACCGAACTAAATCAGTTTATCCAAATGTCATATCTACGCAAGAATTACGGTCTTTGAACACAACAGCACTTTTACAAAATTTTACGTTCGATTTCATAAATGCAATTGTCACAATGGCAGATAATGATTTGCATGTTGGCGATCTCATCATCACTGATCAATTTATTTATCCATCTACACCTACAGAACTTTTTGTATACGAAATAATAACAATTATTGATTTTGATTCATTTATCGTCAAAAAATATCCACATGGCACTAAATACAAATTTATATATGACGGTATTATCATTAATTTTAGTCCAGATGGTGCAAGTCCTTACTATTGGTTAGATCAAATACTTGCAACCGATCCAATTCTGCCAGTAGCGCCTAATGCCAATCATAATACACTGTCATTCATCGAAATCACGCCAACTGACGAAAACAAAACAATCATGCGGGTGCACCAACCTAATCATATGTTAAATGTAGATGACGAAATCACAATAAGCGGGTCAGAATCGATCAACAACGTTCCTACTGACATTATTAATACTGAACATGTTATCACACAGATCATAGATGATGATAATTATGAAGTAGAAATACAAACTGCCTTTCCTGTGGTATCTTTATCAACGTTAAATACAGTCATCATCAAATATCCTGATATTTTTCAAATGTTTTTTAATTATCCGGATACGTTGGGCAATAAACTAAGTTTTAACAAAGTAGACCAGCCAAATGCGATCACTCCATACTTACATACTATTAAAAATACCACACCATATAAAATAGATTATGATTATGCATCGTTAGGTGACGATTATATACAACGGCTTCGAAAGTTGGACATGACCGGGCCTAATTATTTTTACATCACTTCACCAGAGTTAGGAATATATCATAATACCCAGCCAGTTGTGAATGTTTTTGCGAAAGTGAGATGGGAAAATGATTTAAGTTTTGACGATCAATGTTGTAACAAAGATAATGTCATCATTGATTCGTTTGTACCAACAATATCTGTCTTTGACAATCCTATATCAGTTTTGTATGAACTGAATTTAGCATTTTGTCATCCAGATGGTAGATTAGTCGAATTTAACGGTATTGATCATTCCTTTACGATAGAGATCATCGAAGTATTCAACCAACCTGATGAGACAGATATTAATGTCAGAATAAATTCAGAAATGATTGTTAGAAGAACAGAATAAAAATTGATTTTATGTATACGTAAAATATGTATGCATAAAATTATAGATTATGTGTAGTATGGATGATATTTATTGCAGAATATGTGAATATTTAGGTAATAGGGCGACTCTAAATTTTTTATCTATATCAGTTCAATCGCATGAACTCAAAAGCAAGGTACTTTTTAAACAAATGGTTTATTATTCTGAGCATCTTGAACAATTATTCTACTATGATAGTTTTACGCGTGTTATATTTGGAAATTCAGACGACAAGATTAACATGGTTCGTTTTCCTAAAAATATGATTGGATTGAACATTGGTATTTATTTCAATAGTAGTATTAAAAAATGTTTGCCGGATACGATTAAATATTTAAGATTTGGCGTTTCGTTCAATAAATCCATTGATAGGTGCGTTCCTGAATCAGTAACCCATTTGATATTGGGCCATTATTTCAACCAATCGATAAATTATATTCCGAAATCTGTGACGTATTTGGAGTTTGGCGATAGTTTTAACCAGCAGATCAATCCTGGTCTTCTAAAAAACATAACTCATTTGATATTTGGAAATAATTTCAATAGACCAATCAAAAATGTTATTTCAGAATCCGTTACGCATTTAACAATAGGAAAGAATTTCAATGCGCCAATGCACGAAAAAATAGAAACAAATAAAATACAATATTTCATACCAAATTCTGTCACTCACTTAGTATTTAGAGCGAATATGATTTATTGCATTAAAAATTGCATCCCACCGACTGTTAAATATTTAATGTTCGACTTTTTTTTCAACCAACCTATCTATGAAGTCATTCCTTGTTCTGTGACACATCTGACACTTTGTGGCAATTTTGATCAATCTATCGACGGCGCCATACCATGTTCAGTTACGCACCTAGTATTAGGAGGCGCATTTGACCAACCTATTTATGAAACTATTCCTAACAGCGTTACACATCTAACATTCGGTTATTTTTTTAACCAATCCATAGATAATATAATTCCAAACAGCGTAACACATTTAAAATTTGGCAAAAAATTTAATCAATCAATAATAGATGCAATTCCATCTTCAGTGATATATTTACAATTTGGTAAAGAATTTAATCAACCTATCGAAAAATACCTTCCCAAATCGATCAAACATATATATTTGAGCAAACATTATAGACATTCTATATTTGATGTTGTCGATAGATTATGCGACGTCAAGATTGCGTTTTAGTTTATCAAAATATTTGACAAACTAAAAAATTGAAAATCAAAATCCCAGAATATATAACCATAAATACTACCAATAACAAATATGTTCTCTCTTCGTAAAATTAACTTAATTGTAGCGACTGATTTGAAAGGAGGTATTTCAAGATGTGGTGAGATCCCGTGGCGCATAAAAGAAGATTACAACTTTTTTTTGGATGTTACCAAGCGTCAATATTTTTTGAATAAGAAGAACGTTCTCATTATGGGAAAAAATACATGGAAAGCTTTACCAGATTCCTCCCGAGGACTTAAAGATAGAATTACGATCGTTGTGTCGAATAGCATGACAAATGATGAATTAATATCTGACAACAAAACAGGATCGGAAACATATTTAGCAAAATCATTGCCTAATGCTATGGAATTATGTAATAAATTAAGTATTGGCAAACCGTTTATCTGCGGTGGTAGTCAAATTTATGCCGAAGCATTGAAAACGTTGCAAATCGATGAAATTTATCTCACAAAAATAGATCATGATTATCAGTGTGATAATTTTTTCCCGCTTAATTTATTAAAATTGAAAGATGATGATCCGAGAGATACATTTATGTTGGACGATTCTAGTCAGAAAGTAAAGGTGACATTTATAAGACAGGGAATGATGAATATGAATGTAGAAGAATCACAATATCTGAATTTGCTCAAGAACATTCTGTCAGTTGGTGATTTTAAGCAAACGAGAAATGCAAAAACGTGGTCTGTGTTTGGCAAGACAATGGAGTTTGATTTAGAAAAAGGTTTTCCGTTGTTAACGACTAAGAAAGTGTTTATGAAGGGTATTTTTGAAGAGCTTTTATTTTTCTTGAAAGGAGATACTAATGCAAATCATTTGGCAGAAAAAAATGTGAAGATATGGGAAGGTAATACAAATAGAGAGTTTTTGGATGCTAATAAATTGAATCATTATGCTGTCGGTGATATGGGTAGTATGTATGGATTTAATCTCGTTCATTTTGGCGCGGAGTATGATGGCATGGACAAAAACTATGATGGTCAAGGATTTAATCAGATAGAGTATTGTTTGAATTTGCTAAAAACGGATCCGTTTAGTCGCAGAATTATTATGACGACTTATAATCCTGCAAAAGCACATGAAGGAGTATTGTATCCTTGTCATGGCCTATCGATTATCTTCAGTGTGGATAATAACTACAGATTGTCGTGTATGATGACTCAACGATCTGCAGATATCGTATGTGGAGTTCCATTTAATATTGCATCATATGCATTGTTAGTTAATTTATTTTGCGAAGTTGTTAATAATGATCCCAATTACACAGGACATAAATTTACTGCTGGAAGATTAATCATGAATTTTGCAGATGTGCACATATACGAGAGCCATTATAGCCAAGTGGTAAGACAAATTTTGCGCGAACCTTTTGTCTTTCCGAAAATTTCGTTCAAACGAAAATTAAATGTCCTGACAGATTTTGTATTTGATGATTTGATCATGCAAGATTATGTTTCCTATCCAGGAATAATCGCAAAGATGGTTGCATAAATCATATAAATATATGAATTGTTATGTAGCTAATGGATGAAAATATTAAAAATATTTGTTTGTACGGAACGTATTACAATCCTGCCGAGAAACATTATGGCAAAGAATGTGATGTCATTTGTGATAAGTGTTTTAGACATAATTTAGATGTGTCAATTGGATGGCAGACGTATGATTTGTGTTTGAAATGCGCACAATCAGTTAATCGATATCTAAATAAGCCAGTAGTGGAAGATAATACAGAAGAGATAAAATGTCAAACTAAGATGGTACAACACATTTTTAAACCAACTGGCGGGCCAGTCAAAAGGATGGTTCAACGACAATTCAGCAAAAAATAAAAATAAGATTGGTATAGTAATGGACGAGAATTTAAGAAATATTTGTTTGTACGGGACGTACTATAATCCTGCTGATAATCATTATGGAAGAAAATGTGATGTCATTTGCGACAGATGTTTCAGGCATAATTTAGATATTTCGATTGGTTGGCAAAAGTTAGATTTATGTTTGAAATGTGTACAAATCATTAATGATCAATTGAAACAGCCAGAAAGAGAAACCGTTAAGCCAGCAGAAATTAAAACGTATATGTTGCAGAACCAATTTTTAGGCGAAGAAAGAGTCACCAAAATGCGGCAACTGTTTTATACCAAAGGTAACTAAAAATATGTCATATAGTTACATTGATGGGTGCGATTGCTATTGTCGTTAAATTATTATTCATTATTGGTATCATATTGGTCATTATTGGCATAGTAAAAGTATATAACAAACCTCCACCAGAAAAAACAGTTTACAGATACATACCGCGAACATTCATAGAAGATCAAGAGAATCCAGTCCCGTTGGATGATATATTTTATGAAATGTTTAATAATCCAACTCCATGGGTGGCAAGTGTCGATGTACAACGCAGAAAGAGTGATATCGCTGAAAATATCAACAAATACTATTTAACGCAAATATGAAAGTAATACTATTATTTTCATATTTACTTGAGATCTTTGAAATTAATCTGCATCCATAAATCCATTTTGTGTTTGATAATTTTTTGAAATTCGAACTTATTTTTTTCGAGATCAACTGGAAACAACGAACAATATACGAAGAAACTTTTGTACATGAACACTTGATGTAATATTCTTTCTGATAAAGTAACATATTGACTGAATGTATATCTTGATATCTTGGGTAGCGGGGAAAGATTGCCATCAATGAAATCATTTGTCATCTTTTCAATATCTTTGCTTGGACCTAGGAAATTGATGCCGACGATGTATACTTCTGCTGACCAAAAATTTAAGTTTGATTTAAAAAAAATGATTTTGGAATATGAACTTGCCATTAGTTCTAATAAAGTTAAAAAGACAGGATCTAAATTTCCAGAATACGTTTTGATAATACAATTACCTCCTTGTCGCGGTATATTTAAGGCATATAACATTTGTCCGGTCCCCAAATCTCTCACTCCACGCTTGTCAGTTTTATCAGGCCACTTTCTCTTTTTTTCACCCGTCCATTGTTCCCCGCAATCTCCAATTAATACATCAACACCTTTATACTTGTTAATATAATACCTAAAGTTTTCAAGATTCAGAATATCACCGCTATTATCAACACCAAAGTCCCAATTCTTTCTTGTCTTTTTAATGAATCCATATTCATCCATAAACGCATCTTTATTCCCCGGTAAATCAGGATTTAAAGATTGCGCATGCCACTCATATTGTTTCCCTTTTGAATGTATGTGATATATCATGGCATTGATAAAATTTCCGGGCGCTTCACAAATATGAAATCCTGTAATTTTATGACCAAAAGATTCCACAAAGTTACATTGCATTATCATTTCATACATTTTCATCCACGCCCTCGATACATAGTTACCATTTATCGTAATGTCATACTCTATCGCCAATTTTTTATTCAAAATTTTATATTCTGAATTAAAAAACAATTCCGCTTGCTTATATTTTTTATAATTAGATTTGCTAACATACTGGTAGGTATATTCATTGATATATCTTAATTGCTTCTTAACGACGTCAATATATTCACTATCAACAATATCCGATTTCCGATATTCGATAATATACATATGACCTTTAACGTCTTCTTTTTCGATCGAACTAAATATATCCAACATATATGTGTCTGTTTTTTCCCACACAAATGGATGCATGATATTGATATCTGAAAACTTATTCCTGATCACACTTATTGAATAATCATAATTCATTTTGGTAACTTTAATGAGGTTGTCTAAATCTAATATATTTGACGTTGTTTGTACAGCATTTTTGCCTTTAGTAATATTTTTATTTATCTCTTCTTTAATGATTTTACTATAAACAGAATAGTCACTTTCTTTCAAATTGCAAATTATTGAAACGCCAGAATCCTCTTTATTCAATTCGTTAACCTTTTTTAGCACATCCATCACGTCGTTATCCATCTTAAATCCTTTGAACACGATCATGTGAAAAAAAGATCCAGGTGTAGCAAAATCATTTTCTTTAAAGATGGCTTGTTTCTTGAACATCTTACTTATTGCGGAAATCATACAGAATACATATTTTTGTGTAATATACGGTATGTGCATGATTAATGTTCCATTTGTTTCTAGTGATAATAGTGCGTTATGTATCATGACAAATATGTTACCGAAATCACTATTTGTGATATCAGATGCATCGAGAGTTACAATATTGTATTTATTTGCGTATGTATTTTGATCCATTTGGTGAAACGGAATATGATACTGCTCAATAACGTCCATATTAGTGGTATTTTTTGAAAGAAGTAACAATAATATGTTTTTGGTATCAAATTTATTTTCGTATTTATCGTTGGCATATTCAATAAATCCATGCACAAAATTAGCGTTCGATGAGATGAATAATACTTTATCATTTTTGTGGAGACCAATAAATTTCAAAACGTATATATATTCATAAACGAAAACAGAACCGAAATAATTCATAAAATATTGTTTGTTCAGTAATCGTTTTAGTTCTTTGACATTATCATTTTTAGTTCCATTTAGTTTATCAAACAACATCTCTAATTTTTTTTTGGCCGATTCAGTCAAAATCATCGTTGGAAAAGATAATACGTCATACATATCTTTATCAACCGAATCCATCGCGGTAACAATGTCAGAAATATCATTACTCTTGGATTTCTCTATTTTTTCGATGATAATATCGTTTGTAAAAATATTAAAATGAGTCGCAACATTACCTCCGATTAGCATAATTAATTATATTACAGATAATAATTCCAATACAAATATTAACATCAAATATTAATATTTGCATTATCCAATTCTGCGAAAAATTTCAACAACCTTTTCATCACCGTTATGATACACATTTTTTTTAATGATACCAAGATTTGATGAAACGTCATTAGGTGATGTGATTATCAAAGAGTTATCATAATTTCGTTGTGGATAGTTAATGTTTGTTAAATTATTGCTGATCATCGCGTTCTCGTCTGGCAACAAATTATTTACGTTTTCGAGTGGTATCGTAGCCATTTCCCCATTATTGGGTAATAAATCATTGCCTTGTCCATATGGCATCACATTGCCTGCTAAATCATCCATTTCTGCATCCGCCCCAACACCGTTCATATCATTTGTTATCAAAACATCATCTACTCCAGTAGCAGAATTATTTACGCGATGACCAAAAGTTAATTTTCCCTTAATCGGAAACATTTGATTTTCTAGCGCTACAAAAATGCCATCAATATTTTCGATGACATTACATCCATCTTCATTGCACGATTGTTCATTGATCGTATCAAATCCTTCATATCTTCGACCTGATTGAAACGATGCATTGCCACCTCTTGTGCCCATAATGGCCAATATTTTATCCGTATCGGAATAGTACCAGTCCATGTTCGAATTCGAAATTGCTCGTGGCAATGATCTAAAATTTCGATTGTGAATGTCTTTCAAGTCATCTTTGTTAATATATTTTTGTATTGATGGTGTTTTAACGATTTTTTTTTGTTTGACGTTGTAAAATACTAACATTAACAAGATAATTGCAATCAAGGCAATAATTAATAGATATTCTGTGTTCATCTGTTTCGTAAATAAAGATTATATAATTATTTGCGATTTTGCGAGTATAAAATTATTAATTTTGTACTCGTAACTTATGCGCTTGTCGAATCAACGAGAACATCGATCAAGACTGTATTATCTTCCGTTTTCATTAACATTTGTTGAAATCGAACGCCTTCATATTTTCCCTCTTTAATATTTGGAACATCAGAATTGAACAAACATATGCGTTCAATTTGTTGGGGGATGAAACAGTTTGTGTTTTGCCTAAATTTGAACACGAATGTCATTACATTAGGGTCGCAAATCAATAAAACTTTTCGCGATACTGGCTTTTCATTTTCAAACGTCATTAATTCAGCGTAACGAGGGCCATCTTCTCGATTACTGTTCATAATCTTAGCCATGTCATTTTCGAATATCATAACTTTTTCGATATCAAATCCATTATTTTTGATTTGAATCATATCCACCAACAACGTATCACTCATTTGGTCATTCATTAACACTTCCATTATTTTTAATCCATCATATTGCAACACGGCCATTTTGATAAAATAAAAATTTACGTAACCATCGTAAGTTAAGAATTTTTCGTGAGTACCGTTTCGCATTGCATCGATCAAGACCTCATAGATCAGGACCTTTTCGATCGATAATTTGTTATCTTTGCGATCGATCACATTCACGTACAATAACTCAAGCTGTTTTTTCGAATGAAACAAATCTAATCCTGGATGTGTTCCCGAAACGGTGCAAGAATTTTTTTCGATAGGTTCAACGATCGAAATCTCTTTAGTTTGTGGCTCGAGATCAACCGAAACGCTGCGTGTAGCAAACAAAGGTGGCTGTCCTGAATTGTGTTGTGTGCGGACTTTATGCAAAAAATCATCAATTGGATCATTGGTCACTGGTTTAACTAATCCCCGTTCTCTATTTGGTTTACGACTGTCAACTTTTTCCCTTTCTCTAGTTTGTTCGCGATCACCTTTTTCCCTTTCTCTAGTCCGTTCGCGATCACCTTTTTCCCTTTCTTTGGTCCGTTCGCGATCACGTTCTTTACTTCGTTCATAATTAACTTTTTCCTGTTCCTTAGTTGATTCCGAACTATCTCTTTCTCTGGTCCGTTCGCGATTATTCCCCGTTCGTCTACATCTAGGTCTAGAATGGTCGTCTAATGTTCTTATTTGATCATACGCCCTCGGTGATATGAACGATTTAATCGCTTTTCCGTTTTGTTTATGGGACTCATAGAAACTGAGTAATGTTTCGCGATAATAATCAGTCATTTTACTAAATGTTTGGATTATAAAGTTATCATAAGATCTTTCACTGTGTATCTTTTCTCTTATCAACCCTCTTTTAATTTTGTTCAATCGTGAGAACAAAATGTAAATGACGAGATCAATAAAAGGAATATCGTGACTATCACTGAATTCAGTATTTAGCGAGCAATGATATTTGTGCCCGTATCTCATATGCAAAAAAACGTCACCGTCATATCGACCACGCTTGTTTACGCGTTCATATTTGTATCCATGCAAAACAGTAGGTAACCGTGAATTTCGATTAATGTTGTTACAATCACGCAAAATTGATGTGATAATGTTTGCTTGACTTTTTAAACGATCTTTTACCCCATTTATGATATCTGTCCCCATTCTATTGTAAAACGGATGATGGTCAAGTTTTTGTGAAAAAAAGCGGTCCGATTCTTTGAACAGAGTGTCATAAGTAGCGAATGCAATTCGTTTTTCCATGTGATTTCTTTCTTTTTTTTATTCCTTAGATATGTGTCATCGTGATCATTAAAAAATCAATTTTTTTTGGCAATATAATTTGTTTCAAAAAAATAAATTATATTACATTTCTTGTCTACATCTGCCTCTTGATTCGTTTCTATTAAAACTACTCCAACGGTTACCGTTTATATCATCTGAATTAGAGCCAACTCTGTCCCAATAATGGCCAGCATCCTGTCTATTTTGACGATTACCTTGACGTCTGTTCCAGTGCGAATTATTAAAACTATTGATATATTTCGCACCTCCAACAGAATTATCAAACGGCCAATAATTATCATAATATTCACCGTAATAAGATGGAAAATGAGAATACATCCATTGATGATATGGTATCGATAAATTGAGATATTCATATGGTAACAAATATACGCCCAAATTTGGGACCAATACATATCTTGAATCGTTTGGTTGGGATGTATATGGTGCAAATTCGGCTGGTGCAGTTTGCTCCATAAGAGTTTGCTCCATGAGAGTTTCAATCAGAACGTTATTTTTGGCGGGGACGTTTTGGGGGATGACATAATCGGTCGATACGCGATTACCCTTCATCATATACAAAAAGAAAATGATTACAGCGATTATGATAACAATTTTAACTAAAGACATTAATATATTTATATGTAATAAAATAATTATTTCGTTAGTGGAGTTGGACGCGTTTTTAGAACATTGAACATCTAATCGTTCTAATAATTTTTATATAATGTTATAAATATGAATACTGAAAAACGTAGTAATACAACATTGTGGATAGTAATTGCTGTAGTTGTTTTGTTAGTGCTGATTGGTGGCGGTGTAGGATTATGGTACTATATGAAGAAGGATATCGTTATTTCTATTTCTCCATTGACAGATACGTTGATGCAAAACGAGCAGCGCAGATTCACTGCCATCGTAAGAGACACTAGCGGTAAAACAATAAATGACAGCGTAACATGGAAAGTAGATAGTCCGTCGGCTAGAATAGATGATGGTAACTTTACTGCTACCGGATCATCAGGGAGCGTAATCGTAACCGCAACGAGTGTCGAAGATCCTAGCAAATCTGCATCAGCTACAGTCACTCTTTTGCCATCTATGCCAATCTTCCTAAAAACAAATGCCATCATAACATCAGATGATCCACTTTATTCTAGAAACAGAGATTATAATGCGACAATGTTGAACAATGGAAAGATATGTGTAAAATCAAAAGATAATACAAATAAATGGTGTTCCTATCCAGAAGAACCACCTGGTAAATTTTTTACCAGAATGCAAGAAGATGGTAATTTATGTACATATTTAGAACAACCAGCAGGTCAGCCGTTAGGGGCAAGTGTGTGGTGCAGCAAATCAAAATCAGATGTCAAAGATAACTATGCTGTCTTAAACGAAGATGGCAAGTTGTGCATATACAAAGGAAAAGGTCCAGATGATAATAGAGGACAAGTATGGTGTTCAGGTTAATCATAATTTATAGTTTAGATTATGATTATCGTTTCTTCATTAGGTGCTAACTCTGTTTCTTTGTTACGGACAGGTGCTGTTTTATGTGTTGCATCGAAAAGTTGATCTGGCGAAATATCAACTACTTTCTCAATACCAATTTTCATCAAAATTTTATTGACTTCATCAGTTCTCTCTTTACTCTGTGCCATTGAATACAATGCAAATTTAAACAACAAACTAGAAAAAATGCCCACACATCCAGCTACAAAGGATAACATTCTAATATCAAAAAATCCTGCCGAAAAAGATATCATCGTAGAAACTCCCAAAAATATATAACCTAGCGTCTCAGAAATATCCCCAGTAGTTTTCCATCCTGATCGGCCCATCAAACCTAATTCGATATCTTTATAATATCGATCGTTAATCTTCTCGACAATATGTTGCTTCGTAACAGAATCCATATAATATATATTACAAAAAAAATTGATTTTTATTCACTCCAGTTTCTAAAACTAACAACATCTAATTCAAAAATGGATCACTACGATTTCACAAACGAAAACTATCCTATCTATGATAACTTCAAACTATCAAGTAAAAAAATATGTCAGCTCAACGAGTTAATCAAATATGACACCTTGAAATATTCCAAATCGCAGGTGATGAACACTAAAACTAAAGAAAACGAAATTAACGAAAATGTAAGAAAGTCGGCGCGCGCTAATATTAAAGACAAAAAAGTATTTGATTGGCTTGATACAAATATCATAGAAGAATTGAATACAAAACATACTAAAAATAAATTTCTTCTTGTGCGCGATGAATTGGATATCATTAAGTATGTAAAAAATGATTACTTTGCACAACATCAAGATTTTGTAAAATTTCATTGTGAATATTTGAAATGCGCAACTATATTGATTTGTTTATATGCAGATTGTGAAGGTGGAACAACTAAATTGTATTTTCCGGATAAAACAATTGTCATCAAAGAAACTAAAACTGTTGGTGGTTGTTTGTTGTTGAGAAATGAAGTTTATCATAGCGGTGAGAAATTAAAATCTGGCACAAAGATAATACTCAAAGCGAATATTTTCATTACTCCATTACGTATCCACAAACAGAAGATTACAAATGATGATTTTGTTGTAATTGGATTCAATAAAGATAACAGAATATTTATCATTCCAAATAGTGTTATTAAAAAATTTAAGAATTCATTCGTTGCGTTGTGTAAAACAGATGTTGCTGTTCCGGCATATGAGAAGATTATAGTTGATGAGGAATATGGTGCGTTTGAAAAAGTTTACGAAATATTGTTTGATCCCAAAAAAAGGCCAGATGCAAGTAGAGAAACATTAGACTTGCTAAATAAGTATGGATTTGTTAATGATACAATGCATTTGATAGATGAATTAATGCATCAGAAGAAGATAGCAGAAACGCAAAAAGTGAATGATTTTATTGAGAACAACGAGTTAACATATTTGACACAAAATGCAGGTGATTACGAATCGTTCAAGAAGATATTGAGTAAATATGATCATATTGTTCCGATCAGCGTGATTTTTGATAAAGATAAATTGATATGCATGAACACGTACGATGGTATTCCTATTTATTATACTGGTTTGGACACTTCTGAATTTAATTGGTTTCATGAACACGAAGAACAAGGAATATGCGACGTAAATTTTATTAGACGAACAATGTTATTTACCAAGCAGGATGTTTCTGTTGATGGTGTTTATATTTGTAGCGAAGGAACCGATACAGAGTCAGATAGCTATGATACGTCGGAAGATGGTGATCCTATTCCAAAAGAGGATGATGAAGCAAACAAAGCTAAACGTCAAACAAAAAAAGCAGAACTTGCAGTCAGAGCTATAGAAGCGTTGGAAAGTTATGCACCTAAAAATATTTATAGCGAAAACGGGTATGATTATGTACAATCGATAATCACATATTTGGCCACACTTAACATAATTAAGCATTCCGACGGTGATTATGAAAATAAAGCAGCTAAAACAAAACAAATAATTAATGAGAATCAAACTAAGTATAATATATACAAAATATCAAAGGAAGCAAAGGACCTCTTACCAGTTACTAAACCAAAATCTTCATACCAAAGTGCATATGTGTCTAAAAATGCCTTCAAAGATACCAAAATTGTCCGTCCCCATACTTCCTCTGTGAAAATTGAAATGTATCACTGCAACGAAACCGATTATACAGATGTTCAAATTGAGGTGTATTTTGGATTCATTAACTTAAAATTCAAACGCAAAACGACAATCAAAAAATAAATAAATCATTTATAAATCATTTATCTCATAAATCGCATAATAAGGGTTATCAAATCGTACATCAAATCCAACTGTATCTGTCAACGAATTACCACTGACCCATTTAAAACCATGATTTTCTAAAATATAATCCATTTGCAACCAGTTATAATATTGTGCATAACTATCATCTGCTTTACCATCATATATATGCGAATTCAGCGAATGTTCGATGTCGACGATAAGATGATCATAATCGTTAAGGATATGATGCTCAATCACAATTAAAACTCCCGTTTTTTTTAACACTCTGACACATTCATCTAATATTTTCGCCATACTTGTCTGTTCAATGTGATGTAGCGTAAAAATCAATGTAATAATATCAAATTCATTGTCCGCAAAATCTAATGTATTATCCTGTATCAATTTAAAATTAATTGGCATCTTAGATTTATCTTCCTTGTATGGCCCCCATTGTTCTATGTCAGTTCCATAAACATTTTGCGCTTGTAATCCTAATTTATTGCCAAATAACTGAGCTTTAAATCCATTCCCGCATCCAACATCCAAATATTTTCTACTGTTCCTTTTATCTTTTAATTCCAACGCAATCAATTCAAATGCATATACATATGGCGAGCAATAAATCTTGGTATCGACTTTTATTTTTTGATGTTCTTCTTTGTGTTTGACGATATATTCATAAATATGACTATCAGAATATCGCTTGATCTTGATACCATTGATCAATTTATCTACAAAATCAAATTTTAAAAAATGATTGAATAGAATATACAACCTAGGTAACTTTGCAAATTCAGATCCAGTTGTATTATCAATGTAGGTTATGATTTGTTTGTCGGACTTCATATTAACGTAAAATAAATTAGTTTTGGTATTTATGAATTCTTTTTTTTGGCATTCTGTTAAGAGTTTGTTTTTTTTGATGTATTCAATGTACTTTTCGTTAAAAAACATATTGAGTATATGAGATATTATTTTTAATTAGCGTCAGATTCTACAATATTAGAGACGATGATAGATACAATCTCTTTCGGTAATGAAATAGATTCCCTAACTATCCACCAAATATATATCTTTTTATTGATTTCTGGTAAATGTTGGTACAGACAAATCATATCGGTCGTCGTTAGATAATTTATTATTATTTTTAACGTCTTATTGATATAAGTAGTATGTTTTCCGAAACATCGATACGTGTCCATATTATATTTCAACAATGTTCCACGTGGGAATGATGTCAGATCCATATCACATTCGTCAACAAAGATGATATCTTTTTCAAAATCTGATAATTTAACATCGACGTATTGTTTTTCGTTGTATTTTTTGAACAATCTTTCGAGTATCGTCCTCTGTCGAGATTTTTTAGGATATAAATCAGCGATGTAAATACAAATGCACATGGATATTATTTTTGGTTCATAAAAAATAACTCCATCTGTATATAATTGGTATGTTATAATACCGAGTGTTATTGCCTCGATCATTTTTCGCAAAGAGTTTTCGTCGACAGCAAATAATGCTTTGCAATTTATTTGTTTATATTTTACAAAACGTGAATAAACAAAGTTCCTGTAAATAATTGATATCAAAATTTCTTTCGTTTTTGCAATATGTTTGACGAACGCTTCATCATCCAAATGTTCTATTTTTTTCAAAAACGACGCATGTGGAATAGTCCACCATCCTTGTGGCAGAACACTTTTAATTTGTTTAGAATTATCGCTATTGCAAAAGGAAAGTATATCAAAAAGAATTTGATTTGTTAATTTAGCTCCAAACAACGCACCAGTCAATCCATTTATTTCTAAACATTCTTGCATTTTATTATCAATATCTCATATTAATCATATTATGACTAAAAAAGTCAATTTTTAAAAACGAACAATAACATTATTTGTTTTTTAATTCTTCTTCTAATTTTCGATTCTTCTCTCGCAACTCTTGATTTTCTGCGTCAATTCGCTGTAGGGTTTTTAAGTTCGCAATATGTTCATCAACATTGCCATGCACCAACAAATGATACGCAATTGTCTTCTTAGTGTTCTCAATTTTCTGTATGATTTTATTCATTTTTTTTTCCAAGATTAACGTCATCATTTCATCACAAATATTCTCCTTTCGTACATTATATTTGATAGCATACTCTAGTAACATAAATGTATCATGATTTTCGTAGGCGGCATGAATAAGTAAAAAGTCATCTTTACTTTCATTATTCTTGTCCGGATGTGTGACCAATGCCAGATGTTTAAATAAATCGGTTCGCAGCTTTTCGTGTTCGCTCAATACGGTAAAATGATCGTCGTTTTGTGCAGGAACGCTACAGCAACATTTTGAATCCTCTTGTTTTCGCGTTACAAAATCAAAAGGAATTCCGTTCTCTTCCAATATTTTGCGATATTTTTCATCAATTTCGCTGCCATACTTTGCAAACATCGCTTGTAGACCGTCATATTCCAGTCGTTTTAGCCCAATTTCTTTGATCTTATTTTTAACATACTCGTCATAATTCATCATTTATTCAACATCATAATTATGTTACCATAACATTACATAAATCAATTTTTATAAAATCGCATGCACTCCACCAACATTCCATATATAATCTCCATTGATAAATTTATCTGCAAATTCCCATATCTTACCGTCGTAACTTTTCAATGTAGGATATGGGATCTCTGTATTTATCGCAGAGTATAGTGGATAGGAAGATTTGTATAATGTAATCCTATCTTGATTTTCATCTGTATGTATTTCTTTTCCAACTTGGACTATATTAAAATGCGTATTTGATAAAATCTTGTAGAGAGTACCAAACAATGTTCCTGAACCACCAACTATCCATAACGTTTTGATTTTTGCGACATAATCTTGCAGACGATCATGAAGAGATTCATAAAAATATTCTTTGTACATTGGATCATCTAAACCGAACGGTATCAAAAATGCGTTAGAATTATTTTCAATTTCTTTATCAATCAACGGCCAAATCTCTCGAAATGGTTTCTTTAAAATAACATATTCAACATTCGGATAGACATATTTTGTAATATGTCTTAACTTAATTGCCTCGTCCAAGTTAGTATCCTGAAAATATATTTTTAGTTTAATGTTCGATTTTAGTAAATACAATGAATAAGCAAACGCTAATTGTGCGTAACCATTCGATGCTCCTAGATATATTAACGTATTAATATTAGGTTTCTGTTTTAGTAAGTTTTGCAGATAGATCAGTATAGATCTAGTTTTCGAGCCACCGATTATCAAGTTATCACTGACAATATTCAATTTGAGATTCTTATAGCTGATCTGCTTGACGACGATGGATGGGTCGTATAATATCCTCGGAATTTGTGTGCTGTTGAAAAAAATGAGAAGAGACGTTGGATTATTTAAACTAGCATCTGCAACAAAAATATTGCCCATGTAATGTACATTTTCGATAGATCTGCATTCTTTTATTATTTTTGGAATATTCGTTTGATCAGGAACTTTAAAGGCAATGTGTTGCATAGGCTGCAATTCATGGATCAAGGCTGCATTATAATCTGCCAGTTCGATGTTAACGTACTCTTTTGTTAAATATGTTGATAAAATTTTGTCCGTAAATAATTTTTCATAGATGAGATAAAAAAATTCCCCATTTAGTAGCAAGTTAATGTTGCTGATTTTTTTGGGATTGAATTTGTACGTGCGATATTTTTTAAGTTTGGAGTCCATCTATATCGTTCAAAGATAAAATATTATAATATGTCCTAAATTATTAATGCAAACGCAAAAAACACATGTGTCATTTCCGTGGAAGAATCCCCAATGGGATAAAACTCTTGCAATCTTGAAAAAATGGAATCTAAATGAACAAAACGTTGATGCGCGGAAAAAAAATTTAGCATATATCCTTGTTATGTTGGGAGTCAAAAATCCAAGATTATCAGTTTTGCACAGTACATTTTATACTTACAAAGGTCCTATTGATTTGATGATTAAGGCGATTATTAATGGCGACAAAGTATTTCCAAACGGACAAGTATGCACTCAAACCTCTGTCGCTTCCGTCATCAAAATTACAAAATTTCAAGCGTTTATTTTGCAATCGTTATATTTTTTCAATCTACTTCCTGGCGAATATGCAACAATGCTAGCAAACGATCAATTTATTTTATGTATTGCTAATTATTTTGAACATGTGTGGAAAAAAATAAACGCTGACAATGCATGGGCGCATAAAATCATTATGATAGAGCGACGAGTTTTAGGAAAAACAGTTGCTGTGCCAAATTGGATCATGAGTGTTAAGAAGTTGAACAAGGTGACGATTAATACGGACAAAAAAGGAATAGAAGATTTTAGGGATTCTGCGCAAGTTAATTTTGCAGATCCAAAACCAGGTGGTACATTGCCATCTGCGAATGCTGACATTGTCCAAGAAGAAATTTTATTTTTGATTTATCCAGAACTATTTATTACGCAGCTGACGGTGCCAAATATGGAAATGAATGAAGCTGTTATAGTATCTGGCGTAACACGGACGAATAATTATACAGGATATAAGCAAACGTTCAGATATACTGGAGATTTTTCAAAAGATGACAACGATGTAACGATTATTTTTATTGATGCGACTAGGGGTCATGATAGATCAGATGTGAAACGACTAAGTAAAAAAATGAATACTGATTTGAATAAGGCTTTTTTGGGCTTTTCTGCTAATAACTTGAAATCGATAGCGACGGGTCATTGGGGTTGCGGGGCATTTGGTGGGAATTATCAGTTTATGTCGATCATTCAATTATTAGCTGCAGCGCAGGCAGAAAAATCGATTGATTATACAATGTATGGCGAACCGATCAAAGGATTCCAAGAGTTTTATAACAAGTTGGTTGCAATTAATGCGAATGTTGGCGAGATTTATTCGGGATTAATGTATGCTGTAAACAATAAATATGAAGAGTATTATGACATTATCATAAAGGTGATATTGACATTGCGAAAAAAAAATGATAAATAAATGTTTTTTATGTAAAAATATTTATTTATTGCATCAAATGCAAACTGTGCCATTTGACGTTTATAATTGTATTGTGGGGTACCTTGAACCATTAAGTTCGCATTTTCTTTCACAAACGTGCAAATCTTTTTTTTCAGTTTATCCGAAATATATATTTGGTAAGATAAATAAAAGATTGATGAAAGTATTTGGTGATCAATTATTTGCGCTGAAAAAAATGATGCAAGAAACTGGATGTGTCATTTCAGGATCTTTTATCATTCAATGTTTGATTGATGAATCGTGGGAATACTCTGACATAGATTTTTTTATACACATGCATAATAATAAAAATTATGAATCCTTAGTGACGGATTTTTTGGGTTATCAATGGTTGAATTATAACCCGGATGAAACTTATCATAGTATCAAAAATAACATGATAAAGAAAGTAAAAACATACGAGCATATTACGAATATTTATAGGATTCAATTTGTCAGCGTGGATACAAGTAATATATGTGCATTTGTCAATGAAACGTTTGATTTTGATATATGTAAGAATATTTATTACCATGATGGAAGAGACAATTTGCATGTCAATAATTTCGATAACATTTTGTTGAAGGAAACAAATTTTAGATTTCCCACAATATATGGATTCGAAGCAGCAATTTCAAGACACCATAAGTATACCCGGAGAGGTATCAAGTTTAAAAACAGAATTACGTTAGACCACATAGTTCCTATCAAATTAGATCAAAAACAAACAGAAATGGTAATGCAATATGGATTTACAGATTTTGAATGGGATTCAGTGTACCAACTAAGTGGAGATATTAATGTTATCGAGAAATATAACAAAATATATAGTTCAATTCGCGGTGATTGTAATGGAGATATGTGTGTAATTAATTTTTTAAAGGCTCAGATGAAACATGTTCATTTATGTGTATATTTTATTGTCGAACAATGTGCAATAGAATTTGCGATATTGTACAAAAAATAAAAATTGATAATTGAACAACTAATCATTAATTATTTATTTGTCGTATCAAAATGCAGTCGTTACCATCTGAAATTCATAGTATCATCACAAATTGTCTAAGTCCACATGAATTTTATTGTCTTTCGCTAACATGTCATAAATTTTTTCCTGGATATGGCAAACATATGATCGGTAAAATCAATAAACGTTTGTTTTCTTTATTCGGCGATAAATTGCCTGCTTTAAAAAAGAAAATGCAAGAAACTGGATGTGTCATATCAGGTTCATTTATTCTTCAATGCTTGTTGGACGTAACTTGGAAGGATAGTGACATTGATTTTTATGTTCCGACGAGAGATAATGAAATTACACAGATAAATGAGTATGGTCATTCCAAAACTAAGATGGAAGATTTTATGTATTATGATATGATGTATAATGGAATGAAAGATTGTGAATATGAAGATACGACCAATTTTCCGATAAAATGGATTAGAACGTATGACTCGATGCGATCTGATTCAAATATTCGATTAGATCCGGATATGCAAATAATATGCTTAGACATTAATAAAAATGCTGATTCCATTTATGGATCTATCGTAAACTCGTTTGATTTTGACATATGTAAGAACATATATTATTATGATGGGAAAGATCATATTCGCACGCATGATTTGAATAGTATTTTGTTACACGAAACACAATTCAAGTGTTCTCGGTTAGGAGCCAAGAGTGGTGAATCTCATAGAAACATAGACGCCAATATCCAAAGATACAAAAAGTATGTTGCTAGAGGAATAAAATTTACAAATGATATCAACGTTGGATTATTATCGCAAATAAAATTAAATGAAAAAGAAATTGCAAGTATTGAACAGTTTTTTATAGAAAAAAGACTACCTTATGCAACTGCTTTTGCGAAAGATAAAAACACAGTTTATCAAATTCATGGTGACAGAACGATGAAATTAACAGGCGAAGTATATCATTTTACACAAGAATATTGTATATATGATTTATGTCCTATGATCTTTTTTGGTATTTCTAATTATCACGAGCATATATATTTTCATGGATCAGGACCTGACTATTTCAGAACCGAATATGTTATCTGCTAAAATATTCCAAAAAAATTGATAATTGAATAACTAATCATTAATAATTCAATTACAATGTAAAGATGCAATCGTTGCCATCCGAAATTCATAGTATTATCACAAACAATCTAAACTCATCGGATTTTTATTCTCTATCACTAACACGTCGCAATTTTTTTTTCAAAATGTGGCAAATATATTATCGATTAAATAAATAAACGTTTGTTTGCGCTGTTCGGTGACAAGTTACCTGCTTTAAAAAAACTGAATCTGTCATATCTGGATCATTTGTTCTTCAATGTATGATAGATATATCATTGGAGGATAGTGATATTGATTTTTATGTTCCGATAAGAGATAATGAAATTACTACAATAGATCATAGTGGTCATTCCAAAACTAAAATGGAAGATTTTATTCTTTACCCACAACATTGTATTTATCTTTCAACAGTCCATTGAACGTAATATGCAAATCTCCAGCAAATACGATTCTTTGCTGCAACATTGCGTTTGTCATTCAATGGTCCATTGAATGTGATGTGCAAATCTCCGGCAAATTACAATTCTTTGCTGCAACATTGCGTTTGTCATTCAATAATCCATTGAATGTGATGTGCAAATCTCCGGCAAATTACAATTCTTTGTAAAAACATTGCGTTTGTTATTCGATAATTCATCGAATGTGACATGCAAATCTCTGACAAATTACAATTCCTTGCAGCAACATTGCGTTCGTCATTCAATAATCCATTGAATGTGATGTGCAAATCTCCAGCATACAATTCTTTGCAGTAACATTGCATTTGTCATTCAATAACTCATTGAATGTGACGTGATGATCTCTGGCAAATTAAAATCCTTTGCATTTGTCATTCAACAACTCATTGAATGTGGCGTGCAACTCTCCAGCAAATTACAATTCTTCGCCGTAGCATTACGTTCGTCATTCAATGATCCTTTGAATGTGACACGCAAATCCCCGGCAAATTACAATCCTTCGCAGCAATATTGCATTGCGAAAAAATTGATAAATAAATAGCTTAAATAAATTATTTATTCATCAACTGCAAAAATGCAGTCTCTTCCAATCGAAATATACAATCATATCACATCTAATCTCGACTCATACGGCTTACATAGTCTTTCTCATACATGCAAACAATTTTTTCCTAAATATAGCAAACATATCACGACTAAAATCAACGAACGATTATTATCTATATTTGGTGACAATTTGCCTGCTTTAAAAAAAATGATGCAGAAAACAGGTTGTGTTATATCTGGCTCTTTTATTATTCAATGTTTGCTAAATGAAACTTGGAAAGATAGTGACATCGATTTTTATGTATCAACGCAAGGAAACGAAATTACAAAAACTAATTCTGGCTATAATAAAAGCGCCGTTGATGATTTTATGTATAATGTGATGAGATATGATGGTTCCATAGATGATCAATATGCAGATATCGAAAATAATCCGATAAAATATGTTAGAACTTATAAACATTTAAGAAATATGCGGTTCGATGCGCGTTTAATCAAAATAAATCCAAAAATGCAAATAATTGGTATCGACGTCGCCAAAAATGCTAATTCAATGTTCGATTATATCGTCAAAACGTTCGATTTTAACATTTGCAAAAATATGTATTACTATGATGGCTATGATCATATTCGCTCAAATAATAACTTTGATGAAATCTTTTTAAAAGAAACTACATTTGAAATGCCAAACATAAAACAAATAGATATTCAATCGAATCTTGCTAGATATTGTAAATATAAAAATAGAGGGATTGCATTCAAAAATGTTCCATCATTCGATCATTTATCGCAATTTAAATTGAATAAAAAATGGATAAATTCGCTATCGGTTATTATTGTAGATCCCATCGATTGGGATTCTATTTATTATACACGATGTACCACTAAAGATCTTAAAGAAATAAACGCATCATTTATTTCTTACCAATACAGGTCTTGTTCCATCGAGAATTGTGTCATAACAGAATGTTTCAACATGGATCATAAACATATTACAACTTTTTGTTATGACATCGAGAATTGTGTCATAACAGAATGTTTCGACATGGATCATAAACTTATTACAACTTACAGTGACTTAATTAATCATGAATTTATCATCTTTGACAAAAAAATTGATTAAAAAATGGCCTCAAATGCTAGTTTTCATTATTAATAACAAAGATACTAATAATGGAAGCAATCACTTGTAAACAATGCAAACTCAAAAATAATTTTCTTGTGATCCAAGATAGGGCATGTGGTAATAGTTCTTATCAATATGGAGATAGTACAGTTAAAAATGGATATTTGCCAGAATTCTCATCAATTACTGGAAGTGATGGATGCGAGTTTAAAATATGCGTCGGCTGTGGATGGATTTCTGGTTTGAATTTAGAAATATTAAGAAAACAAATCAAGAAAGAATTTGCAGATGATGACGACGATGAAGAAGAGATTTCAAAAGAAGAAACGTTGAAAAAAACTAAGACAAGTAAAACTACTGGATCCAAAACAACCAAGAAACCGACTAAAGAATCTGGTTCTAAAACAACCAAGAAACCAACCAAGGAATCTGGTTCTAAAACTAAGAAAGCACCAGTAAAAGAATCTGGATCTAAAACAAAGAAAGAGCCAGTCGCTAAACCTAAAAAAGTCCCTGCTAAAGAATCTAATTCCAAGACAGATAAGAGCGCTCCGAGTAAGAAACTATCAAGCAAAGAATCAGGATCAAAAACAAATAAGACTACTCATAAAAAGAATACTATTGCGGCAAACTAATGTGTTGAACGTGGATATTATATTATATATAACAATATATATAATATGAATGACATTACGATTACATATGGTATTAACCAGTATCATGTTATCGATATTACTCAAGCTGTCTTGCAAACTTGTCTGAATGATAATATTTTACTTATCAAACGAGGAACTGATTTTAATGACTTTGGAGGCGATCCTCACTTCGGCCAAACTAAGACTCTCTTTGTTAAATATTGTCAAAATGGTAAAGTATATCATAAATTTTACGGGGAAAGATGCAATTTTGATATCAAAATCGATTTCAATAATTCGGTGAATGATAGTTTGAACGATTTTATAAGATCAAAGATAGCTGTCATATATGTCTATTATGAACGAATAGATGAACAAAAAAATCAAACAAACCTGGCATACTTCATTAAATATGCAATGGATAAAAATTTATGGTATGATTTGGATATTACGTATTTGTTCGTGATTAACGGACATCAATGTGAAGTTGTAATACCATCTTATCACAATGTGCATATTCTCAAGGAAGATAATTGTAGTGATTGGGAAGGATGGGCAAACGGAATCAAATATTTTGAGAAGACATTTCAGTGCCCGATATGGCAATCATTTGATTATCTATGCACTATCAATGCAGGTACAATCGGCCCTATCATGGAATCAAATACTAATGATCATTGGTTATTCCCGTTCTACAAAAAAATTAAAATTAATAATGCAGTCATATGTAGTCCATGTATTTCTTTTTTTTCACCATATCATCAAACAGGACCAGGACAGCGAGTTGTTCCCATCTTTACGTTAATCAAAATTGATGAAAAAATTATCAAACATTTGATGCACGACAAAGTTAAAAATATTAATAATGAATCGTTGTATCGTGGCGAAGAATATTACAATACTGTGTTTGGGCCAAAAAAGAATAAAGAAGATGCTATTCTAACAGGTGAATATGGTTTGTCCAAAATATTGATAGATAACGGTTATAGAGTGACAAGTTTATTGTATGATGACAATATTGATGTCAATGATCGATCGAATTGGGGCATAAATAATTTTACTGAACCAGATAGATTTAGATCGTTCAATGGCGTTTTTTTGCCCTTATCAACAATATTTATCAAAAATGTATGGAGAATGTCAGGGGACGTGATATCATACGCATCGCTACCCGTACTATATCATGAATGCGTAGATTTTGTACACAGAAAGTTAGGAATGGTAGATATTTTTAGAGATGTTAACGTGGATTACAGGTATGATTTGTTACCCCTTGAAAAATATGTTGCATATGGAACTGGAGAAAAATATTACCAAGACTTTCTATGCGCGGAAGAATTAATTTTGCACGTTAAATCTGGCAAAGATTGTCGATCATGTGCCATCTATGCACATTACGACCAAGACAATTTGATAAAAGATTATGTCATTCAAGCAATAAATACACTCATATATTTAGGGTATGAAGTATTATTTTTTACAGCATCCGATACATTAAAAAATGTTAGTATTTTACCGTGCAAGACTTTTTTTGTTAAAAATGAAGGACATGGTACAGATATGAAGATATGGCTACGAGCATGTCAGCATATTATGTTTAGTGATGCAAAATATGAATGGATTATGTTTTTGAATGACAGTTTGCTATTACCTATAAATGGGATCAATAATTTTAAAAATACGATTGATGAAATGCGACAAAAATCTGATTTTTGGGGCCATTGGGATTCTCCTGAATGTGTACCGCATATCATTTGTGCGGTTGTCGAATTTAAATTTAAGATGATAAAGGACGTTGTAATGTTTTTTCAAGAAGCGATCGAAAAATGTACTTCCAAAGGGGATTACATTCAAATTTTAGAAGTTAATTTTTCCAACAATCTAGTTTCAAAAGGTTATGTTGGTAATGTTGTAATTGATGAAAAAACATTATCTGGTAAGGAGGGATTAACTTGTCCAATATTTAATCCGTATATCATCCGACAATGGATCAATAATCCACGATCTTTTGCGATTAAGTGGAAGTATTGTATAAGATATTTAGAGAGTCAATGCGTATCACCAGAATTTAGATATTTAGCTCGCTTTTTGCACTTCGGACCATACGGATTAAAATTAGATATCGAAGAATGTGGAATGTTTCCATCATCATTTACTTTTGTTCCAAAATAATTACCTTTCATTAAAAGTGATTATTTTTTAATAAACGCAATCATAAAATCGTCAGATTTATGTGTGTTACGCGTGTCAAAATATTTTATTTCATATTTGTCCAAAACATATTTGCGATAATCATCTGCAAAACATGTTAAATCTAAGAAATGCTGGATATTATTGGCTTGGATATCTTCGATGACATATATTCCTTTGTCAGATAGAAATTTCTCTAAAACCATAAACGAAAAAACTTGATGATACAATATATGACTACCATCATCGACAACCACATCAATTGCACCGATATTTTTAACAACATCTAACAAATTCGCTTCATTGCCTTGATCAGCTACAAATGTGGTAATTCTATCCTCACCTTGTATTTGCCCTTTGACGTCATATATATCTATTCCGTAAACATTTGCATTAGGAAAATAATCTCGCCAACAGCGTAAGCTATTTCCTGTTCTGTATCCTTGTACCGAAACATGATGCATCTGATTATTTTCTACAGATCCAATACCTATTTCTAAAACAGATTTCACATCTGATCTGATATTATCAAAAAGTGATGCGTATCCGACAACGTAATTATGATAACCGTTTTTGTCCAAAAAGTAATTTTTGGAAATTTGATCTAGAGAATCCATAATATTATAACAAACAATATTTATTATAATAAATCAACTAATTACTATCGATGGGAAATACGCCTCTATGATGACAACTTTTTTATCATTTTTATACTTGTTAATCTTTTCTTTAATCTCCGCCGAAAAATTCCAAGCTAGTATCACTATCACAAACTTATCATATTTATCATTCACAAAATGATCGATGTTAACGATAGGAATGTTCATTTTTGGTGAGTATAGCCCTATTTTGAGGGGGTTTTCATCTATAATATAATCCAATTCAATGTTTCCGTAACATAATACAGTTTGTCCTTTTGCTGCGGCGCCGAAACCGATTTGTTTGTAATTTTGTTTCTTATGTTTCAAAAGTTCTAATTTTAAGTTAGCGATGATGTCTTGTGTTTTGACATTGAATTCGGCATAAGTTAAATCATCATATATTTTTTTATCTGTCTCTTCTTTGATATGTTCGTCGACATTGCATACGATATCGTTTTTGACTTTGCCAATTTCAAATATATAACTTCTACCATGGATAGCCGCTTCCATAATTCTATTTAATACTAAACCATTCCGTTCAACGAGGGTTTTCATCGATTTGGCGTTGTAGAAAGATATATGTTCGTGATATGTTGTGTCAAACTCGGTATTAACTATCATATTTTTTTGTGATGTTTGAATAAATAAGGAGGTATTGTCGTTCATTATTAATTTACAATTTTGCAAAAAAATGTCGACGTCACAAGTATGAGCAAAGACATTTTGGGCCGTTATAACATCCATAATAGGTAAGGATTTAGCGACGGTTTCGTTCCAGAAATCGCACGTGATATTGTGTCCTTTAGATTTTGCAATCTCGAATAAATTAGTCGCCGGATCAACTCCGTACGTTTGCCAACCTAGTTTTTTGAAATAGTCAAGTTGTGTTCCATCGTTTGACGCAATATCTAAAACTTTACCGGCAATTCCCTTGTAATTATGTATAAACTGAGCATTATCTTTAAAAAATAGCATTCCGGTTTGTGATGTTCCGCTAACGTATTTATAGGTTTTGAATAATAATTCAGGATTTACAGCATGCGAAAGTTGACAGTGAAAACAATTGGGGCAATACATTAGACGTAATGGATATTTATCACATACTGCATTTTTTTGACAGTAATTATTAGCCAACGGTTGATCCCCCAGATCAAGAAATAACACGTTTTGTTGAAGACAACATAAACAATGTGGTAGTAATTTACAGTCAGACATTTTATGCATAATATACAAACTATATTTAAAATAAAAAATTGATTTTAATTTTCATTGATGGTTACATCACTTATTAGTCAAATATCTAACAAAATGGAACTAGATAACATTAAATGTGAAATTTGTAATAAATTTCGAGAAACTAATGGTTTCAGAAAAATCGTAGTCGCTGATGTGAACCAAATAGATTGTCACATCACAGCCTATTTGCAACAGCACAAGTTTAATTCAGAATATCTTTGGTGGATTGTGCACCATGTCAAGCACACAAATAGACATTATGATTTAATGGTCAAAAAAGCAAACGGGATGAAATCGGAAATTTCTCCATTAGACCAGCTTACAAGACCAGTCATCAATTCGTTTATTTACAATCTTGCTCTTGTTGGATTGCGATTAGACATTGTTGATGAATTGAACAAATAAAAATTGATAAAAAAACATTCATGATTGATGTATATATTAAATATATATCATCTCATGCAAAAGGACAATAACGAAGAAGAGAAAAAAACAACTATCAACATTGGGCCTGATTATGGTCAAATGGCTAAACAGCAAACAAATACCGCAATCATCAGTTGTGTTATTCAATGGCTTTTTGCAAAGGATACTGTATTTAGCGTTCCTGAACTTGCCAAAATGTCAGGGTTTGTAATCGTTCTTATCACTGTTAAAACGATCGTCGAAAATTCTGCGGAGTATCTTAATAAATTACAAATTATTGATTCTACATATACACGATATTTATACCAGCGAATTAGATACAGATATAGTGGTATTGAAATTTATCAAAATAAAGATAAATGGTATTTTGATAGCAAAGACAAAACTATTCCAATATCAATGGATTTATTATCCGTATCCATGAGACGCAAGGGAATCATGACGAACATGCCAGGATCGTATTATTATAGCTGTTTTTTGTACACAATCAACGTCAACGTCAACCAGTATATGATCAGTTTTAGATATCCTGATTTGGATCAGCTAAATAAATATGTAATGGAAGAGATCATTTATCCATGCCGAGAGATAGTTATGTCAGGAAAGACACATATTTATAAATTGACATGCCAAACTAGTGTGTTAAAAATAGAACCAATGGAACCTTCGAATGCGTTCGCGACGGCGAATTATAGGGATTTGGAAGAAACGATCAAAAATTATTTTTTAATGGATAGTCTATTGAGATCTAACAACATACCATTGGGGATAATTTTTAGTGGATTGCCCGGAACTGGTAAAACATCTTTTGGATCATACATATCAAGTTCCGGCATATTTGATAAAGTAATATTATGTAACATGGTTCCTGTTACGACCAATAATTTTAAAGATTTTCTCGTTAATATGGAGCGTCAAATAGCACAAGCGTCTAAAAATGAAACACTTGAAGCAAAAAAAGTGTTAATTATTTTGGACGAAATTGATAAATGGGTTGAGTCTAGAATTAATACCAAAATTGATTCTATGCGGGAGGATGCCAGGTCGAAAACAGAAGCAAAAGAAGGAGCAAATGTAGGATTCGCAAAATTGACAGAAAAGGAAGAGGAAGAACGAAAGATTCAACTTAGAAATGATTTTTTTGAACAACTGTACTCACTCATCAATGGTCATATATTATCGGATACCAGAAAATATGTAGTCATACTCAATATGAATGGATATGATAGATTGTTTCAAAATCTTGATCCTAAATTTGATGCCCTCCTAGACAGATTTCAAAAATATGAATTTAATTTGATCGGTAAAAAAGAGATCGTGGAATATCTAGAAAATTTTATTAAGGAAGCTAAGAAAAATCTGAACAACCAATTATTGTTCCCATTAATCGAAAACAACTCACTGTTTCAATCTTTAGATACCTCTTCATACATGTATGATCAAATACCTAACGACATTCAAATATCATATCGCTCGCTTTATAAAATATTGATCTCTAAAAATAGGAACATCGCGGACATCATAGCGAGGTTAAGTTCATAAATCAACTTTTTTCAAATTGATTTACGAATAAAAAAAATTGATAATTTAATCATCTGGCAGGTTAATTTATCAAAATATTACCAAAATGGAATACTTTCTTAAATTGGTCGAAGATCACATAAAGGATTTTTATCGTCAGTTGAAGGTTGGTTTTTATCCTCATTTCAAAAACTGGGAAGAAACATATTTGATATGGTATTTGGTTCGCGATGGCATCCACCCTGAATGGGATGTTGAAACGTCAAGTCCCGATTTTGATCTTTGCGTTGCTATTTATTACGAAGCGCAACATAATAATTCACCTGATGAAAAGCTATGGCCGGTCATCGATAAATATTATATCTCTGGTATCAAAAAAGAAAGTCACGAGGCGGTCACATATTATTTATCGTGGAATCATGAAGCATACATGTTGACACAAAATAGATTCTTCAAGGAAAAAGAAATATCATTTTTGTGGCAAGCAATTATCGTCGAACATAAATATCTTATTGAACTTTTCAAAAAAAAGTTTGTAAAATTATTTCACGATTGTTGTAATGGAAATATCGACAATTTGATTGTCTTTAAAAACGTTTTCGGTCATGATTTTCCATTAATTGGACGATCAATTCTAAATGACGCAACGATTGATCAAACTCTTTGGAAATATATTAGCGAAGGACATCATTATTATATTCCTTCATATATCAACACATGCAATATCGAATCATTCATCAAATTGATCGATATCGACATAGAACATCTCAAATTGTATAAGCGAGAAATATCTAGCGGAAGGGGGTTATTTTTGAAAAAAATAGTAGAGAGTGGATTATATGACAAAGATTATGAACAATTTAAATATCAGCGGGATGGTATTGAAAACTTGAATGATAAAGTGCGATCTGGTAGAATAGGTCGGGAATATTGGCGTAATAAACATCGTAGCAGTAATTATTGGTATGATAGAGATATGGATCCTGACTTTGATGAGTGGCACGAACAAATTTATGGTCAGGATAGACCTGGAACACCGACAAAATATCCAAGAGGGAGACTTAATGTCAAGGAGGATTATGTTCCTGCAAATTACAACGGTGAAAAAGTTTTTCAAAAACCAAGATCCACTCATTTGGATAACAATCCAACACAACAAGATATCGTTAATTTTGCAAACGATTATTTGAAAAAAAATTGAATTATTTAATTTTACAAGGTTCATAGCTTATGAATTTATTAAAATGGAGAACATGATATCTGATCACGTCACTGGACTTAATAATAAATATGGGTTGCCGACTGACGCATTTGACAAAATTTGTCAGATAACTTTTGATAATAATAGTAACGTTGATGTTTACGAGAAAAACGGCTGTATTGTTGTTGTGGGGCCAACTTATGGAGTAAGTAGTTTTTTACCGATCGAGACATTACGACATTTACTTTGGGAAGATGTATCTACGAATACATCAATCATCCTTAAACAATTTACGATTAATACCAGTAGCGAAATAAGTAGCGCAGTCGCTGGATATTTTGTCAATAAATTTGGCAGGATAAGTATTGTGGACTGCATGGTTGTTGGTCAAGTTGTTGATTCAGAGCGATTTGTGTGGCTTGGTCACGGTTGTGCATTTACTGGTAACATATATTAAAAAATTTTAATCAATATGTGAACTCGAGAACACGGCGAATAGTTAATTCTCTGTTTAAATTTGATGGATCGTTCATTACCGAATGAATGATGTTGACAATTCCTGAGTTGATATATTTGACCCAATGATTCGGATCTCCCGACATCTCACTAAAGAAAATGCCGCAAAATATAGGAATAAAAATAGTTTGTCTGTCTGTCTCAGACAGAAGATGTCCCCAAAAACTCATGTTGGTACCGCCTCGCGATGTAGGTTGATTCCATAAAAATTGCATAAATCCATGATTAATATATGCTGGTGTATTATAATTTTCGTTTAAATTCCCTGTACCAGACAATTTTTGTTTGATTTGCCAAGCTGGTATCATATCTTCAACTGCTTTTTTGGTTTGCGAAACGGTTGCAGATTTAGATGTTTCTTTACAGTCCGGGTGGCAATTTGAATAGTATCTTCCTGGCCTATTTCGCATCGGTGGACATCGTTTTCCGCAATTTGGTGTCATACAAATCGGGTTAGGATGTTGATTAGGACAATCAACGATTTGACATCTATCTCCATTGCAATTCATTGTATTAATTGTATTAATCGTTTTGAATATGAAGGAAGTACCAATGAATCAAGTTTTCAATTTTTTTTGTAAAAATTGAAAACCTAAATTATACGCAAATGATATATCATAATATTAGCACAATATGGACCAAATAGACATCAATATATGCATCTTTGCGTTTTTGTCATATACATGCCGGCGTAATCTTACTATGATAAATAGGCAAAATAACAAGCTAAAGACGTTGCTACCAAATATTTGTGATGAAAAAAAATTTATTGAATCGTTCAAAATAAAACGAAAAGATATGATGAAAGTGTCTTATGTATATTTTTTAGAAATAATGTTTGATGGTTATGTTTCTCTAGTAACAACCAATGTTCGTAAAACTATTTTTTTGTTAACAAGAAACGACATATGTTGCGTGTTATATGGATTAGCAAAATTCGATAAATTGGATATGATTAAACATATTTTATCAATTACAGGGAAACGAATTTGGCATGAGAAATCAATTATGAATGGAGCTGCGAGTGGTGGTTCGTTGGATATATTACAATGGGGTTTAGATAGATTTTTTAAATGTGATCCAGATATTTGTATACTATCAATGTTGGCAAACCATACCGACGCGATAATTATGTTAGTAAAAAATGGTTGCAGATTAGATAAATCGGTGTTAGAGATGGCCAAACAAGTTAATAATTTATTCATGGTGCAATGGTTGAAAAATAATCAAGATCTCTTTTTTTCGGACTTAATAGATCTGCGATAAAAAATTGAATAATTGAATCATAGCATCTATATTTCAATTATTGATACAGTAAATATGATGGAATGGATAATCATTGATATGCACATGTATATTAGTCACTTTTTGAGTGATTTCAGCAAAATAAGCTTATCATCCTGTTCTAAAAAAATGGATCAATTGAAGTATCTTTATAAATATGTTGATAGAATTGATATCGAAAAAATATGTGCATTACCATTTTATGATAATTTTACAAAAATTCGAACTAATGAGAAGTTTGAAAAAATGTTAGGATCAAAGTTATTTTGTGGGAATAACGTATCAATCGAGCTTCCTAAAAGTGTGACTAATTTAAAATGCGATCGGATCGATATTTTGTTAGAAAATAATATTATGCCTAAATCAATTACGCATTTAAAAGTGAAAAATATGTTTAACATAGAAAATATGCCTCTGCAGATAACTTATCTATCCTTTGGATCTCTATCTACCTGCGCGATTGAAGGAATTATACCACAGTCTGTTACGCATTTAGGATTAAGTTATCATTATTCTGGTTCTATCAAAAATTGCATCCCTCCATCTGTTACTTGTTTAAAATTAGGAAGATGGCATCGTCAATATATTTCTGAAATTCCTTCATCAGTGACGCACGTTATTTATTATTTCCATTCAGACCTTACAGGATTACCTGCGTCAGTTACGACACTTACTCAAAAAAGAGGAGATATCGCACCAATTATACCTCCAACTGTTCAGACTTTTTATCATTGTCCCAAAAAACATGCAGGTAAAAACTTTATATTTTCATAAAAAATGAAAATCAAAATATCATAACATTCCATAGATTATCATAATAATTATGACTCTCCATGGATCCAATCGTTGATTTCTTACTACAGCAAAATCATCGTTGCATTTGCATCGTCAAAATAAACAATGATGTAATCAAATGGTGCGGTCAAACTATCTGTCCAGATGGAATTTTATATGACAAATTGTTACAAAAAGAAAATAGACGGCAAACGTTCAAACAAATATTAATAGATTCTAATCATAGCTGTATTTATGAACAAGAAACATTCCCTGTCAAGATAGTATGGTGCAAAGAAGAACCATGCAGAGGCATCGTTCAAAAAAGTGTTGAGGAGCAGACGTGGCACAAATTATATCCTTCATAATTATTAATAATAGTCTATCATTAATAATTGATAGGTGTCTGTTCATCTATATCGTTCGTTGTTCCATCTAGAATGCATATATTGACGAACATATTATTTTTTGCTAATTCCTCGTCACCGCACAAGTAGCGGATTAATATGTATACATTGGCGATAGCTATTATGAACAATAATGACGATATAGTACCCAATACACCTAAACCACAACAAAAACTCATATTATCGTAATAGCATGCCATTTTTTTCTCGGGCGGACAATCGGGCAAATCATTCGGACAACCGGTAGTTTTATCACTATTCGGATGTTTTGAGATAACTAATGCAAATGTTGCAAAGACGCTGCAAGCATATAATGCAGCGAGGCCTATTATGACAATTGCGATGTGCATGATCTTAGTGCATATTTGCATATTTTTTTCGTCTATCGTCGATTGGGTCACCATTTTTACTAATGATATTCATCAAAGTAGCTCCGTGAGATTTCAATAATCATTTTTTTATTTGCACTTCGAAAAAATTGAAAATAAAAGTGTCAGATCATAATTTTAATCATAACAAGGTCAACCAACATGGATCCAGAGGTTGTTTATGAATATAACAAAAATGAGTCACCGTTTTTTGCCATTCCAGGAGAAACAACACAATTACATTTCGGAAATAATTTTAATCAAAAATTAAAAATCAGACTTCCTACTAATTTGACAGAGATTCGTTTTGGCAATTCGTTTAACCAACCTCTCAATGGTTCTATCCAAAAAAACGTTAAGCGCATATATTTTGGTAATAATTTTAATCAACCAATTGATCCAGAGGACATAAAAAATGTTACGGAAATTTATTTCGGCAGAGATTATAATCATCCCATTATCTTTAAAGATGGTATCAAAATAATCAGATTTGGATTTAATTTCAATCAATCCATTAAAGGATCATTTCCTAATACTCTTTCAAAATTAGAATTTGGCGATATGTTCAATCATCCAATATCAGGTTTGTTGCCGGATAGTCTCAACGAACTAAAATTTGGTAAAAGCTTTAACCAGCCAGCTACGAAATTGCCCGTAAATCTAAGCGAATTACGTTTCGGAAATGATTACAATCAAGCAGATACAAATTTGTCAGAAGATCTCGAAGTACTCCATTTTGGCAATAATTTCAACAAAAAATTGGATTATATACCATTAAAAGTTTGGTACTTGATAATCGGTAAAAGTTATGAATATTCACTGGCTAATAAATTACCACCAAAGTTATCCCACTTAAATCTTTATTGCAAATATGACCAAAATTTAATAGACACTTTTCCTAAATTTCTTTCGCATCTAGATTTGTCGTACAAAACAAACGTCGTGACTCTTCCTAATCATCTAAAACGCATCACTTATTCGCCACCATCGATTCCTGTCATGGGTTTGCCATTAGATCCTGATTATGTATATGCAAAATTTCCTCCTTTGTTTGGCGCCGAAATCAAATTTAAAGGACCAGGCAATTTGGCGTCAAACGTCAACATCGAAAATTATGATGACCATATCAAAATTCCAAATGGATCCATCGTGACGATTGATGATGTTTCAGTTATTGTATCAAGTACAAAAGATGGTTTGGATCTTACGCCAAAAGAGGCCATCGATAATAAGATTGTGTTACCGATCAAAACCATTATATACCGAAGTTATGAATTAGGGATCGAATTAATATCGCCACATGAAGCAACATTAAATGATCCAACCGAAGTCATACTACGCGAGGATACTTGGATTCGCAAATGTAAATCTTCAAATATTATGAAAGTTAGTGAATGTGTTGCCAAAATTAATTTTTCTAAATAATATGACATATTATTTAGAAACAAATCTAATCATCCAAATTTCTCAATTGTATCATAACGTCATCTGCTGGTGATTCTTGATCTTTGATGATGGAATAATCGATGTCTGTGACCTTTTCACATAATATTAATACCATGCCGATGATCACAAATAATAAAGCAGCCACAAACATGCTAAACGGGATTCCAATTACAAAACAAAGGCCCATATTATCATAATGACATAACAAACGTACATTTGAACTACATTCTGTTTCATTTCCAGGACAGCCTGTATTTCTATTGTTATCTGGATGAGCGGCTACTGAAAAACCAAACAATAGATATACCGAACAAACATATAATATTCCGCAACATACTACCATTATTATTGCCATTATAACATCGCGCATGATTAACTTACGCTGTCCAATATCTACCATTTTGAAAATTGATTTATAAAACAGATAAGTTTAGATATTTTATAATCAATTTTTATTGTAGATGGTCTTCTAACAAAATCATATTGTCATCCGATTCTGTTTCCTTTTCATCAACAGAACATATATTTATTAACAAATCATATACGCTTATGACTATCACGGAAACCATCGCAAATAATAAACCGATGAGCATAATTATGGAAAGTGATAATACAACCAATATTATGCCAACGAGATAACAAGGATACATATTATCGTAAGAACATAGTAACCTTACATTCAAATCACATGTTTGTTCATTGCCAGGACATCCCGAGTACCTATTATTATTTGGAAAAATTGAGATTGAAATTCCAAAAAGTATATATGCAATACATACGCAATATACAGGTACAGTGATGCAGAAAATGATAAATCCTTTGATATTATTGTGAAGGGAAAATTTTGCCATTTTAGTTTCAACGAATAGATAAGATATTATATGTATTTTAAAATCAATTTTTTTAATGATATGTTATTATTAAAAAAATCAAAGCAACGATATCTGGCAAGATAACCATTCTCTAATTGTAAAATCGCAATCCCCTGCGTTACTATTTATTAATTGAATAAAATAATCTTTTTCTTGTCCTCTTGACATCAACAAAATACGATATAACCATTTTACAATTTCGAAATGATTATTTCTACAACTTGTCCGGAATCCTGGTACACAATCATATTTGGCAATTCTTTCGGGTCGATGTTCGAATAAATCTATGCATAAATCAGGATATCCAAACCGACATGCTTGGATAAAATATGTTGAAATAAAATATATATCGGAAGTTCGCAATCTTTGGATTTCCTTTTCTATATGTTTCCAATTGATAAATTTGGAGTCCTTTTTGATAAGGTCTAGAAAATATTGATTTACCATAACTAACTCGACTATATCACGAATGTTCGAAAAATGGATTATCAACTCCACTACATCACGAACATTCCAAAAATTAATTACTGTCTTGATCATCTATATGTGTTCGTCTAATGAACAACCTTGCAGGTAGAAATTTTTTAATCATTTTTTTAGGTCAGCGAATAAAAAATTGATTAAAAAACACTCTAGTGTATATACATTAATACTAAATATCAAAAATGTCCAAGCCTAAAGCAAAAACTGTAAAGAAGAACGCAACTAAAATTAGTGAACCTGTTACGACAAAAAAGAACGCGACAAAAGTTAAAAAAGATGAATCAAGCGAAGATTTTGAATACGAACCATCTAGTTCAGAATATTCTGAAAGTGTCAGCGAAGATTTAGATTCCTCAGATCATTCAGATGAAGACGAAGCAGATTTCGGCGAGGAATATGATATATATATTAAGAAAAATATCAAAACCCTTACTAAAAATCATCCTGGTGTTGAAGTCACGCAATTGTTGAAAATCATTGCACACGATTTTATTGCATCAAAAAATAAAAACAAGAAAAAGAAAGAAGTACCTAAGAAATCATATTGGCTGGTATATACTGACGAAAACGGCGATCGAGAGGATTGCAACGTTTTTTATTCTTATCTTGTCAAGGCACGTACAGAGCATGAGGCTCTCGTAATTTGCGCGGTGGATAGTGATTGTGATATCAAAGGTTTGGGAGCGAGACCAATGGACGTGCTCACGATTGATACGATGAACAAGCATTTCCTCAGAAAATAAATAAAAAAAATTGACATTTTATATTCTCATATAAAGCCTTAATCTTAAGCATTAATCATCAAAATGGGAGCTTTATTCGATCAAGATGTCAGAGAAAAAGAGACTTTTGTCGATATGAGTGACTATTCTAAATTCCAAATTATGGAATATATCAAAGCGCATCGAACTAAAAATATCAATTTTCCAGAAAATTTTAGGAACGTCATGAAAATGATAGAACTAAATAACACCAAATTGTTACCAATGGCCATGGAATTATACTATAAACTGTTCGAAATATTTGGTGAATATCATAATACGGGACCTAAAAAGAACACATTTTATAAAAAGATATATTTTATCAAGCCCAATTTTAGTGCCACACAAGTAAACGAAAAGTATAAGATAGATATGGAAATGTTTAAGATTAAGCAACTTACACCATTTAATGATCAACTTTTACAAATTAAGAGGCCAGATCTTGCGATGATAACCGCAGATATCCGATTAGATGAGTATGATGAATCGTTCAATGATGTTTTGGCAAAGAAAGATATGATGGGAATTAGTAAGCGGATTTTGCGAGATATACCTGAATATCTAAAAATGCGGTTTATCAATGTCTACAATAGAATATTACATAATCCAGAATTAATTAAAGGATCATGTTTGTCAAAAGGATCATATGTTTATAAAGTAGCCAAAAAGGGGGCAACTGATAATATAAACTCGTTCAGACCAATTTCATCATTACCCAATGTTGTCAATCAATTTCATCGTATTTTGAATATTCGATTAAGTAATTACATGTTGGCTAACAAATATCTTGATGTTAACATTCAAAAAGGTGGTGTTTCAGGACAAGCGGTGCCAATTGTATCACAATATTTTAAACTTAAAAATGTGATCAAACATGCAAACAAAAATGGGAAACCATGTGTTGTCGTATTTATAGACATAACCAATGCATTTGGTAGTATTAACAAATCGGTACTTTACAAAATATTAGGAATGTACAATGTCGACGAACGTTTGATTAGATATTTATCGGTGTTTTATGATAATTTGGAGTATTATGTTGAAATTAATTCAGTAGGGCAGTTATATAAGTGGGGCGATGGATTGATTCAAGGTTGTTCTTTATCTCCTTTATTGTTCGTGATTGCGTTGAATTATATACTCAAAACAATTGATGAAAAATATAAAGGTGTATGTGGATATGACTTTACGGATAAAATCAAAATTTTGTTGACAGCTTTTATGGATGACATTGCGATTGTATGTAATAACGTCGCATCGGCGCAATTGATATTTGATGATTTATGCGGTCTTTTTGACATGTTGGGATTACAAATTAATAAAGAAAAATGCGGTATTATGACGATCAATGAGCCGACTGTGCCAATTAAAAGTTTGGCAACGATTCAAAAAGTGGATAAATACAAATATTTGGGCGAATATTTGACGAGCAACGGAGATTCTTCTGAAGCATATGCGATGTTATTGACTATAACAATGGCCAGACTTATTCGATTGAACAATAATCCAAAGCTAGACAATGCTAATAAAATTAAAATGTTCGAAACATTAATTTTGCCGCAAGTGCAGAAGAAATTAATGATAATGTATGATATTGGTACATCTAAACGAATTAAAATAGCATCTGTTATCAAAACATATGTGACAAAATGGGGGAATGTACCGTCTATGAACTTGTTTGGTGATCTCATCGGTTTAATGTCAACATCCAATGATGAAGTTATCCAAGGGATAATATCTGAAAATATTTGTAGAGATGATACGTTGGAACATGACATCGCAATATCCGATTACATTTTCAAAAACCCGTGTGCTGGATTTGGATACGGTAAAGTAGATGATGAATTTGAAGTAGATGCAGAGATAGATGCCCTTGAATTGATAGCTGACAACTAAGAATTTTTACCAAAACATTGATAATATTTTGATAAAAAAAAATTGACTTTTAAAGTGCCAGACAAGATAACTATCAATAATAGTATCAAAAAACAAAGGACATACACATTTAAGATCATCTAAGATTTGTTTTTGCATATATCAAGGAATTAAGATCATTTTGTGCAGCTACAACAATGATAATTCCTGCATATTCTAAGAAATTTATGACTGTTTGTATCAACAACCTGTTCAATTAATTTCTGCATATCATAAAAATGATAGACAACCATTTGTTAACGAACGTTATTGACATTCATTTTTGCATATTAATATTTGATAAACAAATTTATGAATTTATTTCTTCGGCGATAATATCTACATAGTTTGTTGCATATAACTAAGGAATTAAGATAATTTGGTACACCTGTAACAATGATAATTCCTGCATATTCTAAGAAATTTATGACTGTTTGTATCAGGCATAATGTTCAATTAATTTCTGCATATCATAAAAATGATAGACAAACATTTATTAACGTATGTCATTAACATTCATTTTTGCATATTAATATTTGATAAACAAATTTATGAGTTTATTTCTTCATCGATAATATTTACATAGTTTGTTGCATATAACTAAAAAAGAAATTTACGATTTTTATGTTTTGCACTTGAACATTGTTAATAATTTCTGTAAATAACGATAAAAAAGAAATCTATGATTGTATGTTTATGACCATGTACACATGATTTCTGTATACAACTGAATAAAAAAAAATTTACGATTGCAATTATGATATTCGAATTGATTGCAAATAATTTCTGCGATAAAAAAGAAATCTATGATTGTATGTTTGCTGCATTATGTACACATGATTTCTGCATACAGCTGAATAAAAAGAAATTTACGATTGCAAATAATTTCTGTATATAACTAAGAAATCTTACGACATATAACATTGGAACATGTTGTATTATTGATTTCTGCTTAATAAAAAAAATTTATGATGTGCTATTTCCGCCAGAATTCAGTTTAAATTTTTGATGATAAACTAAGGATTAGACGATTGACACTAGTGGTCCATGTGAATTATTAATCCTGCATATAATAAGAAAATCATACGATGATCATTTGTGGATCAACTGATGAGAAAGATTTTCGCATAATTTAAAAAATCAAAGATATTGGATTTATGTCCCGTATGTTATCGATTTTTGCTATATAATTAAGAAACTTTGATAGTAATAATAATTGCCATTTAATCCAGTTTCTGCAATTTTTTTAATATCATTATGATGTTAAAAAAATTGATTTTGTTATTCGTAGGATACTCATTATCATATTATTATTATTATCTTATGCAACGGATTACTAAAGTGTTAACTCTTGAAGAATTGAATGACAAAGTTTTAATCAAAGCTTACATTGAAGATTCATTTAAGGCAAGAAGGACACAAAAAGATAAAAAATTATACAAAAATATTAATTTGATATTCGGTAAATATCCGGAAATCATAAAGCAAATAATTAGCAATATCCAAACATTAGGATATTACAAAGATTATTTTCACATACTCAAACATTCACAAAATGCCAGATTAGATACATACTTATACAACATAATTACGAAAAAGCTACGTGATGATCTTAAAAATTTAGAACTAGGTAAAGATATTTCAACGTTAGGAAAATATTTGCCCAGAGAAGGATTTGGTGCAGATAAAAAGCGTAATTTTATTGATACCTTCAATGAATTATTTTTTTTTAAAAATGAAGATCAATTTGTGACCAAATGGTTATGTCGTAAAGTACCATTTGGAAAAATCAACGATAAATTTTCAGCCAGACGGTTATATCGCAAAATGAAAACTGAATTAAATGAGAAGATAGGTACGATCGAATCAAGATTATGCACAAAGACCCTTGATAAAATTGAATATGAAAAAGTCGCACCACGTGCATTAAAAAAATATACACCAAAATTATTGGCAAGTGAAATAACAAAGGTGAACTTTGAGGCATTTATCTTGGGTAAACTTTTGAGCATGACTTTAGATGAATTGATGAAAGAGATAATAAGGGGCAATCGTGGCCCGGAAATGATCGAAAACGTATGGTCTAAAAATAACTTTTGCAAAACATATTCTTTGGACAAAATAATTTCTGATTCGGTTTGTATAATCGATTTATCCAAGGATATATATGAAACGAACAGCGCTTACTTTGCAGTTGGTATTGCTTTGTTGGTCGACCAACATTCGAAAGTCGAAAAAAATGTGATTATTGGAAGCGAGACAATAGAGTTACAAGGAAGCATAGTTGAGAAGACAGCGCACATTTTGAGACATGTTGGACCGTGTAATATCGATATCCAATCCGTAAGTAACCGCGCGTCAAATGTTATTGTTGTCACGCCGAAGCAAATAAATGCACAGGATTTCGCGAACATTACGCACATCAAGACGCTTGAACATGGATTTCATATATTCCCACCCAATGCAGCACCCATAACAAGACACGTTGTCCATGTAAACAAAGAGATCGTCAAGAGAAACATTAAATTTCTTACTAATAATTCTCATGAACTGTTAGATAAACGATCGCCGATTATTTTTATTTTTTGTGTTGTCATGTTGCTATCAATTTTGCATTTGATTAATCGTTTTAATATTGTTTTATAAAATAATATTAAAAATCGACCGTGATGTTCGTCGAGTAAAGTTTATGTTGATGATAATTGATGAGATGATTTATGATATAAAAATAAAGCTACTATTATAATTAGTGGCCAGTATAATGACGGATACAACAAATGAAGATGTTGAAGAACAAATTTTTGATGCGATCAAAAAAAGATCAGTGAAGGAAAACGGTTGTTCGATTTGGAAAGGGCCGAGTAATGGCGATTCATGTTTTATCAGACACAATTGTTATGGCGTTCGAAAAAGGACTTACATTACAAAATTTATTTGGGAGCGTCATCATCCAGATCAATTATGTAATAATCTGAATCAAATTGTGCACACTTGCAATAATCCCAAATGCTTTAAAATAGAACATCTTAAAATGATAGAATTGATGTCAAATGAGGGAAATTGGCAAGGATCGTCTAAAAAAAGGAAAAATGATGACAGCAAAATGGAAGAAACAAGTGAATTTTTATCAAAAGAAAAAGTTTGGCAAAGATTAATTAAAAAAGGCAAATTTGATGACACCAAAATATATAACAACAAAAAATGTTTTATTTGGACGGGAAATCAACACTCTGGATACGGTTGTATCGGAATTAATCATAAAACATACCCGGTTCATCGTCTCTCTTTTTGGATAGCAAACGATCAATATGATAAAATACATGATATCCCTCGTCACGACGGAACTTTTGATCTTCATATAAGACATCTTTGTTCAAATTCTTTATGTTTTGAACCGTGTCATTTATCGTTAGGGACAGCTAGCCAAAATAATTACGAAGATAAAATAATTGCGGGTACTTTGAGGCGAGGCGGAAATCATCCCAAAAGTACAATTTCTGAAAAAAAGGCAATTCAAATAAAATTGTCCAGATATCCTAAAGACGATGCAAGGTATATGACACAAGCTGCGAGGGCTGAAAAATTTAAGGTTAAGATTTCTCTTGTAAGAAGTATTGATTCTGGACAATCGTGGGGTCATCTCTTTGGAATGGACAATGCAGCTTCAGCAAAGTTGCGAGAAAGAAGACGAAATAATCCCAAGAAAGCGAAAGAACGAATATGGGACAAAAAAATGTTTGAAGAAGCAAATAAAAAATTATTGGGTCTTTCTGTTATAGACAAAAAGAGTCCAAAATATAATTCTTCACATTGTCGAGTATGGCAAGGAAAACTCAAACCGGATGGATCCCCGCGTGCTATAGGTATTCACGGTAGATATATTGCTCCGAACGTATTAGCTTGTTGTATTAAAAATAATACTTTGGACAATAAAAATAAATATAGTTATCGCAAATGTGGTAATAAATTATGCGTAAATGCTGATCATATCGAATTTACATCCGCAAAAACAGGGGCAGGAAAGAAATTGTCACAATGTGACGTAGATGAGATCCGGCGCTTGTTTAAAACAGGCGAATATACACAAAATATTTTGGCAGAAAAATATAACGTGTCATTTGGAACAATCAATAGCGTTGTAACCGGAAAATATTGACGATCGTTTTTTTCGCATTGTTAATAATAACAAAATAAATTATTTTAATATTGTTTTATAAAATAATATTAAAAAAATCATTAACAGTTTGTCATAATTCATATTTTACTTAAGTAATTACATATAAATCAATCATTCACTATCAATATCTCTTTTAATCTCATTCATTGAACCACTCTTTCAACAGATCAACATAGTCAACCATGACTTTAGCTTCATTCGTTTTATCTGTATGATATTCTGCTTTGGCGATTACTTTGAAATCGTCAGTGATAGCATGATATTTATCGGGCCAAGCACGAAATTTATTTGCAAAGTCATTATCCCATCCATCAATGAAAACTGGATATGGAGGATTGTACTTTTCAATAAAATAATTTGCTCGAGCGACACGATCTGCGAATGTTTTGTGTTGTTCAGGTTGTTCTACACCAAATAATTCATCGATATACACCGGCCATTCATTGGAATGCGCTTCCGAAATCTGTATCAGTATAATATTAATATTATGCTCTCGCACTTTATCTGCTAGTTCGAACAAGCGAGAAATTCGAACGAGAAACGGAGGTCATGATAATGAAAAAGCAGCAATAATTGTTCTCTTCGCCCCTCCTCTCTTAATTTCATCGTACAAAGATGTAATCTCCGTCCCATTAATCATAAACAGGGGACAATCAGGTATCGCATCCCCTATTTGTAACGGCTGTTCTGTATAATAAACGCATTTATTACCGCGCATATAATGTACCGCATTCAATACCTCAGCATCATACTCTGTCGGGGATGTATAATAGTTTCGAAAGATCGTTCTGTACATTTCGACACTTTCGTCGCTCGTATCGAAACCAAAATGAGTAAGAGTTAATCGGTTGAGAGTATGTTCGACTGTCAAGCTTACCAATGGCCGATTCAATTTAGTTGCATACAGTGTCCGACCAACATCACTCCTCGTAATCTCTTCTTCATAATTTAGCATTTTGATGACAAGCGGCTTGTTTTTAACATCTGCATGTGTGAATGGCCTAGTATCTCCAGGTTCAGATACACCCATAGTTCTAATAATAAAGGATTATTTTGATTATATATATTTCTGGCTGTTTGGTTTTCACTTTTTTTTGAAAATTAATAGTTAGGAGTTAGGAGAACATATCAATATTAAGCATATCAACGCGCACAAACGGATCAAATCTACACTAAAATTTGCGACGAAGGAGCTTTCATTACCAATACGAACGTTACTTGTGATAGATGTCATACAACAAATGGTAAACATGTTACCGTCACGAAAAAACAGATCTATATGATTCATGTTTTATTAAAGTCAGCGTACTTCTCAAATGTGGATATGAAGACCTAGAGATGTTAACCTTGATAGAGCAGGAAGAATTTAATTGTCCTGAAAAGTAATAGTTTCAAAAAAATTGAAATTATTATTTTTAGGGAAGTCCATCAGTAATTTTCATGATCAATTAAACAATCATGGAATCTTACAACTATCTCGAAGCTTGCGCAAACGGAGAAAAATTTTATCGTATAGAAGATCGTTATCCAGGAAAACGTTACACGAGCATTTCCTGTGATCGATGTCGCAGAGGTAATTTGACAGAATATACTGGAATTCTTGGTCAAGAAATCGATCTTTGTTCAGGGTGTGTCGATCAAATCAAAAGAGATCCAACGAATCGGGCAGCAATTCAACGCATCAAAGCTTCATCTAGTGTGTCAACATACCAAACCCAGATGCCTTATGCGTCAACATTTCTGACATCTCCGCCAAATTACATACCTCATCCTCGCCCCGCACCTTATGCAACAGTTAGAGTCACTATCGGCGTTCAACAACCCCCTTATGCAGTGATCTTCTTTCCTCATTAGCGTAACAACCAATAACATTTATTGCTACGTAAAAAAATTGATAAATATAATCCCATAATCATTTATTGGATAACATAATCAACCAAAATGGAATCGCAATTCATTGATGTTTGCAATAAGGGATCCTATTTTTATCCAGCCCATGAACATTATGGGAGAAAAACCAGCGTAAGATGCGATCGTTGTGGCAAGACAAATATAGTTGAATGCATCGGTTATGGTGATAAACTAGATTTATGTTTGGATTGCGTAACAACGATCAATAAATCTAGAATCCCTAAAAAGATTAACGATGTAGAACCTCTTACGTTCATGATGCAAACTCAGTTTTCACGAGAAGAACCGCTTACATTAATGATGCAACGACAATTTTCGCAACGTTCAAGTGCAACAACTATTGGCACCGATCAACAATTTATTGACGTTTGCAATAAAGGAATATATTTTTATCCTGCACATGAACATTATGGTAGAGAAACAAGTGTGGGATGTGATCGTTGCACAACATCTAATTTAGTAGAATGCATTGGTTATGGCGATAAATTAGATTTGTGTTTGAACTGTGTTTCGGAAATTAATAAATCTAGAGTATATGACGAAAAAGAACCTGTGATGTATACAAGAATGATGCAACATCAGTTTATACAACAAAAAGAACCTGTGATGTATACAAAAATGATGCAACATCAGTTTGTACAAGAAAAACCAATAGTGGGTACAATGATGATGCAAACTCAATTTTTACCAAGATCAAAACTAGAAACATCGATGAAAGAACTTCAATTTCAAGATTTTTTGGAAAAAGATACAAAAAGAATACAAAAAGAATTGGAAGAACCAAGTAGGATTAATGTACCGACAAAGATGACACAAAACCAAACTGATAAGCAAAAATCTTCGGTAAAGTGGCAAGGAAAGGAGATGTCAAATGGCGAAATTGAAGATGAACCTTTATAATTGATATTAATTTATTCAATAAATATCAATCATAATATATATGAATATCAGCGACACAAAAAATACAAATCTAAAAATCTCCAACAACTTCAAATCGGGAAAAATAACTGAATACTTCATCAACAAATATGACGAAAAAAAAAATAATACTATCAATCTGTTCGCTAGCAAATATTTTTTACTTTACAAAACATCTGGCGAAATAGTTAATCAACCAGAAATCAAAAAATTTGCAGACCTTATCAACAAGACATACACATCCGGATTAATTTATAAATCTTTATCGCCTACTTTTGTTTCTGATTATCTATTCTGTGTCGACAATCGTGCACATCTAATTAACCGCAAAAATATTCTAATCTTTCGTGATGATATTAATATTGATGAATCGCTCCTGTATTTTTATGACCAAAATAACCTTAAAGACGTTAAAGTCAGTATATATCCAATATTCTTGCACAAAATTCCATGTCATAAAAAATTTGAAGAATCATCACGGGCTTTATTGTCGCGATTTGCCGACATTGACATCTTATATCACGATACGTTGAATGAACCAAGCTTTATTGAGAATTATGCGCGACTTTGCAAAAATTACAAAGATCAAAAGTTAGATCTAGTCATTTGCGACTTCAGATCTTCCAAAGTAAAAAACCTTGATATTTACTGTTTTATATCAGTCATAGTAACTATCAATACATTAAATGTAGGTGGCAGTTATATGTTCCGAATTCACAATAACTCAACTATGTACATAACACAAATTTGCACATATTTATCAAAGTATTTCGATAACATATCCATTATTCGGCAAAAAATCAGACCATATGAATCTGCATACGTATTTTGCACCAACTTCTCAAACGCACCAGATGTAAAATTGTTATCTGATACGATTGCCATATGGAACAGTTCCGCTACAAATTTATTTTTATTCCAAAATGAAGATCCAAATATCAAACCAAACCTAAACGCAATTCGTAATCGTATCAATAAATCAATTGTCAAAAAAGAACTAATATATGATTCCAAAATCGACGACGTTGCAAAATTATCTTTGGACGAAATGATAAAGCACCATACTTATAATAATAAAGTAAATTTGCATCGTTCTATTCTCGTTGCGCAAAAATATAATCTAAAATTAAGGCCTGATGTCGTCTTCAAAATAAAAAAGTTAAATTTTACATTTGATGCCCCTATCAATATTACTTTTCTGAGAATATCTAACAAAATTACAAATATTGATACGTTAATTGATCAGGGAGCGAAATTGAAACTATATAAGTCAGGGATTGATTCAATGGATCAGATTAAATGGCAAACTATCGTGCAAAAACTGGATATCACTAGACTAATACCTATAAAATTAAACAAGACTGTCGATTTTTGCAAAATGTATGAAGTTTGCTATGTCAATAAATTAATGAACAAAAAACTGCAAACTTTGCACATATGCCATCATAACGATGAATATGTCAAGGCCATAAATTTTGTGAATAAGGAGCATATAGTAGTAAATGATACGGCATCATTTGCTAATTCGATCGATTTATTTACGTCTGACAGTGATTCGATCGATGAAACGATTGTAGATTTGATTAATACAACTGTCAAAATTGGTGGGGCAGCTATTCTCAAATTGACGGTTCCGTTCATTAATTTACAACAGATCGGTTCGATAAGTGAGCATTTCAATGATGTTTCTTTTTATAAACCGCTAGTTGGATCACCGATCGTTGATGATGTTTTTATTATTTTAAAGAACAAACGAGAGATCCCATCAGATAAATATCAAATGAAGGCTGATTTTATTGATAATATGGAACACGTTTCAAATGTAGTTATTGATTTGCAGATATCGAAAATGAAAACATTATTTGATGCATATAGTGATTTGTATGCAACTGCTGATGTCGAAAAATATGCAGAGGAATACTATTTGAAATGGAGTCAATATTTTGATATTAAATCTTTTGTCAATATAAGTGCTTAAAATATGGAAGAGAAAGACATCGTGCGCAAAATTGATGAATCGTTTGGCGAGGATTCTGAAGGATCAGAAATTACGATGTGTTACGTCACTTCAGAGATAATGTACAGATTATTAGAACCTGATTTTTTAGAGATCAAATTTTATGACACTGACAAATTTTACGATTTTATGATGAAATATCCAATCTTAAACATTGAATTGACTCTAACGTCAAAAAATATATTTGATAATGCTGAAAAAAATAAATTGATAAAACAGTTTGGAATAGATAAAATTGGATACGCAAACTCTGTGTTTAAATATGCTAAATTGAGAATATTTATGCATGCGTTTAATATCATCAAAGTGATAGAAGGATATTTGTGGGCTCAATCGTGGTTTAACATCCAGACATATGGTATTCGTAAAAAATTTGCGACAGAAGAAGAATATGGATTTTATATTATGAGATTAATCGATGCAATTAATAATTTCAATAAAGATCCAGAAGATTTGTATACGATATGTTTCTATGGCAAAGAAATAGATAGTAATACTAAGAAGATATTGAAGATGGTGACAGACACCAAGATGCAATATGATATTTTACTGAAATGTAATTATTAAAAAAAAATGAAAAATTAATTCATAGCAACATCATTTAATGTACTATTAATCAAATCATGTGTCACATTAACACTATCGTATCCGCTATATTAATATGCATCCTTGCCATTTTTAGTGTCCCAAAATACGCACAGACAATCATACAATCAGATTTGTTCACGACGATTCAAATATACACACTCGTTGACAAAAATAACAGCCAGTATCCTTTGCTCGTGGATGTTGTTAACAATTTTACTCGCTATGGTGAGTTTGAGATGTATTTCCGAGGAAAGAATACTAGCTATTCTTTTTTACGTCGAAAAAGCACATCGAATTTGGTCAGTTTTGCGAATAGTTTTGCCAACAGTGCAAAAAAATTTAATGATAGTCTAGTCTATTTTGTAGAAATCAGAAAAGTTAAAAAAATTTAATACATTCCATGACTATCGAATGTATTAAAAAATTGAAAATTAAAGTACTATACACTCATATTATATTATCAAATAATAATCATGAATAAATTACACGTAATAACGATTGTCTTTATATTATATGCTGTGTCGTTCTTCATTGCGCCACGATATATTAGATTTCCGCAGATAGCGATAGACGACCAATTCGGATTATTGATTCCATGGGCGGGTAATAATTCTGACGAACCAATAGTGTTCAACAAAAATACGTTCATGAAAGAAACATGTCATATATGGAATACATATCCCAACATAACACGTATTCAATTTTATTTAGGTGCACCAGTAGGAACTTATGAAAGAGATATCCAGACCAAAAATATATATTCATTCCTGGTTGTCGAAACGATCATATTCATAATTTTATCTATTTTGATTTTCGGCACAGGATCTTCTACACCATTATTAGTCAATTTTTTAGTCAATCTATCGCTCTTGATGTGGATCATTAGTGTTGGATTTGATATTCTTGGTACAGCGGATTATTATGCTTTGAATGGGTTTGTTTATCAAAATACGTATGACGCATATGGCAAAGTATTTCCGAGTAAATGGCTAACGAATGCATCGGATAAAGAGATGGGCGTTTATTTTTACGATCAATTTACGCTCGTAAAACAAGTTTGCGATATGAGAAACTATTTTTATTATAATGGCGATAATTGGTTCATGACTTTTAAAAATTGCACTGCGAAGGACAATTTCCTTGATTCTAACAAGATCTGTAGTGTAATATTAAAGTTGACATCTTTAGGATTATTGGTTTTTACTAACATTGTTTATCGGTGTACATCTTACGAACAAATAGAAGATCAATAATATTTGATTAAAAAAATTGAAATATTATTTTTCAGCAAGTTCTATTATTAATTGGATAATATCAAAACCTAATGGAAACAGAATCCCAACGATTAGAACGTGTGCATGTCAAACACGCACAAAATTTACGCAATAAACGACTGACCCTTGCCAACTATCTCCTAAAATGTCTCGTGACTGTTCAAATTAAAACGAAAATTAAAGATCGCGTATCCTTTGTTCAGCTTCAGTTATCCAGCTCAAAAGCAAAAAAACTCGAAGTGAGAATTGTCGGAGATTGTATGCTAAACATCGAAAAGAATATAATAAGTTTCTACACCTTTTTGAGATACATTGGAACAAAACCGGACATCTCTAAATTCCCGATAAAAGGTAGTGAAACAGATCCCGCAAAAATGAACGCTTTATGTAAATACTTTGATACAATGTATGTCAAAGAAACAATAATTTTTTTAGATTCGCGTAAAATAATGTACAAAATTCCTAAAATCGCGAACACTTTTTTGATTGAAGGAAATGAATTTATCTACAAATTACAACTCTCCGGCTATTATGGTGATTGGACTGTTAATGATTGTCGAGAAGTATCGCATTTTGATCTATTCAATTTATTTAGTTAATATATTAGTTAAATAAAATGATTTAATTTTAGTTTGAGAGCTTTGAAAATACCGATCAACAATAATACATCAAACTCGGCACGATGGGCATTTAGCGTTGTCGACACACTCGCTAAATCTTTGCCCGTCACAATTTCATAAATCTCGCCCAATTTCTTTTTCTGCAAATCATTTTCTGAAATCATAGAAATCAAACTCTTGCTATCTAAAAACTTACCGGATAATTCATCGTTCAATAATCCTTTCTGTAACATTATTCGATGATCGAAACTGTTACCATTATGCGCTACGAATATTGGTTTGTGACAATATCTATAGATCATATCCATATCACTCTTCAATTTAGATTTATTATCACCTCGTTCCATCATCCTATTTGTTATTCCAGTTAATTTCGTAATAAATGATTTTAATTTTTTATCGGCCTTAACTAATCCGGTACTTGGTGAAAAATCTAAATACAACTCTTGAAAATGTCGTTCTATTATCTCCGGATTGACATATTCTGTCCCATCAGTTTCTAGATCATACACAAAGATATTATTCACCATCTTAACTTTCAATGCATCGCAAACATATTTCAAAAAATCATAATTTGTATATTTTTTCGCCAATGTTATCTTGTATTTTTTACCCGAATACAAATTCCAGATTTCTAACTTCATCTCTTCCTTCCAATCAGGAAATAAATTGTTGTAATACATCAACGTTTGTAACACATGCAACACACCCACCGTTTTAACAAACTTTAACTCAATAACTTTGTTTTTCGCAGTCAAAATATCATATTTACCGATCAGTGGTATGTTAGGATGTTCGCAAATTTTCTGAAACTTATATCCCTGTGGCAATGTTTTAATGTATTTTTTAATCTTCCGAATATGACTATCTAATTTGCTAATATTATGTTCTTTATCTAGCATAAATTTGGTTTCATTTTGGATACAATGCATTATCAGTGAGATTTTATAAACTAATTTATTGTTTGTCTCATCGTCAATATTTTTCCGTAACTTCTTACAATATCGATAAATTGTTTCTTTTGGATATTCCTGCGTAGATGATTGTAATGCACAATTATAATACATTGATTTGCTCGCCATCTTTTCAGATATGTACATAAAAGTTTCCAAGCCAATTTTATCTTTAATCTGATGTAGCATAACAGAATTTAGCATATTTGCACATCCCATTTTTTTCATAACATAATAACCAACGTGATATTTCGGAGCTAATATAATCAGTGATCTAAAAAAATTTTTAATACTATTTGTAAAGTGTTTAATTTTAGAATGAGCAGAACAATAATAAAATTGGAATATGTTTTCCATATATTCGCCATACAATGTAGCATCTTTGTTTTTAACGGTGACATCATTAGGCTGCGTGAACATGATAGATTCACTTAATTTGTATTTTGATTCTTCTTCAAATTTCAATAACATATCTTCTGTAAATAATTTTTTATCGCCGATAGTATCTTTGATCGGATATTTGATTTGTTTGTGGTCGGGTTCAAATTTGCTTTCGTAGTCAAATTTTTGTAATTTTTTAGGATTATTTGTGGTGTATGAATTTGAATCACATAAAGTTAATTCAGGATATGGATCTTTGTCGTCTCTCACGTAGATCGTCAATTCGTCAATTGCCCGACTAAATGCGACATACCATAAATATTTGAATTCTTGGTATTCGACCATTGTGGGTTTGCGGCCCATCGTGGCAAAATGCGCATTAATCACCAATACTTTCTTAAATTCCAAACCTTTGCTTCCATGAATAGTATATAAATTCACATGCCCGGATCGAATTGATTTCTTTTGGTTATCGAACACACTATCTTTGCCTTGAGAATAATGTTCACAGAAGGGTATTTTATAATTTTTTAACATATTTGCAACACTGTTTAAACCAACGTTGCGATTTTCGTTTGACCGCTTGATAGGCCCAATGATTGCAATTTCGTCGAAAGAACATTTAGATGAAAATATTTCTAAAATTATATTCTTCATGATGTCATCATCGTTACCAACATAAATATATGGCTTTTTATTATGAGTATTTTTCGCAGATACCATATGTGGTAGTTCTTTATGAATCCGTATCTCATTAACGAAATCCACAATCTCGACAGTTGATCGATAATTATTAACATATGATATTTGTGATCCAGGATGCTCTAATAAAAATTTATCGGAACCATTTTGAAATTGATATATATTTTGGTTAGGATCGCCGACCATAATAACTGGAATATTTAGAATCTCACTTATCTTCATAATAAATGCATATTGATTTTCAGAAATATCTTGTGATTCATCAACGACAATAAGTTTACAATTGGCTAAACATTTAATTCTTGATAATTCGCCATTTCTGCATTTTTCATCAACATATTTTGTGGCGGATAAGATAATAGTGTGCAAGCAGCTCGTTTTCTTTTTTCGCAAAGTGAACATAATAGTCCCGGCTAAAGAATGCATCGTCTTAACATTTTGGTTTGTGAATAATTTGCTACAACGTTTGTTTCCTTTTTCTAAAAAATCATTGCACGCGTTTCTGGAAAAGGTAACAATTATGAAATTGTTAGAACCATATTTTTCTGTTTCTTTGAGATGAATTATTTTATCGATAATTGATTTTGTTTTTCCACCGCCAGGAATACCAAATAATTTAGAATGTTCCAAATCTGCAAGAATAAAATTCTGCTGTTCACGATCTTCCATATTTTTGGTTTTAGGATAACTTATTAATTCATCGTTTCTTGATCTATGTAAATCATCAATATACATATCGCACAACCACATATTACCATAACTTGCATCATAAAATCTAAGATTATTGTGTTTCTCAATTATCGGTTTAATTTCTTTCAAATTGGCTTTAACTTTTTTGAGTTCTTTTTTATCGAGAGCTCCATCAAATATCCGAAGTAAAAGTTCATCGCGTAACGTCCTAGCTTTATTAAACTCATCATATTCGTATCTGGTCACACAACATGTTTTCGTCAGAGTATCTATTTTATATATTAATGTATCCATCCTTTGTTATATTCATTAATGATATATTTATATGATGCTTATCTCATTTTTGATGAATAAATAATTTTAGTCATCAAATATTGATATTTTAACTCGTGCGACGATGCTTTGATGTATAATGTTATGATATTTGCTGCTGAGATTTAGATCTGTTACGGATAATGGGATGTTATTAATAGGTTGTTTGAACCACATGCCAAATGTTAGGTGTGTTATTGTAGGTGGCATGTCAGATAGGATTGGATCTTCGCCATGTAAAGTTATATGAGTTACAGATGTTGGTATGTGTTTTAGAGATTGATGATTTGAATGAAATACTACGTGTTTTACTGATGATGGTATACTGCCTTCTATCGATTGATTAAAACATTCTCCAAATTCTAGATAAATCACTGATTTAGGAATACATCCAAAAATATGTTTGTTAAATCGATGGCCAAATATTAAACGAGTCACAGTTTTTGGAATACATGTACAAATCGGTTTGTTAAAATATTCTCCAAATGTTAAATACGTTACGGATGCGGGGATACTGTTTTCTATACGTTGATTAAAACTGTTTCCAAAAGTTAAATGAGTAATTGATGACGGAAAGGCATTATCGATTAATTGATTAAAATAAAAACCGAACGTTAAATGTGTTACTGACGGTGGAATATTATTTCGCACTGGCGTATCAAAATAGAAACCAAATGTTAAATGCGTGACTGATGCAGGTATTTCTCCATCAATGGGCCCTTCGAAATTAACTCCAAATTTCAGATGAGTGACTGAAGACGGAATGCAATCGTTTAAATATTGTGAGAAAGAATCGCCAAACGTCAAATGCGTAACTGAATTTGGAATATCGCCAATCTCCACCGGTTGATTGAAATCATTGTTAAATGTTAGATGAGTGACGGACGACGGAATACAACCATAGAGAGGTTCATTAAAAGTTCTATCGAAAGTTAGATGAGTCACACACTGTGGAATATATATGATATTTCCTGTAAAATAAATGTGTTTGATATTTTTAGGGGATTTGTGCGTCATGGTAGATAAGGTCATTTCAACTGATTCGAAATTATCATAATATGGCAATAATATGATTTTATCAACGTGAACTTTTTCTGAATATATGAATTTGCATTTTATGGTATTCAATATAATACACGTTTCGGACAAGGATGTTTTTTCTTTATCTGTTATTAGACGGCCAATATAACAGAGAATATCTTCAGATAACGTTAGCATTTGATGAGATATTGATGATAACATAACATTAGAAATTTGATAATCACTTTTTTTCTTTAAAAATTGATAAAATTATTTCCACAAATATCCAATATATGTAGATATATCAAAATGCAGTCGGATATCTATTTAAACAAAGATATATGGACTAACATATTATATTTTGCAGGATTGTATAATATGTTGAAAATGGAATTGGTTGCTAAAAAATTTATTGAGATTACGCAAACGCATGTATGGAACTTTAAATATGAAGCGAATAGAAAATTTGATGAAGGGATGCAGAAATATAGAATACAAAAAATGTTTCTTGATAGTTGTGATATCGATGCATTGTTAATGAAATATATTGATACAATGAATGTTAGATGATTAAGATTAGATAGTTGTATGGTGGTCGATGATAATTTATCGTTCGTACATAGTGTGAAAAGCCTTACCATAGTGACGTTGGGAAGTTTTACAACGATAGATAAGCTACTAGAATTTTTTGATAATTTGGAATCGCTAAAAATTTATAGTCTAGACATACCAGATAACAAATTGAACGATATAAATTTTAAAAATATTAGGTCATTGTCTCTATGCGATTGCGAAAATATTACAGATGTTGGACTTGTTGCTATTTCAAAGGCAATTACAAGCAAACTTGATTCGCTAACGATTTTTGAATGCGATAAGATAACGAAAGACGGAGTTTTAAATTTGATAAGCAGCGACACAACCAAATTTTTATATTTAAAAGGGCCGGCTGTCATCAAAATATGTGGACATTTGAATACATATAAATTTTTAGAACATTTGCATTTGTGCGGAAATATATATGACTCTGACTTGCATGATCTTTTCAAATTTAGATCGTCGATGAAGCATTTGGAAATCGGTGGATGGAATATCACTAATTATGGTATCAAATCATTACAAAATATAGATATTCAGCATTTAAGTTTATATGCTTGTTCCGACGTCGATGATAAATCATTAAAATATGTTGGACATATACCGACTATATATTTTTGCGGTAATATACTCGGTGATGGACTCAAATATCTGAGTAAATGTCATGAATTTTTAGCGACTAATTCAATATGTCGAACGATTGATTGTTTTAGATATTTTGATGATATACAAATATTAATTTTGGATGGTTGTCCTATTATCAACGAACACTTAAAATATTTGAATACACCTTCTATTCGAAAAGAATTGAACATTTATCATTGCAGACATATAACCAATAAAGGACTCGTTTTTGTTGGTAAATGGCAATCGATTGATGTTGATAATTGCGACAAAATAGAACCATTCAAATGTAGCGGTACACATCAAGAAGTTGCCGATGAAATTATGCGCCGTTATACTAATACTTATCTGCAATTGTAATATCTAAAAATTAGACGTTGCAATTGATACTCAAAGAAAATTCTTTTCCGTCAAACGTTTTGATGATAGTTGATGCATTGTGAATAGCAAATGGCAAAATTATTATCTTCTCGCCACAAATACCCCAACGCAGTATATCCTGCCGCAGTTGTACAAGTTTTTCATTTTTAAACAGTGGTCCATATGTAAACATCGCACCATAAACATTCCGCAGATTATATGGCCCTTCTATTTTTGAATATGCATCGTTCAAATCTATCATCGTTTCATTGTTGACCAATATATCAGAATATTTTAGCGAATAAGTTTCTATGCCTTCGTACGCGCTGAAGACAAACGGGAGTGGCGAACTTGCCGATGCAAACGCAATTCCTTGTAATGTTGGAGAAAAAAATATGTAACCTATCAAATTTAAACTGCCGAGTATCAATAATAATATATGACAAACGTCATTAAAAGTGATTTTGATAGATTTTTCTCTATTTCCAACGTCTTTGAAACGTAACATTGCATGAGTGTCTCCTTTTCGATAGTTATTGAATCCAGATTTAGATTCTGTCTGTGCGTTATGAAAAGTTCCATTCAATATGTCAGTGAAGCATGGAATGTCACCATAGTTAGGACAATTTATTCTAGAATTTTCTCTATGATGGTATGTATGATTAACCGAACTTTGCACAAAGTACGCTAAAAATTTAGGCGTGCGGAGATTCATATGATAAATAAACTCGCCAAATCCTGCGAATATCGATAACCACATACTCGATCTTCCGCTAATACCTAACACTGGATATGATAAAAGAATCATAAGTGCAGAATTGATGATCATTTCGAGTGGATGTTTATAAAATGATGTAAGTATCTCTACTCTTTGAGGACTATGATGGAATTGATGAAATAATATCCACAGTACATGAATCATATGTCTAAAATAATGCCACCAATACATCAAAATAATATGAATAAAATATGCAACAACGCCGCCTGTAAAATCACTGACGTATAGTTTTAAATTCAGTCTGCTCGGGAAATTTAGATAATCTTCCAATAAATAGGCTGACAAACCAATAATCAACTGAACAATATTAATACTAAGGCCAAGTAACCACCATCCATTAACTTTTGGCAAATCTCTGTCCGGAAACAGATACTCCAAAAACATCAACACAAACATAACCCCAACAATAATAATAACCCCGTCTAACATCGCAATTCTTAATCCAAAGTTATCAATGGAAGCTCTAACGAAAATTTTTTCAATTTTTTTGAATAAAAATTGAAAAAATCAAAATCAGGATAACTGGATAAAATATATCTATTAAAGATGTTAAGAGGATCAACGAAAGAATTCAAATATTTCAAGCCCATCTTTGGCACCTACTTATTTTGGCATTTTTATCGGATATTGCCATATGCTGAAGAATTATTTACCTCCAAAGGTATGATCAGCAACAGAACGTTGTTGCCGACGTATGAATTCGTCAAATATTTTTCGCTCATCGACGACAATATTGAAATCTTTATCATGATATTGATGGTCTGTTCAATTGCCTTGGCGATGAATAACAGCGTAAAACTGGTAAGTCCTGTATTATGGTTTGGTTGGGTCTATTTGTTCAACAGTAACATCATCATCGCGAATCCAGGAATTCCGTACGTTGGATTATTGTTACTTATTTGTGCGCTACCATATCATAAAAATACAATCTGGATCGTATGGTTCTTGATGATGATGGGTTATACTGTCAGTGGAATTCATAAGTTGCAATGTCAAACCTGGCTTGATGGAACAGCATTATTGCACATCGTTTCAAGTCCCATTGCAAGAAATAACATCTTGACACACATCTTCATCAATTTACCCTTACCATTAATCAAATTTGCAACATGGAGTTCGTTATTTTTAGAAATTACATCATTGTTATTCGGTTGTTATTATTATACTAGGAAATGGTATTGGTGTGCATTGGTCTTGATGCATATTGGAGTAATGATGTTACTTAATTTTACAGATTTGACATTAGGTATGTTGATGGTGCATGTGTATACATTTGATACGAAATGGTTTTCATAAAATTTAGGGAAATCATTTTGTTAAAACCGTTGCCCTGTTAGTATATTATAACCGATATTCCAATGTCCTTGATTTAGTATGGTAGAATAATGAACAATAAAAATCACACACCAAACAATTGTTATTCCTAATAATAACCACACCGATATTAACCACTGAGTTGCTTCCATGAACAAATATGTTGCGAAGATAACGATTATACAAATCGGTATTGTAATTTTCGAAAAACGTACACAATTCTTTATCTCATTAACATCTGATTCTGATAACACATTTTTATCTTTCAAAGCAGCAGTCTCCACTATGATCATTGTATTTCTAGCATTTATTTCATCAAGGGAATCGTATAATTCTGTCATCATAATCCTAGTTTCATCTTTCAAAAAAGGTTGTGCAATTTGTTTTTCTACGTATTCTTGTGCAGTTTTGATGATGCGTTCCTTGCCTTTTTTAATCAAATCATCTGTGTTGCTCATTTTTTGATATATTACTACTACGTCATCAGTTAACGATATATTTTTCATTTTTTTTGACAAGAGTAAAAAATTGATTTTTGTAAAGCCAGATATTTCTATGGAGAATTGAAGTAAAACAACAATGATCCTCGTTTTATTAGGAATTTGTGGAATCTTAATCGCTCTTTACGCGATCTGTGTGGAAAGATTGGCTCCTGGGGTGACAGCAATGTGTGACATAAATAATCGTGCATCATGTTCGCGAGTTTTAAAGAGTCCATATGGTCGTATGATGAAGTTGTGTTTTGACCTTCCAGACAATCATCCTCTTAACGTTCCAAATACATACTACGGTATTTTGTATTACTCGGGTATCATATTATATAATTTCGTAACAGTGCCATACCAAGAAACGTTATTATTCATTGCATCTATCTTTTCGATGTTTGTAAGTCTCCAATTGGCATTGATATTATATTACAAATTAAAGGATTTCTGTATTGTATGTGTAACTACGTACGTTATTAATTTCTTCATCTTTTATCATGCATGGAATTTAATGATAGCATATATTATGTTATCATCAAAAAAAATGATAAATTATGTACCAGGAATAACTATAATTATTATATGATAACAATCACATGGAACCTGCATTCAATGAATCAAATGTTCATAATATGCGCCCTAAATCATCTGGGTTTGATTTTGAATATGCGAAATCGTTAATATCTATGACAAAATGGATGTTCAAACTTCCTGGTTGGCAAACGGTCGTCAGCAAGGACGCAAACAGTGCGACGTCATTGCAATCAAAACAATTTCCTAATTGCGCACTGCCACATTATTATTTGGATGTTACTGTAAAAGCACCCCGAGCAGAACTTGTCAATAAGATCTTTGGTGTTTCTACTTTACAAGAAGCAATAGTAGACAATCCGAATATCATTGAATTTGATCTTTTAGAATCATCTCCTAATTTTAAAATCAGAAGACAAGTTGATCGTTTGGGCGGAATTATATGGGATCGTGAAACAGTGTTCATCCAAAGCATATTCGAAGGAGCAACATCTACTTGGCTCGTTGGTTACTCAGTCGATCACCGTGGAGCACCTCTTAAATCAGATGTATTTGTGCGAACGAATGTTATGCAATCAGTATATCAATTTAAATCAAATAATGACAAGACAACAAGAATAAGAAGAATTGCAAATGTTAATCCAAATGGATGGATTCCAATAGCAGCAATTACTGGTAAAGCTAAAGTTTCTGTCAATCAATTCAATAATTGGGTCAAATTATATGACGCAAAAGAATAGATTTTTAATTATTAATTAAAAATCTACTCGCCATGTTCCATATTTCAACCTCAATTTGTTATATATCAAAAAATAGAGACCTGTTAAGCCCATCATTGCAGATATTAATTGACAAAATTTGACGCCAACGACTTCTTTTTCTGAACCAAAAAATGTAACCAATGGGAAAACAATAGCGCCAATTGCTGTCATGTATGCGTCACCTTTAAATTTTTTTTGCAAATTCCATCTATCGTTACCTGTCAGTATGTTCTTATCACGTTGTACCATAAAATGAACATCATTGTTAATTCTCCAAATTTCGCTATCCAAAGTTAGTTCGTCGTACTTTTTACCGAGTTCGATTTTGGTTTCTTCTGTCAGATGATCATCGTCGATATTTTCTTCGATATATTTTTTGATTTCTTCAATCTTGCGCGTTTTTTGAATATTAGCTATTTGTTTGACCCTTTCCATTTTAGTTTTGTTTAAATATTCAATATATACTCTTCTGGGTTTATTTATTTCAATTTTTTATGTTGCATATTCAAGATATTACACGTCTGGGATTTGGACATATCAACATCGCTGGTAAAATGTTACATTCCCCGGATATTTGAATGCATCAACATTGAATTATTCAATGTTGATATATTGCCTGGAGATTTGAATGCATCAATATTGAATCATTCAATGTTACTGGCAAGATATTGCCTCGAGATTTGAATGCATTAATATTGAATCATTCAATGTTACTGGCGAGATATTGCCAGGAGATTTGAATGCATTAATATTGAATCATTCAATGTTACTGGCAAGATATTGCCTCGAGATTTGAATGCATTAATATTGAATCATTCAGTGTTACTGGCAAGATATTGCCTCAAGATTTGAATGCGTTAATATTGAATCATTCAATGTTACTGGCAAGATATTGCCTGGAGATTTGAATGCATTAATATTAAATCATTCAATGTTAATGGCAAGATATTGCCTGGAGATTTGAATGCATTAATATTGAATCATTCAATATTACTGGCAAGATATTGCCTGGAGATTTGAACATATCAATATTGGATCATTCAGTGTTGCTGGCAAGATATTCCATTGCCTGGAGATTTGAATGCATCAATATTGGATCATTCAATGTTACTGGCAAGATATTCCATTGCCAGGAGGTTGAACATATCAATATTGGATTGTTTAATGTTGCTGGCAATATATTGCCAGGAGATTTGAACGCATCAATATTCGATCATTTAATGTTATTGGTAATGTGTTGATAATCAAAAATTCAAACATCTTCATTCATTAGAATATAGACATACTGATCAACGAAAATAATTTATTCCCACAGACCACGATCTAATTTTGACTTGTCACGTTTTATTAACCATGATACGAAGAAGATTGCACATACAAACAAAATTTGAAAAAAACGCATGCAATATATTGCACCGATAGATTCCTCATATGGTATGACCAAATAAATTAGCAACATAATCACTAAAAATATCCAAACGTGGCCATAATTTTGTATCCTATTTTTGATAACATTTCTATCATTGTCTGTCAATATATTTTTGACAGCGTATATCATTTGGCGAATATAAATTTCTTTCACAAATGCATTATCAGGAGTTAATGCATCATACATTTCACTCAATTTGATTTTAGTTTCATCTTTTAAGCGTATTTCGCTGATATTTTGCTCAACGTATTTTTTCACTTTGTTGCGTTTTCACTCTTTTTCGATATTAATGATCTCATTTACTCTGTTCATTTTTGATATCATTAATATTTATTCATATTCGTAACTATTTTTTTTCATTTTTTTAAGATATTGTGCGTTATTTTGCAACATATAAAATCGCAGACAAATGTATCAATGAATTTTTTGAATTATTTAGATTCAATTGAAGACACTACATACACTAAATTTTTAGTACCCGATCCAGAATCAGACAAATATTATCCTAATCAGCATATGCGTGAAGTCAAAAGTGGACATTATGTTATCGTGAAATGTACACCTCTAAAAAATCCATTTTCCGTGGCGATTAGTGAAAATATGATGAATACACTTGGTTTTACTACTGGAATGGCAAAATCACAAGAATTTTTATCGTTCTTTTCTGGTTGCAATAATAAAAGGTCATGGTCTACCCCATATGCGCTGTCTATTTATGGTAAAGAGATGTATAGCAACTGCCCTTTCAAGAATGGTAACGGTTATGGAGATGGGAGGGCGACATCGTTGGCAGAAGTAGTCGTTCAATCAAAAAGATGGGAATTACAATTAAAGGGTTGTGGTAAGACTCCATTTAGTAGATCAGGAGATGGAAAAGCTGTTTTGCGTTCTAGTGTCCGCGAATTTTTAGTTTCGGAAGCAATGTATCATTTAGGAGTACCAACCACGCGAGCATTAACAATAACATCTTCTAAAACAGATATGGTCGAAAGACCTTGGTTCTCCAGTGATCATCAGCGTGACGTAATTAAAAAACATGATATTATGGAATCATCAGGCAGCACTGTATTATGTAGAGTTGCTTCTTCGTTCTTGCGGGTAGGCCACGTTGAATTATTCAGCAGACGTTTCTTGAAATCTAACGATAGAAATGCGCTGCGAGAACTAAAGATGCTCGTGCAATATATCATTTTTAGGGAATATAATGATATCAATAAATCGTTATCTTTTGAAGATCAAGTAATTATGATGTTAAGAAGCACGTCGCATAAGTTTGCAAATTTAGTGTGTAACTGGTTAAGAGTTGGTTATGTTCAAGGTAATTTTAATAGCGATAATTGTCACGTTGCTGGAATTACGTTAGATTATGGGCCGTTTGGATTTATGAGTAGTTTTGATCCATTATGGAATCCTTGGATTGACGGTGGAGCACATTTTGCGTTTATTAATCAGATCGATGCATGTGCGCAAAATTTTTATACATTTGTTGATGCTGTAGTACCATTGTTTAATGATGATCCTGCATATGAAAACGAATGCGAAAAAATCAAAAATAGTCATCTTGGCGTGACTATGAATAAAATAAATAAAATGTGGGCGGCAAAGTTAGGTTTTCAGAATTTTACGTATGAAGTTGGTACATTGAGAGACGATTTATTCAAATTGATGGAAAAATGTGAAGCGGATTATACATTAATTTGGAGACAATTGTCAGAAATCGTTAAAAAAATAATATCAGAAGATTTGATGTTAGATTTGATCCAAAATGGTTTTTACAAACCATTAACTGATAAAAATAAGCGCGAGTGGATAACTTGGATTAATAATTGGATCAGTACATTATCGGCTACGTATATGAACCAAGTGCCGCCGTATCAAACAATATCGAATAATATGAAAAGGATGTCACCGAAATTTATTCCAAGGGAATGGATGTTAGTGTCGGCGTACACGTTAGCTGCCAGTGGTGATTCTTCGATGATATATGAACTACAGAAGTTATTTGAAACGCCATATGATGAACATGTTAGTGATGGATTAGCTGAAAAATATTATAAACTATCTCCCGCGTATGATAAATCGAATGGTGGTTCATGTGCTGCGAAAACGTTCACTTCTTGTTCGTCGTAATTAAAAAAAATTGATTTTATTATTACCAGGAATTAATATACTTATTAGCTAATAAAAACATGCAATCAACATACAAAGTAAAAATCGCTCTTGTTGAAGATTGGAGAAATAACGGATTTGATGTTGCAAAATTAAATCCAGGCGAAAATCTGTTTCTCAATTGTCAAACACGCGACGAAGTTGAGTTGTTACTTCATCATAAATACATTGAAGGATGGTACAATAAAAAAGTATTTGAGCATATCAAAAAAATTTTAAGGCGCCCTCCTAGTGATATACTGGAGGCACTTGTTCCGAATATTCCGATAGATCAATTGTGCGGAATATATTCTTTTTATATTTTTGATGATAAGATACCTACGTGTTACGAAAAATGCGGACATTATTTTAATTTATTTCATACGGCTATTCTTATGGGATCGACTCTTTTGTTACAAAAAATTACAGGAACAGTGGGAGATTATACTTCCAAACAAATCTTAAATTTCAGTATAGAAGGAAAACCGAGTACTTTAGTATTGGGATGTGGACATGGATATGAAGACATGATATTATTTTTATTGGACTATTGTGAATCTCAAAAAGACATAATTTGTGAGTTTGGTTCGCCCCTATATAATTATGTTAAGAATTATAGCGGATGGCATGGGTATAGCAGAGAGATCGTAAAATTGTTAGTTACAAAAAAAGATACCGATTCGGTTGATACTATGGCAGCCGTTCGCAAAAATTTTGATGATAAATTTGTAACTGAATTACAACAAATGTTCAAAGATGATCCCGTTCAAAAAGAAATTAAAATAGATTCTAGCAAAAAAGGAAGAGATCTTGGTAATTTGGTTGACATATATGGTAACATAATTCGCAAAAACCCAGCAGAATTAGCGATCGCAGTCTTTGATGAAAGTGATAAGTTGAGTGAAGATCGAATGGAACGAATATTTATAAAATCGGGCGAAATGATCGTAACAGATATAGAAGGAACAAGACATTGCAAAAAATTTATTAATGGATTATACATCGATATACCAATTTGCAGCAACGACGATAACAAAGTCAGATTTCACATGTTAACAATCTATGATAAGGATATGTTAGTTCGCTTCGATAAACTTTATTACGAAGGCAAATGGCGTGAATTTTGTTGATTTATCATCATATTACATATAATGATAAATTATTTAGTTCGGTTATCCTTTTTTCTGACTTTTTCTAAATATTTTTGAACATCAATTTCGGGAACTTTGTAGTTTTCTCGTTCTTTTTGCAATGTATGATATGGATAATAATGATTTGTTACTTGTTCAAAGAAAATACAAAGTGCAAGTCTACTGGAATAATCATTTGCATAGTTTTCATATATTTGCGAACATAGATCTGCAAATAGTGCATATTGTTCGTTTGGTATTTCAATTTTCATTTTTTGAATTGTATTATGAAAATCGTCATCGTAATAGTTATGTAATTTGTTAACATTGTTAATAAAATGCAAGCTATCACAGATATCCTTTTTGGTTATCGCTATATTTTGGTATAATCGACATACCATTGCATCTCTATCCATCATTAATTGCGTTCCATTGCATGCACTCATATTTGTTGTTTAAGTGTGATATCTTTTATATTGGTCCATTACTTCTTCGAAAAGAATACATATGGCAATTTTTTCGGTTTCGTTACGTTCATCATATAGTTGCGAACATAGAATTGCAAATGGCAAATATGTATTATCTATGACTGTACGTTTTAATATTTTGATCATATGTTCGAGATTAGAATAATGCAAATGAGGTGCAGTGACAGGGTCGATAATAAATGATAATTTGTTCATAACATCTTCTTTGGTTATGTTCATATTTCTATCTATTTTTCTTAATATGATATCTCTATTTGTTTTTAATAAAGTTCCGTTGTAAGCATACATGTTTGATGTCGTATAAATGTCATATATTTGTTTATATGAATATATTATCAATTTTAACAGATAATAGAAACCGAGATGTTATAATTGACAAAAGATTCGCATGATAGAATTGTAATTGGTTAGAGAGATTTTGCACGACATTTTAATGATCTATTGAAGTTATGTGCAAGGTTGCTGCAGAGGATTGTGATTAGCTAGAGATTTGCACGACGATTCAATGATCTATTGAAGTTATATACAAGGTTGCTGCCAAGGATTGCGATTGGCTGGAGATTTGCATGATAATTCAATGGCTTACTGGAGTTAGACGCAATATTGTTGGCAAGAGATTTGCATGATGATCTATTGAAATTTGGATGCAATATTACTGCCAAGATTTGCATGATAATTCAATGATCTAATCAAATTACACGCAACCGCCAATAAGTTCAATTCTCAAAAAAATTGATTTAATAAACGCTAGAATACAAATATCTATCAAATAAATACATCTATGCATCCAACTAATTTCGCAGAAGCTATTAAGTTAATACCACACGGATATGATATTACCAAATTTCCAAGTTGTACCTCATTATTTATACTATGTCAAACAGAAGAGGAAGTCGATATCTTGATAAAACACAAATACGTCGTCAATTGGGCAACACCATTAAATTTTAATCATCTTGAAAAGATTATCAAAAAACCCGTCGATCAAATAATGATGAAATTTATTCCTATGATTTCAAAATGGGATGAAGTTCTAAATATATCATGCATCATATACATGCCGACGCACATTGGCAATAAAAATTGTTTCGCAAATATATTCCAAACAGCTGTCTTATTGGGATCAACTAAATTTCTAAAAAGATTAATCGAAGCAGCAGGAGTCGATATTTCTAAAAAGGTGTTAAGTTCTCCCTTCATGAATGAAACTGTTTTGATATTAGCATGTGAACTCGGAAATAATAAGATGATAAAGTTATTATTAGATCTTTGTAATGAACAAATCTTTATCAAAAAAGATAATCGATCACCATTATGTATATACATGCGCAACGGCCGATTAGGAAAAAGCAAAGAAATTATACTAATGTTGGCAACTAAGGATAATCTTGATGCTAACAAGAAACATATCAGCTCATTTTTTAGTCAATCATTTGTAAATAAATTATCAAGATCATTGGGTATGCCTTTTATGGATGATCCAGTTATTGGTAATTTAGTAGATACATATGGAAACATTGTTGGAACTGATCCTGCCGAATTAGCTGTAGCTGTTTTCAACGTTAATGATGTATTACAAAAAGATGACTTGAAAAGAATGTTCATACAACCAAGTGTTTTGACATTAACGCACATCGATGGAACAAAGAGTGACAAAGAATTTATTCATGGCGTATATGTTGAAGTGCCCAAAGAACAGAAAGATAATAACAAAATTAGATATCATAGATTAACAGTATATGGTGATAACATATTAGTAAGAATTAATAAATTACAATACTAATCAAAATCAATTAAAAAAATTGATTTTTATTTAGCCTAACCAAGATAATCAAGTTTAGTAACCAAAATGGGTAATCTACCTCTCAAATACAAATCATTACCATCAAATGATAATCAAATAATCAAGATACCCAAAGAATTTCGCAAAAGCCGTATAACTGTCACAAATTTTATGTTTGACCGAATGCAATTTTCATATTGTGGTACATATTTACAAATATATGGTTGGTGTACCAATGATTCAAAAATATTACTTGATAGAGCGACTGCATATTACAATCCTAAGGATTTATTACAAGGTATGATTTTTTTTATGTACACAAGTGTCAATAAGATGGATTCTATAAGGGGAAATACAACCGATGTTACTAGTATTATAAAATATGTAGGCGAAGTTGTTGATTTTGATTGTATCAGACTTCGTAGAAATGCGCACATCATAATTTGGATGGATAGTTGCGATAAAACAGATTGAATTTTGTGTTCAATTATTAATTGAACACAAAAAATTGAATTAAAAAAACATATGATGCGCATTATTATATCAATAAATATTAATATGACGTCTTTATTAACAGACATTGATACTCTCAACGTCTTGATCAAAAAAACCCCGAATGGAATTTTATTATCCAAATTTGATGACATAAATTCTATCGTTCAAGGACAAACACTTGTGTCAATGTTATGGAACCTATGTAATTTTGACACAAGTGTTTGGTCAAATCCCACATTTGAATGGAAACAAATTATGATATTAGGATCAAAACAAACAGATAAGATACTTCGAACTAACATACGCAACTTATTATCTCATCCAAGTATTGATTTTACTATTCCAGAAAATAAAGATACATTTGTTACAATAATGTTGTTGGTTAAAACACATTCAGTGCGTTGTTGAATTAATAATACGAGGCTAGACGAAATACTAACTCGCAATAATTTCAATCCAGATGTTCTTGTAAAAGATAATTCAATACATATACTTCTTTGTTCTATTTTAAATTCAATTGATTTATACAAAAAAATATTAATATTTATCAAACATGGGGCGAATTTAGAACTAGGATTGGAAACAAAGCGAAATTTTGATCAACCATATGTTATCGCAAGAAATCACGCGGAACTTTTCGATATCATTTTGCAATATACAAATAATTTTTATTACTTGAGATGTATTTTTGATACCTATCGTTATTATGGATCTGTTGATATTCAAAAAATTAGAAAAGTATTTGAACACATTTTATTACATGGAAAAATATCGTCGTTGCAAAATTTAAGCGAAACAGACTACAAAAACATAAGAGTGTATGAAAATTGGTTGAAAACAATTAGAACTCAAGATACATCTATCGAAAATATGAGATTATATTACGACTTACCAATTAGATGCATCAAATTATCGGATAACAATGAAGTGAGCGAAACAGTTCGAAAAATGTGCATATATCGGCAAAACTTAGAATATTTGACAAAAAGTGTAGTCACTGTTCCAGCGTACAAATTTTATGATATAGCGATTATCATTTTATTTTTAATGAATAATCCTCGATTGATTGTGCTGCCCAAAGATATGTTACGCAAAATTGCAACTTTTGTATTCAATTGTTAATTGAATACAAAAAAATGATAAAATAATTATTAGCAATGGCAATCTAACATGTCATCAATAAATAACAATGGGAATGTTTTATTCATGTAGCGCAGAATATGAACATATGCAAAACAAGGAATTTGCAAAATCATTAGAAAGGAAAGGTCATACTTGTGTATATGTTTTTGATTCATACCCTGCTGAAGTGCATTGGTGCCAACAAGAACCATGCACCGATAATGATAATGATATACATACAATTATGTTCTGATGTGATTTATTTTGTCAAAAAAATTGACAAAATAAATGCCAGACATGTTGATGATAATATCAATCATCAACAAAATGGGCGCCTACTTTAGCTCTTCCAAATCAACTGAAGATATCGATGTTGTCGTTCAATGCGACGATCCTCATGTGGTTGCGAAAAAGATAATATATGAAGATGAAGACTCCGAATGGCGAGATCAAGAAAACAAAAAGATGGAAGATTTTGCGAAATCATTGGAAGAAAAGGGACATACGTTTGTGGTATATTAGAATCAGATCCTGTCCAAGTTAGCTGGTGTCATCAAGATGTTTGCATTAAAATTGAAAAATAAAATCTTACAACGTTCTTAATTCTAAAAATGTTGTAAAATGGAACATCAGCTAACAAATGTTGAGATAATAAATGAATTGATTAAAAAAAGTCCATATGGTATTGCTTTGTCGAAATTTAATGATATTAATAGCCGTGTCCACAATGATACTGTTGTATCGATGATACTGCAGCTACGACATTTTGACAATCGAATTGCAGAAAAATTTGGTAGATCAATTGTGTATAGTGCGTTACGAATAAACATTTGCAAAATATTATTGCATCCAGATATCGACTTTTCGATAGATCAAAACAAATCAACGTTAGCGTACATGATGTTCGGAGGTAATAAAAAAATATACATGGATATTGAAACGGTGGAAACAATTTTAAAATGTCATAAATTAAATCCAGATAATATTATAAAAAACAATTCGGTCGCAAAATTTATGGCCAAAAATTTTTATCACCCACAATATGTCGAAATGATATCAATGTTGATAAAATATGGGGCAAATATAGAACTTAATTGCTCTTTCTTTTCTTGCGTTCAACAACCGTATATTATGGGACATAATAACATGAATGCTCTTGAAATTATTCTATCTAATACTACGAACTTTTATGATTTGGGCAACATGTTCAATATAGGTATGACAAGAACTTTTACAGACAATCATTTTAAAATAATATTTGACCATATCTTAATGCATGGCAAAATATCATCCCTTCAATACTTAGATAAAAAAGAATACGAAAATATACGAAAGTTTGAAGAATGGCTACAAAATATTCAAAAATTATCGGCAGATATAGATTTGATGCGAACAATCTTTACAGAACCCATAAAGGCTTTTAATTTGACAGATAAAGACCAATACACTGATAGTACTGTTCGCAAAATGTGCATTTTTCGACAAAATTTACAATGTCTAACCAAAAGCAAAATAACAGTCCCTGCTTATAAATATTATCATATTGCAATTATAATTTTGTTTATGATAAATAACCCGAGAGTGATAGTTTTATCCAGAGATGTATTGCGAAAGATTGCAAGTTTTGTGTTCAATTACTAATTGAGTACAAAAATGTTTGCGCAAAAATAACATACATGTGTCATCAAGAAATTTGCAATAAAATTGAAAAATAAAATCTTACGACGTTCTTAATTCTAAAAATGTTGTAAAATGGAAGATCAATTGATCAATGTCGAAATAATTAATGAATTAATTAAAAAAAGTCCGTATGGTATTGCCTTATCGGAATTTGATTGTGTTAATACTTGTGTTGGTAATAGAACTATTGCATTGATGCTATGGGAATTACAAAATTTTGATCGGCGAATAACGGAAACGTTCAGAAAAATAACCGTGCTTAATACGTTACGCATAAACATAAATAAAATATTAGCGCATCCTAATATCGACTTTTTAATACAGGCAAATAGAGCGACATTAATAAATATAATATTTTATGCCAACGCAAATATGTACATGGACGTTGAAACTCTTGAGATAATTTTAAAATATCATAAAATAAATCCTGACGCTATTACAGAAAATAATTCAGTTGCGCTTTTTGTTACCAATAGTTTTCATCATCCACAATACACTGGGATAATATCAACGTTAATCAAATATGGCGCAAATATAGAATTGAATCGTTCTGGTCTCCATTGTGATCAACAACTATATGGTATGTCACAAAATAGAGAACCTCTTCAAATTATTCTACATCATACCGCACACTTTTATGGTTTAAAGTACATATTTGGAAATTACACGCACGAATATATTGACATAATATTCACGCATATTTTAATGTGTGGCAAAATATCATCCCTGCAACATTTAAATGAAAAAGATCGTAAAAGTATCAGGATATTTGAAGATTGGCTAAGAAATATTCGACAATTACCAGTCGACATAGAAATAATGCGAACAGTTTTAATCGAGCCGATTAACGAATTTAATCTAATACCGCAAAATCAAAACACAAACAGTACCGTTCGTAAAATGTGTATTTTTCGTCAAAATTTAGAATGTCTAACTCAACGTAAAATAACTGTCCCTGCTTACAAATATTATCACATAGCAATTATAATTTTATTTTTGATGAATAATCCGAAATTGATAGATTTGTCCAGAGATATATTACGTGGAATCGCAAGTTTTGTATTCAATTACTAATTGAATACAAAAATATGTCAATGTCAACAATAAAATTGAAAAATAAAATCTTACAATATTCTTAATTCTAAAAAGTTGCAAAAATGGAGCATCAATTAGTCAACGTAGAAATAATCAATGAATTGATCAAAAAATCTCCAGGTGGCATTGCTTTATCAAAATTCGATAGCATCAATACGTGTGTTGACTATAATACTATTGCATCTATGCTGTTGGAACTAAAACGATTTTATAAGACAGATGCACGCAATACGTTACGGATAAATATAAATAAAATATTGGCGCATTCCAATATCGACTTTACAATGTATCAAAACAAAGGAACACTAATAAATATGATATTTCATGCTGATGAATATTTGTACATGGACGTTGAAACTCTGGAGACGATTTTAAAATATCATAAATGGAATCCGGATAATATTATTGAAAAAAATTCAGTTGCATATTTTGTCAAAAAAAACAGCCATTATCAACGACATCCGCAATATGCTGAGATGATATCAACGTTTATCAAATATGGCGCAAATATAGAATTACATCTTTCTGGGCTTTCTTGTGGTCAACAATTATACTTTACTGTTGAAAATGATGATGCTTTCCAAATTATTATGTCTCATACTACGAATTTTTATGATCTGAAGGGTCTATTTGGTTACGCACGGGAAAGAACTTATGGAGATGTACATACTACTAAAATATTTGAACATATTTTAATATACGGCAAAATATCGTCTTTACAGTACTTAGATGAAAAAGAATACAAAAATATTAGAACGTTTGAAGAATGGTTAAGGAATATCCGAAAGTTCCCTCTCAGCATAGATTTAATGCGAATAGCCTTTATCGACCCTATCAAATCTTTTAACCTGATAGACAAAGACCAACACGTAAATAATGCTGTTCGTCATTTGTGTGTTTTTCGGCAAAATTTAGAATGTTTAACCAAAAGCGAAATAACAATTCCCGCTTACAAATATTATCATGTAGCAATTATAATTTTATTTTTGATAAATAATCCGAAATTGATAGTCTTATCCAGAGATATATTACGCAGAATCGCAAGTTTTGTGTTCAATTACTAATTGAACACAAAATGTTTATTCGTTCATTGTGTTGTTAAGAGATTTGAACGTCCAAATATTGATCATTCGATGTGCTGGCGAGAGAACTGCCTAGGATTTAGATGTCCAAATATTTAATTATTCAGTGTTGCGGGCAAAAGAACTGCCTTGAGATTTGATTGTGCAAATATTTGATTATTCAATGTTACTGGCAAGAGAACTGCCTGGAGATTTAATCATTCAATATTACTGGCAAGAGAACTGCCTTGAGATTTGAATGTCCAAATATTTGATCATTCAATATTACTGGCAAGAGAACTGCCTTGAGATTTGAATGCATCAATATTTGATCGTTCAATGTTACTGGCAAGAGAACTGCCTTAAGATTTGAATGCGCAAATATTTGATCATTCAATGTTACTGGCAAGAGAACTGCCTTGAGATTTGGATGTGCAAATATTTGATCATTCAATGTTACTGGCAAGAGAACTGCCTTAAGATTTGAATGCGCAAATATTTGATCATTCAATATTACCGGCAAGAGAACTGCCGAGAGATTTGAATGTATTAATATTCAATCATTCAACGTTACTGGCAAGAGAACTGCCTTGAGATTTGAACGTGTTAATATTTGATCATTCAATGTTACTGGCAAGAGAACTGCCGAGAGATTTGAATGCATCAATATTTGATCATTCAATATTACCGGCAAGAGAACTGCCTTGAGATTTGAATGTATTAATATTTGATCATTCAATATTACTGGCAAGAGAACTGCCTTGAGATTTGAATGTATTAATATTTGATCATTCAATGTTACTGGCAAGAGAACTGCCGAGAGATTTGAATGCATCAATATTTGATCATTCAATGTTACTGGCAAGAGAACTGCCTTGAGATTTGAATCTATCAATATTGATTCGCTCAATGTGCTCGGCAAGAAAACTGTCTAGAGATTTAAATGCGCTTGGCAAGAGAACTGCCTTGAGATTCGAACGCGCAGATATCATTCAATATCACCAAAGATCTATGTGTGCTAAAAAAATTGAATAAAACAACTATTTAAAAACATATATATATATATATATATAACATATACCAACAAATGAATACAGACGCAATTGTAATTACCGGTAATATACATCCTATAATGATAGGTGCAGCAGGATTCTTCTGTTACTATAAACTAGGCGATTTTTTTCCCATCTTGAGAAAGAGATGTCACGAAAATACAACCAGTTACATTGGCCGCCTTCTAATGAATATCCCTTTTTGCAAAAAAATATATCAAACCAAAATGGACGCTATTTATGACAAATCGTTACAAAAAATTAAAGAACAGTTGTCACAATATCCTAGCATATTGACCATTCCAGAAAAAAAGTGGTCTGACAGAGAAATAATGGATTTAATTGATGCGTACAAGTCAGGAACAATGAAGAACGTTATTGATTATCATATATCGGGAACTATTTATTCCAATAGTTTACTAGTTAAAGAAACATGCGAGATGCCGACGAATATATTCAGTTATGCATTTGAAGCTAGCTACTTATGGAATTCGTTGCATCAAACGGAGTTCAACGTCGGAACTCTGATTGAATACCAAGTGGTGCAAATGGTTGGTAATATGTTTGGCGCGAATAATGATGTTACAGGAACAGTCACATCAGGTGGCACAGAAAGTCTCATGTGTGCTATGCGAGCTTATCGAAACTATGGTATGATGGAACGAGGTCATCGACCCGGCGAATCTATAATCATCGCACCAGATACAGTCCATGCTGCTGTCATGAAAGCGGGTGAAGCTTATAATATCAAAGTAATCTTAATCCCTACCGACATATATGGCGCAATAGATATAGATGTGTTGATATGGACTGCACAGATGCATAAATATGAACTTGTATGTATCGTTGGTTCAGCGCCCTGTTATGTAACTGGAAATATCGATCCGATTTATGAGATGGCTTGTTTGGCGAAAGAATTAGGATGTGGATTCCATGTTGACTGTTGTTTGGGCGGATTCGTTGTTAATTTCTTGAACATAGACACTGACTTTTTGAAAGTTAATGGTGTAACCAGTCTGTCCGCGGATACACATAAGAACGGTCTGGCGCCAAAAGGATCTTCGGTTCTCGTCACTAGAAAAATGGATAGTGGCAAATATTTAATGGAGTATTCAATCTATACAATCCCATATTGGAGTGGCGGAATATATGGATCTATTAAGGATAACGGATCGACAACTTCTGTTCCTTCATTGACTGCATTGGTTGCTATGTTAGCGAACGGTCAAGAAACATATATGTATAATGCAATATCTATACAAAATACTGTCACTGAAATATCAAATAGGATTAGCAAAATAGATGATTTTATCGTTTTGAACAGATATAATATCAACGTCATCGCATTTGCAATGAATCCCGAGAAAGAATATCGTCCTGGATTTATCTATGCTTTGGCACATGAAATGAATAAGAGACATATTGTAATGAATAACATGCGCAAACAAGTTGTTCATTTTTGTGTAACATTACGATTCGTTTCAGATATGCAAGCTATCGATAAATTTATGGGCGCGCTGTTGACGTCGTTGGAGATTGTCAAACGAATGAATGATGATGATGTCCCATTTCCAGGTGATTCAGGCATGTATTGTTCATTAGAGAATGCATTAATTCCATCAACATCTAAAACGTACGGCGATTGGTTTGAAAATTTATTTTTTGGTGGTATGGGTGCGCGAGATGCAATTCGTCAACATTTTATGGCATTGCTAAAAGTTTATCAATAATAATAAATTATTTATGAATTTTTCTTCCAATTATAATTTTAATTTGTTAGTATAAATTATAATCATGAGTAAGCCACATTCACATCCAAACTGTTGTTCTCCGATTCAAGAAGCCATTGGTCTTTTCTTTCTTCGTTGCGGCCAAATCGTTGATGGAGTAGTTATGAATAACACTATTCCGCCAGATGAATTGGTTACACGAACTCAATTGTTGGAAGTATTCATTCTTAAAGTCAATGCAAAAATCAGAGAAGTATTCTCTGAATTGATCAGATGTACCAAAAATGGTAAAGGAGATTGTTGTGAAGCATCGGCTAATGCAATTGGAAACATCGGAATTGCATTTGTGCACTTCGCATACCAGGGTACTTTGAATTTAGGAAATCCAATCATTGCTGTAGAACCAGCTTTGTCATTGTCTCAAATTTTGGACTTGATCTTCGCTGACATGAACGCTTCACTTGCGTTAGTATTGAAAGAAGCATGTCCAGTCAAAGAATGTGGAAGTTGTTGCCACAGCTCCAAGCACCATTAAAAAAATTGATTAAAATATATTTAATATGATAGTTATAAACAATCATATTAAACAGAAATGCAAACGAATGAAATTATTAATCTCGTTGATAAATATGAAAAAGAGAAAAAAGAGATAGATGAGTTTATCGACAAAAAATGTATTCATTTAGAATATCGCGAAGAGGAATATGATTATGGACATAATTGGGGAAGTGATTATTACTGTAACTTGTGTACTAAAAATATTCGCATAAATTTCAAATCTGGGCTTGAAAAAAAACATGATGAGATGTTCTGGTCAGAACTTAAAAAGCTTAACAATGATCGACAAATGTATTCCGAAATGATAAGATATTATAAATCTCTTTTGTCAAATATCGAATCGGCGATTATGTTCAAAATTCCTAATGGGTGTAATCATGATATCATGGTTCGTGATAAAACCCAGACTAACATCGTTTATATTTGTTCTAAATGTGCTGTTGCCATCAAGTTTATCAATCAATAATTCAAAAAAAATTGAAATATTGATGATCACGTAGTTTTATTATTATGATTGATTAAAAATGAATCCCGTAATATTGGCTGAATCTAAGTTACTTATGAGTCCTGTTGCGCGCGAAGTATATTATTACAAATGCTTACGCAAAGTATTTGCCTATGTTTGGTCACTCAAGGGAACATTTGGAGTCAAGTTTCATTGCGGCAAGGAATCTGGATGTTTATATATCAGTCTCTTTCATAACATCTTTGTTTCATGCAGTTTTGACGGAAATAAAGTTCAATACGAAACTAAACGATCAGGCTTTGAATGTTTAGTGACACCAATTAAAGAATTTCCGGATGACGAACTTCCTTGTTACTATCAAATAAGTGGTTATGGGCCAATTAAATCGATAACTGAATGTTTTACGAATGTCGACATCATCAGATGTATGTTTTTGACAATTCAAAATATACGATCATCGTTTGTTTTGGAGGCTGGACAATCTAAAATTAGTCAATCAGAAATCGATGAAGCTTTGATAACTGCTTTGAAATATGCCGAAATCGACATAGTAAGCGAAATGACTAAAATACGAGAAACCATGAAACATACAATATTTATCCAACCTCTGAATAATGCCTTTATCGTATAAAAAAAATGACATTTTGATATCATTGAATAATTTATTGTAAATATATCATTCAAAAAACAATGATAAAACAGGAATTTTTATTTGAACATTGTAATGCTGATAAGAAAACATATGTGACAACGAATAATCAGAACAAGATCGAAATAGAATCATTTATGACGAACGATCATCGATATTTAAAATTGCATACTCCTGGAAAATATAAGCTCATTATTGGATTTTTTAAATACAAAACAGAAGAGCAACTTATTGAAAGCGATATGATCGCAAACGTATCATTTGTACCAGATAAAGAAAAATTAGAAGTAGGGCGTGTAATACTTTACAAAGTTAGTCATTATTGCATTTTAGAATATATTTTTGAGCCGGACATCAATATACGTATCGATTTCAAAAATGGGAAACCGTTGCATATCGATATTTTGGTATTAGAAGAAATAATTAATATGCCATTGGTATTGACAAAAAAAGAGGAGAAACGTATTTTCTTTGTGAAGATTGTTACTATTCATAAAATTGAATACGGTGGATTATTTATCGATGACAAAATATATATGCGCGAACAAGCGAAACTTTATAAAAAAGAGAAGATCGTTTCTAATTTTGTCATATATGGCGCAATGAGACGAGCTATAGCTGTAGATAAAGATAATATGTACATCACGCGAGAGAGGAATGACTCATTTATATCAGTCCTATTAAACAAAAAAAACGATACTATGTTTATCAGTTTTGAATTGCAATATAACACGTTCCAAATAATCTCCCATTTTGCATCCAATGATCTCAAAAAATTAGTTGCTGATCATAAAAAAATATCAAAACTTATCATATAATGATATGATAAATTTTAATTCAGCTCCAATGTAGCTTTTTTCTTTTTTGGTGCAGTATCACTTTCCTCTTCTGATTGTAACTCTATCTTTTTCTTTTTGGTACGATCTTTCTTCTTCAAAGTCGTATCACTTTCTTCTTCTTCTAATTGTAACTCTATCTTTTTCTTTTTGGTACGATCTTTCTTCTTCGGTTGAATATAAACTTCTTCCTCTGATTCGTGTGGAATAATTGCCACCTGCGACTTTCTTGGCTCAGTATAAAAATTTAAATATGGTGTATAATCCATCGTTCCCATCCATACAAGTTCGAATCCGTATGATCTAAACAGACCATCTAACCTAATTTGATCAGTAATATGTGTATCATACACAAGTGATTTATGGTCAGATATCAAGTAAGGATTAGCTCCTAAATCCAACAAAAGTCGGCACAATACCAAATTAGGTTTCACAGCACATGCCATTAATAATAATAATCCGTCATCATAATCGATGTCTATGTTATATTTTTCCATAATCGCTTCTACGTCTTCTGTTTTTGGCTTTTTTTGAGAATACTTGATGAATTCTGCCTTTAATTTATTATGTTTATGCGGATTCATATGATAATACTGATACAAATATGTAGTTATTTTGAGATTTATTTGTATCAATTTTTTAGCCCACTGGAAATAACGTCACATACAAAAAACCAGCAATGACGCCGAAAATATGCCCCTCGAAACTGACCCCTGGAATTATCATTTGTGGCAGAATACTTATCACCAATTTTGCAACTGTCATACTCGGACTTTCGTGCATCAAAGAAAAGTACACAACAAATAATCCAAATATAACGGCTGAAAATCCAACAGTGAGAATCTTGCGTGACGAAAACATCTCATGATAAATGTACAATAATGTGCTTGATACGATCCATAAAAACACAATACATACAATAAATCGAGAAGTTCCAATAACATCTTCTATGAATGATAATCCGTAAAACGAGATGGCATTAGCTGCTAAGTGTTGCAAATTTGCATGATAAAAACTTCGTAATTGATAATTGATTATTTCTGAACCCGTTTCATACATGTTCATATTTGTAAAATACACCAAAACGAGAATAGCCAAAATAATATATGATACAACCCGCATTATATTCATAAATACGATTATAATAAAAATTATTATAATCAGAATTCAATATTGTTCTCCTTAATCCATTTGCTTGCATTTTGTTTGAAATTATATAACGGTATAAATATCGAATCCATCATAATATACAAAATAACACAAGCAATTATTTTTTTGATGAGTGAGAATGAAATGCTAAATTTATGTATCACTCTATTGAATAGTGAGACCTTTGTAGAGTTACTATCAACTCCTGGGATATTGATGATGGTTTTGACATTACCAGGATTTGTTTTGTTATTTGTATGCAATAGTCTGCAATATCTAAGGTTACTCACAGTAGGTCTCAAAAGTGTTCTAATAGATAACATGTTTGATAAATATGATTTGTATAGCTATATCAATCTATTAAATTATCAATTTTTTGTATGATATACTAATATATCAATGTCAAATGAAATCTATTTTCCTAAATATTTAAAGTACAAAGCTAAATATCAAAAAGCGAAAAAGAAGAATCTACAAATTGGTGGGAACAAACGTGATGTTACTTATTTCGATTTTAAAGGCGACGTCAAAACATGTTCTGATACGCAGATACCTCCAGGTGCAATAATAAAGATATCATTCATGCCTGAAAAATATGATGCTATTGGTGAATCATACTTTTTGTCTGCGAAAGATGAACAATTTATGACAGATTATGTCCTTTTATCTGGATGGCAAACATTTTTATCTTATTATCAAGAAGAATTGAAGAAACTATATCCATCTACATTAACACCAATCAATAATATCGCTTCGACTATCAAAATTGTCGATGATATTTTAGTCGTTGTTATTAGTAGCACAGTTGAAGAAACAGAAATAAGGTTAAGATTATGTGATTTGTACAATACCATGCAACGTGCATTTTATATATTGGCAGCTGATAAAAATTTGAATGTTAGCTGGAGCACGAGGATGGAGATCGTTTTTTGATGATTATACAATATATAATCATCAAAATTAGCGAACCCAAACAGGGATGGTAACTGGAGTTCTGTTAAGACAAACATTAACGCATCTGTAAAATTCTGATACGGTTGGATTGTTACTCAAACAGTTATTTATGCATCTAACAATTTCATCTCGATCAAATCCACCACCATATCTGGAAATAAAAGAATCAATATCACCATATAAATTTGATCCATATCGGTTATTAAATAAATATTGAATGTAATCATCAAGACCATCATAGTTCAAATCAACATTATTAATATATGAGTACTCAAGATCATCTCGGATGCCATTGTTATTTAAATCACCATCATAAGCATAATCTGTAAATTCATATGCATCAGGAATACCATTGTTGTTTAAATCACCATCAAATCTATTTCTGTATTCTAAAACATCAGGAATACCATCATTATCTAAATCTCCATCGTATCTATTTCGGTAAAATCTATTTCTATATCTACCTTCAAATCTATCAGGAATACCATTATTGTTACTATCTCCATCAAATCTACGTTCTAATCTGTCTGGGATACCATTATTATTACGATCACCGTCAAATCTGTTTCTATTCTCAAATCTATCAGGAATACCATTATTGTTACGATCTCCATCAAATCTACGTTCTAATCTGTCTGGGATACCATTATTATTACGATCACCGTCAAATCTGTTTCTATTCTCAAATCTATCAGGAATGCCATTATTGTTATTATCTCCGCCTCTATTAAATCTATTGAATCTGTTAAAATTTCTACCTTCTAATCTATCTGGAACACCGTTGTTATTACGATCTCTAGTTCCTCTTGTCATATTAGCACCGATACTATTTGATCGAGTTCGACCGACACTGTTAGATCGTGATCTATTTGCTCCAACGCTGCCCGATCGACTACCTCTATTTGCTCCAACGCTGCCCGATCGACTACCTCTATTTCCTCCAATACTGCCTGATCTAGATCGACCACCCGCTCTATTTCCGGATCTACTCGAGCCGTTGTATGTTTCGATAATAGCCAAGTTATTATCTTTGGTTGCGTAATAAATTACAAGAACTACAATAATTGCAACGATGATGTACCACGTATTGTCACTAAACATTGATATATATTAATAACATAAAAAATTATATTTTTTATGATAATTTGCTATATCATTCGGACGCACGTTTATAGATCATAAAAAATTGAAATATTTAGTACCAAATATGTCATCATCTTAATAATAACCAAAAATGAATGACAAATTTGGTATCAAATCAACATTGATCGCCAAAGCGTGTAACGAAATATTACGAGTTTTTGAGTCAATTCCCGAAAAAAAAATAGTGCTAATAGTTGATAGAATATTAGCACAATTAATACATGTTGCGATTGATTTTCAAACGAATAAAATCAAAAAATTAGGAGTAATCAGTACATATTACTTGGATGATAAAAACATTACATTTGAAAAGAACGTCGTTTATTTTGTTTCTAACAAAAATAGGAAGATTGATTCTATAATTTCACAGATGTCACAATTTCCCAATCATAAATATTACATCTATTTTGCTCCAAAGTGTTCAATATATCATGATGGGATATTTGAAGAGAATGGTTTAGCTGGAAAGTATACAAAGGGAAAATTAAGTGAATGCTGTTTGTTACCGATAGATTTTGATATTTTAAGTATGGAAATTCCACTAAACGTTAATTTTGTGGATATTAAAAATTACATACCCAATGTTGTACATGTTTTGAATAATATGGGTCATATTTCGAACATTCATTGTGTAGGTGAAACTGCAAAAGTTGTAGGATCATTATTAGAAAAATCAAAAGATAATTATGCAACATTTGATGATATGATTATTATTGACAGACAATGCGATTTAGTTACTCCGCTTTTGTCACAAAAAACATATCGAGGGATGATATCAGATTGTATGCAAACAACATATCAAGAACTAGTACATGAACATTTACAAAAACTCAAAGAAAATCCACTAAACAAAACTAATATGAAAGTAAGTAACAACATGGATAACGTTTACAATGAAATTAAAGATATGTATTTTTATGACATTGGTGCACATTTAGCCAAAATAGTTAGAGAAATAGAACAAGCTAGGAACAAAAATGACAATCCATCCATTCAAGATCTGTCTGGTATCGTCTCTTGTCTAAAAAAATATCCAAAAGATGTCGTTGAATTCAACATTAACTTATGCACAAAAGTGATAGCAATATACAAAGCAGACAAAGATGTACACATTCTAGAAGACGATATATTGGAGGGCAAAAACAAACAATTCATTAGTGATATCAGAGACCCACAAATGTTGCGCTTATTATGTTTGATGTCCCATTGTTCAAATGACAGCTTCAACTTTTTTGATTTTAAACATGACAAAAAAAATTTTCTTGCGTATGAAAGAATGCACCATGCAAATTTATTACGACAAAAAGAGATAGCGCAATATACCCTACCAAATATAGTGACGAAAATATTGCAAAAAAAATCTCTAGCGAACAAATTCGAAACGTCACATATTGATAATTCTGTAGATAATAAATCTAACAAAATATTGATATTTGTTATCGGTGGTATTACATATGACGAGATACATGATATTAATGAACTACAAACATCATATCCTACAAAAAAGATATATATCGCCAGTACGAATGTGATAAATAAAAATACGTTTATTGATGCGTTTATGAAATAAAAACCAGTTAATAATTAATTAGTTTTTAGATACTACATTTTTTAAATCAGTTAATATAAATCATCTCCTTGACAATATTTTTTTATCACAATGCACGCAATACAAACAGCAATAATCAATCCCAATATTATGCATCCAACTATTGCCATCATTGGATCGTCTTGTTCTAAATTGCAGCACTTGCGAACGTTATTCATTGCTTGTTGGAATATATCCTCGTACACTATCATTTTTTCTGTCTTTACATTTTCCCAACAAAGCTGACCCACCCCTCTATTCCATGACCTATCTGCCATTACCAAATTACCAATAATATTTTTGTCGCAGTCTCTTAGCTCATATTCGCTAAATGCTGTATCAATAATATGTTCCACATCATTACCACTTTTAAATTGCGGATATTGTTTACTAAATTCAGCATTGGTAATTACTCCACAGGGATCCGTGTATGCAAAGGTTTCTTTAACAAAAAATCTTGCGGATGTTTTTCCATAGTTATTGTTAAAGAATGTACTATGTAAAGCGTTACACTTTTCTTTGGCGGCAAAAGTTACTAAAAATAAAGTAAAGAGATACATTTGTTTAATCTGTATAGCAATGATTTACATGTATGATATTTATTAATCAATTTTTTTGTGTTAAATTAATAATCAATGATTAATGTTTTAGCACGCGCACAAAACGTTTCAAAACTTGTGCGTCGTAGTTTGTTCTTAAGAATGAGATAAAATTGGCGGTCGTCGAAAATCGTTCCATGATAACGAAACGAAAACGAGCGAGAGCTGATTTGATAGTCGTCTCATGATCACCTAATGCGACTGATTTTTTTAATAGAAAGGCGTCAAGATCACGTATATGCCATTCATCTTTTATTTTTCCTGGTGGAACAATTGGAGCGCCAAAGACACATCCAGTGGTGATATCAACGACGAGACCTCTTGTCATGAGCATTTGTTGCTCTGTAATTTTCAAACTTGTCGGTCCGCTGATGATAATCCATTTTAACAGATCACTGACTTCTTCTTTTTTCGGAAACAGTTCGCGAAAACGTGCGAGCGCATTTTTTACTAGTCTTTCTGTGTAGGAACTGTTAAATTCAATTGTCGCAATTCGTTGTTCTAATTCAGTGATGGTCATCTTTTTATTGACTTGTTTGTCCATCATACGGTTGTGTGATATGTTCACTATGTTAATGGACCATTGTGAAGAATAATTTTTCAATTTTTTTAATTATTATGATAATGATTAAAAAATTAAACCTTACTTGATATTATTTTTTCAAGGACTGTTTCATCTTCTGCTCTTTCTTTCACGGTGCATTCATAATATATTTTCAGAGACACACAGACGATAGAAAATACGAATCCTCCTACCAGAATGCTCCCTAAGAAAAAAATAATCCCCCATACACCACATTGAAATAAATTATTATTATAACAGGAAAGTTTATCTCGATTGTAACACTGCGGATTATTCTTGAGACAACCAGTACCCATGTCATATTTATCGTGATATCTTGCATATATACTTCCATAAGTTATGAGCGAACACGCAACCATACCCGCCGCGCATCCTATGAGCGCTAATATACAAAAAAATACAGTATTAAGAGTTGGACTTTTAGTACACATTGTTTGCTGATGTTAATATCCTTATTAAATATATTCTATGTATCTGTTTTTCAATTTTTTTATAAAAAAATTGAAAATAAAATGCATAAGTAATTGCTTCAATCCATATTAATCAATAAAAAATGTCTGGACTTGACAATTTGCAACAAGCTGAGTCTGAAAAAAAGAGGAAAATGTTCCAAACTAAATACGGAATGGTATTAACAATTTCTGTATCACAATTGTCGTTGGATAAATTTATAGAGAACGTGCCACTGATGTTAAATTTATTGGATGCGAGAAGAATCGTTGAGTTGTGGAACTTTTCTATTGACCAACAAGCAACCGATGATATTCTTAATAACTTTTTGGTTATTTTTCATCATCATATTGACACAATTATGGCAGATGAGGATATTTTAGGATCAATGAATTATTGTGTGGTTAAAAATATAACTGAAAGCGAAATTATAAATGTTAGTGAATCAAAGTTATTTGAATTTGTTGCCAAACGAATCAAATTGGGTTGGTTTAAAAATTTTTATGTTGGCGCTGAATTTACAGCTATGAATCAAAATAATTCGATATTAAATGACATTCGATTCGAAACAATGTCTCAGGATTTTTTGTTAAAAAATGTGCGAAAATCAACCTTAATTTCCAGTGACAAGCTACTTGATATTATCAGCCAACTCGATAGTAATTTTACAGGAACGAACAGATTGGATAGCCAAATTTGGATAGCTCCCAATGGAACATATAAAGAAGGCTACAGAACAATAACACTCAAAGATATTACGCCAAAATTTATTAAAATATTTGTAGAACATGTGAACGAGAAAAAATTCAAACCTTTGGAAGATTTTGAAATCCCGACGAATGAAACAACGACTTTGGGCGTAGAATATATTGCCATATTGTGCGAACTGCTTCCGCCAGATTCTAACAACGAACCCGTTAGATTAGATAGGCCATATGGATTTTTCAACAAAGGCAAATGTTTTGGAATTTGTAATATTGGTAGAGTCACCGAAAATCAAATAAATATTGATACTTCCAACAGAACCAGGGACAAATACATTAACATGTATGTTCGCAAAAATATCACTTTTTAATTACTAATTAAAAATTGATATTTTAAATGTCAGTTTAACCTACTATTTAGCAAATTATACATAAATGCAAGTCAAAACAAGATTTCCTCCAGAAAACGGCGGTCATATTCATATTGGTCACGCCAAAGCAGCATATTCCAATTTCAAATTCGCCAAAGATCATGAAGGGACGATGATGATCAGGTTTGACGACACTAATCCTAAAAATTGTAAGCAGGAATATGCAACGTCTATCTTAGATGATTTGCGCACTCTGAAATTGGCTGACGAAACGACCAAAATAAGTTACACCTCTAATTACTTTGACCTTTTGCAAGAGTTTGCAGTTCAGTTGATAGAAAGTGGGGATGCGTATATGGATGATTCGTCTGTAGAAACGATTCGCCAAAATAGAAAAATATGCATAGCGTCCAAGTCGCGCGATAATTCTGTAGATGATAATATGCGTTTATGGAAGATATTTGCGTCAAAATCCTGCGAAAATAATTTAGTTTTACGAGCGAAGATACATATGCAACATAAAAATGCATGTATGCGCGATCCAGTTTTGTATCGTCGTTGCATTGAGCCACATTATATGACCGGTGACAAATATAACATCTATCCATCATACGATTTTTCTTGTCCTATTTTGGATAGTATTGAAAACATCACACATACATTTAGAACGATCGAGTATGCAGACAGGACCGATTTATATTTTTGGGTGTTGGATGGATTGGCCCTTAGAAAACCTATTCTACAATTGTTCAGTAGTTTGCGATTTGACTACACTGTGATGTCAAAAAGGAAGATCAGAATATTGATACAATCAGGAATTTTAGATGGTTGGGACGATCCGCGATTGTGTACGATTAAAGGATTGATCAAACGAGGATTTACTGTGGAATGTATTCTTAAATACGTTGATCTGATGTATCTGTCCACTAATAATACAAAAAAAGGTACATATCCTATTATGGTTTCTATGAACGCAACTATGTTAGAGAATAAAGCACATAGGTATGTTGCTGTTGAAAAAGAACATGCGTATCTGACAATATTTGATTCAACAATAGAAGAAAAGACTATCGAAGTAGATTTGCATCCTAAACTTTCTGAATTCGGGAAGAAGAATGTTAAGATATCAAATAATATATTTTTGGAAGGCAAAGATGCAGCGACACTTATTGTTGGAGAAGAGATTACACTAATGAATTTAGGTAATGTGATAGTCAAATATATTTGTCATTTCGATCACAGTTTGATCCTTGCACCCAAATTTGATGGAGATTTTAAAACAACTAAAAAAAAATTGCATTGGTTATCCTCTGAAGATTGTTATGAGATTCAAATTGCAGAATATGGTCATATATTGAAAGAAGAGAAATTGTTATTTAATGCAGACAAGAGTATTGTGGCCAGATGCATAAATGATGCGTCAACGAAGAAGATATGTTGCTATGTAGAAAAATCGTTGATGAATGTTACAGCAGGGATGCATGTACAATTGATCAGGCGAGGATTTCATATAATGGATGTGACAGGAAAATTGATTCGGTTACCGGATGTTAGTAAACCTAATGTTTTTAGTGTGTATCACAAATAGATGATATAATTTTATTATTTGATCTATTTAGTTTGTAATATCACATTGAATGGAGCAATATTGGCACGTTCAAAGTCTCGTCAATACAAATCTCTTGACAATGCATTGAATGGACTAATATTGGTACGTTCAAAGTCTTGTCAATGCAAATCCCAACAGATCTCTTGACATCACTTTGAATGGACCAATATTGGCACGTCAAAGTCTTGTCAACGCAAATCTCTTGACAGCACTTTGAATGGATCAATATTGGCACGTTCAAAATCTCGTCAATGGAAATCTCAACAGATCTCTTGGCATCACATTGAATGGACCAATCTTGGTACGTTCAAAATCTTGTCAATGGAAATCTCAACAGATCTCTTGACATCACATTGAATGGACTAATATTGGCACGTTCAAAGTCTCGTCAATGCAAATCTCATCAGATCTCTTGACAGCACTTTGAATCGACCAATATTGGCACGTTCAAAATCTCGTCAATGGAAATCTCAACAGATCTCTTGGCATCACATTGAATGGACCAATATTGGTATGTTCAAAATCTCGTCAATGGAAATCTCAACAGATCTCTTGACAGCACATTGAATGGACTAATATTGGCACGTTCAAAATCTCGTCAATGCAAATCTTAATAGATCTCTTGACAGCACATTGAATGGACAATATTGGCACGTTCAAAGTCTCGTCAATGGAAATCTCAACAGATCTCTTGACAGCACATTGAATGGACTAATATTGGCACATTCAAAGTCTCGTCAATGGAAATCTCAACAGATCTCTTGACAGCACATTGAATGGACTAATATTGGCACGTTCAAAGTCTCGTCAATGGAAATCTCAACAGATCTCTTGACAGCACATTGAATGGACAATATTGGCACGTTCAAAGTCTCGTCAATGGAAATCTCTTGACAGCACATTGAACGCTCAAATGTTGACATATTAAGTTTTATCAATGCAAATCTCTTGACATTGCTTTGAATAAACCAACATTGGCATGTTCAAAGTCTCATCAATACAAATTTTTGCGACGCAACTGGTTAACAATGAATAAACTATTCATCATTAATCAACATAAAGATCTAGAAATTTAACGCGCAATCCTTTCTCTTCGATCACTAATATATGACATTTGATTCTCTGCATATCTTCTTTATGCAATGGAATCTCAATATAAATTCCGCAGCCAAAATATTTATTGATTTCCTCTTGATTTATTAAACACCTTATCGCACTAGGCTTAATAAACATTCTATACATTTGCGGTAATGGTTCAGAAGATACTTCGCACAATGCAATTGCTAATTCTCCATACATATCATATGTTTTTCCATATGCATCAGTCAATTTTGGTAACGTATAGGGATCACTCACCGGTTCCGTATTGAATCTCTTTTTCATATACATCTCCAATGGAAAATTATCGATTCTCGTCGCCTCAGCAATATCTTTACACCGCCTAATTGTTCTGTCCATATTTTTGATTTTATATGAATCAAATTTAAACGTCTGCAAATTTGTGAGACGCTTTATCGATTTTGGTAATTTGGTAATCGGATTTCTACAGATCGTAAATGCTTGTAAATTTATCAAATTTCCGATTGTTTTTGGAATCTTTCTAATCTTATTGTTGTCTAATGATAAACTTTTCAAGTTAACAAGATCGCCTATCGAATTCGGAATCGAATCTATGCGACCGTCTGTCAATGATAAAGATTGTAAATTTTGTAATAAATTTATCGATTCGGGAATTTCTTCTACACAACTGAAGTTAATTGTTATAGCTTCAAATAATCGTGCGATTGAAGGAAAAAATGATATTTTTAATGATTTTGATAAACTACGTATATCATCGATATTATCGACGTATTTAGTAACTTTTGCTAAATTATCACCGAATTGTATTGTAATTTCGGTTGCTAACATCATAATCGTTTCCTTGTTGCAATTATTATAACGTAAATATTGGCATAAGAATGATTCTGAATTGATCAAATGGTTAGGATCGGCGTCGTAACGTTTTATTAAATATGTTAACACTTTTGTTTTTCCGATACAAAGTCTTACAGATTCTAATGCCTTTTTCAAACAAAAATTTGCGCCTAAAGAAATCAACAGTTCTAATAATTTTACAGAATCGTACACACACGCATATTCAACAAGCGTTGATCCATTGGGAATTATTATATTTCCTATTTCGTAATAGGTCTTGTTCAAATCAAATGAATTTAAATGAGGTATCATTTCCATAATTATTTGTTCACTGCGTTTATGTGTAACCTGCCCACTTTCTCCCTTTAAAGCATCAACATGACAAATTGTCCTAAATCGATTCCATTCCGTCGTGTGCCCTTTTTGTAATAAAGCATATACTTCATCGAGCATCGTACATTCCCAAAACAAATTAGCTGCCATCGTTTGTTTAATAGTTATATTGCTAAAAACATTATCTATCACTTTTTTTGTCAATTTTTTTGATATAAAAAGTTATTAGTAAAGATGTTACAAATATGAATTCTGAACAATTCATAGCACAAATGACAACAGATCAACTAAAAAATTTATTTTCCGCAATGAACAAAGAAATTTCATCTCGTGAGAGTCCAAACGTCGAAATCAAGTCAACAACAATTAGAATTATCATAACCGCAACTCCTACTTTGACACCAAAACAAGCTAGACTCATTCGTGAATTGTTTAGACATTATGGTAATTGGTCACATTCGTTTGACGATGGTGTTTTGACATTTGTTTTTTCATCTCAACAATATCACGATAGAGCGTTAAATGAAATGACAGTAAAACGTTTGAATTATTTTCTCAAAAAAGCAGCGAACATTAAGATGACCTTACTACGCGATATGGTGCGATTAGATGGAATACCTCAATTGACCAGTGAGATCATGGATCGAATTTTAGAAGAATTCACAATTTTTGGTACAGTCCGATTACATTTTTTTGATCATAATTCAATGATAGTAAAATTTGATGTTGAAGAACACACATGTATGGTAAGTGAAGGATGGTTGGTTCGTTTTTGCTGTGATAGATAAAAAAATTGACATATTTAATACGTATTGAATATATCAATTACAATGATCCAAAATGAATCCCGAATTAATGTTATTGGTATCACATATATCAACTGAAAAGCTCAAAAAAATGGCTATCGTGATAAATAACGAATTATCTTCGCGGGAGAATTTGATCAAAAATATTGAAACTAAATTGACGAGAAAATATATTTTGATCACTGGATTAGCAAATATCACTGGCCCACACGTTGAAGGAATATTGGATATGTTCAGCAGATTTGGCGACTGTCGTTTAGCAGATTTATCTGATAGTAGTATTCGAATCAAATTTGATGATCTTAATGATTTGAATGACGCGTACGAAGAAATAACACCCGAATGTATCGCTACACTTTTTAGAAATGATTTCTAAAAAAATTGATTAATTTTTTGGGATGATGTTGCCGTTGTTAATAGATAAGAACAGCAACAATGGAGTTAATAGTCAAAGCGTACATGATAATGAAAGAAATTATTCCATATGAGATGTCATTCGAAATAGTAATGTTTTTATATGTAGCGTGGAAAAATAATATGATGAGATGTTCCAAAATTTATCCCAACGCAATAATGTACACAGATAAAAAAAAAATAGTAACAAGAGTATTATTTATGACGGATGAGATTCTGGATATTGAATTTGTTCATTTGGAAGGTATTCATCGTAAAGTTACAGAATGGCAAGGAAACGTATCATCAATTTCTGTGAATGCATTATTGTCCAAACCAATCGCCGAAATTGAAACCGCTCTAAATATGTTAAGTCCAACGTATTTTTTAATCTTCTTAGAACATGTATATCGACTGTTAATAAGTACCGATTATCCGATGGATCCAGTTTCAAATAAAATGATGCAACAAATAGAAACGAGAAGTATCAATCTTCAAATATTGCTAGATCGTTTTACATATTTCAATTCTCCGAATAAAACTCAATGGTTAAGAGATGCAGCAAATGATTCGATCATAATGTTAAAAAATCCGGCCCCGATACTATCACATTATTATGACGCAAAATGCCCATCATCAAATTATCTAAATCGCGAGCAATATTGCTGTCCTCGCCGGGAAAAGTATCACATGTGTCACGGAAATTACTTTATTAATTGTATAATAAAATTATGCGAATCAAAAACACAACTAACATTCATAGAAGATAAATATGTCTGCATGTTTATTTTTAAAAAATTTCCACATATGATAACCATCGATGCAAACCATATTGAAATCAATAATTTGTACAACAATAGCAAATATAATTATCCAATACTTCGCATCATTTTTTGGTACCTGGCGATGCGAACTGGAATCGTAACAGAACAAATATTCATGGATCACTTTTTTGAAAAATTGAATGAAGATTTGTTGAAAAACGGTTTTATCATTGGACGATGTCTAAATTTTGCGGATATGATAGATAATTGTATGGTAGATGATATAGTCGAAAATAATAGACTTACAATTGTCTTATTTGGCATGTTTAAGAATGGCTGGACGGGTGATCATAAAAATGGATGTGGATTTGTGACTGATTCAGAAAATAAAGTCGCTCTCGAGTTAAAAAATAAATCCAAATTCCGAGTTGATCATTATCGCTATGCACCTCATATCGCTAGTATGATAAATCGTTTCTTAAAAATGATATTGTAGATAAATAATTTATTTATCACGATAACCAAGCAATAACCACCTAATCTGTTCCGAAAACAAATTCTATCTTCTTTGATGACAAAAAACATATACGTTGCCCAAAATGTGATTGAGTCTGAATCGATCTTGCCAAATAGTGCATCCAAATATCTTCCCAAAATGGTAAATAATTGTTCTTTTGTTTTGATCGTCAAAGAGTTCATTTTGGAGAAACTAAATACAACATAACTATCTGATCAAAATAATTTCAATTTTTAACGCTAAAAAAATTGAAATTATTAGTTACATAATCTATCAAAAGGCCTATTCATAAAAGAAATGTCAAAATATTATCACTGTATCGCCAATATTAACAAAGTATATATGCTTATGAGAACTATATTGCCAGTAGAGATGGCGTTTGAAATAACTATGGTACTATATATCAAATGGAAATATATTATGATTAAGTACGCACAAATTTATCCGGGCGCTAATTTTTTTGAAGATGTCGACAAAGAAATAATATCGGTCTCAAATATATCCGAAAATCAAGTTCATCTTGTCACTAAATACATAATAGATCAATATGTCATCAATACCCGATATATCAATTTATCCACATTGGAATCGAAAAAACTTTTGTCAAAACCTATTCAAACAGTCATTGATGCTGTTAACACACTCAATCCAAAATTGTTTTTTTGTTTCCTTGAGCATATATATCGTCTAATTCCTAAGCCTAACATATATTTTGATGTAATGAGGGATTCTGAAAACAACATACGAATCTTATTCAACCGATTTTTGTATTACAAATCTCAAAATAAGATGCAATGGTTACGAGATGAAATGAAACATCCGATCATATTCATTAAAGAGATAGATAGTCGTACATCTTATTTTGTAAGATGTCCCGGTACAAACTACCTTTCTACTAACTATTATCGTTGTTTCATAACCGATAAATATCATATGTGTCATCGTAATCATTTTCTACGCACCCTAATACAATTGATCATCGATAATACACATATGACGCAAATTGATGACAGTCATGTATGTATGTTCATATTTCAAAATTTGCCACACATGATAGTAATAGACAAAAATCATATTGAAATCAATAACTTGTACTACCACGAAAAATATGATTATCCAATTCTTCGTCTTGTCATCTGGTATTTATTGATACACTCTAAAATGATATCAGAACAAACATTTATGGAACATTATTTTGAAAATCTTAACAGAGATCTGGTAGAAAATAATTTTGTAACATCATCATGTGCAAATATAACTGAAATGATCACAAAATCGGAGGATGATATCAATGAAAATAGCAGATTGATAATGATTTTATTGAGCGTATTGAGAAATGGATGGTATGAAACAAAAAACGGGGGATTTAGTTATTTCATAGATCCGACATCGGATGAAAATAATAAGGTGGTCCTTGAAAATAATAATTTCTATGTCGAAAATACATACATTTATGCTGAACATATTATTGAAATTTTTGCGGATTTTTTAAAGATTATCCCAAATAAAAATTGAAAAATTTAATATCATTATTATCCTTAATAATGATATTAGCAAAATGCAAAACTACATCGCCAAAGTTGAGAACTGGAATAGATTCGCGCAACCCCTATTTTGCACAGACATTGTTGGCCAAAAATATCAATGCAACAACCCTCTCATACTAGTTCCAATATCACAAAATTTGATAGAATCATATACATCCCAGAATAAAACAGAGTTATTAATCGAACTAGAAAAGATTACCAAAGATAACCATATTGATTTAGTAAATGATGACTATTTCGTCAAAATATCAAGTATCAGCGGAAAGGATGTTATCGCAACGGAAGATTATTGCGATGACGTCACTGAGTTTTGGGTGTCGATGAACAGTCAAAGCAAGAAATTAATTGTCAAATCTACAGACAAATTATGTGAATATCTATTATCGAGTGAAAGGATCGCGACGTGCATTCGACGAGATGGACATATTGTATTCCGAAAATGGATTAAATACAATGTAGAAGAGGAATTTAGATGTTTCATCAAAAATAAAAAATTAGTCGCCATTTCACAATACGAATATGGAAATTATTTGCCAGAATACATGAATCAGCCGGAGTTGATTAGCAAATTAATTCAAAATTATATTAGCCAGGTAGTACATGACATACCATTCGATGATATTGTCATTGATGTTGCAGTGCATGATTTGAATGTTTATTTTATCGAATTCAATGATTATGGATTAGAATCAGACACAGATGCGGGTTTATATGACTGGGAGAACGATAAAAAGATATTGTGCGAAAATCATGATGATATTGATATTAGGCTGTATGATGAAAAATGGTTGGTGGCGAAGTATACGATCGCTTAAATAAAATTATTAATGTTATTTAAGCCTGGATGTAGAGATATGCGAATTTTGTTTCAGACCATGTCATAGTCACTGAATCAAATGTTTTGTAGTGTAGGACATATGTTAGAGTGTTGATCATTTTGATATCAAGGTATATGAGATCAGTAGTTTGAGTGTCGAATGTGAGAATATTGTTTTCAAAATCTTCATTTTTCAACTGTAATGTTGCACTGATAGTAGTTGCGGGAGTTAATGTTGTGTGAATTGCATCTACATATACGGCACCGTTCGTGAGTCGCCAACTATGCGTGACCGTATCGTTAGATTTTAACAATGGTGATGGCGGATTTGGTATTTTCGGATAAGAATCCCATGATTTAAAATCATTGTCTACTAACGAATCTTTTGCGAATTTGTAAGTAGTGCGATGATTTGGTTTGATGTAAATATCTTTGTTTAGTTTGAAACACATACCATATTGGCTGCCAGGACTATTTGCGACACCTGGTAGAGTGTAGCTTGAAATCCAGAAAACTTGGCCATCACCAACACATGCTGAAGAAATACCTCCATTCATCGGCGTATCTGCTGTTTTGGCACCATATTTCCATAATAGTTCTCCATTTGCTACATCAAAAGCATACAATGATCCAACCGAATCTGCACAAAAGATACATTCATTGCAAATTGTTGGTTCGTTCATCGAGAAATTTTGAAATTCAGTGTACCAATTTACTTGTTGTGTGTCAACATTGATTGATGCTAGGTATGAGTTAGCATCGGGGATAAAGTGGCCGCTGGAGGTAACGAATTTTTCAAATTGGCCGACGCTTCCTATTGTTCCGTCATTGTATGCAGCGCTGATGTTAGATTGACAACAAATAATGGCGTCACTTTTATCAACTGCGCATTGATAATTACTAGCGCCAGATGAATTGTTAGATCCTAAATATAATGACGCCAAATATGTCACTCCAACATCGCTCGGATTTGTATGATTAAAGATGGCGTTTGGATTTAGATCCGTAATATCGAGAATAGGTCCACTTCCGCTTTTAGTTGTGGTTGCTACGTATTCTCGGTGTTGTTTCTTGATAAAATGTATACCTGACGCTGGGTCGCCGTCGATAGTATTGATGTTCGGATAGACTAAGCTGACTGGATTAGTACCGCCCAAAAATGTGTAAGTGTCAGCAGGTACAGTACGGACACCAAATAACATTCTGCCTGTGTCAACACTGGCACCGATAATTGCATCAGAATAGGACATTTGACCTCGTGGAGATCTACTTACTTCAACGGATAAATCAATAATTGTCTGTTCAAAATTACTCTTGGCATTGTTTGCTGCGGCTAAAGTTGTACTAGATGGCGCTGCTTGGAAGGCGCTTATAGCATCAACGACTGGAATTTTTAATTTTCGATATGCTTTACTAGGTTTTGCAAAGTATTGTAACTCTGAAAAAGGTGCTGAATGAGCTTGTCCTGTTCCAAAATAAATAACATCATCAACGATACTACATGGAGCGCCCCATGTGCTATTACCATAATAATTTAGTCCCATCGCATCAAATTTAGACGTTATAACGTCTCCATTGTTCAATTGTTTCAGATAAAATAAAGGGAACTGACCGGTGACTGGCGTACTCTGCGCTTGTGAGATTTGTGTCGCGTCCAAGAATGTATAGATCGTCGACACAAATGGTTGTCCAAGTGCCTGCTTTTGACCCCATGATGCCAGAATTTGCGTTAGATTCAATGGATTTGTTGATGCATCTATGAATATTTGTGCACCTAACGATTGCCAAAAGGTCCAAACGAGGGAACTATTGATGACAGTACTTGGAGTGATGGAAACTCGCTGGGCAATAGAATTGGTATTCGGATTGGGATCTGAAGCGCCAAATATATATGGTGATACATATGCAGTAGTGGTGTATGTGGCAACGGCTACATAATTTTGGCCAGGAGGGAAGGGATCAAACTTAGCTAATTCAGGATCACCATTGCTTTTGACAAGTTGTTGTCCAACTGTTAATTCTGGAGCACATAATGGTAGTTGCCATTTAATTTCACCAGTCGCGTCAATATTTTCGATGCAAAATAAAAATCCCTGATCTGCAAAGTATGGATAAGAATTGTAATGAGAATTACCTGGAATCACACCAGGATTTATTGCGTTCTGTAACGACGAAACACCCGCAAATATCAATTCCTTACCTTGTCGTTCGATAACGATCAAGTTCATATCTGATAATCTTACGTTTGATCCAATGTAGTTAGAATAATTGTCTTTTGTTCTGACAACTTTTGAACCGGGATGATCAACTAGATATTCGTTAGGTGGATAATAACCTATTGCCCATTTCAACGTCCCTGTATATTTATCAATGGCGTATAATTGGGGCCCAATATTACTGAACAAAGAATTGGTCAAATAGATCGTATCGTTGTGTATCGCTGGGGCTGTTCTGGAAATAGTTCTAGCTGGGCCATACATGTTAAAACCAGTATCTAAGTTGTAATCATTGCAATTGACAGCATATTTCAGACTACCATCATGTCTGCTGCGAGCGATGAAGATGCTAGATTTAGATGTTGGGAAAAACAAACCTCCAGTGTATGCGGTGTAGTAGAAGTTGTCTAAATCCATAGTAGGTCCATACCATGTTTGCGCTTTTGCTCGATCTACTGCGGTATACCCGGCAGCAGTGGCAGCTGGGCAATCGGGGATCAATTCAAAACTAAAATCAAGATCCAATGATCCAACTGTATGAGGGGATATATTCGAATCGTCATAGATGGTATTCGTAGATCTTTTAAAACCTGCTGAGAAAGGCTTCTTGACGTCGTTGTTTTGTTGCATTCTGTATATATCTGTATATCATCCAATTTTTATATTAAAAATTGATAATCAGAGTGTTACGGTATTCCTTACAAACAAGGTATATCAAGAACACTGATGGATCAGATAATGAGTCAATTTATCGCCAAATTTGGGGGGAGATTTCAAGCTAGCGATAAAAAGACAATCGTTTATGATCCATCTGCTCTATTATTTTTAGAAGAAGTATGTTTGTTTTTGGACGATTACGATGAGGAAGTAGAACGATATTGCAAAGAAAGGGATGCATCCGAGACTGCTGTACAAATCAACAATGCAAGGAGATACATAGAAGACGAATTGACAAAATTTTTCCCATCAGATGTAGTACGGTTGATGTCATCAGTTGGTGCAAGGATGAACTTAAAAGGCTTAGCTTCTGACATTGATTTTGGATTGTTAGTTAAAAAAGCAGCGTTTAATAAAGACAAGTATGGTGATATCTTAGTAAGTAATGGGTATCAATTCAAAAAAGAACTATTTGGATACTATGTGTATACAAAAATAGTTGAGGAAATTGAAGTAGAAGTAAAATTGAGAGTATATGAGGAATCAATTCAAGTGATAGAATTACATGAACGACTTGATGCATTGTCCGAAAAAATGCAAAATAAGTTGGCGTTTGCAAAAGCATTATTGGTTGACAATGAAGAATTGTATGGTAAATTCAAGTGGGAGATTTATTCAGCATATTATGTGCAATAATGAAGTATGAAACATAATTCATTATTGGTAATGCAAATATTGGTCTATTCAATGTGATGTCAAAAGATTTGCAGAAATTTGTATTGACGAGACTTTGAACGTGCCAATATTGGTCTATTCAAAGTGATATCGAAAGATTGCATTGGCAGGACTTTGAACGTGCCAATATTGGTCCATTCAATGTGATGTCAAGAGATCTGTGGAGATTTGCGCCGACAAGACTTTGAACGCGACAATATCTGTCTATTCAAAATGATGCTAAGAGATTTGCGTTGACAAGACTTGGAACGTGCAAATATTGGTCTATTCAAAGTGATGCCAAGAGATCTGCGGAGATTTGCATTGACGAGACTTGAACGTGCAAATATTGGTTCATCCAAAGTGACGTCAAGAGATCTGCAGAAATTTGCACTGACAAGACTTCGAACATACAAATATTAGTCTATTCAAAGTGATGTCAAGAGATCTGCGGAAATTTGCATCGACAAAACTTTGAACGCGCAAATATTGGTTCATCCAAAGTGATGTGAAGATTTGCGTTGACAAGACTTTGAACGTGCCAACATATGGTCTATTCAACATGATGTTAAGAGATCTGCAGAGATTTGCATCGATGAGAACTTTGAACGTGCCAATATTAGCCCATTCAAAGTGATGCCAAGAGATTTGTTAAGATTTGCATTGACGAAACTTTAAATATGCCAATGTTGGTCTATTCAAAGTAATATATCGAGAGATTTACACAGACAAGACTTCGAATGTGCTGATATTGGTCCGTTCAGAGTAATACCAAGAAATTTGTATCGACGGGATTTTGAACATGCGAATGTTGTTCAATTCGATGTACTGTCGAAATATTTGCGGAAATTTGCATTGACGAGACATCAAGTGTGCCAATATTGGTCTGTTCAATGATGTCAAGAGATCTATTGAAATTTGCATCAACAGGATTTTGAATGTGCCAAAATTAGTCCACTCAATGTGATGTCAAGAGATCTGCGGAGATTTGCGTTGATTAGACTTTGAAGGGGCAAATATTGGTCCATTCAAAGTGATGTTAAGGAATCTGTGGAGATTTATATTGACGAGACTTTGAAAGCGCCAATATTGGTCCATTCAAAGTGCTGTCAAGAGATCTGTGAAGATTTGCATTGACAAGACTTTGAGTGCGCCAATATTGGTCTATTCAATATGATGTCAAGAGATTTGCATTGACAAGACTTTGAGTGCGCCAATATTGGTCTATTCAATGTGATGTCAAGAGATTTGCGTTGACAAGACTTTGAATGCACCAACATTGGTCTATTCAAAGTGCTGCCAAGAAATTTGCATTAACAAGACTTTAAACGCGCAAATGTTTGTCTATTCAAAGTGATGTCAAGAAATCTGTGGAAATTTGCATTGACTAGACTTGAACGTGCAAATATTGGTCTATTCAATGTGATGTCAATAATCTGTGGAGATTTGCATTGACGAGACTTTGAAAGTGCCAATATTGGTCTATTCAATGTGATGTCAATAATCTGTGGAGATTTGCATTGACGAGACTTTGAAAGTGCCAATATTGGTCTGTTCAATGTGCTGTCAAGAAATTTGCATTAACAAAATTTTGAACGTACAAATATTGGTCTATTCAAAGTGATGTTGAGAGATCTGCGGAGATTTGCATTGACAAAATTTTGAACGTACAAATATTGGTCTATTCAAAGTGATGTTGAGAGATCTGTGAAAATTTGCGTTGACAAGACTTTAAGCGTACCAATATTAGTTCATTCAATGTGATGTCAAGAGATCTCTGGAGACTTGCATTGAGAAGACTTTGAAAGCACAAATATTGGTCCGTTCGATGTGCTGTCAAGGGACCTGTGGAGATTTGCATTGACCAGACTTTGAACGTGCAAATATTGGTATATTCAGAGTGATGTGAAGAGATCTATGACGATTTGCATCGATAAGACTTTGAACATGCCAATATTGATCTATTCAAAGTGATGTCAAGAAATCTGTGGAGATTTATATTGATTCGATTTGAAAGCGCAAATATTGGTCCATCCAAAGCGATGTGAAAATTTGCACCGACAAGACTTTGAATGTGCAAATATTGGTCTATTCAATATGATGTCAAGAGATCTGTGAAGATTTGCATTGACTAGACTTTGAAAGTGCCAATATTGGTTCATTCAACGTGATGTCAAGGGATCTGTGGAGATTTGCATTGACCAGACTTTGAATGTGCAAATATCGGTCTATTCAATGTGATGTCAAGAGATCTGTGAAGATTTGCATTGACTAGACTTTGAAAGTGCCAATATTGGTTCATTCAATGTCAAGAGATTTGCATTTACGAGACATCGAGCATACCAACATTTATCCGTTCAATATGCTGTCAAAAGATCTGTGGAGATTTGCATTGACTAAACTTTGAAAGCGCAAATATCTGTCCATTCAGTATGCCGTCAAGAGATCTGTGGAGATTTGCATTGACTGGACTTTGAAAGGGCAAATATTGGTCCATTCAATGTGCTGACAAGAGATTTGTGGAGATTTGCGTTGACAAAACTTTGAACGTGCAAATATTGGTCTATTCAATGTGCTGTCAAGAGATCTGTGGAGATTTGCATTGACTAGACTTTGAAAGCGCAAATATCTATCCATTCAATGTGCTGTCAAGAGATCTGTGAAGATTTGCATTGATAAGACTTCGAACACGTAAATATTGATCTATTCAAAATGATGTAAAGGAATCTGTGAAAATTTGCATTGACTGGACTTTGAACATGCAAATATTGGTCCGTTCAATATGATGTGAAGATTTGCATTGACGAGACTTTGAACGTGCAAATATTGGTCTATTCAATGAGATGTCAAGAAATATGTATTGACTAGACTTTGAACATGCAAATATTGGTCCATTCAATGCGCCGTCAAGAGATCTGTGAAGATTTGCATTGACAGGACTTTGAACGCGCAAATATTAGTCTATTCAATGTGATGTCAAGAGATCTGTGAAGATTTGCATTGACAGGACTTTGAACGCGCAAATATTAGTCTATTCAATGTGATGTCAAGAGATCTGTGAAGATTTGCGTTGACTAGACTTTGAACGCGCAAATATTAGTCTATTCAATGTGCCGTCAAGAGATCTGCGGAGATTTGCATCGACTTTGAAAGCGCAAATATTAGTCTATTCAATGTGATGTCAAGAGATCTACGGAGATTTGCATCGACTTTGAAAGCGCAAATATCTATCCATTCAATGTGCTGCCAAGAGATTTGTGAAGATTTGCATCGATCAGACTTTGAATGTGCAAACATTGGTCGATTCAATGTGACGTTAAGAGATTTGCATTGACCAGACTTTGGACATACCAATATTGGTCTCTTCAAAGTGATGTCAAGAGGTTGCATTGACGAGATTTTGAACGTGCAAATATTTGTCTGTTCAAAGTAATATCAAGATATTTGCGTTGACAGATAAAGGAGATAATTCATATTTTATCAAGTAAATTATATGTATCTATCAAAAAAATACAAACTCGAAACTATAAGGATAAAATACTGGCACGTCTTTTTAGCCAAATGCGTCACAGAAATGACAAAAATTTTACTAAATTCCAACGCAGAAATACAAAAATACAAACTAGAACAAAAGATTCTAAATTACAATACTTACATCATCGGCAAATGTGATCTATCAAGTTATGTCATATTTCCCAAAAAAATCTGCATTATTAAATATCAATCCGCATTCAAAGATGATATTTTACATAATTGGCAGATGTCAGATGACGATTTTCATGTGATATTAGAGATATTCGTGCTAATCAATCATTCATGTAAGCGCAGTATAAAAAAAGAGGTGGCGGAAATAGATGATAGCGAATTAGAAGTGACAATAAGTCAAAAAGATAATGTTGAATTGGTGATCGATTCTAAAAAATTTAAGATATCCAAAAAACATTTCACAAGATTGCAAAAAATATTCACTGGTGATAAGAAGGACATTAATATTATGATTTGCATTTTGTTGACTAGATATGAATATTATGGTGTGATGAAAGAGGGCATTTGCTTATCGGCAGATGATGTTTACCAATTTATTTTTGATAATAAACTAGAGAACGACACACTAGAAGCATTTGCTGGAACATTAAATTCAAATCTACCAAATTATTGTAGCTTGTTCTATGATATCGAAAAAATTTTTGGCAGCAAAGGGAGCTTTTTGAACATGCAACTAGATACGTGCAATTATGAAATCATCATCTCCAATCCACCATATATTACGAATGTTATGGATGATTCATCTGACAAATTGATAAATTTCTTAGAATTATGCAATGGTTTTGTGATTGTCGTTATTCCAGATTGGCGATCTGTTGCGGAATATGATGCCGATGTCAACGGACAAATATCGATCAATGAACACGAACAAAAACGGGAAACAGTACCATATAATAATTATGCAGTGTTGCGAAATTCTAATTTTTTTAGAAATGTAATATGCATTGGTGATTATATGTATTATAATTTTTTTGCTAACTCACAAAAGAAAATTAGAGATAATGTTCTTTTTGTGATATTGTCATCAGATAAGGGAAATGATTTGGATAAGAAATTTATTGATTATATGAAACAAAAAATTTCTTAACAGTACATATTATTTCGCATCGCCCACATCATATGGACTTTATTGTAACTAGCAATGTTAATAACAGAATCGGATTCTGTCGTTGTAACTTTCATTTGCAGTTTGTTGCATCCAAGTTGTTTTTTTCGACGCGTATGATCAAACATGTTCCCATCCGTATCTTTTAATGGATAATCACAATATTTACAAAAAACTGTGATTGGCTTGTTAGGTTTATCGACAATTATTTCCTTCCCTTCAGGTATTGTCACTAATTCCTTTGATAATTTGTGAAACTTTTCTTCGGGTATTTTTTCAAACGGTTCCTCAGATGAAGATCCTAACGCTCCTACGAATATTCTTGGAGGTGGCACTTCAGAAAGGATCGGAAAATTACAATTTGCATCAGTGATACCTGAACAAAACAGATCATCAAATGTTACAATGTGTGGATATTTTTCGCTGGGTGGTTTGTCAAAAACTATACGAGTTGCGTTTTCAACGATAGGTTGTTTCTTAGGGTTACCGCGTGGCAGCATTTTAGAATCTCTCCTAATATAATGTTTCTTCGACATATATTGATGTACACCAATCGTTAAATACTACGTCAGTATAGATGAATATTGCTGATAAACATATTATCAATTTTTTTAAAAATAATAGATCTATTATTTTTAAACATATCTCAATAGCAACAACATAAACTTCTGTTTCCAATCATCCACTTCCTTGACATTTATTTTAGCGTCTCCAATAAATTCGACCGCACAATCTATTAACTTATCATCACACAAAATAGCAATCGATGTATCTGCCTTAAATGTTTTACCTTTCTTATACTCAATAGGTTCACCACACATCAAACGTTGCATAAAAGGAGAAATCTTGTTTGACATACAATATGCGAATCGTTTCTTCTTCAATAATGACACATCTTCTGGTTTATCAAGAAACATCATAAAATATTCTCCAAACGTACTCTTTATTAGTTCGATAAAGAGTAACTTGTTATTCGATCCAAACATACAAATTTGATTTCTAGAAATTAAACATGATGCAATATAATGTAGCAAGTCTTCGTTGCATTCGATGCTCTCTAAAAATTGCATTAATCCATCATCAAATATTTGTTCTATAAAATCATAACCGGTTGATAACGATACGTAATCATCCATCTGACCGTTCCTGAAGACCTTTTTTTCCAAATCATATACACCATTATCGAATCCAATTAAATATTTTTTGCTGTCCAACTTATTTTTGAATTCAGGATCAATCTTGTAGATCATCTGACGCAAATCTTCTGTTATTTCTTTCCTAAACGCAGAAGTGTGAAATTTGGATATTATGTCACGTAAGACTAATTGAATATTGATTTGTTTGCCTGAAACGATGATAGGATTATGTTTATAGCGTTCAATGAGATCATCATAATATTTTGTAAGATCCAATATCAATATTTCTGCAAATTTATCTGTCTGAAAAAGAAGTCGTTTTAATGATCCACTTCTTCGGACACTATCGTTTGATTTTGGAGCATTCTTATAAAATCTTTGCCATCGGATACCATCAAAAACCCAAAATATCCCTCTATTACTACATCTGTACGTATCTTTGTATTTTGAACACAGAAATGTAACAATTTTAGTATTAGTTACGTCATTAACCATATTTATGTCATATTGTCCATCCATTTTTATTGGATAGACAATGTGAATGATATAATCTTGTAATTTTTTTTCATTTTTTATTCGATTTCATCTAGTAATTTGATGATAATGTCGCCATGACATTGCGTTGGTTTGCACCAACAACCTAAATTCTTACCTCGCAACGCTCTAAATCGTTCAAGACAATCTTCATCTTCTAACATTTGAATCAAATGCTTTCGATATTTGCGCAAAGATGACGCACGAGTCAAATCCTTCGTAATTTTAAACGGATTGCACCATTCTGAGCTTTTGCGTGGAAATCTCTTGCCATCAATAAAAACAATACCTGCGCGACCGATGTATACATTATTTGGATCATCCATCCACTCACTCAAATTTTTGTATGTTGGTCGGATAAATGCCACTTTTACGTTAACAATTGTTGTTTCTTCCATTATAATGACGTATGAAATTATTCATATTTCAATCTTTATAATGGTCTCATTATAATGTCGCACTAAATTGTTATAAAAAATTGAAAAAAAATAACCAAAATGAATTCATTAAGACAATATGCCTAATAAAAATGAATAAAGTTACGATCACATGCGCTCAGGTATCAAAATCTATCAAACAGAAAAAGTCAACGATGAAAATTAATAAGTTAGTACATTTTTTCACGATTATCGTTAGCGAAACTATTCAAATTCGCGTTTTTGCTATAAATGATGCAGAGATGATGCTACAACCGCCTGAAGGTCGAACACAAAAAATAAACGTCGAACAAATGTATCAACCATTGATTGTAACTACGACGACTGACACATATATAGTACCATGGACATTTGTAGATCAATCACTCAAAAAAGAAAGATTTGTAGGCGATTCATGGGCATACGCGCATGAAGTATTCCTAAATTTATTGTATGTGTATAAATATTTTTTCATAATGAACCAGGATTTGGTTCTTGATGTCAAAATTCTGATTTATCAGTTTTTTATGAAACTAATGCAACCAAAAAAAATGGAATACAAAACATTCAGTAAACGACATGTTGATTGCAACGAACTGATGACAACGGGATTCTGTGGCCTTAAAAAATGTGCGTTTAAACATCAAAAAATAAGTTTCCCAGAAGAGATTGTTTTTTTTAATGTGAACATTATGAATGAGAATAATTTGCGTAAAACAATAATGTTGAGCACAAAAGATTGTAAATATATATCCACTTTAAATGGATACGAACAGATACCAATACGAGAAAATAATGTAAACAGAATTGCATATGATGTCGTCATGCCATGGCATTTTACAGATAGTAATTATTCTGGCGTGCCACTTTCGTTCGCATTATATCAAATTAGAAAATCAATGCTACGATATTATTTGCTATTCATCAAACTATTACCTCATTTTTTCGATGTCAAAATTCGTGTCATCCTCTATAGGATGTTTATTTCATTCCTAAAAATAGATAGATGTCAAATAAAACAATAGCGCAATATGTAACATTGTTACATATTACGTTCTATATCATTCAATAATTTAACGATAATATCACCATGACATTGTCCTGGCTTGCACCAACAACCTAAATTCTTACCTCGCAACATTTTAAATCTCGCAAGACATTCTTCATCTTTCAACATCTCTATTAAATATTTTTTGTACATTTGTAACGATTGGTCATATGTCATCTTTTTTGACACATTGTATGGATTGTACCATTCGGATTTGTTAGCAGGACATAATTTTTTATTAATAATAATAGGCTTGCCAATGTATACGTTGTTTGAATCATCCATCCAATCTTTAAAATTGTCATAATGACCACAGAGAATATTTTTTCGGATATTGACAATAGTACTTTGCATTGTTATCATATCATATTAGATTTTTACGATATAATAAATCTTATCAATTTTTATCAAACCCATGAATATGTAAATTCTATTTTGGCGTTTATCGCACTTCGATTTATTCGATGTTTGTAAGTGCCATCCAAGATTAAATGTTTTAGAGATGGAGGAAGATTATCAATAGGATGATCAAATTTTTCCCCTAATTTTAAATAAGTGAGCGATTTTGGTAAGTTATCAATCGATTGATCAAACTGTTCTCCAAGCGTCAGATGAGTAAGAGATTTTGGTAATTGATCAATCGTCTGGTTAAAACCGTGACCAAAACGTAGATGAATTATACTATCTGGTAATTTATTTACCGGTTGGTTGAAATTATCGCCAAAAAATACATAGAGTAGTGAAATCGGTAAATTATCGACTGGTTTGTTGAACGCGTACCCACATACCAAATTGATTAACGTTTGTGGCAAATCGTAAAGAGGTCGGTTAAAATAGTTGCCTAACGTCAAACTGGTAAGAGAATTCGGTATACAATTACGTATTGAATGATCATATTGGATATTGAATAACAACTCTTTGACTGTGTCAGGGACAGAATTCTCTATAGAATTTATATAATGACTCCCAACAGTCAATCGTGTTACTGATGACGGTATATGTCCTTTAATTGGCTGATCAAAACATGCGGCGAACACCAACTCTTCTACAGAATGTGGAATATTATTTTTGATAGATTGGTTAAACGCCAAACCAAAATGTAGAATTTTGACAGACGAAGGAATACTATCTTCAATGGGGTGGTTAAAATCATCCCCAAAATATAATGAAATAACTGTCGAGGGAATACAACCTTTTGTGGATTGATTAAATTTCTTCCCAAAAATAATTGTTTTGACAGATGCAGGAAAACATTTTATACTGACAGGGGTATCAAAATTACGTCCAAAAATTATAGTTTCAGCTCCATCTGGAATATATCCTTCAATAGATTTATCAAAATGATCATCAAAAAATATTGCGGTAACATTTTTGGGAATCCCATTTGTTGTGACGAACTTGGGAATCATTGATTTATCCGCAGAATGCGCTTGTCTATAATCAATGTATTTAACGTTATTAGGAACCTCATGAATGTTGTTACTGCACCAAACAGATAAAAAATTATCATAATAGGGTAAATTTATTATTTGTGGTATCCACATTCTCTTGCTGTACAAAAAAATTTGCCGTAATCTTCCAGCAGACCGTGACGTCAACGAAAGCCTAATCTTTTCGTAATCTTCAAGGTCTTTGCCTATCTGAAGAATAATATCTGCGCATAGTTGTAACATTATTTATTAATAATGATAAAAATATGTGTTCTAACATGCTGTCTATTCAGAATTCAATTTTTATTCGAATATCCCAGTATCAGGATTGAATTTAGCTCCCATAGTTTTATGGAGAGCGTTTAATTGTGTGGCAGTGATCGGTTTACTTATTGACGCCATAGCGATAAATCCACATAAAAATGGTTTCGCAGGTATCTTTGTTATCATTATTTTTTCTTCGTTCAATGCAAAATGTATTCTGTGATATTTACCAAAATGAACAACGTTTCTCTGTGAAAATATTTTAAAGTCCCGATAAATATTTGCAAATCTATCAAAATAATACAACTCTACTTCCATAATACTCTTACGTTTATTATTGTAGTTGCCAAATATTTCAATATTCAATTTTATTGATCAATGATTTATAAATTATTGACCAATATCCAACGAGTATTCAAAAATAGGATATTCATATTTTGCCAAAACACCATCATCCACGAAATACAACTCTTCATTCTTGATAGGTTGGTTTAAATATTTATGCAGTGCTTGAATGATAAACTTTTTAGGGATACATTTGAATTCAATGTGATAGCGCAATTCTTTATGGATAGATCCAATATTGTTGGAATTCCAGATAAATTTTTTGACATAGAACGCTTTCTTTTCCATATTTTCAAGTTTGAATACTTGCAAATGAAACATTTTACCAAATTGTTGCGAGGATATCAATGCATATAGATCGTTTATTTTAGACTCAAAAGTTGGATCCGATAGTAACTCGGGCGTAATTTCATAAACTACCTCATCACCTTTTTTGGACACAATTTTAAAATCAAAGTGTGGCTTAACAATTGAATGGATTGATTCAATAATCTGTGCTTGAATTATATTAGATACTTTTTGGAATCCGATGGAGCCTAATATTAATTCACGAAAAAACTTTGATTCAGCAATGAATTGAGATTTTGTATGTTTCCCGACATATTCTTGCCATGACAAACCATTAAAGAGGGTTGGGCATTTATAATTTAGTACACTGAAATTTGCTTGTTTGATATCTATAGAAATAAATACTTTTCCAAGATTGTCATATGTATATAATTTATCGTTAACCAAATTCGTGGGCATAGTATGTCGATGTATAGTTAATCTAACAAATGATTCGTTTTTCTTGATATCTTCTTTGATAGTTTTCTCAAGCTTTTTGATTTCACTTCTAAAATTTATGGTTTGATATTCTTTTTTATACAAATCCCAGTGTCTTATTGAATTATACAACGGATCCAACGTTTCAATATATGAATTGATATATTTTGGATGGGGACATGGAATAGGAATGCCGGAATAAATAGTGAAAATATCAATATCATCTGTATCGATAATATGTGGAATATTTTTTGCATCACCTCGATGTAATTTGATTAACTTTAGTTTTGAAGTGTTAATGGAGATAGATTCTGAATAAATCCCGGGGATATTCCCGACATGTATGTGAATTGCCGCCCGCTGTTTCGCTGTCAACTCGAATGGCAAAAGCAAATTGTCATCTTGAGTTTTAGCAAATTGATCTACAAGTTCGATCAAGTGAGTTATCTCGTCCATTTTATACTTGACAATACTTGAAAGATACACGTTAGTGATTATTTTTCAATTTTTATTAAAAAAATTGAAAAATGGAACGCGTGAAAGATCTATTTAAGAGATGACCAATAAAAGATGGCAGACATGATTATCAACAATTACAATCGGGAATGCAACTACATTGTAGAACGGAACTGCACTCAACGCATCCGACTCGACTTAAGTCCCGAATATTGTTACATCGTATTTGGTCACTGTAACATCTATGCTTATGTAGATCCAATCACTGACAAAGTATTATTCTTTGATTATTATTATCCTAACAATTATCAAAAAATTGATAATATAAAAGTTATAAATATGTATTAATTTTGTATCCAATACAACGAAATGGAACAGCAAATGACTGAGTATTTGAAATTACACAATCAGATTCACAAATATCCTCCTAAATGGTTCACATCCATCGCACTAACTAATATACCCAAAGAGTCACAACGAAAATATCAATATTTGCTCGATGGTAAAGGAAGTCTTGTCAACAAATTTTACGATATTTATATGGTATCTTCACCAGGAACAGTTTGGAACGGAAATAGAACATATGAGCAACGGATAGCTGCTGCCGGTAAAAAAGTAAATAGAGATGCTTTAGGAGCTAAAATTCATGCTCGCTTAATGACTCTACAAAATCCGGCACATTTTGACTTCGGATCAGGAGATGGTACTACTGCGCTTGCCACTAGTCGCGTCATCAGTGCTGCAAAAACATATTGTTGCGACGTTGACGATTTTATGTTAGCAGAAAATAAACAATATTGTGACTTTTCAAAAATAACTGCAACTGATGAACTTATTATTCCTAAAGATGTCAATATTATTACCGCAGCTCATGTATTTCATCATTTAGCTTGTTATAATATGATACAGACACGACTTAGAGAAATGTACGATGGATTGCCAAAAGGGGGGCTATTATTAGTGCGCGAACATGACGTCGCAGCAAGTGCAACTAGTGAGATAGATACTCGCCTTAGAAAATATAATAAAGAAGTTGTTGTTTTAATGCACTTATGTTACGAGGTTAACGAAATTCCGAAAAGAAAAACTCGCGCTGAATTTGATGCTTGGTTCCATGGCATGGATATGTGTTTGATGACAAAGCAGGAGTTGAGACAGTTTGCCGAAGGGGTAGGATTTACGTTTGTCGCAGATTCAACAGCACGAGCAAGTGATTTATCCTACTACATATTGTTTGAAAAAATTTGATTAATTATTGATTGATCAAATTATTTATCCAAGTATGTTTCTCATCCACAAAAACTTTTATTGGAAAGATATCATCTGGCAACATCGTCACCATTTGCCAATATATATGATTAATTCTATATCTATTTCCATTATCATCAATGATTATAATCGGTGATACACAATCATTGGCAACATAGTCGAATAACGAATTGGATGGAAATAAATTAGGCGCAACAGATGTGAATAATCCATAGTTCAATATATGACCTACTGTTTTTTTCTCTTTGTTAAAATTTAGTTTCTGGATTTGCGAAATCGTCATATTAACATTCTCAGGCAACTGCTGCAGATTGATATAATCTTTGACGATGAAAAGATTAATGTCTGCCATTTCTTCACCGGTAAATTTGCGTTTCATAGAGCATAAATTGGTATGTTATATTAAATATTTGATTTGTATCTAAAAAAAATGATATTTTAAACGTTTTCGTTACTGGGATGATAAGTATTCAACAAAAATGTTTGGCGTCTTCTATAGTGACATAGTAAACATCATTATTGCCGATTTTGACCCCGCAGACGTTTATCAATTAAAATGCGTGGATAAATATCATTTTAACTATGTTACCAATGATTTTATCCATAGCATGATAATCAAAAACATAATAAAAAAACTTCGAGAAAAATTAGGGGCAAATTATGATAATTTTGTGATGGCGATGGAGAAATTGAAAATTAGGATATCTGGTTCTTTTGTAGTTCAATGTGCTTTGAACGAATATTGGGAAGAGAGTGATATTGATTTGTATACGCATTCACCGATATCGGCAAATATGTTTGATTGGACAGACGGTAGTCAAATATATTCTCGGCGTCTATATGGTGGTATTCCGAATATTCTAAGCATTATTAATTTTCATGAAAAACCTGTTTTTGTTCCTGGACAATGGCACGTAGTTTACAAGCTATTTTTACAAATGATCAAGTTAGAGCGATCTCCTAAACATCCGACGATATGGTCTCATATTGATAAGACATATGATTATGACATATGTAAAAACGTCTATAAAATCAAAAATGGTAAACCTACACTGAAGATTAGTAATTTAAGCAGCATTATGAACAAGGAGATTCAAATTGATATCAATAATATTGGCAAAAATGATAACAGAGATCAAAAATATATAAATAGAGGATTCATTTTTAGAAAAGGAAGACATGATTACATCAAATATATGCGCCGCGTAGTGCCGATAGTATATTGCAACGTGCAAGACGATAAAATGTCAAATATTTATTTTTTGGGCAAACGTATGCGAACTAATAAATGGAGAAATGATAATGTGACTATCAAATATTTTAATAAAGATATGTACTCAGAAGCGTATACTTGTCATCACAGTGGTTTAGCGCATTCATACGATAAAAAAGGTAATATTTTAATCAAAACTCCTATTTATTCAAGAAATAGCATATTATGTCGTTGTCCGATTGATAATTATTATGATTCATCACTCTACGAACATCGACATACAACTATGACAATGCGCAAAAAAGGAAACAAACAAGAATATTTTTGCGAAGTTATTGTTATCAAGTGTAAACATCCTATCACAAAAGAAGAATATCAAACGGAAGATACATATGAATGGTTAGATATTGAAGGTAAAGATGAGCGACGAATGTATCCTGTCATCCATCTGGGAAATAATCGGGATGTAGATTGGACACCACTCAAAGAATTAGATGATGATTATTAAAATTATCATCTAATTCAAAAAAATTGAAATCTCATCTAATATGATATATACATTCTTAAAAAAAATGCACCGTAAGATGCAACCGCAGACTTTTGACAAACAAGAACTAGAAAATATAATCGCGTCTATTTCGTCTGTCAAAGATTCTCTTGGGACAGATATTCCAAAGATCAATGGGATTTTTTATATGTACAATATAAATGGATCCTTAGCAGCATTTGATTCTCAAAACTAGATATGTTTATGTTTGGGGGATTACTCCGCAAACCTTCTATTTGCTAAATGAAGAAATCATAAGTTATGCAGGATCGTTAAAAGATATACTAAGTGGGTTGTATTCTGGTTATGCAACGTTAGAAACACAATATCAAAAATTTCCACATGCTATCGATATAATTTCGTTTAAATTATCTAACGACATTGCGTATTAAAATGACAATAAAAAATTGACATATTTAATTCTAATTAAATAGCCTATCATAAAGATCATCAGAAATGCTAAACGCAATTTGCAAAGACGTATTGAAAATAATATCATCTTATAACGATCCGATCGACATTTATAGATTAAAGTGCGTCGATAAATACCATCATGACAATATCTCGAACGATCTAATTCATAGTATGATAATCAAAAATATTACAAAAAAATTGCGAGAAATATTAGGAAACGATTATGATGATTTTATTTTAACACTCGAAAAATACAAAATGGTACTTTCAGGTTCTTTTATTATCCAGTGCGCCATAGATGAATATTGGGAAGGGTCAGACATCGATATATATTCACTTTGCGAAATAAAAGATGATATTTTTGGTTGGGCAGAACATCATTCTGTATATTTGAAAAACGATGATAACGTTGAATATGGAAATCTTACTGGCATTATTAAAATCGATAACTATGTCAAAATAAATACGCATGGTTGTCCTCTTCAATTAATTACACTTGATCATTCTCTAAAAAAAAGAAGCGTAAGATCGTATCTTAGTGATACATTTGATTTTAATATATGTAAAAATGTGTACAAAATCAAAAATGGTAGACACATTTTGAAAACAAATAATCTCAGCAGTATTATGAATAAAGAAATTCAAGTGAATACCAACATAGGAAAAAATCATCCTATGAGATATCGAAAATATACTCAGCGAGGTTTTAAGATTAATAAGATTGGAAAGTGCGATTATGTTAAATATGCGAATATTGTGATGCCATTTGTGATTTGCGATGTAACTGAGCAAGATAAAATTTGTAACGTTCAATTTCTGGGCAAACGTATCGTCGATGATATTTGGGAAAATAATAATCTAATTATCAGTTACTTTGAGTGTGATATGTATTCACTTGGTGACACATGTTGCAATTCTGATGCTGTAGATACATATGACACGAAAGGCCAAATGAAAATGAAGATAGAAAATGGTTGTTCTTTTCCGTCAAATTGTCCGTTTAACAATTATTTTGATATCAAATTGCACGATCATAAACATTCTAGCTTGGCGGTGTACAAAAAAGAAACGAAGGAAGAATATTCTTGCGACGTTATTATTATAAAACGTACCGATAAAAATTTTGATTATGATTTTTCGAAAGATAAGTACGAATGGCTAGATGTGCGACCCAGAAAAGAATCATGTTATGCTGATTTGGTTGATAATCGCGATAATACGTTCATGCAATCAGATTTACAACTAAAAAGACCAATGCCAGTAATATGCTTAGATGATGACGAAATAGATGAATTTATTTGATTGTTATTTTAATAATCAAATATATTAAGGTCTGTGACCATGATTTAAAATATTAAAAGTAAAGTATAAGTTGAACAATAGATGCAATCAAGTCCCGAAAAAAATGTATTTTCAGTTAAGAAAAATAATTTGAAAGTTTGCGAATGCGATTTTGATCCCCAAATGGTTTATTTAGTCGAGGAAAAAGGGTGCCCATTGACTGATAGATATATGATCACTATCTGCGACTACTTGAAAGATGTTGAGAAGCAAACACAGGTATGCAATAAAAAGTTAGTTTTGTTATGCAAAAAAGGAGTAGAGATGATTGCAGATTCAGAATGTTTCCGACATAAAGATCATGAATATTTTGTCGATAAGTCGTTGATCAAGTGGCGAAAGGAATGGTTAGATTGTTTCGATGGCAAGACTGAAAAACAGGTTGGTAACAGACGCGCAGATGTTTTAATACATGAAAACATTGTTATCGAATTTCTACATAGCAAACTTTTGAGAGACAACATTAATGCGCGTAATAAAAATTATTCCCAGTGCAACAAACAAATATATTGGGTCATCGAATGCAACGAATCTATCGACGTTGAAAGGATACGAGATAGAAAACGTAGAATAATCTTTAAAAAGGATATATGGAAATACGATTTGTTCGATAACGATTACGTTTATTTGAATTACAAACATAAAATTTACAGAATCAAACCTGGAGATGTTAAAAGTGGTATCATCGATGTCGCAGATTACAAGAGTGAGCGGCATTTTGTGAAAGAAATGAAACGTGGAATGGTCACATGGAACGACGTAAAGATTCAACGAGGCGTTATTTATTATAATCAACGAGGTGCGGGATGCGGGAAAACGTACGAAAGTATTCAACTATTAGGTACAAATGGATCAAATATATCAGCCGACAAAGACACTTTCATTTACTTAACAAAAATGCACTCGGCCAAAGAAGTCATTTACAATGAATTGCGAGAACAATACAATAGAGGCGATCTGTCACATTTAAATTGCACCAAACAAAACATCGATAATGATGGCAAAAAGCAATACAAGATGGAATATCATAATAACCAAACTGGAAAGAATATTCAAATTATTATTGGTACTATTGATTCATTCATATTTGCAATCACCACTAAGAAGGTAAGTGACAACGATCTTTTTAGAGCAATTGCCAAATCTATCAAACAAGGATATATTCATGAAACGGCTGGTGGAAAAGTGAGTGATGCTGGCAGCATTCGTTATGCACAGGCTAAGAATGTAAAATTGAATGTGAGATGTTTGATAATCATAGACGAGGCACAGGATTTGAATAAGGATTACATTGAAGCCTTCAGCGAAATTGTTGAAACAACAGGTATCGATGTATATGTAATTGGTGATAAATTACAAAGCATTTGGGGAGAACATAATGTCATGACCTTTTTAGAAAAGAATAATTTGAGTACAGATATTGTCCCGAGCACCGGCGAAAATTGTGTCAAGCGATTTCATGAAGAGGACTTCATAAAATTTGTAAACAACATAATCGAGTTCAAAAAATATAATCTGCCACACATAAATTCGATATGTGATGGTTCTCGATGTAAATACATTCACAATGATCATAAAAAACCATGCAACGTATTTGAAGTTCCCTGTATCTATTCAGGGGATACTGACCAAGAGAAGGTTGATGCATTGGTTGATAAAATAATCAATTACATGAAATACGAAATCCAAGAGTACAATTATAAACCAAACAATTTCATGTTTATCTTCCCCATCCTTGCAAAAAATACGTTGGCAAATCGGATAGAATCGAAAGTGCAAGATTTTTGGATCGAACAGTTCAAGGATCCAGAATATGTGCAGAACGTTTTGTTGAATGACGAATACTGGAAAGAAAATTTGAATGATAAGTTTCATAAATATGTTTGTCTGCATAAATCTGAAGAAGGTCAATCTATCAATTTAACAGAGTCAGAACACATGACCCGAATATTGTCTATTCATTCGTCAAAAGGAAATGGGTGTGAAGTTATTTTTTTATTAGGACTAACTGAGAAAACACTAGTCAAATTTAGTAAAATGCCATGTAATTTAGTGTATGATTCGTTATTGCACGTTTCGTTAACACGGCAAAAAAAATCATTGTATGTGGGAGTACAGAATAACAATGACGATGTTTGGAATAGATTTCAAAATGTGTGCAACATTGAATCAGATAAGAATATTCCTCCGCAAATACAATATATTTCGAGATACAACAGTTACGATGGTGTGATAACTTATGCTTTTGATAATCTTGATCTATTCGAAATAATCGAGAAAGAAATCATAACTCCCAGTAATTTTGCCAAATTATTACCAAAGTTTAGTGATGAAAAAAAGATAATTGATTGGGGACATCATCAGATTCGATTTGCAGTATTTTGGTACAGCATTATGTCGAGTATTGTTGAGAATGAGAAGATGGAACAATATGGTGACCAATTCAAAGCTGTTTTAGCAAATATATCAGAATTATCAATTGGCAAATATACTCATAATGATTATTACAAAAAATTAGATGAAATCTCTAACAATAACCGCAAGCGCGAATACATCAAAAATAAAGAAATACCTATTTTATGTTTGGGTGATGATACTCGTTCAATTTATCATAAATACAAAGACACATTGTTTGATTTTATGAAAAATATTCAATCTAAAACTGCTACGCAAATGATCAAGGGAGAACGATTGCCTAAATTATGTGCTATGGAATCGATAGTCATGATGTATATGATTCAGATTATGAAAAAGGGTAAGTATTCAGAGATAACTATCATGGATGTGTATAATATCATGTATTGTTACGATGATTGTTCTAATTCGATAAATCATCAACATCATACTGATTGTTTATGCGCAAATATTTTTCACGAAGCAGATAATTTTGAACAAAATGCATCCCATAAAGAAATCCGCTCTAGTATGGTCAACCATTACGAAAACATTGAAAACATCAAAACAATGTATGGAAATTATGTTGCGTATATCCAAAAATTTTTAAAAGATGACACAGAATTTATCTACAATGTGTATCATAACGTTTACTATGGAATCAAAAATGAAAATATGAGCATCATGCAAAGTTTTCCCATTGTCGCACATTCAGAAAACCACGTTATATTTTTTGTCATCAAACCTCAATTTAATAAACTAAATTTTGATAGAGTAATGTTCGATGTCATCTTCAACGCGTTTATTTTAGGTAATTGCCGGGATGAAAACAATCTCAAAAGATTCAGTAATAAAAAAATTGTTGCGTGTATATTTACATTTGATTCTAACAGGCCAATCTTTTGCAATCCTAAAAGTTACAAACACAAAGATATTCTCAAAAAATGCTTGAAAGAATATTTGATGAATAAATATGCTAAAAATCATGAAATGGTTTACAATTTTTACGAATATTACAAAAACAACGCACCGCAAAATACTAATGTTATTGAATATGTAAACAACGAACTAATGCTAAATAATTACAAAAAAATACCAATGTATATCAAACATTTCTTTACAGGTCTCAAAGACAAACCAGAGATATTAAAGATTGATTTTTTGGATCAATTAAATAAATATCTCGAAGAAAAAGTTGATGGATTTATCAGTTAGATACGTAGCTGATATTATACTTACATATAGCAATGTTGTCGCGCTGCAAAGATATTTTGATAATTATTAGTCAATATATAACAGATGCCGATAAGATTAATTGGTCGATGACATGTATCGCAATGGATAAATACAAATACGAATTTACATATTGTGAGAAAACTGATGTGTATAAAATTATGTCATTGCCATATTATAATAATTTTGAATATGTCGTTGTATATCACGAAACATTGTTTGTACCGACAAAAATGAAGCCCTGTAAATATTTTAGTTATGATGGTGACGTACGACCGGGGACAACGTATTTAGTAACAAATAAGATATTACCAGGCGCAATAATACCCAAAACAGTGACCAAGTTAAAATTTGGTCCTTATTTTAATTGGCTGATCAATGACTATCTTACCGATTCGATAACAAAGTTAAAATTTAATAATTATTTTAATCAGTATATCTCAAATTGCATCCCAAATTCTGTTACTCATCTAACTTTTGGCGATCATTTTAACAAAACTCTTGAAAATTCCATACCGGAATCAGTTACTCATTTGACGTTTGGATATGATTTTAACAAAAAAATAACTAGTATGTTACCCGCATCTATAACCCATTTAAAATTCGGTCATCGTTTTGATGGATCTATTGTATCTCTTGCAACTTTGGACAAACTAACTCATTTGACGTTTGGTTACAATTTTAATCAACTGATCTATGAATGTTTACCTGATTCGATCATTAAAATAACATTCGGTTTTCACTTTAATCAACCAATTACAAATAGTATTCCAAATGTAACTCATCTAACATTTGGTGATAGATTTAATCAAACAATAGATGATCTTCCAGATTTAATAACTCATCTAACATTGGGATGCGATTTTAACAAACCAATCACAAATATTCCTTCATCTGTTACGCATTTAACGTTTGGTGATAGATTTAATCAACCAACTACGAATTTTCCATCATCAATTACTCATTTATCCTTTGGATACGATTTTAATCAACCAATTTTGAATTGTGGAATGACACATCTTACTTTGGGAGCTTGCTTTAATCAGTCATTGAAAAATCTTCCGTCGTCATTGACTGATTTAACTCTTCATCGATATTGCAATGACCTCATCAAGAAAGATATTCCAAAATCTGTGAACATATTTATCAAATAAAGATTTTATTTGATAAATTTTTTATTGTGGATCGACACACACAAGCGTATTCATCCTACTATCATTGAATGTTATATCGATACGTAATGGATATCCATAGTTTGTTGTTATTGATATACATGATATTCTATCTATTAAATGTATTATTATTTTTGACCATGACATAGAAAATATTTTACCTAACGATGGTGCGTCAGTTATCTTTATAAAGGTAAGTTCACCAGATATAACTTCTAGCCTCATTTTGTCATGAACATCTATTTTTTTAAATAGTTCACCTATTTCCATAGTGTTGAATATTCTCACGTAATGGTTATAATTGATTTCGGGTTCATATTGGTATGTTATCGATAATCCAAGATCTTTTATTGTCCCTCCATCAATCAGATTATCGCATTGCACATACATTGCATCATTCGTAATGTACATAAGTACAACTTTGGGGTTCGTTTGTAATATTTTATGCAACATATTTATGTTTATGTTAATATTTGTATCAGATTGCGTTTCGATTCCAAATCTATCAAAAATACCTGTATATAGTTTCGTTCGCATTATCATATCATTTTTTTGGCTACTCATAATCATGTGATACGCAAATCTTCTCATTTCGATTCTACAAGTGGAATCATTTAGTTTGTGCGATAATACAGCATCTGTAAAGATTTGTAACGATTCTGTTGTTCTTATTTCCATAAAAATATGGTCATCGAATATTTTAGATTCAGATTTTGTCACTACAAAGTTGTTGTCAATATTGAATTTGAACTGATCAAGTATCCAGAAATCTCTGACGATTTTTGCCAGTAAAAAAATGCGCATCGGTACATTAGAGAATATGTAACCAATGATTTCCATATCACCTTCATTGCGAGATTTAATCGTAAAATATGTGAAGAGAATTCTGCGAATATCAGATGGCAATGCACGTATTCTTTTTTCTAATGTGTTCATATTTATTTTTTTGTTATTGATTGGATCATTTATTGCGTTTAAATATCAATTTTTTGGCTTAAAAAATGATGTTTAAAGCTCTTTGGTTTGCGCATACGAGTATCATAAATGATGTATCATCTAATTAGTACTAATTTAGTACTAATTAAACGTTATCGTAATATGTTTTTCACACATTAAAATATTGCTACTATTTTTGTATATTTTGCGTGAAAATATAGGCGCTTCATCTTTTAAAAGTCGTTTTATTTTTTTATTGAATATCAGATAACGCACTGATGGCGGTAGTTCATCCTTGATCGGATGTTGATTGCGGTGTGAGATTATATAGTTATGCGATCTTGTTGAATGACAAGTGACATCAAATGATAAATGAGTGACAGATGATGGAATGCAATGTTCTATCGGTTGATTAAAACGATATCCAAATGTTAGATTTGTAACTGATGATGGAATATTTCCCATAATTTTTTGGTTAAAATTCCAACCAAATGTTAAATGCGTAACTGTTTGCGGTATCAAATTATCGATAGGATAGTCAAAATTATCATCAAATTCTAAATGGGTAACAGATTGCGGTAATTTGCCACCCTTGTATTTTTTACAATCAAAATATCCCGTTACATTCATTTTAACGCGCGAAAAATTATCATAGAATGGTAAAGTATGTATTTTATGAATTTGTATTTGTGTGTGATATATGAATTGGTGTTTTAACCAAGATATTAACTTTGATGTCGATAATAGTGACATCTTTTCGGAATCAGTTAATTCATCACATAAAATACATAATACGTCCTGGCATAACGACAACATTTTTTATTCATCATTATGATAAATAATTATATTACTTAATTTTTTTCATTTTTTTGTGAATTGGTACCTAACATATGGTATCACATCGTTAACTTGATACCAAATATTATCTTTTTTCTGAAATATCAATCTTATGATAACATCATTAAATTTCCAAATTGCGCCACTTGGAATATCCCAGGTCCAAAACCATTGATTCTGTGAATAATAATTGCTATCTTCATAAAACTTGTCTTTCGTTACATCGATTTCAATGCCATCATATTTTTTAGCAACAGTTTTCCAATCAATCTTCCATTCATCTTTTTGAACCTTATGTCCATCAATAATCTCATCATCAAATTTTGTCATTTCCTCCATCGATTTGATTTTTTTCATTTCGTTATTTGCAATTACTTGATAAATATAATAACAAGGATCTTTTTCTAATTCGTTAATCATAAAATCTAACCATGCGCATCCTATGCCAAACCAAAGTCCATTTGGAAACCAAATAATTTTTTTTTGTTTCACATTTCTTAGTTTACGAATTGGATCAGATGATATGTGGAATCTTGTATTTTTATATCTTTCGCACAATACTTTCAAATCGTTATTGTCCCCAATTTTCTTCATTATTACTACAAAAAATTTTCTTTATATAAATAAAGAAAATCATTTCTGGTGTTCATTGATGATTTCATCAACGAATGAATAATCTCTAGACGGATTTCGTTCAATCGAATTAATCAAGTCTGATGCGTTAGATGTTTGCTTTGTATGCTGCTTCTTTTTTTCTGTTGTCGGCACATTTTTAACATCGCTAAAATGATAGACCTTCTAATGAGCAATAATTTTAATTTTTTTATAAAAGTTGAAATTATTTGGTTTCTCGTATCAATCTTTCTATTTCTTTGATCAAGTTTTCGAACACTTTATTCAAAGTCTTAACTTCTTTATTTAGACGTATGTTTTCAATCTCTCCCTTCAAATGTTTGATTTCTTCATTTAGGCGTATGTTTTCAATCTCTCGCTTCAAATGTTCCGATTCTTTGGATTTCGTTAACGACAAATTAGAAGATGATATGGTTGCCTTACACTATGCGATTTATAGGAATCAACCAATTGTTGTAGCATTTTTATTAGAAGAAGGTGCAGACGTAGAACGCAAAAATGCAATTGGCCTAACACCATTAATGATGGCCAAGGCGAACGATAATAAATCGATGGAGGACTTGCTGCTATCTTATGGCGCAAAAAATTGAAAAAATATCATTCTTAATCATCTATCATTTATATATGATTAAAAATGTCCCATATCCTAAAAATCAAATTACATGATCAAAATTTGCTGCCACTGTATTATAATCATAGGTCTGCGTACATTGATGATGCAGGAATTGATTTATTTGTACCAAAAGCAACAATTGTGCCAGCTAAGAGCATTGGATTCGTAATAAAATTGAACATATCTGCTGAATTGACCGATTATATGAATAATTCGATGTCATATTTCTTGGTCTCTCGGTACAGTATGAATTTTACATCGTTAAGATGTAAAATTAGCGTTATGGATGCCGGATATCGTGGTGAATTATCTATGATCGTCGACAACATCTCGGACGTAGATTATCAAATCCAACAACATCAACGATTAGTGCAGATATGTGCTCCCGATTTGAAACACATTATCGTTAAAATAGTATCCAAATTATCAAAAGGCTCCAGATATAAAAGAGGATTAGGATCATATAATAACCAGAATATCAAATACTGTCATTCAAAATTTAAAATGATGGATCATTCTTTGGATGATTTTAGAGACAAAGACGATTTGGATGTCATTTTGCCATTATATTTGCGTCCCAAGTTATAATTATCAATATTGTATTGACAATTATCTCTTAATATGCGGGGAATTTCGTCGTTATATTCTGCTTTGACACGGAAAACATATATTGCTAAAGGTGTTATCGTTGTATATGTAAATAGGCCAAATCTTGGGGCAAAATTTAGGTTTTTCGGACGAAACAATCTTGAGATCATTTTTTGTCCTTTATCATTTGATATCAATATATAATAATCAATTTTTCAATTTTTTTCACCCATTATCAAAAAAAAATTGAAAAATTGTATTTCAGGAGGTTCCTTTAATATTATATAAAATACAATACAATGTCTGCACATATCTTCACCTTAAAACAAGTCCAAGATTCAATGACAACGATGGCTAGAAAAGCTAAAGAAGCATCTTCTTATTTTACAGACGAAGAATACGGTCTTCTTCTTGAGGAAGAGCAAAGAAGAAAAACGGGTCAAAAATACAACGGCTACTACATCTGGTTTACCACGGAAGGCAATTGTATCGCGTTAGAAGAATCTACGGGATTTTTACGTGTTTGGGGCTGGAATTTTGAGGCAAAGTTCTTCATTGTAGATGAAGAAATGTTCAAAGCTTCAACAGAAGGAATTGAAAAGGATCAAGGAGATCTAGAATTGCTTTTTGATTCGCTAGGGGATAAAAAATACACTCTTGGATGTGACCAATTACAAATGTTGCCTTAGTAATTTTAACAAATTGTTGCAATTACTAAAAAAATTGATATTTTGATGATTACAAATGCTAAATCATTAGAATAGGGTTACGAAGAACTAGTATGGACTTTATTAACAAAAGATTAGATAAAAATAACGTTGAAGTTGTGATTTATCATGCACGTTGTCCTGACGGGCAAGGTGGAGCTTTTGCGGTTTGGTATTTTAATAAATCGAACTTTGGCGAGGATCGGGCTAATAGCATATATTACAAGCCAGCAAGTCACGGTGAACCAATAACTGAAGATTTTTACACTAAATTTAAGGACAAGAATGTTGTGATCGTTGATTTTAGTTATCCATTAGTTATTTTGAAGAAAATAATTAAAGTTGCCAAAACGTTTGTCATTTTAGATCATCACAAATCTGCACGAGAAGATTTAGTGGCGATACCTGAAGAATTGAAAATTTTTGACATGGCACGATCAGGAGCTGTCATTGCATGGAATCATTTTTTTGAAGATAGACCTGTACCACAGTTTCTATTGCACATCCAAGATCGAGATTTATGGAAGAATTCGCTGGAGGGAACGAATGAATTTGTGACATATTTTTATGAGAAGAAATTTGATTTTCATTTGTGGGAAAAGTACATGGACGATGCAAAGTGTCAAAAAGCTATTCGAATCGGTCGCTATTGGTTAGAATACAAGAAACTACAAGTATCCAAGGCAGTGAAAGTTGCATCGCGGATTATTCAAAATATTGATGGTATGTATGTAGTTATCGCGTATTCTAGTTACCCTACGTATGGGAGCGAAATCGGAAGCGAGTTGCTTAATAAATATCCTTTAGTTGATTTTTTTGTTTCTTGCCTTTACAAATTACACAAGAAAGAAACATGTTTTAGTTTACGCTCGGCAGATAATCGACAAATTGATGTTAGCGAAATAGCGGTCAAACATGGTGGTGGCGGGCATAGGAACGCGGCTGGGTTATGTTTGAACGGTTTTCGCGTCGAATTACCATACAAAGAAGCAAAAGATACGTATTTAGAAGTATTAGAAAAGATAACGGTTAAATATGTTGAACAACAAGATGACAAAATGGAAATCAAAATACCGTATATTTTGATAAATTGCAAAGATTTTGGGGAGAAATTTTTTAAAACGCCTGATCAGTTATTTGTAGATTTGATACATCGGAAATTTAAGAATGCGGCGTTACTTGTTTTCAGGTTATCAAGAAGGTATCTGGGAAATTTTATACGCCATCTTACAACGTTATGCACAATCCTCACTTTGCATCCAAAGAAACTGCGCAGTTTTGCGATAAGATCCCTGTAGAAAGGGACATTATTACGAATTCTATCATTAATTTGGGTACAGAGATGTCGACCCCGGGAGAAGAAATCGCGCATCACTGTTTAAAATTAACGTTACTTTCATTGTTTTCGGATCGATAATTCTTAATTTGTTTAGAATTATCAATGTGTATTTTATTTTTTCGAGGTGCCGATGTTGGATCTTCAAAATCTCATCAACGCAAATCTATTGACAGGTTCAAAGTCCTGTCTGCATAATCTCCTGTCAGTACTTTGAATGGGAAATATTGGTATGTTCAACGTTCTGTCAATGCAAATCTTAGCAAATCTCATCACTTTGAATAGGCAAATATCGGTATGTTTAAAGTCCTGTCGGTGCAAATCTTAGCAAATCTCTTGAGGTCATTTTGAATGGACGAATATTGGCACGTTCAAAGTTCTGTCAATGCAAATCTCTTGACATCAGTTTGAGTAGACAAATATTCGTATGTTCAAAGTTCTGTCAATGCAAATCTTAGCAAATCTCTTGACATCACATTGAATGGACGAATATTGGTATGTTCAAAGTTCTGTCAATGCAAATCTTAGCAAATCTCTTGACATCACATTGAATGGACGAATATTGGTATGTTCAAAGTTCTGTCAATGTGAATCTTAACAAATCTCTTGACATCACATTGAATGGACGAATATTGGTATGTTCAAAGTTCTGTCAATGTGAATCTTAACAAATCTCTTGACATCACATTGAATGGACGAATATTGGTATGCTCAAGTTCCGCCAGTGCAAATCTTAGCAAATCTTAGCAAATCTCTTGACATCACATTGAATGGACGAATATTGGTATGTTCAAGTTCCGCCAGTGCAAATCTTAGCAAATCTCTTGACATCACATTGAACGAACGAATATTGGTATGTTCAATGTGATGTCAACGCAAATCTTAGCAAATCTCTTGACATCACATTGAATGGACGAATATTCGTATGTTCAAGTTCCGCCAGTGCAAATCTTAGCAAATCTCTTGACATCACATTGAATGAACGAATATTGGTATGTTCAATGTGATGTCGATGCAAATCTTAGCAAATCTCTTGACATCACATTGAATGGACGAATATTGGTATGTTCAAGTTCCGCCAGTGCAAATCTTAGCAAATCTCTTGACATCACATTGAACGAACGAATATTGGTATGTTCAATGTGATGTCAACGCAAATCTTAGCAAATCTCTTGACATCACATTGAATGGACGAATATTCGTATGTTCAAGTTCCGCCAGTGCAAATCTTAGCAAATCTCTTGACATCACATTGAATGAACGAATATTGGTATGTTCAA